CTATTCTCATGAAATAATCCAAGATGATATCTTTATAATATATAATACAAGCGAATCTAAGTCTATCCGCTATGCCTTCTGTCAAATACTTTATCTCTTTCTTAGATAACTTCGTATAGCTATCTATATTCTTAATAACTTCGTCACACTCAGGGTCATTTAACTGACGACAATATTCCTTGAGAATCTCAGTTCTTTCAATACCTTCAAATAACTTACCTTCTAGAGCCATTTTAATTAGATTAAATCTCGTATAGAGCTGAGAATCTAACTCAAATGTTCTAGTATTGGTTATTGTAATTAACTTATGAAGGTTATTTAATGATAGCTTCGTAATTGAGCTATCATTAGAGAAGACATACCCAATGAACATCTCGAGTATATCTTTATCATATTTAAAATTTAACTTTCTTGGTGTATATATGTTATTCTGTTTCTTCTTATCCTTAAGTTTCGTTGTGTCCAATTTAGTTCACCCCATAATAAAATCTGAGTAATGAGATAAACTCTCATTACTCAGATGTGATGTCTATTTTTCATAATTATTTCTACATAAAAACTACGTATGTTTCTTATCAAGTTCCTCATCTATGAAAGTGATAGGAATGATTCGACCTTTCTTCAACTGAACTGCTTTTTGAAGTTTCTGAGATAACGTAAGATTTTCATCTAGAATAAATTTGTACTCTTCCTCAAGTTCATCTAGGAATTCTTGCTCTTCAACATCCGCTGAATCATCAGATGTATTTGATATATTGAGTTTTACCATGTCAGAATTCTTGAACTTGCTGATGAGATATTGAATTGCATACGAACTATCTTGATTCACTACAGATAATTTTATCATTATCTTATCTGCATGGATATCCTTAATAAAATCCATTATCTTTTCAGGATTCTTGGATAATTCGTCGTTTAATTCAACTTTGACTGTGGTATATACGGGAGCAGCTTTATTCTCTATATACTTATTAGCATACGTAGAATCTTCCACGTTGTATACATTGAGAATCCAACCTTTTCTTCCATCTTCACCAAACTTCCATCGGCTGAAACTACCTGGATAGTACAAATGCTTACGGACTTCTGTCCCTATATGAATATGACCAAACAAGACTGGCCCTTTGCATATACTCAGAAGTTTCTTTGTATTGAAGATTGGTGCACCACTCATGGTGTTTTCACTATCTTGGTCTTTTGCAACGAAAGATACTTCTTCAACCATTCCATGACCAAATATGAGGTCATAATACTTCTTATGGTTATCAAAGTAATCTTCATAATATACCTCAGGATTCTTCATATATTCTTCTGGTATATAGAGTACTTTGATACCTTCAGGGAATTCCTCATCTATCACATTCATGATTATTTTGAAATCAATATCGTCTCTTCCTTCGTATATATGGAAGTTATGAAGTTGATTGTTATCATGTGATACAGTTCCCTGAATCATTCGGATATGTGGTATTCCACATTCCTTACATATCTCAATAACGTTCTCCATGAACATCAGTACGATATGTGACGTGCTATAATTCATGGTGATTACGTTATGAAATGTATCTCCACCAAATACAACTAAATCAATTGGATACTTCTTGAGTTGGTCTAGGAAATACGTTTTCAATTGTGCATATAAGTCATCAGCTTTCATCGCACCAAAATGGATATCTGCAATAAAAGCAGTGACAAATAGTTTATTCTTAATCATTTCCAGCTAAGGTCCTTCCATTTGTCTTTTTCTATACAAGATTGATATGCCTTGTACATCATGTAGATTTTCTCAAACGCATCCATGTAGATTTCCATCTCATCAATTGGACGTGTGAATGTATGTACTCGTAACCCACCAAGAGCAACGATTTGTGCAAAATCAATCTTCTTGAATTTCTCAGGTTCAACTTCTTTGATAAGGTTGAGATATCCAGCTAATTGCATTAAATGACTTGGCTTTGGATGTTTGCTTGTCTTGAAGTCGATAAGGATAATTGGTCCTTGACGAATTTCTGCCAGCAAGTCAATCGTTCCACCATAACGATTGTTGGATAATCTCTTTTCAATCCATATTGGTTTGACCTGAGCAGCTTTTTCCCACTCTCTGAAATGTGAGAAAGCTTTCTCGGCAATTTCTTCAACATTCTTGCCGTAATACTCATTTTCTTCATATACCGATTCACCCTTGAGAAATTTCTCAATCCGTTCATGAGTAAGTGAACCAGCAGTTGATACTTCATCTAAATAATCGTCTAATTTGATTCTTCTTAAGCCTAATGAATTAGCCCATTTAGTAAGAGCATCACTTCCTATTAATCCAATCAATTGAGTTACGCTAGGTATTTCGTTTCCATCTTCATCAGTGTACCCAACGTGTACGAATTCTTTCATTATTTTTTTCCTCCTTTACGTAACTATAATATATGGTTAAAATCTTTTTTGAAATATAGAGATTTTTCTATTATCCGTAAGAAGCAAACATAATAGTAAAGGCTGTTGAGAATTTCTTCATTAATTTTCCTCCTATAGAATAGATAGACCTAGAGGCTACCGTGGATGGGCCTCTAGGTCAACCGTGGTTTTAAATGATTATTTATCTAGGATTTAAGACATCTATTTAAAATCCAACATAGAAAGGAATGACTGTAAATGATAGATTTTGAAGATCTGGATCCGTTAGCCGAATCCGATGGTATGTCTATCGGTGCAGATCCTGCAGAAGGGCTGATTGAAGCGGCTGAAGAAAGCATATGCGCTAACGCGTATTTGATGGATATTGCATCGCAGGATGAAATTTGCGATATTGCTGAATCTTATGATGAGATGGATAACATCTCTGAACTCATGGGTATGGCAATGGAAACTTCCATCGTGCGCCTTGACCGCAAGTCTCGTCTGAAACATCTGCGCAAAGCAAACGTGTTGAACTTGGCTCGTAAGAGCAACAATGCGAAGTACAAGAAGCTGTTGACCGTTTGGAAAATGGAGCGCGAACTCGAATCCGACCTGGATAAGATTTATGGCTCTAAAGCTACCACGCTGGCCAACCAGCAGATTCGCAATTGGGCTACCAATGGCGTTAAGAAGATTCCTAAGGCATATCCTGACACTGTTGTTGGTAAAGGTAGACCGTCGTCTCAGGTTGCACAGCGTGCTGTTAACCAGGGTAAGAAGTTCTTCAACCCGAAACGGACGATGGTTCCGACGCAGAAACAGTTCAAGTGGTAATACGGCCTTGATATTGTATTGAGATAGGGATAAAATACCCTATCTCAATACTTCAACTTTAATTTCATTTATATATTATATGCATGGTTACAATTAAAATATAATTAAGAAAGGTTGTGCTAGGACGGTGAGAACTAATATCCTTTCTAGAAAATTATTGAACATCAATAAACTCGGCATAAGTATGGTAGTGTTTTTCCCACCAGATCGTAATGTTGTATCTTCAAAAGAATACGTAGAAGAACGATCTCAATCCGTATACTTAAACTTTATACCGTTCGTAAGAATAGATTTTCCATATCTCGAGAATGTAGTCGTAAAACGACATATCAATTTGAGCTATATGGGTAAAATACAGATGGTTGCATCACTCGACAGAATGATGAAAAATATAGCTACCAAAGAAATGTTCACAGAAGACGATGAACTAGGATTGATTGTAACCAGAGACTTAGATGATGAAGGGAGGAGTAAATGGTCTGTATATGAAAGAATCAATGAAATGACAGTTGGGATTCACCCAACAGTTATTCATGAAGAAACCACATCTTATCCAGGGATAATGATTGAACTTACTGGTACTATTAACCATGTTGAGTTAACATTATCCGAATTTGTTGCGCTTCGCAACTTCTTAAACGACCTAGATTTATGGTCGTTAAGCCAAGCGATGTTTAACACCGCTTATTTAATGGGGCTTGATGAAGGGTTTACAACTAACGCCAATGAACCACAAGCAATCGCTCCATATCAGTTAGAAAACCAGATTTCAGAAAGAGAGGCAGACACCGATGCCAGAAGAAAAATTGACGAAAGTCAAGCAAAAAAACTCAAAGAAAAGCTCAGACGAAAAGAGCTTGCTCACCCAGGAGGGAAAGCCGCTAAAGGTGATGGAGGTTAGACACTTCATCGAAGTTGATGATGAAGTGTATGAAGTTCTCGATCCAGCCGAACACAAAATCAAGAAGAATTACGCATATTTCCATGGGGACTATGTGTACATTTGTGCTGGTAAATTGAAACCGGAAGTAAGTTTACTTCCGGGTAGAGTCTATATCAATAAAGACTCTAAGAAAAAAGGCGACCCTGAATATATCTGGGTAGATCCAACTTCTGATGAAGATAAGTTTACCTTTGCTGCTGATAGAGTAAATCATTTCAGTCCAGCAGCGTTGATGTATGATGTAAATGACCGTTCTAAGTTCAAAGCGATGATTCCTGTTGAAGTAGAAAAGGAAGAAGATTTATACTCTCCTAAGATTAAAGAGAATGATGATATCTTTAAAAGAATCGTCAAGGAGGTAATCTTGCGTAAGAAGATTTCACTTCGACAGTATCGTGGTAAATTTAAGAACGATTACGATATCTCGAATATGAGGTATGCTTTATCAAAGAAAGACGGTCCGATGTCAACAAAGTACTTCCAGAAATGGGCTGAAGTACTTGACCTTGATGTTGATATCAACGTCCGTTTTATCAATGGTGATGGTGAAGAAGAAGTCATCACTCAGAAATTAGTGTAAAATTACACTTACAAGTTTTTAATTCTATTTAGAGAAAAGGAATGAATTGAGATGAAGAAGAAGATTGCTGGAATTTCAGCGGCTTTACTGTTAATGGGATCCCTTGTATGCTCCGCTACTGTAGCACCTTACAATGTAGACGTTGATATGCAGTTAGGAGATATTCGTCTTAATAGCATTAGCGTTGTTGATGACGGCTATTGCACGGTAATCCAATTATCGCACATGATATATGTGCGTAAACCTTCAAACTCCAACAAAATTCTCCAGGTTGACTTCAAAGGATTTGGTAGTACAGTCAACGGTATTTCCGTAGGAAGTGATTTCGATTCAGCTAAGGTTACTGAAGGTAAGTTAGCTGCTAAATGGCGTCATGGTGCGATGGTGTACTATACGTATGTACTTCCTGACGGATCTATAGTTAGATACAACACGATTGCTAAAATTGGCACGGTTGAATCTATCACTAGAATCTCAAAAACTCTTAATGATATAAACGAATAACTTCAATTAAAACATAATGTAGGTAAAGTAGCCTTTCATTAGGCTACTTTACTTTATTAAGGAGGCTACTAAGCTCATGCAAGTTATACGGTATAGAACTCATTATGAAGTTAAAGATTACATCATTGGATCTAATATGAAATTTGAACGTTATCTATCTAAATGGGTAATGTATCGTAAACGTGGAGGGTTCAGTGGTGCAGGTTATTATGAACCGGTAGGATTTGTATACGATGATAAGAATCGTATACTAAGATTTCCCGCTGGTGTAAGTTATTGGACGGTAGAGAAGTACCTTATGGAAAAGGTTATATTTGATACCGACCATGACCCGTTTGATAATATTCCAATAAGGTCTTTTGGTGAACCAAAAGATGATATTCAACGAATGATGATTCGGTTTCTTCTTGGAGAAGAAGAATATGCTGATAACAAAAATCATTCGATGCTGTGTTGTAATGCACAGACCGGTCAAGGTAAGACATTCGCTTCTATCGTAATGATGGCATATTACAAATGTAAGACTGCTATCATTGTACATACGAAAGAACTTGCGTTAAGCTGGATAACTGAATTGACTAAATACACTGATATTGATGAGAAACGAATACTTGTTCTTGATGCAGATGCCATGGTGAAAATCATGGATGGAAAGATTGACCCAGATAAGTATTACGTGTTCATTGCGCTTCATCAGTCAATCAATTCGTTCGTCAAACGATATGAAGAAATGACTTGGGAAGTTGTGACGGATTTGTTCTTGAAATTACGTGTTGGGTTGAAGGTAATTGATGAAACGAATATGATGTTCCATAATATCATATTACTCGATACACACACCAATATATTCAAAAACATATATCTCACAGCGACAATGAAACGCTCAGATGAAGAGGAGAATAAAGTATTCCAGAGATGTTTCTACTCAGTACCAAAGTTCGACCCAGTAAAGTTGGGAAAGAATGTTGGTAAGAAACATATTCGAATGATTGCAATCGAATACAATTCTCATCCATCAATTGGTGAAAAGATGATGTGTAAGCGTAGAGGAATGTTCGATGTAAAGAAATATGCAGATTATCTTGTGAATGCAGACGGTATGTTCTTTGAGATATTGAACGACGTTGTGTACAAGTTCGCTGTAAAGAATGAATTTCGTACATTGATTTTATGCGCTAAGATATCATCTTGTGATATAATAGCAGATTGGTTAAAGGAGGTGTATCCAGATAAGAAAATTGGTGTGTTCAACTCATCCATATCTAAAGATGAGAAGGAACGAGTTAAAAAGGAATGTGATATTATCGTATCAATAATCAAGTCCCTTGGCGTTGGGGTAAATTTGCCAGGGCTACGTGCGGTTATTAATACAGAAGCATTTCGATTTGACGGATTAGGGGACCAATCATCAGGGAGACTTAGAAAATGGACTGAAGATACCGAATCATGGTATATTGAGTTGGTAAACATTGGATTTGAGAATATACGTTCTCAGTACCATCAACGAATGAAGCTATACCAAACACTATTCAAGTCCATTAACATCATCAAATTATAAAGGGGATTAAAGTATGTTTACGGTAAAAAAAGAAGAGCCTACGATTACAAAAACTTTCAGATTTCCAAAGAGCTTACTCGATAAATTAAATAAAGTAGCTGAGGCTAATGGAGTATCTGCAAATAATCTACTTAAGCAAATGGCCGAGTATGTGCTTACCGAAATGGACAAAACAGCTACAAAGAAAATGTAAAACAATCCAGACTCTTCGGAGTCTGGATTTTTCTTTTAAACTTTTAAATATATATTATACATTTGAGAAAGGAGATGAAAGAATGAAAAAATCTCAGTTGTTAAATAATCCATTTTTACGTGGATTCATCACCGTCGTAGGTGTACTAATCTCAATGTCTGTAGTATGTTTATATATGCTGGCCAAAACATTAATATATGTAGTAGCGCCAATTGCGATTGCTTTGTATGCGGCAGATACGTTTTATGAAGAACACAAATTCTTCACGCTACATTGTGTGCTAGTTACTACAACCATGGTACTTTGTGCTAAGTATATTTTAAATTATTTCATAAAGGATTGATTTAAATGAAACTTGAGTATATCAAGCTAGAAAACTTTGCTCTATTAAGAGCTGGGATGAATTTAAGTGAGATAGAACTTGACTTTCGTAACGCTCCGAATGGAATCAACTTAATCATTGGGAATAATGGAACGGGGAAGACTGGACTTCTGTCCAATCTTCATCCGTTTGCTACCCTAGGTCATTTGGAAGCAAGAGACGATCAAGACTTAATCATCCCTGGTAAAGATGGTAGAAAGTTTGCCATTTTCTCTACCAAGAAGCATATCTATGAAATTGAGCATTTCTATAAATGGCAAGGCGAAAATAATTCTAGGCAAATTCGTTCATATTTCCGTAAAGATGGAGAAGAACTGAATAAACCTGGAACAGTAAAAAGTTTCCTTGATATCGTCCAAAGAGAAATGGATATAGATATCAATTTCTTGAAGTTGATTCGTCTTGGTGGTAATGTTAAGAACTTTGTTGAGTTAACTTCATCTGAGAGATTTACCTTTATGGGTAAACTCTTAACTGCGGTTGATAAGTATTTGAGTGCTAATAAGTTATTCAGGTCAAGGTCATCTGCGTTAAATGCACTTCTCAAGAATACAATTGAGAAGAAAGATAGACTCGGTATTTCAGATATACTTGTAGCTGAAAATGTACTGAGCAACAGGTTGAATTCTTTAGAGAAACTGAAGAAAGAGAAAGAATCTGAAATAGCTAACTTCTACACGTATAAAGGTAAAGTGAATGTGGAGGAGTTAGAAGAAGTTGATAAGAAAGTTAATATCTTGAATGATGAGATAGATGAGCTTCGTAATCAACGTGATTCTTTGAAACAACCAAAAACAGTTTTTATCAAGACTGGGTTAGATGTACTTGAGCTTTTCAATCATAAGATAGAAATATTGGAAGATATGAAAATCCAAATGATGGAAAGCTATAGTAGGTTATTAAGCGAAGCTGATTCGTATGATAAGGATATTGATAAACTTCGTAGTACATCTAGTGATGCTCTCGATGCGATATATCTAGAGTCAACTAATGAGCTCATAAATAAGCTTGAAAAGGCTATTGATGACTACGAAGAGATGTATAAGGATAATCCTACAATGACTCGAGACGAACTGAAGTCGGATGTTGATAAAATCAATATGATATACTTCCATTATGATAATATCATGAATTTGACTTCGGCTGGACGTAGATACTTCTTACAACTCATGGTGGAGTATCAAAATAACATCGCAGAGTTAGATGAATATCTAAAGAATCGTTTGGTAGAACTTCATACTCAAAAGAGATTGAAATCTTTGAAATTACCAAAGAAAACAATGGTATTTTTCGTTCCATCAGGTTGTACTGAATCGAAGGTATGTCCGTTCTATCAAGCTGGTACGGCTAATAAGAAGGATAAAGAAACTCTTGAAGGTATTGATAGTGAGATTGAAAAATGTGAAGATGCTTCGGAAATAGCTCAGAGCTTCTATTCAATCACAAAGGTACTTTCTATGAGAGATTCTGATATCACAGAATATACCGTATCGGTAAATACTATTCTTAATGCGATTCTTTATATGGATAAGAATATGATAGTTGATAGAGATAAAATACAATCTATTCTAAGTCATATTGAAGCGTATGAAGAGTATCAGAAGAATAAGGATACTCGTGAAAAGATGGCTACTGAGTTAGAGATTCAATTGAGTAAGTCTGGTGGGAGTACTAAAGAAGAAGTTGAAGAACTTCTTCAAGAGATTGAAGCTAAACGTGCAGCGAAAAGAAAAGAAGTATCTAGTGTACGTGAGCAGTTATCCGATATAACCAAACAGATAAACCTCACTCGTGACCAGATGAATGAGTATACCAATTCAGTCAAGTATAATCTCGATAGGCAGAGAATCAATAATGATATATCTGTACGAAAGAATGAGCTTGCTAGACTTGAATCTCAAATAGAATTACGTGATTCGTATCTCAAAGTGAAAGCCGGGTATGATAGTCGTATTTCTGAATTGACGTATAAGATTGAAGATACTGAAAAGATGATAGAAGAAGATAAGATGAAAATCAAACTCTTTAAAGAGCTGGAAGAAGATATCTTGCAGATTCAAGAAAAGTATGATTACATCACGGATTTACGTGATGCAACTTCTCTATCTGATGGTATTCCGCTTATACATATCAAACTTTATTGCAGAGCTTTATGCACAATAGCAAATGAAATCATCAAGAACATATATCAAGGAGACTTCAGAATCAAGAAATTTGATATCAAAGAAGGAGTATTCAACATCCCGTATTATACCAAAGGATTTACGGTAAAAGATATTCGAGATACTTCTCAGGCTGAAGCTTCCGTGGCTAAGTTAGCAATTTCGTTTGCTATATTATCACAATTCATGACGAAGTATAATATTCCTCTATTAGACGAAGTTGATGGTCCTATGCACCAAATCAACAAGGAAAGATTCTTCTCGTCTATTGAAGGTATACTTCGTGATACACTTAAGTGTGAGCAAGCATTCTTGATTACTCAGAGCACGATGTTCAATGAGTATCCAGTTAACTTCATTGTAACTGATTCTGAATATAAGCATCTGATACCTAAGAATGCTACAATAATATTTCAACGGTAGGAGGTATATATTATGGATCCAATTAAATGCACTGTAGATGGTTTTCCGCAAACAGTAAACAGTTCTCCGTTAAAGAAGGCTCTTGAACAGCGAATTCAACGTACTGCTAATAATGTAACGGACACCGCCACTGTTATCAAAGACATCGTTGATAATTTCTTGCTAGAAAAAGATGATATGGGTATTCCGAATGTCGAATCGTCGACAGTCGTTGTTCATAATACATCATGCTTAAAAATTAAACTAACTGCAATAAGTACTAACGAAGTTAATCTGTGTAATTTAGTTAAATTATACAATCTTGAAAATATTGGTATGGAATATGAGTACATTCCTAAGTTAGGAAATCTTACTCTATATCTGTACCCGCTGGAGTATCGTGTTCCAAACCAGGGTAATGTTAATTATAATAGAATTAATTAAGGGGGAAACATATGGGTATTATCAGTGTTAATAATCTTAAGACGGAAGGCCTTAAGATGGAATTGAAAAACTATATTGAGGATAACAGCCCACTTATTGGAAACTACTTGGATATAGGCACATGCTTTATACCTGCAGTATCGAGCCTTGGATTTAAATATGATAATAGTCCTGACTCACCAGCTCTGATTAGGATTATACTCGATCCTAAAGAGTACAAATCGATTAACAAGCCAATCGAGGCGTATGATATCATATGTAAGGTTAAAGAGCTCCGCGAAAAGATTGTTGAATACGTTAACCAAGACTTGAAAATGCATGCAGGTGATATTTTACCAAATGATGATGATAAACTGACAACAAAACATCGCATGATAGATCTTGGTCATATTTTGACTATCGTTATGCCGTATGCATATACAGCGTGGTTTTCGAGCGATAAAGACATCGATAAAGTCAAATCGGATTTTGAGTGGCTGATACGCGAACTTAAACAAGCTGGATACCGCGCAAGATTCTTTACGTCTCCACGTGAAGTAAAAATTCAAGTATCTATAAAGGAGAGCTAAAATGAAGATTATTGGTGTAAAAAAGTTAATTCTTGAAGCTCGTACGAGTGAACTGAAACGGCATATCACTCGTATGTCCCCGCTTATTGAAGACTATATTGTAGTTGAGGAGTGCTTTTCTGATGCAGCAAAAGATCTTGGGCTTAAATACGATGCCATTCCGGATTCAAAGGATTACATCAGATTAATATTAAACCCTGATGAATATAAGTGTATCGATGTAATGCCTGAGTTTACTCAGGTAATACTTAATAATATTAGGCACCATCGTGATGATATTATTAAAAGGGTAAATGATGATTTGATATCTAACGCGGATAAAATAATAGCTGATGAGCCGGATAAACCCTCAGAAAATTATCATGTGTTAGATATCAGCAAGATTTTACTGTCAACACTCAATGTTAGTTATCTGCGATATATCAATAGCTCCGTCAATGTCGATGAGGTTAAGCATGATTTTGACTGGCTGATACGGGAATTGGAAGATGCTGGATATCATGCCAAGCTTATTACATTTCCGGCTGAATTGCGTATTCAAGTATCTTTACCAGCAAAACATAATTAAAAAATAAAAATTATCTCACAAATATTTAGGACCGTTTATAAAAGAGAATGTGACTATTGCACCAAGTCACATTCTCTTTAATTTTTTACCCTCGTATCATCGAGCGGTAAGTTTTGCATAATGTAGCATCAAACAGCCTACCACGTGAATGCTCATATTTTATTTTCGTCGGGTCTACATTTCGCCATATATCGTTATGGTCTGTCATATGGTCAAGTGCAGGAGATTTGAATAACCTACACTGAAGATGACTATCCCATTCGATTACTTGATGAGAGAATGCAGGTGCGATATTACCAGCAATTGGTAAACGTGCTCCTTTTAATCCAAACTGCAAATATAAGAATGGTATTGGAGACCATGCACTACATCCAACTCTAGCGATATTTTGACCTTTTTGGACTGTATCACCAGGCTTTACTCGGATAGAATCTTTCATCAATCCACCATAAGTAATCTCTACGAATCCTTTTCGAATTCTAATGAGATTTCCAAGGTGTTCATCAACTTTCCATCCACCAGTCAATTCAATTCTAGGCTTATTTCTGATTTGGTCAGTCACACCAGTTACAACTTCGGTAACTTCTCCTTCACAGATTGAATTCACTTTCATACCATACAAAAGAAACTCAACTGGACTCAACGCGTAATGCATTTGAGAGCCTTCATTACTGTCAAGGTTCTTGTTGATATAACAAGTGAATCCTTTGAATGGTTGTGCCTGTACACCAAAGAAATGATAGGACCATAGATAATTCAACGTATTCATCGTGAATGTGTATATACCACCAATACGAATGAGCTTACGTATAAACCCAAACGCAGCAGGTAATGATGATTGTGGTAATACATTGAACGATTCAGGATCGCTATTATGGTCAATCATCCCTTTGAATCCTTTACTAATATAATCGTATGCATCTTTACCATATACAGCAGTCGCAATAGCAGCGTCTTTGAGGTTAATCATAGCCATTCTTTCTTTTATATATGGAGATGTAACGAATACATGCTGATGGTCATTATAGAATCCATCTAATGGTAATTGAACTGGACCTAAGCTTGGTACGATATCACCAATCTTGATTAGAGGCTCACCCATTGGAATACCTCCTTATCTATAAGCAGAACGAATACCATCCTGTATTGCACTGGTAGTGTAGAAATAAGTTCTTAAGTCCATCTTACCACTAAGAATATTCTCTTTAAGATTACGGGAGAAACGAAGAGCGATTGCATCTCTTGTATCAGGTTCAACCTGAAGGAATAACGCATATGCTTCTTTTGCATTCTCGTAATCTTTCTTAACCGATGCACGAATATGCTTCGGAAGATTCGGATTCTCGCTGAGTTTCCGTAAATCATCCAACGCCATGCGAGCACGAGTCTGAGCCTCCGGATGGGTGCTCATGAGCAAATTCATGATGGTTGGAGCAATTGAACCAGCCCAAGTCCACGTATCAGCGATAATGGTTTTGTTTGTCGTAATGTAATACGTATCCAGCTTATCCATCAAGGAAATAAGTTCAGGACCATAACCATATGCTGTGGCAAATGAATCAGCAAACTTTTCTTTACCGATACCAGACAGAGCTTTCATTACCGTAGTTCCAGGTTCAGTAATAAGGTTAATCAATCCACCAACTAGCATTCTACCCATATAGCTAATAGAACCGTATGGACCAGCAATCATGACCAGTAAGTCATTTACAGTCAGACCAGCATTTACCAGAATAGAAACCGGTGTGATATTCTCTAACAAATCAACGAATTTGTACAAATACTTCGCAATATTAGTTCTGAAGTAATTAGTGAATATACTGATAGGACCAGTAGCAACACAGCACAACCAGTTGAATACGTCTGCAATGAACGTCATTGTAGTGATATCGAAGCAATGACCAATTTCATGGAGCAGTAACGCAGTCAATTCACCTGGAGTAAGTTTCTGGAAGTTTTCAGTGAACATCAAGCAGAAGAAATCATACTGATGTGCACTATCATACCATTTCTCACCATGGAGAGTAAGTCCTCTAGGCATACCAGTCGTAGCATCACGAATCAGAACAGACCGAGGCACTGTTATGCCGTTTACCATCTTGATTACACTTACTCCCAAACAAGCTGAACGAAAGCCAAATTCTTTACAGATAAGGCTTTCAATTTCTCTTTTCTCAGGACAATCTTCGAGGTCTTTACGAGACCGCTCAAAGATATCACGAGTAGGATATTTCTGCTGCATAACACCGAAGAGGTGCTCAATCTTTGCAATATTCTTGGTTTTACCAACGTATCCTTCTTGTACTGGAATCATCGCTTCAGCAAGACCAAATCCATGATCACCAAGATCAAGCATCCCCATATCAATGCTTTCCATAGCAGCATTACTTAACGGTACAAAATTAGAAGTTTTAAAAACGCCCATTTGTAACCCTCGCTTTCTTATTAATCTTTAAAGTGCTGTCCGATGGGCTGATAAAAGAAAAGAAAGAGCAACGCTCTTTCTTCAACTTAGTTCATTGGAATCACACCCTTTCTTCAATAAAGTTTATTACTCTCCCCATCAAGGTCGTCAACCTTGGCTCCCGCTCGGGGATTTCACTTAGAGCGCCTGCTCCTCGGAAGTCTTACGACAAATTGACTCCCCGCACTGGTGTCGCCGCCTCCAGTGAAGACGTCCCATGCGATTCTTCGTATCGTTACAAGGCATGGACACGGACCGTTCAGAGTGGAACCTACTCTCCTCTCCTTCTCGCGTCACCACTGCAGAACTATCGCGACTAACTGATAGTTCCAGTGGACTACTTCGGCAACGTTGGCCTGGGTGCCTGTTTTCAGCGGTTTGCCCAAAACCCACACTACATTAGCTAACAACGTAGCTAACATAGCACCCCTGAGGACTGGGGCGGAAGGATACGTGAAGCAATTTAACCACCTCCTTATGTGGTATTGAAGGATTGCTCACTGCGTTGCTTCGGCACAGTGAGCGAAAGACGTAATATCCTGCACCTTATCCTTCTTAAGTTGCAGGATACGAAGACCGAATTCAGCAGATGCCAGCTTGATGTCCTCACGGACATGTTTGCGTAGCGTCCACCAACCAGCTGATATTACGATAGCATCGAAGCCTCCTGGTTTACACCAGGATTCTTTCCATCGTGAAGTAGACTCATTACGAGTCCTCTTCAGCTGGCCGTCCTCCGTATACACACTCCAGACATCACTCTGGAAATTGCGGTACACGTGGTCGGGTTTCACAGCAAGACCAACACGCGCGAAAACTTCGGTCTTGCTGTTACGTGTGATACGCTCACACGCAGCGGGGTCTTCTCGTCCCATCTCATAGGAGATAGAATCGAGAACCCCACCTTCGTGCTTTCTGAAAGCACCGATCCAGCGAACGAACATATTAACACCTCCTTTCGTTCGATGTATCTACCAATATAATATATATTTATATATAGGTATTTCTAGGAATTTACTATAATCCGACAGAACTTTAATGATATGATAAGTAGGTGAAATTTATGACAACTTTAGTTATAGATGCCTTATATCCTAAGGTAAAATCTGTTTTATCAAATAAACGAAATCAGGATAAGTTCAATGAAATTGTAAGTGCTTACGTTGATAAAAATATTGACAGACTCAGTACAATTGGTCCAACCAAACGATTGATATTTACCGATGGTGACCGTAATAAGGTATTCAATCTTATTGGATTGACCCCTGAGCAAATTGACACGATTGTTAAGAAATCTCCTTCGATTAAAGAGAATACCAACGCTGGTAATTCTTTTAATATCATCATGGCTTTAATTATTCGATTCTTTGCTATCAATAAGAATACGAAGTATAAGAATTCAGCTGTATTATATATTGCTTTGAGTATGTATTCTTCTATTCATCGAAAGTATTTCAAATACGAACCAAATGAGCAGATTGTTGCGTATACAATCAATCAGATGAGTGAGAAGTTCAAACTCAAGCAAACTGGTAATCTCTTACAGGCAATCGTTGAAACATCTGTACGTTCAGATGAGCATTATGCTAAACAAATCATTCGAGGTAATGATAAAGATATTGTAGATTACATTCTTTCTATCAAAACCAGATTGAATGGCTTCATGAAAAATTTCACTAAGGAATTCATGAAACAACATGAACTGAAGAACTATTTGAACTTTGAGACTGATAATGAGGATGAAGAAAACTTCTCTACTGCGGATAGTAATAGCTATTTGATTACTCGAACTGCTGATGCTGTAGTAATGAAGATGAGTACTCAAGGTCCTAATAGTACTTTGGTAAGAGTTGCAGCAAAAGGAAATGATGTAAGCGTAAATGCTCTCAGGAATTGTATTGATGCTATTTGCAAAGATAGAGCAACTCGTACTGATATGCATGATTTGATAAGCGCTATCTTATATCTATTCCTCTTCGATGCTAATAATAGTAAAGAGAATCTTCATGGTAGTGAATTCTTTGTATTCTGCATGGGTGTCTATAAAAGGGCTAATACCCAAGACCCCAACATCATAAAAATCAAAGATATCCTAGACAAATGGATTGATAAATATTCCGCTGATTATAAGAAGCATAATGCAGTTGGTACGGTAGGATTCTTCCGTAAAGCAATATTTACATTCTTCGTTATAACAATTCAGCGTACTAGAGAATGAAGAAAAGGTGATTAAACGATGATTGTTGTAAGAATCAAAGAAAACATCAAAGGTCAGGTTGTTGGGTATGATATCGACGGGCATAGTAATGTAGCTCCAAAAGGATATGACATCGTCTGTGCCGGTATATCTACATTAGCCCAAACAACAATGTATGGTCTTAGAGACTATTTGCATCATAATGTGGAATGCGATATAGATGAAGGTAAATTTCACGTAAAGCTTAAATCCATTCCAGATCTTCAAACCGAGACATTACTTCGTACAATGATAATCGGTTTAGAAGAATTTGCTAACAAAGCACCACAAGTTGTTACTATTGTACGTGGCTGACAAAATAGAAGGTATACAACCCCTCCAGGTTGTATACCTTCTTAGCAATCCGCGTCGTGCAGAGAGCCAGTGTATATGATATATGGCAAAAAAAGAAATTCGCATTACTATTATGTTTATGGCTTAGAATATAATACCTAAAAGTTGATTACCTCAAATATATATTATATTGGTAGATGAAGAGTCGAATCCAACTTCATTCGCTAAGATAGCTTTTAGGATTCCTCCCAATGCGTACGGGAGATGATAATTCTTAGGAGGAATTTATCATGGCAACGATCCTTGGTAACTGGTTACTCGGCGTTCTGGATGATGTTACGGATTCCATTAAGGAATCTCGTCGCCAACAAGCTGAGGATGATTACCAATGGGCGGCAGACCGCGCCCAGCAGTCATACGATAAGTATGAACTGCACGCTCGCCGGTGCAATTACTGGTTGAGCGAAGTCGAGCGGCTCGAACGTGAATGCCGCTCGTTGGAGCAGTGGCTCCGCGACCCCCGCGCAACCTCGAGCGACAGTGCACGTTATCGTGTGTTGTTCAACGAACTCCGTAGAGCACGCCACTACGCTGAAGAAGAGCGTAGAGACGCGCGCTCTGCAGAGCGCGAGTATCAAATCAGAGAAGAAGTTGCGGTAAAACGCAGCAGCTTCTCTAGCCGCTTCCCGTGGGAGTAAACTCCAAACAAGAAAAAAGCAGGTGGACTCTACATCCAACCTGCTTTCTTTTGTTTTAATCAACTTCGATTATCTTGAATATTCTTCCAGATACATCAGTTGCTTTATGGTCCTCTAAATTGAATCGTACTTCACCAAGATTTTCTTTTGGTATAACAGGATAATCATCATCCATAAGAGCACCAGTTTTGTCAATAGCAGCGGTTTCCCAACTACCATCGCTATGGTATAAAATACAATCCTGAGGCTGAAGATGTTCATATTTGATATAAGCATCTCCATCTGCGCTACGACCACTTTCATTAGACAATCTTTCAGATATATAACTATCTTCCGCTTCGTAATCGTAGTCGTCATCATAATCTTGAGCATTGTAATAGTCTCTAGCCTGTTCTTTGAGGCTTTTCTTATTTCCTCCACCAAACATTCTGGAGAAGAAATCTGCACCGAACTCTTCCATGTTCTTATCTTTACCATCATCATCTTTCTTGCCCTTACTTTCTTTGAGCTGAAGATCGATGATAGTTTTATTGATGTTAGAAATGTCTCGAATAATACTAGCTCTAGTACTATTCGATGAGTTGATAGCAGAAAGTAAATCAACGAGATTCTTTCCAACGTACCGACTACTAGCTTTCATCTTTTGGAATATCTCGTTAGCATCGGCAGTTGTCATCTCAGCATCTTTGAGAAGCTTACGAAGTAACGTAAGTTGAGGAGCAAACTTTGCTTCAATATTCTTCTTACGCTTCTTCTTTGCAGCTTTGATATCAAAGATATCTACTTTTCCTTTTTTAGGTTTTTTCTTCGATATGATATCGTCACCCAGTAGGATATCGTCATCATTATCAAGATCTTCGTCACCGAGCAACATATCGATACGGTCGTCGACAAACCGCCCTTTTTTATGTTTCTTTTTCTTCTTTTTCTTACCGTTCTTAAATAGTTCAGTATCCGGATCATCTTCATCGTCATAATTTCCATGTAAATTTGATAACTCGCTTATTTCACGTTTCATTGCTTCAAATTCGTTCTCGGGCTCTTGATTCGCTAGCCCTCCGACGTCGATATACATCACCGGCACCTCCTTTTAGTCGCTTGTAATACTCTCTATTTTTTAATCGAGATTTCAACTACATATTATATGTTGGTGTAACACAAAACTATTTCTATTTAGAAAGGAAGGATGACATTGGCGAACTATAAGAACCAAGACACGTTAGGTCTTGATAGTCTGCTGGAAGAAAAGAACAAGGAGTACGATCATAAAATTGACTTCCTTGGTTCAACTTTACTGTCATTCCCGCAGTATACGTCAGCAACCCGATTAACGATGTACGTTAATCACATGAAGCAATTCAATACTCTTATCAACCCGGAATTTCCAAGAGTATTCGGAGGTTATGAGAATACCTTCGGAAGGAAATCGTCTGCTATTGTTAGATCAGATGATGATTATGAAGTAATCGAACGAGTTGAAAAGTTCGAAGATTATCCGGGACACATTTTTGCTCTCTTTCTCTATAACAAAGAGAAAGATTTTTATGATGTGAGAGTTAAACGCATTAGCGAAGAACTCACTGAAAATTATGGATTCCTTTATAACAATGAGCACTTCAATTCTCTCAATAAAGGAGATTGGATTGAGAAAGGTGAAGTTCTGTACAAATCAACTTCCTTTGATAAGGATAACAACTACAGATTTGGTAAGAACGCTCTTGTAGGTGTAATGCTTCATCCATTCAATATCGAAGATGCCTACTTTGTTCGTAAAGGATTTGCCAAGGATATGGTTTCTATCAAAAACGATTCTGTATTCTTTGGTGTAAATGACAACGATTTCCTCCTTAATTTATATGGAGATTCTGAAATCTATAAAAGCTTCCCTGATATTGGTGAACCGATAAAAAATCGTATCGTTGCCGCAAAGCGTCGTATCATTAACGACCAGATACTCTACGATATGAAGAAATCTAATATGATGAAGCTTCAGCCGTTGAGTGATAAACCATTCTTATCGACTGGTGGTATCGTGGTGGATATTGATATCTATTCTAATAAACAGATTGAAGAAATCCCTGATACCGTATACAACCAGCAAGTGCTGTATTATCTCAGAAACCAATTGAGATATCAGAATGAATGTTTGGAAATCTGTGAAAAGATTGTATCAAGTGGTTCTAAGTATTCTGATGATATTGGTTATATGACAGCACGTCTTCGTCATATTCTTGATCCGGATTATGTATGGAGAAATAATGATAGTGAATACTCGAACTTCATGATTGATATCAAGTTGGTTCGTGATATTCCTGTCAATATCGGGTCAAAGATAACTGGTAGATATGGTGATAAAGGCGTTGTATCTAAAATGGTAGATGATGAAAAGATGCCGTACATCATTCTTCCTAATGGTGAACGTAGACCGCTTGATGTTATCGTAAATCCATTAAGTTGCCCTAACAGATTGAATCCGTTCCAGTGGATTGAAATGAGTATCAATCACTCGTCTAATGTTATTGCTTATCGCCTTGAGCATGACATGAAGACCAACAAAGAAAGATTCGATTACCTCATGAAGTATCTCAAATACTTCAATGAGTACGGTGAGGCGGATAAAGTTCGTAAAGGATATGCTAAACTTAAGACCAAGAAGCAACAGGATAAGTTCTGGCAGAATATTTACGACTATGGAATCTTTGTCAACTATCCTCCAATGTGGGATGATATGCCTGCAATTGAGAAGATTGAAAGGATTCGTAAAGAGTTCAATATTGAACGTGAACAGGTATACGTAGATAAATGGGGTAGAACTATCCCAATCATGAACAAATTGATTGTTGGTGAGAAGTATATGCTGAAGTTGAAACAAACTTCTGAAAAGAACTTCTCTGCACGCTCAACTGGTTTCTTATCTCAGAAAGGTGTGCCTGAAAAGTCCAATAAGGTCAAAACGAATGAGATTCTGCATTCCAATACACCAATCGCAATTGGACGTGATGAGAACAATAATCTTGGTATAGGTGTACATCAGTTCATTCTTGCCAAGCAACATCTGTTCTATCGCAATTCTCCAATGGCTAGACGTGAAACTGGTAAGTTGTACGTAACCAATCCACTAACAAAGAAGAAGTTCAAGGTCAAAAGAAAATTCCTCAACCGTAATGTTGAGATTCTCAATGCTGAGCTGAAGTCTTTGGGTCTTGAAATCAAGTTCCCGTTTGATGGTGAACGTCTGTGGGTGGATACTGGTACTACAAATTACTATAATTGGAAAGGACAGACTTATTTGGTCACTAAGACCAAGATGAGAGAAATCATCATCGAACATACTTTGAGAATGAACTTCAATCAGCGAGTGAATGCTAAGAAATTTACTCCTGAACAACTTGAAGAGAAATATCAGAAATTCAAACGTAAAGTCAAGTATCGCATGGCAGGTAAAACTGTTCTTGATGTAGAAAACGATTTTGACTAAAAAACGGTATATTTAAGGTAGTAGAGTTATTCTACTACCTTATCTATTATCCAAAAGAAGGTAACACGATGAGACCGAAGTTTAGATACAGTTTTGAACTTGATGAATATAATAATGTTACCAAAGCAATCTACCATCCAAGGGTAGGCTTCCCTATTGAATATAACGTAAACTCATTAGTATGGGAAATACTGAAATATAAAATCACAAATAAAGAGCGAGGGTGGTTCCCATACAAGAAATTAGCGGCTCAAATGGATTGGGCAATATTTCAACTTAATTTTCAAATATATAATATATAGGTGTCATAATGCATTATGATGTGGCTTAAGCTAACCTATGTAATACAAAAGGGGCGCAAATCAAAGCCTGCTAAGTGGGGTGAATTAAGTAATCTGATGCATCGTGAATCGCAAATAAAACCATGTAAAAAATAGGAGGAATTACTATGGGAAAGAAAAATGACATGTACAACGAGATTACTAGACTTAAGGAGGAAAACGAAAAGCTGACTGCAAGATTACAAGCTTTACTCGCTTCCCAGTCTAGTGGTGATCCAGCTCCAGCTCCGGAACAGGAGCAGCAACCGCAGGAACCCAAGCAAGAGCCCGAGCAGCCGAAGCTGAGTGAGGAAGATCAGAAAACGATTGACCTTGCAAAGCGGTATGCGAGCAAACTTGGATTGGATACCTCGGACATCGAGGAGATGGTCAAGGAGATGTCCGTTGCAAAGAAAGAGGACAAAGAACGCTTCACCAAAACAATTGAAGCTAAAGTTCTTCATCAGGATGCAACCGACAGACTCTCGCTCATCACTTCGATGGAGCTCGCTGGGAAATCTCCAAAAGAGATTCTCAACGCGTTGTATAAGGACGAGGAAACTCAGCCGAAAGAGCAGAGAGAATCCGCATTCATGGAAAAACTCTCTGCTAAGCTGAAGCTGAGTCTCCAGCAACCATCCTACTAATTAGTTGGTTATTACATGAGATCGCGTATTTCGTCGAGCGCGATTTTGTGATAACGATGAATCAGAGCCACCCCCACAGGCTCTGATTCTTTTATTAATTTCTTATCTTTTCTTTTAAATATATATTATTACAATGTGAAGACGAAGTATTATTAAGAAAGGAGACGATAATATGGATGTTTATAAAGTATATGCAGATGTAACTAAGGCATTTGCTAAAGGTAACTATGCTCCGTCAGATAAAGAGTTAGAAGAACTTCATCAGGTTCTTCTATCATGTGATGAAAAATATCGAGTAGGAACTCCTACTGGATTGACTGATGATGAATATGACCAGATTCATTCGATATATACCAATTTGACTGGTGATATGATATCTGGTGAAGACGACAGGAATACTCGTGTTGAGCATGATTATCCTGAGCTCAAAGGAACTATTACGAAGGTTCATTATACAACCAATGAGGAAAAGCGTAATGATCCTAATCAGATAAAAGAGTATGACACTCTTGAAGATTGGATACGTAAAACGATGCCGAAAGATGGTTGTGGTACTCTTGGTTTCTATCGCAAGATAGATGGAGCTTCATTGGTATTGAGTTTGGATGAAGAACGCAGAGTGACTAAAGCAGTTACTCGTGGGTATGCTGATAGTGACCTTGGAGTAGATAAAACTAATCTATTTAAAGGGATTCAGATACTTGGTGTAATACCTGAAGAATTCAATGGTAAGAAAGTTGGATTGAAGGTAGAAACCGTAGTAGGATTCTCTGATTTCGAGAAGTATAACAAGAAGTTCTTCAATGGAGAATTGGCTGACCCAAGAGCAGCAGCGATTTCTCTGATGAGTTCTGATGTGTATACTGAGAATATGGAGAAGTATCTTACCTTAGCACCACTAATGATTGAGTGTGAAGGTAAACTTTATCCGATAATGGATAAGAAATATGGTCCTGTAAAGACTCTTGTGGTAGATACTGACTTTACTAAGGATTTAACTCATATAATAGAATCTACCAAGAAGGATATCGATAAGTATTTTCTACCATGTGATGGTATAGTTGTCCGCTGGATGGATAGAGAACTTATTGATGGATTAGGAAGAAATTATGGTAGAAATACAAATAACTTCGAAACTGCTCTTAAGTTTAGACCTAAACCGTATTATAGCAAGATAATTGAGATAATACAGGATATTGGTCTGATGGGTAAGGTTTCATATACAGCCAGATTTGAACCGATAAAGATTGATGGACGAATAATCCAGAAAGCGTCTTTGGGTTCGTATGATAGAATGAAAATATTCAACTTTGCTGTAGGGGATACTTGTATGGTAACTTTGAATACCGTACCTCGTATTGGTAAAGATGAGTATTGTGAGCAGAATAAATCTGGAAAGGAACCAATCAAACCAATTATGCTCTGTCCGTATTGTGGAGAGATGCTGAACTTTGATAATCAGCCATTCTGTGAAAACAAAGATTGTCCAAGCCGTCAGATGGGTAAGATTTATAACTTCATAGAGGTTATGAAAATCAAAGGGATAGGTCCAACTACAATAGAAGACCTCTTTCATCATGGTATCGTTACAAAGATTGAAGACCTCTTCGCTTTGAAATGGAACGTGTTGAAGATTGCAGAGCTTGATGGATATGGTGGAACGAGTGCTAAACAAATAGCAGATGCTATGAATAATCTAAAAGCTACAGAAGCTCAGATTCTTGGTAGTGTCGGAATAACTGGGATAAAGACGAAGAAGGCTCAATTGATAATTGACCAAATTCCTCTAGACTCAATTATTCAAAACGAATTTCAACCATATATTATATCCAAGTTACATCAGATAAAAGGTCTTGGTGTAGCTACTGCCGAGAAGTTCGTTCAGGGTGTCAGTGAGAATATTGACCTACTCAGATATTTGGTAGATCATGTGAAAATAGTTAAGAATAAGACGGCTGAGATAAGAGCTGTTTTCACTGGCTTTAGAAACCCAGACTTCGAGGCACATTTATTGAAGGGGGGAATCGCAGTAGATGACCATGTATCAAAGAAAACTGGATTGGTTATAGCACTCAATCCAGAGCAGTCTTCTAGTAAGATAAAGAAGGCTAAGGAATTAGGGATTCCTGTAATATCTCTAACAGAAGCTTTTGAAAGATTTAATTTCAAAAGTTGATGTACAAGTAAGTACGTCAAAATTATAATTACAAGAAAGAAGGAATTTAATTATGGCAAACATTGGATTGGCATTCCCGAAAGCAAGTGAAAAGAGTTTGGAGGCAATTTGTAAGAACGTGCGTAAGCGTCTGAGTGAGAGAAATCACCTCACGTTCGTTGAGGATACGTTTTCGTATACGACGACGATCATGTTCCTGAACAAGCTCTCTGAATATCTCGGGAATCATCCGAGTGAAGTTATCAATGTAAAGGATCATCTGATTTACAGTGTCGTGAATCGTCCTGACTCCAAAGGTGAAAAGGGCGGCAACATTGTACCGGATATCAAGGTTGGTCCTCGCTTCCTTCGCATCTTCGAGAATGGTTATTCCGAAGATGACCTGACCCCGTTCCCGATTAAGAATAAGGAAGAGGTCAACTTTACTCCGGAAGAATATCCGGACGATTGTAAAGAAATCTTGATTAAGATTTGTGAAGAAGTTCATCAGGCTCTCATTCCGGCTCCGTATAATACGGATGTAGTTATCCCGGAAGTTGTCTTCACGATTGTCGTGGAGTTCTTCGATGAACTGGCACGTGTACTTGGTGAAAATCATGATTCCGTGATTCATCTCGATACGTACCACATCTTCAGCACGTCTGAGTATGAAGGTAAGATTCTTCCGCATATCGAATGCGGTGAAACCTTCAAGGTAAACATCAAAGATGATGATGTAACCGAAAACGAAGACGAATAATGCCGCCTTAACGCAGAAATAGGTGCTGCGCAGTAATAATTGAGGTGAGCATTACGCTCACCTCTTTATATTGCTTGGAAACCATGTAAGGGGGAAAATTTTTTGATGATGACTGATATAATTGGTCGTATTATGGGTGAGCCTTGTAATCCGAGTCCATTGAGACTCCATAAGATGCTTACAGATATTCACGACAATGCAGACGACCCTGAAAAGTTACAAACTATCGCTAGAGCTGATATCGGAGTATTCTTATACTCATTAATGTATCTCAGCAAGCACACCCGAAGCAAAGCACTTAAAGTACTAGCCAATGGGTTATCTACAACGATGGTTTACAGTCGTTTTGCGTTAGAAGGTGAACCTACAGATGATCTAGTATTAACAGTTAGTATATCGCAAAAGAAGAAAGGATGATACTTTATGATCGATATGATCAAAGACCTTGGTAATCCTTACGAGGCTAATTTGAACAATGAGCTCATTGATCGTACTTACGACAAGGAGCTTGTTGAATACGTCCTCAACGTGTTCCGTAACTTGGAGTCTACTGGATTTGTCAAATTACTTGATGATTATACCATTGAGTATGATGAGTCTAAGATTGACTATTATAAGTATATCACTTCAAGGAAGAAACGTAAAAAGAAGGATGCTAAGAAAAAGTATCATTTCATCAAAGACAATCGTGTCTTTGAACTTACAATGCGCTTCCGAGTAGAAGTAAATGGAGCTGTACGTTATGTAAAGCGGTCTATCTTGTTACCTAAGAGAGATAAGAATAATTATTATTTCCTCAAGGGTAAAAGATACTTCTTAATCTACCAGTTGGTTGATTCATCTACTTATGTAGTGAAAGATGGTTTGGTATTCAAATCGTTACAGCCAATCCCGGTAAATTATAGAAAGGCTACTATCAAAGAGATATTCTCTGAGAAAGAATATACCTTCAATGTATTCTATATGAAGGTATTCCGTAGAAGCATCTCTGTACTGCTGTTCTACTTCTGTAAGATGGGTTTTGCAAAGACTCTTACCTATTATATGGTAGATAGGATAATCTCCGTTATTGCTAATGAAGATTTACCCGATGAACCAGATAAAGATTACTACTACTTCAATGCAAATAAGCATGTTGTATTGGTAGTCAATAAGCATTTCTTCGATAACTTTGATTATATCAAAGCGATGGTTGGAATGTTGGGAGAATGCTTTGCTCCAAAGACCCATATTGAAGACATTGTAACCAAGGACTACTGGCTAGGACAGCTCGGTAGTTTGTATACTAAGAATACAGATAAGATGATGGACTCTGGTAAGAGTACCATGCGTTTCTTTGAACGTCTTTTGGACCTGACGTCAAAGGATGTTCTTAAAATCAATCAGGTAAATAAGATATCCATCTACAGTATAGTCCGCTGGATGGTACAGAATTTCCCTGAATTACGTCAGAAGAATAACCTCGATTTGTCAACTAAACGATTACGTTTGGGCGAATGTATCGCATCTTTATTATCAATGAGAATCGGTGAAAGCGTAGATTTTTGCGCCTAATATCAGCGATGGTATTAGCAAAGTTTCTTAATTGCTGGGAACTCCCTCTGGGACAATCAGCAGCGAAGCCTCTACGGAGGAACGTTCAACGACTAATAGGACCAAGTGGTTCAAAATAGAAACCATCTCTCTGAGATGATGATATAGTCTCATCTATATAGCAATATATAGCAGTTCATAAGAGAACGGTATAAGCCTAACGAACTTATATGAAGATAATGAAATCGAATTCTTACATTTGGTAATAAAGTTGATATTGATCAAGTCATAACGAATATATTCAGCTTCTCTGGAAACCTCGTAATACAGGCTATGCAGAACAGTCAGCTCATGAGATTCGATGACTTAGTAAATGATCTTGATACATTTAGCGCATTAAAGTATACCATTAAAGGTTGTCAGGGCCTGATTATAGGAGTAATCCTATATTCGTCAATACCTTAATTGCTGGAACCTCTCGAAAGAGACAATCAGCAGCGAAGCTCTCATATGAGAGAACGTTCAACGACTATCCAATTGACGCAGTGAAAGTCTGCTACAGGAGTAGGGCCAAGTGGTGGGTGAGAATCCCTTAAATCGAAATGGGTAACTTCCCTATGGGAAGAAAGATATAGTCTCAACTTCTATAGTGATATAGAGCAGTTCATAAGAGAACGGTATAAGCTTAACGAACTTATACGAAGATCCTTGCCGAATTCGATCGGAAGTAAATCGAGTCACAATGTCAATATACGGCTAAACATAACTGGTCCGTATATGAGTAATCATATATTGTACCCTCTTTAATTGCTGGGAACTCTCATATGAGACAATCAGCAGCTAAATAATTCATAATAATCCTAGAAAGGAAATATATGGAAACTATTGAAATTTGGAAAGCGATTGATGACATGTACTCTGTTTCTAGTAGAGGTGAAGTTATTAATCGTATAACTGGTAAAAAATTAAAGTTACAGAAAACCGGCAGGCTTCCTAAGTCAGGAGAGCCTAGAGAGTTATATCTTAACGCAAGTCTTAGAGGTAAAAAGAAAAAAGTTCATAGGCTGGTAGCTGATGCATTTGTTCCTAACCCTGATAATTTACCACAAGTAGATCATATCGATGGGAATAAATCTAATAATGTACCATCTAATTTAGAATGGGTAAGTAATCAAACTAACGTTCAACGAGCTTATCGTAACAATTTGATTAATCTACCACATGGTATATCACATCATGCAACAACTCATACCGAAAAACAGGTCAAAAAAGCAATTAAAATGCTTCTTAAGAATGAACCTTATTCTAAAATTACCAAAAAGACTAACTTATCATCATCTGAATTATCAGATATAAAAAATAAACATATTTGGAAAGAATTTACTAAAGATATCGAGTTTCCAAACGTTTATTCTAGACCAGATTATACCAAATACCATGAGCAAGTCGACGCATTAATTTTAAAAGGATTAAAAACTAAGAAAATCCGTAAACTTATAGATATACCAAATTTCACATCACAACAATGGCGAAGCTTGGTCTATTTAAGAAAAAAGAGTTTAAAAAAGCGCGGATTATTATGAATTAAAAGTTCAACGACTATCCCTTGGACGTGAAACTCGTCAATAGGAGTAGGGCTCAAGTGAGTGGGTGAGAACCCCTTAAATCGAAACAGGAGGCTCCTTGATAATTATCAAGGATGAAGATATAGTCTCATCTGCATGGTGACATGCAGCAGTTCATAAGAGAACGGTATAGGATTAACGACCCTATATGAAGATAATGACGTGGTGTTCATCCATCGTTTATTGGCAATCTGGATATTAATACGTATTCATCATCCTCGCCAGGCCTCTCGGGCGCAGTCGTCCCATTCGCTAAGACAGATGGATTGTACTTTGATAGTACACCAGAACCTCAGAATAGAGAATATACTATTGCGGAGGAACTCTGTAATGAAGCGGAAAAGGAAGGTACGTTGGTGATATGGATTGGTGGCAAAGATGCCATTAATTACTACGATGCGAAGTATCAATTGATGAAAGACGCATGTTCTTTCAAGATGAAGAACAACTATCATGATGGTTGTTTACACATCGAAAAGATTGTTGACGAATCGGATATCATGATTTAAAAGGTTAAAAACCCTAACGGAATTTATGTAGTTCCGTTAGGGTTTTCTTTTATTATAAGAAAGTATTATGTTTTTCTTTTTGTTACATTTCAGTAATGAATTGAGGTGGTTAATCATGTTTAGGCAAGGAAGGATTATCCCTGCAGAATCAGAACACCTCATTGGTGAACTGAGTTTTGAATTAAACGATTTTAGACAACAGAAAGTATTGTATGATGCTGAAGCATACGGTAATTTGAGTAAACGACTTATGCTAATGAGAAAAGGGACTTTTCCTAGTGACCCTGATATGGGAATATCTATTGATAGTTACAGGTTCAATGACCTTGATATGTTAGCTGGTGGTGAACTTAAAGAAATTATTCGTGATCAACATCAACGATACATACCACAATTAGCTATTGAGGATATCAAGATCTCCACTCTTAATTATGGTGGAATGTGGGTACTTTATATTGACATCGTTTGCCTCTCAGATATTGTTAGAGAGATAGACCATGCATACGCCCAAGTAAATAAGTCTTTGGTATCTTCCAATATATCTGTAACAAGACCTGCATTAATTCATGGCGGTCAATAATTTTAAGACGAAAGGAAGACTTATCTTATGGAAGATTTAACTAAACTTAAAAATCAGGCTACTCCCATTACTGAGCCGACTCTCGGCGACGATGATGATTTCATCGAAGCTGAAGTAGTTCCGAGTAAGTCGGAAGAACCTCATAAGGAGTATACTGGAAAAGGAGTGGTTGTTGAAAAACCGACTCCGAATAACGACCCTAATCGTGCTATTGCACCTGGTATGACCAATGGTACGATGAATGCGGTTAAAGATGAACTCCGTGAAATGGATGAAATGATTCAGGCTGCACGTGAGAATCTGCCCGAAGCACAGCGTCGCTTCTTGGATGTTGGTAATGGTCAGACTCTTCCGCTTCCTGCCCATATTTTGAAAAATATGGAAGAAGCCCGCATCAAATATGCTAAGGAAAAAGGTTTGAAACCTGAGGAAGTTGATAGCGAAGATGCTAGTGATGAAGTGAAGGAAGCTCGTAACGCTGACCTTGCAAATGAAGTAACCATTCTGATTGATAAGGTCGGTATGGGCCAGATGAACTTCACTGAAGAAGAGCAGAAACGTATCGACGCGGCTAAGAAAATCCATCTCGTTGAGGTGGAAGACAAGAAACTTCATACGGTAAAAATCCGTAAGAAGGATGATAAAACTAAAAAGACGACGTACACCAAGCGGTCTTATAACCGTTCTTATGCACCGGTGATGGCATTGGCTTCACTGTATACTGGTAAGATGATGAATGTGTCGTCTTCTGAATCTCTTCAGCTCATTCAGCGCCCGACGCAGAATGAAAGCACGGCTAGTCTGCTTGAGAAATGGTCTTTGATTTACAGCAAACTGACTGATTGCTCTGTAGGTGATTTCAAGACGTTTGATGATTTCATTTCTCATACGGCATATGCCGATTACAATAACTTTATCTACACGATTCTGTGTAACTCTTATCCTGAAGAAGATAGCGTAACTTTTACATGTACTCGTCCGAACTGTCAGAAAGACTTTACGGTCAAGTACAACAATCGGGCTCTTCTTCGTACAACCGATGTTCCGCCTGAACGTGTTGCGGTAATGAACGACTTGTTCGAACGCAGTATGTATCACAGCAAGGAAGATAACTACAAGTACATGATTGACAACTCTGTTGTTTCTTCGTTGGTACGTTTCCGTACGGATGATATCAGTGCAATCCTTGTAGATATCTATGTGCCGAGTGTCAAGGAGCAGGTTGAAAACATCCTGCCGCGTATCACTCCGGAAATGATAAACGGTGCTGATACTCGTATGGTTGTATTTGCTCATAACATTCGTCGTATTCTGGTTCCGGTAAATCTGGATGAGGTAGATAACTTCGATGATCTCGAGTATGATGAAATCGACACTCTGGAAGACATTGTTGAATTCATGAAGACTTTCAATGATGAACAGCTGGCAACCATCGAAACTATGATTACTCGTATGCTCCGTCCGTATACAGTTACTTACGGTCTTGATGACGTTGTATGTACGAATTGCGGACATCACCATGGTGCATACAGCATGAATCTGGATAGATTGCTTTTTCAGCGAGTCCAACGCCGAACTCAGACAACGATCGAATAACTCGTTATTGGCAGCTGATTGATGAAACCGCTGAAATGTTCAAAGGTGAACTTGGTGATATTCATGTACTTGAATCAATGAGTCTCAAAGAACTAATTCAACGGAGAGATATTCGTATACAACGAAAACTCAAAGAAGCTGAAGAAGAAAAACGTTTGAGAGAGAAAGAAGCTCGTGAACGTGAAATGAACGAGATTAGAAATCGAATAAGTAAAAGGTAGACGTTGGACACGAGGATGATTGGTATGGAAAAAAATCGAATCCAAGTCTTCAACAAAACTCTTGATAAGCATCTGAATGATCTTGCGTATTTCGAAGACTTGATAACAAATCATTATTTGAAATTCGCTTATGCCTATAATATCATAGCGGCTGATGAAATCATCAAAAAAATAGATGATGTTGAGTGTCTTTTGAGTGATACTCTTTCTTTCATCCTGACTACGAATGTTGAATTTGGTGATGACTTGATTCATCTTTTGAAGTGTCAATCAAGTTGTGCTTGGAATCATGATGAATATTCAGCTGAAATTACCAAAACAGATGGTAATACGGTGACTATCGTTATAGCTAAGCGTTAACATAAAAATCCCACATGAGGTAATTCCTCATGTGGGATTCTAGTCAGTTAATCGCTAAAACTTCTAATTGACCGGATGTTCTGAATTCGCCATAAGATTCTCTGCCATGACCACCATAAGATTCAGCAATCTTTGCGCAGTTGATTTTCTTTTCAGGTTCAAGACCCAGTCTCCATACTTTGTACCACATATTGCCGTCAAAGTGGAATGATATACCAAGATGGAATTTATCCCATACTTTACCGTTTATGAAAGTCATTCCAGTTCCTTCTGGTGTATTGATAGCAATTACTTTCAGATGTTCACATTTACGAAGAACACCTTTATATGCGTTATTCATGATACGCTTGTTCGCTACATCAGTAGATTCAGCTGCTGTATCAAGAGTCTCTGCATCAATATAATCATTAAGAGTACTGATTATACCAGGATCATTCAAATCTTCCAAATTGGAATCAAGGATATTTTGATATACACAACATCTACGGAATTCAGCAAACTTCAGTTCCTTTGGATATAACGTATACATCGAAATGTCTGTAACCGGTCTATCTACCAAATTCAAAACTTTTGCAGCTTCAACAGGGTTGGTTAATTCCAACGGATAATTGTACGCCTTACAGAATACTTGAGTTGACCATTCATATGTAGCGTATCTCATATTGTATTTGAAGTACATATACGTCAATACACCTATACTGAAGTTAGGAATAATCAACCCGTTGATATTCTTAGCACATTCCAGATTACGAAGATTCTGTAAACGGATTATATCATTATCGATATATATCACATGGTAATCCTTTACCATACAAATCACGTTGTGTAAATACATCATGTTAGGAACGTATCCTAAAAATAAAATCATTGTATCATCAACAGGGTTTTCTACTATGGGAGGGACTACCGCTTTGCATGTGCAATCAATGATTTCGATAGTAATGTCGCTATCTATTTCACGTATCCCTTGACATGCATACGCCAGAGCTACTTGATGGTCTAAATCATTGATAGTAAGAATTTTAACATTCTTAATACCTTCCCAAATTTTAGTTGTATTATGGAACATAGTTTTACACCCCTTATTTTCGATTAATCATTATAAAATTGTGATGATTCATACAAAAAGAAGAAAAGAAAGAAGTTGGAGAATCGGCCGTGCCCTCCAACTTCCTTCCTCTAATCAGTACAATCCGCGACGGATGCCGCCGAAGACCGACCCAATCAACCTGGACCCAATATCAATGATATCAGGTTCCGGTGTGGTGGTGCGGCGGGGCAGAGAATATCCACTCTGCGGCTGGAGCGGTAGACGAGGATAACCACCTTGTGGCGGAGCCGACTGTTGCCAGGTTGGCTGTGCGGTAGCGTGCTGGAAAGCCCGATACCGGTTTGCGGCGGTGACTTGCCGCTTGAACTGGCAGATACCACTTGCGACTTGCTCAACGGCCTGTGTACCTAAGTACTCACCGTTGAACTCGACATCCCAGTGGTCATCATCCACCGGGATAAGAACCATCAGGTTCTCACGAACCTGAATGGTAATCTCTTCGCCCCCGTAAAGGGCTAGAAACATAGCAACCCCTTTGGGATTGCTCGGCAGTTTGTCGATGTCGTTAATACGCATAATAATCACATCCTTTCAAGATATGCGTATTTCTTATTCGGCTACCTATATAATATATATTTGAGATTTTAGAGTTTTGGATTTCCTGAATAGTTCAATGAATCCCAATTTTTTAACCTACAATTCAATTATATATTATTAATCCGAGGTGAAGTAAAAATGTTAAGTTTAGTAGACTTCTTACACAAGACAGCTAATGTGATTAATAAATCATACCCTGAATTTAAAGCTTGTGTGGAAGATGGTGAACCCGGCGCATTACAATTGTATCGGGTTTTTAGCATTAAGAAAGGAGATGAAAGCAAAATTACAATTTCATACTCGGACACGGTTTGTCCAGATGATCTTAGCTATCTTGACTCATCAGATGAACATACTCCAGAGAATTATGCGAGGTATATCATGAGTCTGATTAGCAGATAAGAAAGGAAGGTATATCAACGTGAAGAATATAGGTATCGATTATAACTTAACGCCGAAAGAACTCGAACTTGCACAGCAATTGGTTCCTGAGCTGTACAATGCAGAGACGATTGGTCCTATGCCAGTTATTCGTGATTGGGAAGCTGACTTTGAGAACGATATGAAACGTAAATTCGGTTTCATCGTAAGAGCAAAACCGTTTAAGAAGAATCCTAAGAACGATAAGAGTTCTGAACCATCGGCTAAAGGAACTAAAGAAATGTATGGTATCCATTCTCCGTTGTTTGGCACCGATTGGCTCGATGATAACGCATTCGCCGACAGATATTCATGCGATTGTGGTAAGATGATTGGTAAGATTTTCAAAGGTCGTAGATGCCCTGATTGCGGGACAAAGGTTGAGTTCGTAGATGTGAACCTCAAGCTCTTTGCTTATATAGTGATTAACGATGCAAGATTCTCTATCATTCAACCATTACTCTATAAAGAACTTGATGTGTTCTTTGGTAAAGCAAATAAAACCTCTATTCTGTCTCAAATCATTGGATTTGATAAAGATATGAAACTTGATGGTTTCTATGGAGGAACGACTGATGTAGACCTTAACAAGAATCCTTTCGCCGGAATTGGTATGATAGAATTCCACGAAAGATTTGATGAGATTATGGATTTCTTCTACCGGAAGAAGAAAAACCGCAAGGCACAATATGACCTCATCATGGAGAATAAGAATAAAATCTTCGTAACTAAAATTCCGGTTTATTCCGCAGTATTACGTGAAGTATTCTTCTCTAATGAGAAATTCTCATATAGAAAAGTAGATAGATGTTACAACGCCTTATATGGTAACGTTTGTCGTATCAATGATGAGCATGAAATCAAAACCAGTAATATTGCAAAACTTAACAATACGCTCTTTAGAGCACAGAATAATCTTAACCAGGTATTCGATTCTGTATTTACGTCTATTCATGAAAACGAAGGGCTTAACTTTATAGGTCCCTATACGAGTAATTGTATAGGAAAAGTTGCTTAATTGCTGGGAAATCTCGTGGATACAAGCTATCACAAAACGAGACAATCAGCAGCGAAGCTCTCGTAAGAGAGAACGTTCAACGACTATCCCTTAGGACGTGAAATTCGTCAACAGGAGTAGGGCTCAAGTGAGCGGGTGAAAACCCCTTAAATCGAAACAGCAGCCTCCTATTCATATCGAATAGGATGAAGATATAGTCTACTCTGCATGATGACATGCAGAAGTTCATAAGAGAACTGCATAGAAGTAACGACTCTATGTGAATGTAAGGTATAAGGAGATCGATTTTAGGTGGTCGTATTAACAATGCAGCTAGATGCGTTATTGTACCGGATGCGTCATTGCGTTCATATGAAGTACGCTTACCGTTAGTTATTAGCGGCGTATTATAGTGATATAATATGTAAAACTCTCTTAATTGCTGGGAACTCTCATATGAGACAATCAGCAGCGAAGCCTCTACGGAGGAATGTTCAACGACTATCCCTTTATGGGAGTAGGGTTCAAGTGAACTCGAAATAGAGAGCAACTCTATATGAGTTGGTGATATAGTCTACTCTACATGGAGACATGTAGCAGTTCATAAGAGAACGGCATAGAAGTAACGAATCTATGTGAATATAAAGGATGTAGCGTTCTGTGAGTTGTGGAAGCCTGATATCGTTAACCTTCTGGTTAAATTAGAAGGTTATTCATACTCACAAGCATATGAGAGATGGTATTATGCGTATCGAGAATTTGATACTAAGGTATATAGCATCATGCAGTATATCCTTACGCATGAAAAACTCGACTCGTCGATTTTACTCAATCGGAATCCAACAATCAATATGGGGTCATATTTAGCTATGAACGTGGCCTCAGTTAAGGATGATTATTCTGACCTTAGTTGTAGTTTACCTATTCAGTGTTTACAATCTCTGAATGCTGACTTAAATTAGGTCGTTTCATAGAGTAATCTATGATTCACCAAACCTTTAATTGCTGGAAACTCTCAAATGAGACAATCAGCAGCGAAGCTTATGAAAATAGGAACGTTCAACGACTATCCAAATGGTGCCGTTAGAATCGGCTACAGGAGTAGGGCTCAAGTGAGTGGGTGAGAATCCCTTAAATCGAAATGGGGTACTTCCTATATAGGAAGAAAGATATAGTCTCAACTTCCATGGTGACATGGAGAAGTTCATAAGAGAACTGCATAGAAGTAACGACTCTATGTGAAGATACTGTTGATGGAGATACTTTGAATATCACCAAGGAAATTACAACTGAGTTTAAACGTGCATTTAAGGAAGTCTTCTTCCCAAGAACAGGCTTTATGATTGACCATAATAATGGTTTAATTAATTCAGATTTCGGTTTCATCAAAGACGAAACAATTAGCCTGTACAATTTCTGCACTATCTAAAAAGTTGGATAGAAAGCTAGAGCACAATCGCTCTAGCTTTCTTTTGTGTATTATATTTAGAAAGAGAAATAGTCATGAATAGGATATGGAAATTGGTTCCAAGCAAATCGCAAATAGTATACATAAATGGGGGCTATAATACTGACAAAGCCTAACAAACTGTCTGGTCTGAGCAAATCATCCAACCAGTAGAAAGAAAGACGCCCCGATTAGAAACGGTTAAGCAATTCCACCACTTCGCCCCCTATATTGAAAAGGAGGTATACTTTGAACGCCAATGGAACCAAATCGAAATATCCCATTACATTAATGTTTTATTCGTAATACAGAAGAATAAAGGTAGGTGAATAATAATGCCTAATACAGCGATGGCTAACGCATCAATTGCTCATACTACAGGAAATGTTACCTTTATAATGATTGAATATCTCAAAGGAATGTTCCCTGATAATTTTTTTAAGCATATCCATATCACAAGTAAGATGCCGTATAGAGAATTCATGATTGAAGAGAATCGTCAATCTGATAAATTCATTCATAAGAATAAACCTATACTGGTTGTAAAACCTCGAGTGATTATGGGTGATAACGATATCTTCATGTCAATGAGTAGACTTACTCGAAACATTGAAGGATATAATTATGAACGAACTGGTGGATGGTTTCATAAGATATTTCGGGATAACGTGAATGACGTAACTCTCTCGTATCTCATGAACCGTATTCGTGTTGAATTGACCTGTTCGATTATCGTAGAGACGGAATATCAACAGGCTAATCTCTACAACAAACTTCTCAACTTACATAATGAAAATCAGATATACAAGAAGCATACTGCAACAGAATGCCTTGTACCAATGGCTTTCATCAATGCAATTTCTGAAATATCTGGTATGCCTATTCGTGACCCAGATACTGGTTTGGTACGTAAGTTCTTGAATTATCTTACGTCAAATTCAAACCGACTCTTCACATTCAAAGAAAAGAATGCTAGTCAGAAAGAAGAATTCTTTATATACAATCCGATTGCCATGGAATACATCTTTACCAATTATAGTAGAGATGATCCTAATAAGCATGGTGATGTATATGATAGAGCAGTTATTAACTTCATTATGACAAGTGAATTTAATACCATGGGTATGTACGCTCTTACAACTGAGCGAGATGATGTTGTCCAGAAAGCAAATACTGCTCTTCTGATGGATACTAACCAAGCAACAAAGATAATCCCGTTCTATACCCCTCAGCAGATATTTAGAGAAACTGACCATGATGGATACATTCTCTTCTATTCCAATATCTTTATGCTGAGTAAAGATATTCCTAAGGATAAACCTGATGTACTTGATATATCTGGTATCTTTAAAGACTCCGCTCTTAAGGATATTCTGGATTATCATAAGAAACATGGGATATCAAATGCAATGCTTTTCAATTTCTATATCATGAAAAACAGTACCTTATTGAAGGGTATTCTTAAAGGAAGCAAATTCGCTAAAGATCAGAAATACGACTATGAAATAGACCTTGATAACCAGAAGATTAATATCTATAATAAAGAGTATAACTCAACGTATAGAATCATTATATACGTTAACAATCTTTACATCATGACTCTAATTAATCGTATCAACGACCTCGAGAATAGCTACGAAAAGAAACTCAATCCAGACACATGAAGGTGATGTTAAAGTGATGATGAAAATTGTATTTGGTATTGCGTATGTTTTATTCTCTTATTGCATACTTAGAACTATCATAAAAGGAGATTGATTTCTATGAAAAGAAAGAAAATGAAAGCTCTTTTTACAGCAATCGAAGGTATTGCTAAATACGATCCGAAGGACGTATATGGTGTGAAGACCACAATGCGCTTCAAGTATAAAAACGGTAAAATGTCAGACCCTGTATTCATGCTGGCTACGAATGGTAAGCACTGCTTGCCTGAAACCAAAGTGATTAAGGATATCATCTGCTCAGTTGAACCAAAAGAAATTCGAAAAGAAGTTGTTATGCTGAATAGAGAAGCAGAATTCCCTCTTTTTGGATTTATGGTTGATCCTACAATGGGTAATCTTCTCTATATAAGAACTGCTCGTGGGGTAATCATCTTCAAGGTTGAACTTAATGAAGATGAAAAAGAAGTAATGACCGATGAAGAGTTTAGAGCATTGAGTGGATGGGCAGCTGAAGCTGGTTTGTAAGTAGAGACGTATCTTGGTTAGTTCTACCAAGATACGTTCCTTTTGACAGAATAGTAATGTATTTAGGTTAAGGAGTGTCTAATTATGAAAGAAACGAAAGATGCCAAATATGATGCAACTCAGCAGTTTGTTGAGTATGGAATCAAATTCACTGAGAAAGAAGCTGAAGCTCTGAATGATTTTTTCTATCATCATCAGGATATTCAGTCAAACAATTTCTCATATCGAGCGTTTGGTGATATTAACGCATTTAACAACGTTATTACTGAGCATACTATCGTTGAAGCGTCACGAATTCGTCCACCTAAAGTGGAATTGATTGTCGTTGAATTCGCTCTCAGACCGTACAAGTATGAACATTGGACCGACGTTAAATTTAAGACTCCTAGTATCAAAGATATTTCAAAAACGTTTATCCCTAACCCAGATGAAAACGTATCTACAGAGCCTAACGTAGTGATTATGTCCATTACGAAGATTGATGGTACAACCATATCTAAGCGTTACGAAGCTTGCGTGTTCAATCCTGATGCAGATTACATTGCTGAAGGAATTCGCTGGGTTAATGCTGTTTAAGTGAGGTGACATTTCGTGGATGGTCTGAAATCTGTAAGATCGACTTATTTGTATAGCCAGATAAACAAGAATGAAGTTCTGGATAAAAATATTCATACACTCCTTACAAAAGGTGTAGTGTTGAAAACTGAAGATGTTACAACGCAAATCAATACCATCACGAGCTTCTATAAAGGCGTTCTTAAAACGAATGTATTGGAGGCTTTTGAGAAAGGTATTGTTGAAGCTAGATGCTTCCCTAAAGGGATTACCGCAGAATACAAGATTCCGAACACTTTCCCGTTCATTCTTGTACCTGCTGGTAATGATATCAAGGCTGTTGCGATAGTAGATAACTACGTATCACATGATAAGGCTATTGATAAAATCAATATCGATACTCAGAAATTCTATACGCTGTTAGAAACAGCATATGTTGCTAGAGCACTTCAGAAAGACCCTTCTATCTTGAGAATGGGTCAGGTCTTGAGTTCTAGTGCAGGTATTTGGGCTCATATGTTCACTCGTCTGTTGAACAAAAAACTCGCTCTGAATATTGATAAAAAAGCATTTGAGAAAGTGCTTTACCTTGCTGCTAAGTTCTATTTGCTTAACTTACTTGGGTTGAAAGCTACTGAAGTTACGAATAACTACGCGGCTAAACTCTGTAAAAATGTAGAGAGAATCACTCTCCAGCGTATTGATCAGGAATTCCTTGCTCATTGGGTATCTGAAAAGAGAGAAAATGATAGCAAGAATCCGTATGACAATATCGCTACATTCATTCAGTGTCTCTCTACAATGGGAGTGCTGATTTCCACTGGACTTCATGATATCACAGTCCGTGATTATCTTAAAGATTTCATTGGAATGTATGGCAACGCTGCTCTTCTTGCATTGGAGCATCCGTCCTATTTTATTTTCAATATTTTTAGCGCTGTGAATGGTGCTTTCTTGAACAATCAATATGCGTTCAAAGACATTATTGCCCGTACAGGTATGGATGTGTATGGTCAGATATGCCTTAGAGCAAAAGGTAGGTGAAACTGAATGGTTACCAAAGAGATCATTACCCAATCGATTTCAAATGGTACATTAAACCCTAAAATGCTTGACCAATTTATGCGGGATATGAAAATCCGGGCATTTACCTACGACTACAATATCCAGCGTGATTTGGTTAACTATCATGAGTTTCGGTTCACTATTGACCCTCTGAAATGGGAATTTATTAACGCATGGAATCCTAAGAAAGAAAGATGCTATCCTGTTACGTTGAAGGACTATCAAATGTTCTCAGCAGGAACTAAGGATAAGTACATCCGGTCGGATATCTATAATAAGTATCTTAGTTCAGAGCAAGTGACTGCAAACATGAAATACTTCAGAAACTCTCTGCTCGTATATGTAGATGGTAAGATTTACAACGATTATCGAGTGAAGGTTTCTGTTGATAATGTCGAGATTCTGTTCAGGTACAAAGACCTCAATCGTCTTGCTCATTTGGATGACGATCCGAATGTGAAACTGGATGGGATTGTGACAGATATTCGTATCCTGCTTCTTCCTAATGCAATCAATACGGTTGCAGTGGAACTTGATGCATCGCAGTTCTCTGGGAATATGTTATACTCTAATAGATTCCCTTCTTCTGCAGTGTCTAAACTCAAAGCAAGTTACAACTACTTTGGGTTCTGGATAAACAAAACCAACCAGCATCATTTCTTCATCCCGTATATCACGTGGAATGAAGAATATAAATACTTTATGCTTCCTGACGCACCGCCGACGGATGTAACGAAGTATTCAATTATGATTATTGGTATGGATTTGATATTCAAGACGATTGATTTGGATCCAACCCAAGAGTGGTTTGAGCTCAATAGTGATAAAATGCCGTTACCTAAAGACGACATTGCTATTTTCGTCAAGAGCGCAGATTTCGATATGTACGTACCTAACGACTTATCCGTTTCGTTAAAGGAGTACTATCCAAATATTTACCACGTAAACAATCCGAAAGGATATACGTTACGTATGGTTGCGTTCTATGATATGAAACCTCATAACGACCATATTTATTTCGATAACGAAATTCAGCCGTATTTGAGGTTCTTCAATCTCAAACGTATGTATGAGACTGAGAGTATTGACCCGACTGACTATGTTGATACGATTTATGAAACTGAACTTCAGAATTCTATCAATAACCGTCATTATGAGTTGATTGATACTCAGACTGATACGGTTGAGGTTACAGATACAAATGTCGATTATCGTGAGAGTGATATCTCACTGAATAAGACAGTTGTATTTGTAAATGAGATGGATGAAACTTATCTGGTAAATCAGATAACTCATTCCTCTATCGAATTAGCAGATACATCCTTTACATCTGGACCAGACCTTGATAATACCGAATTGGAGTATTATAGGGAAGGTGCAAGAGTTCCTGAAATTCTTAGAGAGTATAAACCAATTGATTGGAAGTATTCTTTCCAAGACATGTTCGAAGGAACTCCGTATAAGGATGTTAATTTCAATAATCTCTGGGATGGATTCCTGTACAAGATGAATACGATTGAAAGTATTCTGAAGCGCTGGATGCTTTTCTATGAAGAATACCAACGTAGAACGTATGGATTCCTACCTGGATGGTATCATAGGATGAGTTCATATTCAAATCTGAATAAGAAAGTACGTACGAGTACTCTTCCTGAGATACCAGAATCCGATGGTTTTGTAAACTTCAATCAGCCTCAGTATATTTTCTCGTATAAGAATACTGATATCTCGGGTGATGTAAAGTCATTCAACTGGTTCATTGATGGTAAGTTTACTATCCCAACATACACGGCAATATATCATGGATATCAGTACGTGTACTTCCCAACATCTAAAATCAATCCTGATTCTGTAATTGAGGTTGAACGTTTTGATGGTGTGAAGTTCAATCACACGTTTACATTGACTTCGAATGATGCTATTGAAATCCCGGTAAGCAAGCTTACTAAGCATCCGATTATCGTGAACTCTTTGTTCTTCGTAGATTCTGATGGGAATTATCTGAATAGAAATTCCGAGAATCCTGACTTTGAACTTACGGTGGTTGACGATGAATTGGGTGATGTGAAAGTTGATCCGTTGATTTCGGTATTCAATCTCTTACCTGAGCAAACTCTTCGTATCACGGCAGTAAATCCTGCTATGATTGGTAAAGAGATTCAGCTCAAATGTCGTAATCAGGTAATCAAATTCAAGTCTCGTGAATCTGGTATTGACTGGGAATACGGATATGAAGGTTTGATTAACTTGAATGAGAAGAAGAGTATTCTTCATGTGAAACCTGATATTGGTCTTCGTCTCCGTGTCTATGATATGGATGGCCGACTGATACCGAAGATTTCCTATAGAGTATATAACGTTCATAACTTCCAAGATGTTCCTAAGTTCAACATTCCGATGCGTCCACGCGACGAAATGCAGTTCATGGTGAACTATGTAGGTTATGATGAAAGACTGGTATTCCATCGTGAATATACTTATCCGAATGGATATGTTGATTTACGTGGACGTTTAACCAGACCTTTCAGTTTAGCATATCATGACGTATATCTTGATGGTTATCGTCTTACTAAGTACGATATCGACCAGATTTCTCCACATTCGTTTGTGATTACAGCGGCTAAACGCTTAGGTACAATCAACTGTGTTGAAATCTATGAGAAATGCCATCAGATTGATGAATACGTTAAGTTTGAATTTGATGAAGAATCCAAGTACATCATGGATGAACTCGTTGAAACTGGTGCACTTGGTGAAGCGATTGATATCAACTATCCTAAAGTTGAAACTAGCGAAAGTCTCAAGCATGTTGATGACATCGTAGATAGTTGGTATGATTTGATTCGAAATTACCTCGTATTCAAATATATTAATGGTGATAAGAGATACGATTATGGTCGTTGGTCCCATATCTTCAATATTGAAGGTGGACGTACTCTTCTGAATGCTGATGACCGTGTACGGTACGTGCGTAATATCAGAAGCATGTTCTACTTCAATCATGATTGGACCATTGAAGGTAAAGTATCTCCTGAACCGGTACACGACTATGATAGTCTTCAGTATCCATACGACCCATCAATTGAGGTCGATGAAAAAGACTATCAGGAAAAATCATATTACGTGGATAAATATAATCCTGTATTTGATGAAGCATTCGATATTATTCCTGATCCAGGTCTTGAACCTACACAGGATAAGATTGACGCTTCTGAAGAAGAACGTAAGTACATTCCTGATGGTGATTTCCATCATATTGATGGGGTTGATAGAGAAATTCTCACTCCTGAAGAACTTGAATGGTTGCGTAAGAATAGCCAGTATAATCCATGGCAGCTTGATCTTGACATGGTAGTTGAGTTCGAAGATGGTACTACTATCGACATGGTTGATGATGGTACTGGTCCAACTCATCTTGAAGACAAGATTGCTTTGGTAATTCCTGCTGAAGAGTACGATATGGTCATGACTGACTTGGTACTTGTAGATAAGAATTACGCTACCATGGAAGACCCAGGCATTCATCCTGAAGATATCCGTATTGATGGTGAATATCATTCGATTGATGCTTCTGACGTATGTCTTGCTATCAGCGATGAAGACGTTGAACCTGATGAAACCGATTTGGATGCATCAGGTGAGATTGTTGAACAGACGGACGAATCTATCTCAATTGATTATGCGCAGAACTCTATCCCATGCTTCGTGCTTGAAGATGATGATATTGAAATCATCGGTAGAGTGGATGCTCATGAGATGTATCTGAGTATGCTCGATACAGAGTATGAAGATTACAGCAATTGGGATCAGTTGAAAGTCGAACGTAAGGATGGTAGATTGATTAGCATTCACTACGACGTTGAATGCGCTCGTGATGATGCAATAATCGATAATCATGATATCGATACGGTATATCCGTAAATTATATGAGAGAACTCACGTTCTCTCATATTTACCCATATTCTCAAATTTTCAAAACCACATTCAAATAGATATTATATACACAAGGAGTTGATGAAAATGCCAAAAAATGAACCGCAAATTATGAAAAAGTGGAAAGAAGAAATGACTGGTAAACTTAGATTAGTTAGACCAGATTTGACAACAAAACAGATTGAAAAATACTTGGATAAAAAATTCCAAGAAACGTTTAAAGACCATAAATGTGTAGTCCATAACAATCATCGAAATCAAGAAGCTAAATCTTCATTGGCTAACATTATGGATTACATTCATGATAGAAAACCTATTATGGCAGGTCATGGTGTATTATATGCAAATCATCATGATGTATATAATCCAGATGCAAAAATGCTATCTAACCTTAAGAAGAAAAGAAAAGTTCTTAAAGGAGAGATGCTCGAGTTTGTTAAGACTAAGGGTAAGGATTCATATGAAGCTCGTCAGAGAAACGTAGGACAAACGAACGTAAAAGCTTTGATGAATTCATATTATGGTGTTAACTTAATGAAGGCTTCGGTATTCTATAACAAATATACTGGAGCGTCTGTAACGGGTACTGGTCAAGCGTTGATTAGTACAGCAGAAACTTCATTTGAACAAGCATTCGGCAATAATGCGAAATTCAACGATATGGATGAATGCGTGTTGTTTATATACAGAGTAACCAAAGAAGCAGATTATCCAGATCTTAAGTTACTTCCTAAGATAGATAATATCTATGAAGAAACTTATAATTGGATAATCAATTCGTTTAAGTATGAAGATAAAGTCAACCATGAGATGATTAAGAGAATTCTGAGTAATCTTTCAGATGTTGACCTTCATAAGCTGTATTTTAAGAATAACATCTTAGCATTCTTCCTGTATATTCCAGTTGTGAATAAGTTAGCTAAGAAGCTAATTAATAAGACGAAGAGTTTCATCGATCCGAACAAACCGCCTGAGGAAATAAAGGATGATTTGAAACTCTTATGGGAATATTGTGAAGAGTTCGTTTGTCATAACTACACGATACGAAATCGTATTGAACGAGATAAGTATGATAAACGAAAAATTATTGTAGCTCAGGATACAGATTCGACTATCTTGACTATCTATGGGATAATTCAGATGTTCATTGATAATTTGGTAGCGAAGAAAGTTGCTGCTGAGTCTGAGGAAGAACTTGACTATATCATGGTGAATATTGTATCGTATCTCATGAAACAATGGTCGGTTGTATTCCTCGAAAGATTGGCATGTGATTGCAATATCCCAGATGAATATCATGAATGGCTGGATTTGAAGAATGAATTCTATTATCCGTTGTTTATTGCAACGAATACCAAGAAGCGTTATATTACCAAGATGAAATTGCAAGAAGGAAAGGTAATCAATCCTCCAAAGATTGATGTTCATGGACTTGATTTTGCTAAGGCAGAAACATCTGATAAGGTAAAAGAATTCTTTGATGAATTGATTGATAAAGATATCGTAAATGCAGAGCAAATCAATCTTGCTGTTGTATTGAGAAAACTGAAATGGTTTGAGAATACAATCATCGAATCTGTTGAGAATGGTGAGACTGAATATCTACCAATCAAATCTGTCAAGGATGTGGGTGCGTATAAAGACCCATGGTCTGAGCAAGGTATCAAAGCAGTCAATGCTTGGAATCTCTTGGTTCCTGATATGGAAATTCAGCTACCAGAGAAAATTCTGTTGGTTAAGTTAAAGACCGAGAAATTAAAGACTTTAGAAACATTCAAAGGTAAGATTCCTGATAAAATCTATAATACTATTATAGATAAGATATTCAATAACAAAGAGCCTTTGATTTCTAGATATGGATTAGCTGTTATTGGTATTCCTCAGAACATTGGTAGAGTGCCAGATTGGATAACTACACTTGCAGATACAGATTCGATAGCTCATGATAATATAGCTAAGTTCAATCCTGTATTAGTTAGTCTTGGAGGAGTTCCAATGAAGACAAAGTCAACCGTTATTCGTATGAGCAATGTATTGAACTTATAAAAGAAAAAATAAATAAGGTGCAGTAAACGGGGCGACAAGACCATTCGTCAAGCCGCCCCATAAACATTTTGCTATTATTCGCACCATCCAATAGTCTGAGTTTCACCCATTTGGATCAACCCCTTTCTATTGGATTTTTTTTTGGATGGAGCGATTTAGAGTGGGAACGCTCCGATCCCATCTTTGACGACTTCCGCAAGGACATCGTCATTGAACTCTTTAATACACCAACCCTCAACGCTGGCCCGGCGGAATGAATCAAGTACAGTGGGAGCGTACATTGCCGGGACATCGAATGTCTCTAAGATGTCGAGACCTGCGGCATCCCTGCCATATAGGGTAAATGTCCCACTCGGTTCGTAGTACTCGATGTGCCCTATCTGCACATCAAAGTACATATGATCACGTTTGGAGTAATCACGGTTGGTTAGGACTTGAATTGTAAGCATAATAACACTTCCTTTCTATATATACAATCTGCTTACTACCAATATAATATATATTCAAGTTATTAGATTTCTAGGTTTTGACAAACCTCTAATATTGAATAAACTAAAGGAAGGTGAAAATGATGAGTGAAATGAACGTACATAAGAACTTGTACGGTATTGGTATCTCACCATTATCTATAGGTAATAAAGGCTACGCTCAGCCTGAAGAACTCATGACCGATAAAAACGTAGGTATCTTCTTTATCAATACCCAGGATAATAAAATCGTATCTGCTGAGTACGTTGCTAGGTGCAAACAGCACCTGAAAGCTTTCTGCCAGCGGTGCTATGATGATTGTACCCTTGGTTTGGTATATAAGATTTTCATCAACGATAATCATGTACAGAGCGGTATTGTTGGGGATGACAATCTTCTGACTAACGAAGTACCGGTTGAGCTCGGGAACAAACCTGCTATCGCATTCCGGTTGGGGTTGGATGTTGATATCTTCTCTAGAGATGATATGCACGTTCTCAACCCTGAAGATTTGATTCTGAATATCCAGTTCAGTCTCATCAAGAATGGCATTGCGAAGAACTACTTCATTGAAGGTAACCTTGATGAAATCAATACTAAGGCATACAAAATTGATATGGATGCTGTAACGGTTGGTGATGGTACGGATTATGTATTCCGTATCAATACTCTGACGTTTAAGACGAATAGTAAATTTGATCCGTTGAAGCATGCAATCGTTCTGTATGATGTATTACTTGGGTTGATTTAAGAAAGGAGGATACGAAAATGAATAAGGCAGTGTTACTCGTTGATATGAGAAATCAAGAGCAGAAAAGCAAATATTTCTCTTTCAATAAAATTGCCAGTACGGCAATAATAAGCTCTATGACTGGTGCTCCTTGTGCATACGACCCGACTAAAGTGTACAATATCGACGATAAATGTGTATACGTGACTGATGAGGGTGAAGTCATCATAATTGCTTGCTTGGCTAACAATGTAACAGGTGATTTCGATGGTCGCTATTGGGAGGAATGGAGCGTATTTGACGAACTGAAAGGTTTATATACAGACTACGCCGTGGTTTCCATGGAACGTCCTCAGCTTCGTCGTAACAAGTTATGGTTCAAGATTACCGATAAGAATGCTCAGGAAATCATCGATTCTCTTGGACTTGATAACAATATGATTATCATAAACAACTTCATTGTATCTGAACGTCGTCCGGTTATGAATCTCCAGACTGTATGGGGTCAGATTACTGAGGTACTGTGAGAAAATAAAAGAAAGAAGGGTATTCCCTTCTTTCTTTCTATCCACAAAAGAGTAATACAATAGGCAGTTGAAAGGGCTGAGCTATATGAAACTTAAATCAATATTTAGGAGTCATGTGTCTCCTAATACATGGTGGGTTATAATGGGTATGATTCTGCTGATAACGATATTCCATTATGCACTTTATTATTACCAGAATGATACTCTTGATAATAGATTAAAAGCTGCAACAGAAACCTTCCAAGCTAATCGCTGGAAGGATGTTGAAAATATCATCAATATATCTACCATAACGGCGCGTGCAAGTGCTGTAGATGTATCAAATCATATTGTACGAGCTATTGATCTTGAATACCCTGATATCAATGAACTCAGGGAAGAATTTGATTCTGGTAATTACACATCTCCAAAGTTTATCAAAATCATTTTAAACTCGATTGAAGGTGAGTATCTGTTCGGTATACATAGCCACAACAACGATATCTTCGTTATGAATAAAAGCGGAATTATCGCTGATATGAATGTAGAGAAATTTGATAAAGTCCAGAGAGGAATCAAAGATGAGATAAATACTCATTTCAATCCTACGCTGGCTTTCAATTCTCTAGAGGCTATAATACTCAAAAAGAATCCAGATGCTCTAGTTTTCTATGAGCCAAATTATCCAACCTATGAAAACCATACGATTATCATGTATCCTTCAATGGACCAAGTTCGTGAGGTATACTATCGAGAAGGACTTGAAGGACTTAAGAATTATACCTTCTTAGTCCCAGCATACATCACGGATAACGGTGACTTGTTTGGTAATACCGATATTGGTTCAGATGGATTGGTTAATATGACTCATAAAATTATCGTCGTACAGAGGTTCAATGTGTACGATATAATCAAGAATTCGTTTGAAACTCAGGTTGAAGCAAAAGAGAAACTGTATAATGACATGGTAGCTCAAATTAATGAGACCAAGCACTTTTATACGTTTGCTTTTGTAGCAATGCTTTTACTTGATATCATTCTTATATTAGTATTCTTGATTCATACTACAGGAACTTTACCCGAAGAAGAAATTGAAGTATAAATAATAGGGAAAGGAGGGACCAATCGAAATGACATCGTCTCTCTTCACGGATGCGGGATTAAATCTTTACTTTGTAATGGAGATTATTGGTTATTTGATATTTACATTTATCGGTTCTCTCCTAAAAGAGATTTTCAATACTAACAGTGTTGGAGGATATATGTTCCAAGCTCATCGAGTTATATCAAGTACGATATCTGCTAGTACAGTATCAGTAGCACTACGCTCAATGTATCTAGAAGAACAATCGTACGCAGTTATGGTGTTTATAAGTTTTACTCTTGGTTTGCTTGGATTTGAAATATTCAAAAACCTTTGTTCGATTGATGGTATCAAGAAGTTGATTTCCGAATTTACAAGTTTATATGGATTGCTAACAAAATTACCAAATCCGGATAAAACTGAAATAGATAAGCCTGAAAAGAAGAATGAATATGATTCTCCGAGGTCAACAGATGTGAATCCATCGTTGATTCCATCTATCAGGATACACCCTAGTAAGAAACACAATGATGATGATGACGTAGAGGACTAACTCTACGTCATTTCAATTTTTTAATAAAAAATTCAGCTATATATTATATACACGTATTGAAGTCAAATCCTTATAATAATATAAGTGATTGGACTTTGATAATAACCCATTATCTAAAATATTTAAAGGAGGAATCTTAAATGGGTAAGAAAAAGAAGAAGATCAAAATCGTGGAGCTTGACGTGGTAGGCCTCGGCATATGTCGAGTAATCAAAGGAAAGAAACGCTCTTTGGTTGCTTGCAACGATTTGTATTCTGAGGCGACCTACGGCAATATTCCGGATAAGAAGATCAAACGCTTCTTGAAGAAGCACAAAGATCAGATTGTTAAGGTTAAGGCAAAGAAGTGCACTGAATCCAGTCAGCAGTACTTCGAAGACGGCAAGCTTAAGTTCATTGAGCTTGATGCTGTCGCGATTCTGATGAGTAAGCTCATTATCAATCCGAGCAAGGTTAAAGCTCCGAAAGAAGCTAAGCCTGACGCCAAGGATGGTAATAGCTCAGTTAAAATTGAGGTGAAATAAATGTCGGCTACTCTATCAGAAGGTTATCTTATACCAGATGATAAAACTACTATCATCAACACCAAGAAGTTTGGTGTACCATTGATTGATAGAGAGTTATCCTGGTTGAGCTTTAACGATAGGGTCAGGACGGTATTGATGCGGGAAGGTGTGGCGCCTTCCCGGTTTCACTTTTTGGCAATTGCTGAAAGCAATCTAAATGAATTCATATCCGTCAGATATTCTGACATCGTTGAAGCTTATGATGCTGATGATGATAATAAAGACCTTAAGAGATATCTTAGTTTTGTTAGAAAAGTCATCATGGCTCAAAAGTTCAGTATTTCTGAAATGGTCCAACTCTTGTTAGGGAGTGAGACCAATGTCATCATGAATGGTGATCAAGGTCCATCAACAGAGAGTATATTTCTCTCTAAGGTAAAATCAGCTATCTGTCCGGTCATGGTTGGACCGAACAAAGATATACCAAAATTCAGGACAGACGAGCTGAATTTATTTGTAAAATTGGTAGACAGTTCACAAAAGAAATTGCATTGCTTTATTCAAATCCCTAAGAGTCTTGATAGACTATACAAGGTTAATACACTTCAGGATGGAACTGTAAAAGTACCTATCGAAAGGATGATTGTATCTAATCTTGATCATGTCTTTGAAGACGTGTATAGTGTAGAGGGATGCGTGCTGTTTAAGGTCATTAAGCAATGCAATGAGACGTTAGACCGTGATAGTAGTGTCTCATTGGTTACGAGAATCAATAAGATTATTACTAATCGCGAAGATAATCGTATTATCTGGATTGACTGTGCTAAAGTTCTCGGTGGTCAGGAATATTCCAACAAGATGATGACTACTTTGAGAAAACTCTTGAAAGTCCAGAAAGAGCATCTTTGCATCTATCCAGATTCGTTGCTAGTAGATATTGGGTATACGATGAAAGAATTACCCAAGTTCAAAGGAGATTCGTATAAGTTTTCTCCTTCGCCGATCATAGAACTAGCTGATGAAGATTCCATTATGGATTATTTGGATGATAATACTGATTTAGTAGTTCATCATCCATATCAGTCTTTCAATGTAGTCATAGACTTTCTGAAAGAGGCTGCTAAAGATCCTAAGGTAATCTGCATCAGGCAGACTCTTTATAGAGTCAGCAGCATAAAGTCTCCAATTGTAAAGGCTTTATGTGACGCCGCCAGAAATGGTAAGCACGTCAATGTAATGCTTGAGTTATTAGCAAGATTTGATGAAAAGCAAAACATCAAACTTATTAATACGCTCAAGGAAGCTGGATGTAATGTAAGTTATTCATTAGAAACTTTCAAGACTCATTGCAAAGTGTGTATAGTTACTCGACAGGGTAAGAACAAGTTGAAGAACTATGCTCATGTGGGTACTGGAAACTATAATGAAAAGACTGCAAAGATTTATACTGATATCAGTTACTTCACAAGTGACGTTAAAACATGTGAATCTCTGATAAATGTATTTAGCTTTGCTACAGGATTCCAGTGGAATTCGGTAATGCCGAAGGTCTGTTATTCACCTTCCACCATGCTGCCCAGCTTGATGGATGAACTAGACCGTATTGGGAAGTTTCTCTCATCGAATGATGGAAACTTAGCCACATTGAAAATCAAAGTTAATTCGTTCAATAACGTTGAACTGATTAAAGCGATTTATAATTTGGCTAATACATATCCTAATAGGTTTGAGGTTCAGCTCATCTGTAGAGGAATATGTTCAATGGTGCACTGTAGGGAAAACATCAAAATCAAATCCATAGTAGGAAAATTCCTAGAGCATTCTCGAATCATTATAACTGATCTAATACCAGATGACCCAGATGACGACGTTCAAAGTTCAGTGCTGATTGGAAGTTCTGATTTATTAGACAGGAACCTTTATAAAAGGATTGAGGTACTTGTGAAAGTAGAAACAGCTACGTCACAAGCAAAGGTTCAAGATATATTTGATGCATTATGGAAAGATACCGCAAACTCTTGGATTATGGATGAGAATGGAGTTTATTCGCGAGTGAATGAGACTAAAGACTGGCACTATGATGCACATCGAGAATTGATGAATCTTGAATGACCTTAGAGCAATTCCCATGGGATGTTTTACTACGTCCCATGGGGGATTTCCTTTGCGTTTTGAAAAGAAAAGAAAGCGGATGTAGAGTCCGCTTTCTTTTTGGGTTACACTCTGAATACTACTGTCACGGTAGTATAGTTGTCGCCTTTGAGTTGCACCTCAACGATGCGGTACATTACCGCGTTGCCTGATGCCCAGCGAATCAGGCTGTCGAGGGGCTTTTCCTTAGACACTGGCGTTGCCGGTATCTGGAGATTTTTGGTCTCTGACACTGGCAGGAAATACATATGCCTAGAGTCGACCCGAGCGCTCATGAGATACTCGAGCGCATGCTTTTCCAGCATCCACCCGCTTACCTTGAACAGCTTGTACGCGGGATTTTTACCCGGTAGGGAGTAACCAAGAGTTGCGTTTGCCATAGTATATCTCTCCTTTCTATGGCTGACGGAAGCTGAATTGCTTCTGCGTCTACGTATATAATATATATTCAAATTTTCATTTATTTAGGTTTTCACCTACAAGTAAGTAATCCCATTATACTATTCTTTATCCCATCATCATTCTATCTAAAAGAAAGAAGCCTGCTGCTTGGCTTCTTTCTTTTGTCACGAAGTACGTATTAGAGCTGAGATATTACATACTCAGCAGCGGCAATCGCTTGTTCTTTGGTAGTGAATACTGCCATGAATCCGGTATTGTGGCAGAACTCCATCCCGTCGAATTTGTTGTCTTGGGCAGTAGTACCCCACCAGCCGTACGGCAGAGGATACTTTGCAACATACCCACCTTCTTTGGTCGGAATAGTTCTCAATACCCAACCATGAGTTGCATGCGGGAATATTACAAATTTTGCAACGTCTTCAACGTCGCTACCAAAGAGATATTCCATCCAAGGCATGCCCTGTTCAAGTACGATAATACCATCAATACTCATGTTTAGAACACCTTTATCCCAAATGGGTTTAGATTCAAGAGTAAAAGTGATATTATCTTCTATCTTTTTTAATATCACTCTTGAGATTTCCACCGCTTTACAGAACATCCCATCAGATACCTTCTGAGAAATAACCCCATTAGGGTTCATATATTTCACCCAAGCAAATGGGCTTGGGTGTAAATTTTCAATTTCCTGCCCATTATCGTTTGCTGATACAGGATAAAGAAGCTTCTTTCTCAGAAGATGCATATGAGCGTCATCACCATAATATACCTCAGCGAATTTAGCTAAGGCGCAAGCCCTGACTTTGTTGTCATAAGTATTTTCTTTAGCTTCGTCTTGATGATGGTCAAGTCGTAATTGGGTTTCCGTTACCTCGTCGCTCCGACCGACGTCCAGCATAATATCGAAATCCTCGATATTCTCCCTAGTGCGAATGACTTCGATATTCTTATCGGGATATAAATTACTGATCATCGCAGCGCAGCAAACATCATCGGCATGGAACAAACCATGGTGGGTTACGAATTTGATAGTGTCTTTCTTATTTAAGTTTTCAAAAAACTTGTTGGCTACTTCCATATTAATATCCATATTTTTGATTTTCATTTTACACCTCTCCTTTAATCACTTAATAACTTCTTCCATCGGATTCTCTTTCCAGTCAGTTGTTCCAGCTGAGCTCAGCCATTTTGCATCCAACTTATAATATACCTTAATATCTCTAGCTATCCGAGATGCATCATACAATGCAACTGCTGCTTTAGAGTTCAGCTTCATCACGTTTGTAGTGACATTATCTGGAACGCTAACATTGATGGGTTCATGAATAAAGTGATAATACCCAAGAAGAACTTCATTAGGAACAACGATTGTATGAGTGATGTCACTTATCCCATACTTATCACCATACTTTGTGAAGTCCTGCTGAGCTAGGACTGGATCTTTATATAATACCAGCCTAACATCTTTGAAATCACCTGGAACTTCGATTATGATACCTGCCATTTGTTTCATATTATCTCCTCCTATTTTTTATATGGTTTTGATATCTAATCCTATGTATATTATATATTTGAAATTAAAATTGAAGAACCGAAAAACGGTTCTTCAATTCGTTTACTGCTGGTCTGCTTGTGCTTTGATTTGAGCAGCCTGTTCTTCCTTCATATCGGCACGAAGGTCGAGCTTGAATTCCTTCAAATCCTGCTCCATACGACTCCAATCGTATACACCAGGTAACAACATCTTCGTGATGATATATTTGAAGTACTTATCCTTGATACGAGGATCACTTTGAGTGTTTTCACCCTCGATTACCTTTATCATGAATTCAGCCATCTGATCAGCATTACTTATCATTTCTGTTGTATTGGTGATATTGATGGACTTCGGACGAGACCACTTGAATTCAAAAGAATCAAGTTTATCATCGTCAGTTTCGTATCCACCAAAATACAACAGCTTTTGATACAACTCAGTCACAGTTGGCTCAGTTTCTTCCTGTATACCAATCATTCTAGCAACGTAATTTGCATGAAGCATCGGTAACTGACGAGCGAAATCAAGTTCATCCATCGCGCTCATCATTGCAGAAGGACAGCCTGTATTGGAAATCATTCCCTTACGAAGCATATCGGTCAATGGAGTATCCAAATCATACTGCTGACCTTGCATTACTTCAACGTCAAATGCCCTATCACCAGATGGAGTCATCGGAATACCAATATCATGACCTTTACCAACCTTGGACAGAATACCACGAACAGAACCAAAGTCGTTGTATGAAATCTGATTCTGTTTGAATTGCCCAATTACCTTATTTACACGACCAGATATATCTTGGTCTTCTTCAGATACGTGAATAAGGAACATTCGAGTATCCATAGAACGAGTCGTAATCATGATGATTTTGAAATTCAGAAGAGTCAAGTACAACATCGCATAATACAAAGATTTCTTCAGTACAGATGTGCCCATATGAGTATCAGGATCTTCATTGATCTTGAAATGAGTAATGTAAGAAGAAGATACGAACTGAACCTTGAATGACTTCTTGTAGAAATCATCATACGAAATTGCATTCGCAATCAATTCTTTGAACTGACTATTCTGCTTTAAGAAGTCTTTATCGATACTCTTACAGATTCTATCTGCAATAATACCAATCAACTTCTCTTCGAAGTTCTTCTTCATATCATTCTGGAAGAGAACAGATGTACGGGATAAAGTATGAATTGCGTTCATTGCATGAGAACTGATTTTCTGAGCAGACTCATACAGAACGTAGTATCCAATACAATAATCCATCATGTATACAGGAATAACCTTTCCAGGGTCATATGTCTTGATATAAACACCAGATACATCTGCAAATTGAGCAAGATACTTATCTTGAGTTTTATCAAAGTCAAATCCATCACCATGCACACCAAGTACACCATCATGAAATGCGCCATTCTTGGAAGTGCCAGGAGAATGACTGATAACATTCCAAGTCTTGGATTTCTTTTTGTTATTGATAGTTTTGAGAATAGAATCACGAACCTTAGCATTACTTAATGCAGCGATGGCTGAATCTTCCATGAGAGGAATAGAATCATCGTTGATTACGTCAATACCTTCAAAATAGGATTCCATGTCATCAACAAACTTCTTTTCATTATACTTATTATCAACACTTTCATTCAAGAAAGTATCATTGATACTATTAGAAAACTCGTTATAGAACTCAGTCAATACCTGAGTATCTTCTTGTACAGGCGTGTAGTTTTCACCTACACGAGTAATCTTTGAAGATGAACGAGCATTCATACTAAACGGATCATGCTTATACTTTTCTTCATAAGCTTTAAACTTGGCGAATACTTCTTTATACGGCTGAGTATATACGAAATAGTTACCATACTTAAGAGTATTCGGAATGATTTGCTTCTTAAGAAGATTCTTGATACCAGTCGCTTTCTCCATAGCATAAACCGTATCAAGGTCATTGGCAGATTTAGTATCATCACTATTGATTTCACCATAAGACACAATACGAGATAAGTCGGATACAAGATTATCGTTATTCGTTATCGTATCTCGCATAGTATCAACAACGGTTGCCAATTCAGATAACTGCTCAGTTACCATTCGAATATCTTCATACATCGAATTGATATTCTTATAGCGTTCGCTGAGAACCATTGCAGCTTGAGCAGTTTGGTCATTCATCAAATCAGTGAATGACTGCTTATTCATACTGGGATTGAAGTTAGATGTAGGACTATCACCTTTGATAGCTTTCGTCATGAGCGAATTAAAAAATAACGCCAAATCCTTTCCTGACGTTACTTGTGATTTGCTCACGTACCTACCAGTTTCTTTATCGATGATATCATCCAACTCTTTTGCAAGAGTATCAAGCTTATCGTCATTACGTTTAGAAGAGATGATAGGAATAGACTTAAAGTTATTTATCATCTTCTGAATGACGTCATTTTGCTTCTTTATATCATTTATATTCTTTTTAGTCGTGACAGCATCTACAATATCTTGTGAAGACGTCTTTTTAGCCATTATTAGTTCGCCCCCTTATATATTAGAAGATTTGTCGAGTACCAAAAAAAGGAATAGGCTATGCCTATTCCTTTTCTCTTAGTAATTCACGATAGAATGTGCCGATACAAACGACCAACTCTCTGTAATTGATTCAATTACGATATCATACACATTTTCCAGTTCAGTCTTATAGACCGTAATATTGATAGTATCAGCTTTCTTAATCATTGGGAAGACTTCTTTTAGCATAATCATCTTCACGTCGATACCATCATCGTTCGCAATTACACGTTCAATAGATTGATACTCCAGCAGAGCTTTAATGTCTTCAGGACTTAGAACATACCCTCCAATTGGTTCATTTGCACGGATTCTTCTAAGTTCAGTCATTCCAATGTACGAGCCAGAATCTTCAATCTGTTTTTCGCTAAGTTCTGTGCTGACGAAGTACTCTTCACCATCTTTCAAGCTCTTGAGATACTTTTCAGTACCATCTTCACGATACTCATAACCCTTATTCTTGAGGGCTTTATTGAGTCCTTCAGGGTCAACTGCACAGTTATTCAAGAAGTCCCATTTCTTACCGCGCCAATGAAACAGGCTCTTTTTGAAGAGCGTTTTATTCTTGATTGAATTCATAAACAATGGAATCACCAAGTCGTCAAGGAATCTATACTCAGTATAGACTTGCTTGATTGCTTGATTAAACTCATATAAAGGTTTTCTCAGCTTGGAATTATCAAGCCAATCACTCTGCACTTTTTTTGCCATCGCGGTCTATCTCCATTACACTCATAACAGAATAATTCAACGCATCTAACAAGGTATCCTGAATACTTTCATCTGATACCTGACCTTTAAGATCTTTGGTCTTAGATAAAGTACTGAACCTGCTAACTTTATCATTAAGACGAATCCTTGACATGGCAAATCCTTCTTCAAGGAAAGTTAAATGGAAGCTGTCGCCATAATCCATATTCTTTTTGATATAAAGCTTATGAAGATCATCGTATGTCTTCTTAACAAACTTTGGTGCCTCACCACCTTCGTCTGCGAGTTCAACCAATGCATAGGTGACTTCAATAGCAAAATCCATCAAACTCTTACGAATACTTTCGGTCACTGAATATATTACTATTGGTGGCATATCAGCACCATTTGCATGAACCTTACTCAGTCGTTTAAACTTACTAAGTGCAAGCGCCAATCTACCAGACATGTATTCGTTACCGCTTCCAATAACACCGATGTGGAACATGTCCTGTTGAATAGGAAATTTTCCTACATAAAGCTGATAAAGCTCACTCATTATCTCCTTATGTAGTGCTTCGTTCTGATTGATATCTGTCTCCATTAAAAATACCTCCTAGATTTTATATATCTCATCCAAGTCCTTTACACATTCTTCTATATCGGGAAGATTGAAATACGTCTTCCCTATATACGAATAGTCCTTGGATAATAAAGCTTCTATAAAATGACGTCCTTGGTCATATAGAATATCAGTTGGGTCAGGATTCAGATGAGCAAATCCATCAAGAACCAATTTGCCAATCATCGTTTCACGACCAATATTGAACGCTATAATTATCGATGGGTAAAGGGAGCTATAGTCAAAGTCGATTACATATGGGAAGATGTATTTTGATTTCATCCCATACATTTCGATTCCGACATGAAGATTGAGTTCAGGGTCACCAACAAGTGCGCCCTCAACCTCTTTCTTCTTCTTGACCGCCGCTTCCTCTTCATCATCATTAAATCTATCTTTGGTATAATCGATATTACGATTGTTACCAATGATATAACCTTGAGTAAAATACGATATATATGCATGATTCTTCAGTACTTGAGTCTGACTGAATATCTTATGAAACGGAGTCGCATTCGATAAGGTATTTAAGAATACCGTATCCATATCATGGGTCTTTCTTTCAATCCCAAGCTGTAATAAAGTATCCTTAATATTATACATTACGAATAGCGGGAAATTCTCATAAGGTAAAGTCTTGATGTTAGCTTCATCGCTATAATCAAGTTTTGTATCCTTCAACTCTTTCTGAGCAATTGCATTCAACTTCAAAGACTTCTGCTCAGCGAATTGTTTACGTATCTTGATATATGTACCCATCTGGTCGATATATACCGTATACGCAGTTACTAAGAATACATCATTCTTTCTCTTGAAATCATGCTGTTTTGTATCTTTACGATAATTGAGAATCTTTGTAGCAAAATCTGGGCTACAAATAATGCTTGCAGGGTCGTACCCAAGTACTCGAATACGCTCAATGAGGAACGGAATATCGAACCCCATATTCCAGATACCTAAGATATCTCGTTTGAGAGTATTGATTACTTCAAATACCGCTGCAATCAAATCTATCTCTTTATCGAAGAATGCTATTTTATAATCTAACTCACCATAACTTTCATCAAAAGCTTCGTGATATTCCGCAATATGCGTATTCATATTCCGTTCGAATTCTTCTATCTGAGGATTCTTTTCATTTCTCAGTAAGAATACGAATACGGTTGATGAAGCTTCATCTATTAATGAAACTGCATTAACTGGGCATTCACCAGGTTTTGGGAACCCTGGTACATCAATACCATCAACCTCGATATCCATGAACATCTTATCTACGTGAACATGGATATCGTTGTTATGATAATGCAAAGCCCATTCTATTCTAAGATAATCTGTATAATCATAGTCGGCTCCAAGTACATAAGGATACTTAAAAAGCTCCTTACACAGATTTCTAGCACCGGCTTTTCTGTTGGAAGTCAAGAATTGTTTGCACTTTTCTCCTCCAACTTGAGCAATTGCATCCAGTACAGCTTTATACTTAACTCGTACTGGAGTACACTCTTTCAATGGTCTATAAGCGGGACAGTAATTGTAGTCCCGCTCATCTTCATTTACTACATATATGAGCATTTCCGGGTCCATTGCAGTAAACAACTTCTTCTCCCCGGTCTTTACATTCTTCAATACCAAATATGCATAATCATGCCATTTGGTTTCTTTTGTTGGCCTTTGATATATGGTGTTACACATAACCCAGTCCTTAGGGTTTATTTCACCTAATAACAAAGGACCATCATACTTCTCTAGTAAGCCATTCATGCTCCAATCCCCTCTAATGCGTCAGCTAAAGTATCTTTGCTAACGTCTTTGTACATATGGAACGAGTTATCAACAACACTTTCAAGCTGTGCGGCTGAGATATCCTTGTTCGGATTGAAAGCTTTGTTCGATGCACAAATGTTGTTGATATAAGGTTCTGTTATCTTCAGCAGAGTTTGGTATATCTCAGGGTCCTTGTCGATGGAATCACAGAAATTCTTCGTACTAAATTTCTTATCTGGATTAGCAGTGAAATATCTGTACGGATTTCTACCACCAACAAGACCAAGACTATCAGCAAATCTCAACATAGATAATGGGGTGTTGAATCCTTTACCATGTTCAAATACCAACTCAACAGTCAAATCAGAACGATTTGTTTTGGATTTGAGCGTCTGTACGGCAGTAACATAACCATTGAAACCATGCTTTTCAGTAATGCATTTACCACGATAAATCAATCTAATCAAAGACTGAGACAGATAAATCGGTGCACTACCACCCGGCAAAGTTTCATCTGGGGATAGACCTTGAATCTTGGCTTGTTTCTTCGTAAAGCCCATCTGAGGTTTCTCCTTGATATGATTGGTTACAAACAGAATGATATTCTTATCATGAAGAATTGGTCTCATGATTTTATAGAACTTACTATAAGCAGCAGCTAAGCGCATATCATAAGTCTGACCTTCCTGTTCTGCCTGAACATTACCATCCTTATCAAGGATTTCTTTCGTCTGGAACTGAGGTAACGAATCTGCGATAATTACCGTCGGCACATAAATTTTGATTTCTCTACCGAAAGAATCATATCGACCCGTATGGATAATCAACTCTTTCTTATGTTCTTCCTTGATACGAGCAATATCAATAATCGCAGCGCGCAAGTCCTCGATATAGTTGATTTCATTCAGACGATATTTCGTATCCATCAAATCAGGACCCCAACCAGTGAGATTCATGATATGAGGATAACTTGAAGTATGTTCTGCATCTGCATGAATAACCAATCCTTCATCATAATCTTTTACGATGTTGGCAGCGCATTGAATACAGAATGCAGATTTACCTACACCAGAGTTACCAATTACCATAATGAACTGACCACCCATGATACCTTTATTATACCAAGTATGGTCTAAATCTGTATGGTCTTTATTTGGTACACAGACCAAATATCCATTCAAGGCGTCAATAAGCGGATTTCCAGAAGGAAACCCGAAAATAGAAGTGTTATCGACCTTGAATAATCCTTTCTTATCACTTTTCAATAAACTATCAAGTAGCAAAGAAGACGTACTATATCCACCAACTTGTTCGAATATAGCAGCTCTTCTTGCACGTTTTTCTAACGCTTCAATTATCTTTCCTCTAACTGTCATTATCTTTCATCCTTTCAATTATAGATTAAATTTGTGTCACGAATATAATATGTATTTATAATCTACTTTAAAAAATTCCCTAGAGGTTTGGAACCTCTAGGGAATTAAATTTATTCAGTTTTATGATTAGCAAATGTGGTAGATTTTACCTTCAGCATCCATAATAGCAATATGGTTGAAGTAGTACCCACGGTAGTTGGTATACATCTTGCTCAAGAACTCAGGTGAGAAAACCTCTTTCTTGTCAACAGTCGGGAAGAAGTACGTGATGTACTTGATACCGTATTTAACCAAGAAATCAATTTTCTTTTTCAATTCCTTGGAATCTGCTGGAGTATGAAGTACCAATCGTTTGGAATTTGGTTCATACCGGTACTTTTCAGTCAAGATATCAATCGCGCTCTGAATGCTCTTCTGAGAGCAGCAGATAACATTCGTAGACGGACGACGAGGACGGAACACAGGAAATGCCAGTTTAGGAATTCCATTGACGTCCTTGATAATCATGCTCTTAGTGCTGAATCTCGGCAAACCATGACTATTACGAGGGATTCTATCTTCTGAAGAATACGTACTCCTAGCGGTCAAATTGATTTCCCGTCCATTCACCCGATACACCAACCGTTCATACCCCTCTTTACCATCAGAGGTGATGATGTACAGAAAAGCCATATCCTTGTAATCGCTCGTGTCTTTTCTATCAGCAGAAAGCACCATAGTAAGAATATGATTTTCGCTATCATAATCATGCTCGTATACCGTAGCATTCTTTACACCAATATTCACCAAGTCATTCAGCAGATAAAGCGTAATGAATACGATATTACGTTCATATTCTGTCGGCTCATCGCTAATCTTGCTGATATACGGATTACCGGATTTAGCACTAAATCCGATTTCAGTACCGTAACTAAAGTGACAGGTTACATTGGATTTTGTAGTAGATTTGTCAAACGCTTGTCCAATATCCTGAGCATACTTGTTTTTTCCATCTGTATTAATATCTATATTAAGGTTTTCATTGGTTTCATTCTTGATAACGTACTTATTCTTGTACGTTTCAACTACAGACCAACTTTTACGACCTGGTATTTCATTGTATATTGTAATCATAACTAGATACTCCTTTTGAATAAAAAAAGGACCCAGTATCAATTCCAACTGGGCCCACAATATCAACTCTTATGACTTACTTATCCCGACGATTGTTATTCTGGTTCTGTCGGTTATTGTTGTTCTGACCCTTCTGATTGTTGGGTCTGTTGTGGTTCTGATTCTGCTGCGGTGCATCATCAAACAAGTCGTTGAAGTAATCCTTCGTGGATGAACGGAATGCTTTCCGAATCTTCGGATAGTCTTCTTCACTCAACGAAGTGAAGGATACACGACGCGGAGAATCATTATTCCGCATAGCATCACGTGCCTTTTCATCGGAATAAATCTTCATGAACGCTTTGAGTTCCTTCTTGTTAATAGGCAGAACTTTCTTGGCCTTCTTCTTAGACAACTTCTCTTTTTCGATATTGATGAAGTCAGTGCCCTCAAGAACATTCAACACAAGAGTGCTGATGTCATTGTAAAGCCAACGCTGCGGATCCTTGAAATGTTCAAGCTTGCCGCCACGGCGTTCGAGCATGATACCAATCAGCAAAGAGATAAACGTCTTACGGTTAATCCCCTTGAAGAAGATTTCATAAATCTTCTTGATGGTTTCAGGATCGCTCAGGTTTGCCCCAATCGTGTTAGTCCACTTGCTATCAGCATCATCCGATGCGGAATTCACAACACCAACGCCCTGTACGGAATACAGAGTAAGATTCAGCCGATATACATACCGACGAATGTTTTTGGTATTGAGATATTCACTCGGCACATAGCAGCATGCCAATTCCTCAGCATATTTGCGTTCGATACCAAGTTCCTTCACAAGTTTCTTCACGATTTTGGTATTGATAACCTTACAGATTTCAGTCGTTTCCTGAATCAGACGTTCGCTCAAGCGAGTCATCGTGTCAAGACGTGCTGCCGTAACATCATCAATCTTCACCTTATCGTTACTGCAAAGCTTAGCCTTCTGTTTCTGATACATTGAACGCACAGCATCCAAGTTATCCATCAGAACCGTAGACAAACCAGCCGGGAGCTCATCGAGTTCCTTATGCTTAGCCAGTTTCTTAACCAGCCTTGCTAACGGTTCAACGAAGTAATCGTGTGAACCAAGCAACTGGAGAATCGTACCTTCATACTTAGCACGAACATCTCCTTTCTGATACTTGCCAAAGTAGAAATCTACCAGCATCGGCAAATTTGCAGCAAGTACCTTTTCGATTTTCTTTTTCGATTTACCAGCCTTTTTCAGTGACTGGCGACTGAGGTTGTTAGGAATTCCTTTTTCAAACAATTCCATGCTTATACCTCCTTAAATGAATTAAATTACGAATAACCATTTGTTATTCACTTTCTTATAATATATATTCGAAATGAAGTTTAGAATATCAAGACTCTGTAAACTTATAATTGTTATCTATGAAAGGTTGAATAAACTTTTCAAGGTAATCACCTTTCTTATACACAATCTTACCATTCCGAATACAATGAGCCATAAACTCTTCAGTATTCATGTCTTTACGAACTGGTTTAGTTACTTCATATACAACTCCAGTATAATTGGGATTCGGGAATATGTTCATAAACCAATGTACGACGGAGTCTTTCACAGCACTAAAACCAGATTCAGAATTCTTGGTAAACTTATGTATTCCAGTATGCTTTTTAAAGGATGCTTCGAACACATATACGCAAGGATCGTATGGAATTTCAAAACTTATCCATGTATGAGTTTGATAGGCGTGCCCATTAATACCACCCTCTGCATAATACAAATGGGTTTTTATGAATGGGAAATACTTTTTGAACCATTCTTGCTCATAAAGGACATAATCCCAGCAACACCCTGCACGAAGTAATTCGAATGTCCTTGGGTTTAGAGTACGATAATTCTTCTCGTCCCATTTACCGTCTGGTAATTTTTTACCATTGACAACTTGAGCCCAGTCATATTTAGACAAGACTTCATTTAGTTTAACAACTGCTGAAATAAATTGAAATGAGCGTACAAGCACAAGTTGAGGTTCTTTCTTATTTACTAGCATATCCCAATACAATAATTTATTATCATCAATTATTTCGGTTGATGATTTTCTATCACTATATATGCTATGAAAATGAGGGTCTAACCATTCCTTAATATATCTATTGATTGTGTATTGCATATCATGAGGCTTGGTGGTATGCTTTTCATCGTAATTGATTGTAATACCATTTTTATCTTCTGGGATAAAATGGAATATATGCCATTTACCTTGCTTGGATGAAAAGCAACAATAGAAATGTCCTGGTCCAAACCAATCAGATGATTTGATATATTGAGTATGTGCTATTATATGCTCATAACCTTGAATCTTAGCCGCTTGGTGCACGATTGTTGCTATATCAACGCAATTAGCACGCAAACTACGCTTAACGTCATTTACTGATTGCAACTTGTTCAGGTTGTTATTTCCACTAGAATGTTCAGTATCTTGGATCTTGTTTGATTTCATCCATTCCATGATGGCGAACGGATCTTCGTCCCAATGACGGTCAGCATACTCAACAACTCGCCTAATATTCGTTAAAGTACTTGACGGTACGTTACCGATAAAATGTACTAATCCAACTTCATCAATATCCCGACGTTTAAGTCCAGAAAAATATGATAATCTATGCAGTCCACAGGCTTTCCATTCAGTTAGTTCATAATTGAATGGGGACTTATGCTTAGTCATACCGTCATGAACAGTACCGATATAGAATGCACGAAGCTTACCTTTAGCATCGCGTAAGATTAGTATTGGGCGTTGTTTAGCTAGAGTTAACCCATTTCTGTCTTTTTCGTAAAATGGGAAGCTATTAGCTAAGTATATCTCCCCTTCTTTAACTTGAGATACACTGATTGCCTCGAATAGCACTTCTTGCATTTCAGGTATAATGTAATTTTCATCTTCATATGCGTTAATGTAGTTATCTCCGAAAATGTAAAACATTGATTATCCCTCCAATGAACTAGGTATTACTGAACTTTTGATTAGTATCAGTAAATCTCCAGATTCTTTATCAATCATACTACTTTGATCTTGATTCGATGAACATCTTTCGTCGTCATCTATCCAAGGAGAAAAGTTGATTTTTTTATCTGGATAGTACAACACTATTTGTATGATATCCTTGTGTTGTATTAATCTATCAAATGCTGTCGTAGTATCATCTGGAGTATGATACATATTTTCTAACGTATAGTTATATTTATTCTTTATTCTAAAATAAGCACCTCCGAAAGCTAATTTGATATCATTTTCATATTTAGAATACCAATGAACGCTAGAATTTTCGCAAATCCTAAATTCTTCAAAGGCTTCGAATTGAAAATTGATATCTTCACCATTCTCTAATTCGAATTTCACTGCAATCGGCAGTTTCTGTTTTTTGGTCACATGAACCATCTCCTTTCTATACGTGTATATAATATATATCTATAATGTATTTTGGTATATTGAAAGCAACATTGTTGTGAATGTAATAATGTTAGTATAAGAAAGAAGGAGCACGTAATGGACTTTCTAAATCGTAACTTTACTAAATTTAAAAGATGGTACATAGCAAATCAAGATAACGTAGATAAATTTATGCTTTCAGCTCTAATGGTAGTTATGTTAATCTTCTTTGCAGTGTTTACTTTTTTAGTGATAGTCGATACGATCTGTATAATGTACAGTATTATGTAAATTGATTCCATATACCCTGATATGTAGGGTATATGGAATTTTGACAGCATTTTAAAAGAAGGTGATATTATGCCAATACAAATGCCTCCAAGTTATATCGAGTATTGTAGGAAGTTTTCAAGTTTAACTCCTACGACTATGTTTAATATTAGAGATACTCCTGTCAATAAACCAATCGCTAAATATGAGTATGGTGATACGAATATACCTGGTACGTTGAAAGGAAAGATAGATTTGATGTATGTACTGAAATCTTTCCCAAAGCAGCATGATAACTCCAAGTATCAGATGTTTGTTATCAGCCGTCATAGTATTTTGACAGAAGAAGTGGTTCATTCTGAACGAGATGAACCAATTGTATTCAGGAATGTATTCTTGAGGTATTTCAAGCACTACAGCCCATATGGAGGGTTGATTACAAATTTACCCGATGATAGCCGTCAGATAATCTTCTTATCTGATGTGAAGTATCAGGAACAAATTAATCGCAAGTTTGTATCTAACACATACAATTTCTTATCTAAAGCAGATAAGGAGAAAGCTTCGGTTACTCAACATATGATATACGTAATGGCTCCTGAATTGAAAGAACCTATGGGAATACCATACGATGAGAATTTGTATATCGCATTGAAGAACGGTCAGACATATCTCCATCTTCGTAATGATAATTACGTTGAATGGAAGAATATCGTACCGTATCATCCGAGATACTAACTAAAATAGGATAGGTAGAATCAACTACCTATCCTATTAATTTAATCCGATTACCATATTTCAAGAACGGGCTTACCGCAGCTCATTTTACCTTCAGGGCATTTACCGTCCATATAACACCCAGGACCGACTTGGTTGAAAATAGTAGGGCAAACTTCACGAACTTGCTTGAGCATTTCGATTGCAACTTTGCGTGTTTCTGTCATCGCGCGATTGCAACATCTGAGTCTCAGGAAATGAATAAGACTACGGCCATTGAAGGAAGCAATCAGTGCTGTTTTTGTAGCACCAGGAAGAACATATCGAGCGTCTTCTTCAGGAATACCAGCTTCTATCATTTTATCATAAGCAAACTTTGCTTCTTCAACTGCATCGAGAAATGTGCATAAAGCATCTGAATTTACAAGGATTGTATCTGGAATAACGCAGTAATTTTCGCCATCATTGATTTTGTTAAGGTTAACATATCTTTGGCTTCTTTCATGAGGACTCATCAACCGATGGCGCACAAACTGATGGGACATGATTCGAGATACGTCACCAATTACGAAAGTGAAATAGATATGCTCTAAACAACTCATGTGATTAGATTCAATCACTTTCTTTATCATTTTCTGCTGAGTTTCTTTGTTATCCTTTATATCGTCGAATAACTTATCGACCTCTGTTGCAGAATAACATACTCTAGCTCCAGTTGCTACCAGAGCTTCAGCATTTTGCGTGTAATCAATCAGTTTAACCTTCATAAGTATAAACCCTCCTAATTATGAAATTGAAAAAGAATGAAACTTATCGTCATCATCATACATAGCAATAGTGACCCCTTTATGAGGAATTTCATAATTAACGATTTCTTCAATCTTTTTGTATTCTTCATCCGTTAATTTAATCCCCATGCCAGTTTTTATATAACCATATTGAATAGCCCTAGCTCGTATCGCTTTAAATGTAAGGGTAATAAGTACTTTACAATCACCTCGTTGACGTGGATTTTTTAAAGTTTTAACTGTTTCCACGTACTTTTTGATATTCAAAAAGTGATTGTAGTCATCAATCAATTGCTCTTCAAATAACTTATCAAGCTCCATCTCTTTATACCTCCTTGAATTTGATTCATCGGGACACTACCCTAATAATATGTAAAGAAGTAGGTGAAATAATATGACTCCAATTGTAAAACCGTTTACGGATGCAAAAGAAGTTGTAGCTTCGGTTATTATAGAACAAACGATGGAACCTGTTAAGCCTAAAATCATTCACGTAGAGAAGTCACCTGATTTATTCTACGTACGATTCGAAGCTTGTTTACAGGACTTCAATGTGTTCAATCGTAACAATCGTAAGTACCTTCTTGCTCCGATGATGGAAAGCTGGAATGCTCCTCATATTACAGAATTGATTAAGCGAGGGGATTTGTTTGGTGAAGCTGGACATCCAGTTACCAAAGATCCTGTTCGTGTTGTATCGATTGACCCGAAGGTTTGCTGCCATCGTATCGTTGACCGTTGGTTCAAAGGGAATTCTCTCTATGGTACTATCGAAACACTCAATGATGATTTGTATGGTAAGCAGTTCACGAAACATATTCTTCAGGGTTGTACTGCAGCATTCTCTTTGAGAGCACTTGCACCTCTTACGAAGATTGATGCTAAACGAGTTGAGATTCGTTCTAAGTGTCATATCGTAACTGAAGACCGTGTAATTCTTCCTTCTCATAAAGCTGCATACGCAACTGGAGAAACTCCGACTCTGATTCAGGGTACTGGTACGTATGAATGTGCGATGCCGACACTTGAATCTTTCGGTAATACCTCTGAGGAAGATGTAAACCTCAGCTGGGCTATCAATATGGAATCTTCCGAAGCCGAGTTGGTAAATTACTTGATGGAAGAATCTCATAATGTGAAGGAGATTATCGACCATTTCGAAGTTGGGTATGAATCTGCATATCTTGATTCTTCTCGTAAGAATATTATTCTTGGTGAGAAACCTGATGAGCATGGTGGAAATAGAACTTTCGTTGTTTCTTTGGAATCCTTTGTTCAAGAAGAGGTAAAGAACTTGCTTGGTAGGTGGTAAACATGGCACATGATGGCGGTTTTATGTTTAACGATAAAACCAGTCTGATGAAGCAACTTCGTACTAAAACTGGTTTTCATCGTTTACCAACTCCTTATAGTATGGAACAGATATATGATGAAGTTATCAAGACTTCAACTATTCCAACATTCTCAACGTACTTTCCAAAAGAAATGAAAATTCCTGTGGATTTGAATCAAATTCGTGTTCCTCATGATAGAGATGCTTTTCAAGGAGATCAATCGGATATATATGAAATCCCTCCGATATTCCCTCCAGAATCTGATAGATTCATTGTAGGTATTCAAAGTCTTGACCCGTATAATGATATGAGGTATCAAGCTTTGTCATCCACATACGAAACAATTGAATCATATCAGGCGTTGGCAGTTGCACAAGGCGCTGCTAACTTAGCATCTGTAATTGAACCTCCAGTAATAACTGAATTCATCGAACCAAATAGATTCAGATTGAGTACTGGGTACTATTATCGTGATAGAGTAATTTTGACTTTAGAGATTTCATATTCAGCGGAGGCATTCGATATTCCTCGTAAATATAGAAAAGCTTTCTCGAAGTTAGCTTTACTTGATTTACAGCAATTCTTATATGAAACTCTGAAATTCGAAGATGGGACTCCTACTGCACTTGCTGATATGCAGTTATTCGTCAATAGATGGGAAAATGCTTCAGCTGAACGTGCTGAACTCCTTAACGCTTGGTCCCAGAAAGAGAGTGGGCTTACCCGTCTGAGTTGTGTTTTTGTTTGATAAAGAGAATTGTAACGAAGATAAATTCTTCGTTACAATTTCTATGTTATAATTTCTATCACAAGAAAGTAAATTAATATATAAAATCAAATAAGAAGGTGGTTGATTTGATTGTAACACGGCATGCAAAACGACGTATTAAATCTAGGGCAGGGATCAATAAGCGTTCTTCTGAAAGATTGGCTGAAAAAGCTTTTATGTATGGGATTACCCATGCAGAGTTATCTGGCTCATTATGCAGATATATAGATGGAATTTATCTTAAATATCGGAAAGCAAACAACATCCGAATCTACAACCATCAGGTCTTTCTGTTCAGAGGAGTTGTCTTGATTACAATGTTCCCATTACCCACTAAGTATTATTCTACGATAGAAAATATCAAGAGCAAAAGAAATTGATACGTCATAAGAAGAAAAGAAACGAGAGCGAATAACTCTCGTTTCTTTTGTTTGCGCTATGGATTACAGTTCGACCATATCAGTCCATCCAATGGTAATAGAGGATGAATCTTTAACGAAATCTACGCTATAGCCAAACTCTTCTAACAAGAGAACGACTCGCATTTGAATCGTACGGTTGCGTTCAACGAACGTGTACGTGAGATTCGGCCGAGACATTGCAATTGCCCCTTCAATGTCTTTTTCAACATTTTTAACTTCGGCCTGAACCATTTCAGCGATTCGTTTTTCGCCTTTTTCCTTTTCAAGCTTACGCACCTCTTTAAGTTTTTCAAATGCTTCTTTTGCAGTTAGCATAAAAACCAGTCCTTTCTTCTTTAAAACACTTTAGTTTAATTGGCTTACCTGTATATATTATATATTTGAAATTTATTTTGGAATATTAGAGAGAATAGAGATTCATTCTCTATTCTCTCTTTATTATTAAGCTAACTTTGTGCCATATGACACGGTACTTTGATACGAATACTCACTTATGATATAATCTAATCCAGAAGGTTGACGACACGCTTTAGTACTTTGAGGACCTATAAGTGCACCTCTTTCGTTCCATATGGTTTTGCATCGCTCACATCTATATCCACCACCACGACGCTGAACGATGAATTTGTCAGTATTACAGCATTCACAAATCGGTTTATCCATGATTAAACATCTCCTTTAGTATATGATTTCATTTACTTAATTATCTACACTAACAAAAAAGTAAAGAGGAGCGTTGCTTCGGCTACTCCTCTTCCATGGTTATACCAACGAGTTATTTACCCATAGTATACCAATAGTAGTCAGCATAATCATGCAGGGCTAATGCTTGATAGTATCCTGGAGGAATGTTATCAAGAATCCATTCCTTTGCTCTATGACCATATTGCTGGATAAGAGCAAATACGAATTCCCTACAATTTACTGCACTAAGGCAACTACTCATTGGACTCACCTCCTTTCTTGTATGATATAGATATAATATATACTTGAAAGGAGGGTTTAATTTTTCAATATATTAACAAAAAAGTAAAGAGGAGCGTTGCTTCGGCTACTCCTCTTAGGTTTAACTTCATAATTGGCTATGAAGTTAAGGCGATCCAAGTTGACATCAGGGTCGCCATTGCAACAGACTGCTTATATCCATTCTGGATATGCGTCAAAATCCAATCTTTAGCGGCGATTGGACCTTTAGCAAAGGTCAACTCAGATACCAAATCCTGGATCTGAGAAATGCTGAGAATATCAGCACTCATTTGAACCATCCTCCTTTCTTGTATGATACAGATATAATATATATTTGAAAGGAGGATTAACTGAGTAAAAACGGTATGATTGCATATGCAATCATACCTTATTATTTTAAAATTTTTCGTTTGGATTTTTCCAACGACTCATGCAGTATAACGTCTGAATGCCTTCAATCTCAGTCTTTCTGATGCAACCACCATCAATTCCGAGTACATTCGTAAACGACCGCATGATTCTTTCAGCCTCTGCATTAGCCTCTTGTGAGAATACTATTTTACCAGTGATTTGGTCGCCATCATAGTCGCCGCCGAGTGCTTTTAAGTAACAATTAGACAGAGTTAAGACTTCTTTAAATGCATTTGCAGAGCTTTTTCCAACTTCAACTTTTGGGTAGAACGGATATTCTTTTCCGTCTATCATCATTTTTTCTGTTACCGTAGTTGATAATACCGCTATACCGCAAGGGAAGATACCTAAATGGTCAGACATCGGATAGCGAGTGATATATATGTGTTTATCTTCACATATATTAACAGCAGCTAAGTACATTAAGTCAGTTAAAGTAAATGGTCGCTGACTCAACAATTTCTCTGGGTCATGAGGATCGAATTCAGAATCCGCTACACTGTATCCTTTGAAACGGAAAGTTATCTTAGGAAATCTCTTATCTTTGGTTTTGAGATATATTGGATCGAATCTGTGCTCATATGAGTGTAAGTATTCTTCCATCATCTCATGTACAACCTCATCAGAGAATTGTATCCTAGGATCTTCAAGTTCTACGTATATAGGTTTTTTATTTTCTACATCATAACCCGGATATTTGTATTGGTAATCTTCAAATTCCCTAATGAAGAAATTCTGAATCCATCCAGTGAAGAATGGTGCTGCCATTGCCATACAATACGAAACAGGTACGCCTGTTTTGTAGAATGATGTCGGCATTTCTTCAACTGAATTGTAGATGAACTCTTCATTGGTAATTACCAAACGAGCACCGTAGTCAGTTGACTTACCCAGAAGATTCTGCTTTATCAAACCACGTTTTTTCTCTATACGATTCTTGAAGTAGTCGTATATCTCTATCGTAGTTTTCTGTATCATGAACTTAGTATAGTTCAAATTGAATGCAAAATCACCATTATCCAAAGTACCAGCAAGCTGGATGAGCTTTGAATACGGACGGTTGATTTTATGAATAGATGGTCTACCAGATTTAGAAGACTGAAGATTTACATCTCGATAGAATGCAGGACATACGATTTGCTTACTCATGAAAATTTCATTTCTCGTATACGCTGCAAGAAGGTCAATCGTATCGGATCTCATCTTCGATTCATTCTTAGGCCATTTGATTTTGTTCCAGTTATTGTATAGGAAATCAATTCCTGTACTACCTTCTTCATCAGTTATCAAATACCCAGTCTTTGAGTCGATACGTACACGTATTCTACCAGCAATTATCCCTTCAACACGATTATCCATTCTACGAATATACTTATATATTACCGGATGGAATACATGGCAATGAAGATCAATATATGCAAAAGTAGATTTTCTATCTTTGGTTGAAGTGCCAAAAATATATGTTGAAAGAAGCCCATCTGATGTAGGAGTATATCCTCTATCAAGTACAATTGGATTGGTTACTTCTTTCAGCATATTCAATCGACAGAATTTTTCTGTATCTAAAAGAATAAGCTTCATTTAAAACCACCCTTTCTTATGTTAGGATTTTGTCACGGATAATAGAAAATCTCAATATTGATTTCAAATATATATTATCTTAGAGTATGAAAGGAGGTGAATCTGGTATGCAAAGGGCAAACAACACGCGTGGTGCGGCCATTGCACCACGCGCAGAATTCCGAGAAGAAACACTAGGCTTCTCTCTAAATTCTTCCAGCTAGACTACAGTCATTTCATCTAGATGGATTACATTATTGTTATCTAGTATTAGAAATTAATAGGAGGAAAATTATGTTAAGAAAAATCCAAATGAAAAAATCTGTTTCAATTATGAGACGCCATCATAATAACGTATGGTGTCGTCTTACTATGCGTGGTAGGCATATTTCATGGTTACTAAGTGCTAAACACATTTTAGATTCTAACGGTAAGTCGATTGCAGAACCTATATATGATCATCTGAAATCGATTACGGAATCTATTGAACATGGTAAGGAATATATCAAAGGTAATCCGCGCAAATTTCGTCTTTCTAAGTCGAATAAAACAATACGACGGGAAGTTATATGGTATATGGAAGGAGAATCAGCATATGTACGACACTAATGTTTGGGACAACCCAGTAGGACACTTTAACAATTTCAACAGAAATAAAGGAGGGAAAGTCCGAATGATAAAAGTTGGTGTTATTGGTATTGGGAGTTGTGGTTCCCAGATTGCTGTATTGGCAAACAAAACCGCTCAGTTTCCGGCAGTGATTATGAATTCTTCACAGCGTGACATTGATGCTGTAAATGATGACAAGTTCCCTGCAATCGTATTTGGTACGACCAGTGGTGCTGGGAAAAATCGTGACCTTGCAAATGATTACTTGCAGCGGAATATCGAAAGTGTTCTTCAGGAAAAGTTCTTGAAGAACGTCGTTGAAAACAACGATTTGATTTGTATCATCACTTCTACTGGTGGTGGTACTGGTTCTGGTACGGCACCGATGCTGGCTGATATTCTCGACCACGTATACAATTCCAAAATTGAACGTGATGATGAGAAGAAGATGTTCATCAATATCGGCGTACTTCCGTCTATCGGCGAATCCATCGGGGCACAGCGTAACACGAAAGACTATCTGGAGCAGTTGATTGAACTTCGTCCAGATCGTCGTTATATGCTCTTTGACAACAACCGTGTTAAAGGCTCGATGGTTGAAGTAAACGAAACTGTGAATAATGAAGTGGTTGAAGCTCTTCGTGTGATTCGCGGAGACTATTCGTTCTCTTCTAAGTACAGCATGATAGACGAAAATGATACTCGTAAAATCATCACGACTCCGGGTATGATTTTCATCGACACGATTCAGGATTTCCATGAAGGCTCAGTTCCTGTTGATGGTACTCTGGAAGATGTTATCATCGATCACATCAACAAAGAGAATTGCTGCGTGAAGCCTGATCGCAATCATGTGGTGAAATACATGGGCTTCATTAGCTGCTTAGAGCCGGGACTTCATCAGTACTTCGATGAGAACCTTCCGAAGATTCGTCAGACGTTTGGTGAACCGACAGAAGATTTCCGTCATTTCGCTGTAAATGAAGACGATAGTGAGGGCAACCGTCTGAGTATTATTCTCAGCGGTATGAGCGCTCCAGAAAATCGTATCAACGAAATCCGTGACCGTATTAAGAAAGCGGATGCTGCTATTGTAAAACGCCCTGAAACAACGAAGTTGTCTTCCATGGATGAAATCCTTGAGAAGTACGATGGTAACAAGGTGAAGAAGACTCAGAAAGTTGAGTTTGACCTTGATTCCATCATGGGTTCTTATCGTCAGTAAGATGAACACTCAAAAAGAAAATACCGTGGTTCAATCCATGGTATTTTCTTTTAATGCGACTAACATAATAGTAATTCACTACTTGTTGATTTATTTGCTGCTTTTTTGAACAAATCCGTGTCTATATAGACACGGATTCTTTTTTTACAACTGAGGTGATATATAATGGGTATTACACTTGGCGAAGCTTTAAAAGATACTATTTCATTTTTATTTGGTAGTAAAAAGTCAGACCCAGTTCCAACACCAGACCATCCAGTTAATACTTTATCTAATCCTGAGGATAATGCGACTGAGGATACTTTACTAGATAAAGAAACAAAGGATGACCTTTTAAATTGCCCTAAATGTGGGACTAAACTAAGGACGATTTATACATCAAATACGGATTTCATCAATATCCGTATCTACACTTGCCCAGAATGTAAGATGATGTGTGAGCACCAGTTCGATAAAGATATGAACTTATGTAAGCAAATCAATATCTATAACCCTATAAAATCAGACGAGGCTGTGTATGCTGAAAACATGGGGTATGTAGATATCGCTGAATTCGCACTAGGCAGATTATGGTCGGTTTGTGGTGATTTGTGCTATCCAGCAAACCTTAAAGCTGATTTTCCTGAAACGAATAAATTTACCAAGGTATTTATTAAAATAAAATCATCTGATAAAAGACGATTGGAAGGGTATATTATCAACGATCAGAACATTATAGGAGAATTGAAATTATCTGAGAATCAAGCAATCTCAATGTTCTTCAATCCATACTTAGCGAGTTTACCTAGAGTAGATTTCTCATATCTTGCAATGCCAACAACATTCTGCGAATCACTTGAATCTGTATTACCTATTAGATTCAATCATGATATTGAAATCATTAGTAGTGAAGTAACAATTCACAGATTGAATATCATTCAGGATTGTATCATCCGTTGTCTTGGTATTGAACTTTATGTACGATATGTTACTCATGGTATCCCACCAGAAGAAAAACTTACTCATACATTTAAGAAAATTGGTTTGAAAAATATCATTATGGGAAAAGACCTTTCTGTATCAGATGGATATGCAATTCAATTATATAGCATGACTAGGCATACTCTTTCAGCTAAAACAAAGTCAAACATATCCGATAGTGAAAGATTATCATTCTACGAAGCGGTCATTGAATTCTTTAGGATATTTGACAAAACAAATGTATGAGGTGATATATTATGGGATTCACGGAAGAAGAAATTGAAAAAGGTGTATATAGTAATTTCTACAAACCCCAATATCGAATTGGGTATGAGATTCAATTTGATTCGATAATACCCATGATATCGGGTGATATCAAACTAACTAGATTGAACGATGGAGAGTATTTCCTGATAGATGGGATTGTAAAAGATGCCGTGGCTAAGTACGTTCTCTTGATGATGGATTATTATGGGTATCTTGCAATGGGATTAAATGCACCTGAAAAGGTTAATACCTTATTGACTAAAGGTAAAATGATTACCTTAAACGTAGTAAAGCTTATTGTATTTGAGTTGGTTATTAATTCACCGTTTACAGTTAAGGACGGTGGGATAATCGATAAAAAGCGCTTGCACAGTTTACTAATCAATATTAAATCAATAATGAAAACTAAAGACTTTAAAGACATTGATTTTATAGGAAATATGTTTAATGCTGCAATAAGAATTTTATTACGTAATACAGATGATTACAATAAAAGGTTAATTAGTGATGTTTTGAATTAACGCTTTATATGCGGCTACCATATGGTAGCCGCTTTCATACCGTCTTGATTTGTCAAAACACAAGTCAAGTATATATTATAGTCATGAGAAAAGAGGTGAAATTGATGTAGAAGTTTATTTAGATAATTTCATATGGTATAAGGGGGAATTTATAAAATGATTGTTTGCTGTTTGGTATGTTTATTTATCATGGTAGCTGGGTTTAAATTACGTTCTGAACCCAAGCATATCAAAATGACATTTGGTGTTGTTGTAGGGATTTGCTGTCTTCTGATTGGGTTGACTGTATTAGCAACCGGTAGGACTTATAAAGTATCTAACTTCAATATGACAGAATCAATGTCCAAATGTCGTACAAGCGAACATGGAAAGAATTTTTATGTAACTATTAGAGGTCAAGAACTCGTAACTACAAAAGGTGTTGTAAATTATTACGAAGCAGAATCGCCTGAATCTGAAGTATGCGAAGTCATTGGTCAGCGTCGTGAATATACAACGACAGCACCAGATTGGTTATACGAAGCATTCTTCTTATCAGAACCAACGGTATCTGTTGAGTATGTAGTTACGACAGTTAACATTTCAAAAGCCAAGTAACATTATGTTATTAGAATAAGGAGGAATTAACATGGCTTTTAATCCGAATATGGTTGGTAATGGTAATAGTGACCGACCCGTAAACAGCAGAGGTATTGACCTTTATGGGCCTGAGTCTATGGCTCAGATTGGGTACTTCAATACGTTTGTAAGTATCGCTTTGTACCCAATCAAACCGCCTGACCAGAGAGGTCCGAAATCTATGTACGATTACAACAACCGAGTTAGTTGTGTAATCTCTAAAGAGGATTGCCTCTATTTAGCTTGGGTTCTTCGTAACAAATTTGTACCGAAGACCGAAGCGGCTGAAGCCAGCTTTACTGGTATCCAGACTGGTCAGAACACAATGTTCTGCATTTCCAATGGTGTATTGGAATCTGGTAAAGTTGAACCGTATATCGCAATCTTCAAAGGATTTGATGAGAAGAAACGTGCGATGGAACGTCGCGTATTCAAGTTCCGTCCGAAGATTACGATTACCAAATATGACCCGGAAACAGGCGAATCTGATGCGTTAGAGGATTATCGTTATGGCGCATATGTACTGGCTGAGTTCTTTGAACATGCTGCCGCAGCACTTATCGGCGCAAACGCTCATTTCGAACGTTATTTCGAGAGATTCCGTCAGAACGATAACTTCCATATTATCCGTTCTATCGCTGGTAAACTTGGCGTTCCTGTTAACAATGGTCAGCAGGGAGGCAACAACTACAATGGTGGAGGTAACTTCAGCGCAGATGCGTGGAAGAGCAGTACACCGTCTCAGCCGGATTTGGCTAGTAACACGGTATCTTCTAGTCCATCCAGTATGCAGGATCTTGCATCACTGATGACATCAGATTCGATGGATTCTATCCCTGGGATAAACTAAGACGAGTGTGGACGAGAGGAAATCATTCCTCTCGTCTTTTATTTTGTTATGAGGGTATACTTATGATGGAGATGTATAAAAAATTACAAGTTGAAACGGCAAATGTTGTGTTTGTATATGATAACGTATTGAAATCACCAGACCCGTTTATCATAAAATCAATCAAAACTAAATACCGTGAAAACTTTAAAGATTTCTTAGATTTCTCTTTAATTGATACAATGGCAAACGATGATGCTCTTTCTTTTGCTACATTACATCGAAAGATTAAGAATCCTTTAGAATGGTTAGCTAAGAAAGAATTCGATTATGATAAGTTCTATACTAAAATGAAGAAGAAATTCAAGCAATTGTATATCGAATCACCTGAGTTGTATCAATATAAGACTCTAAAGACGTACTCTAGGTCATATTGTATTGATAAGATTTATATATGGAATCCATATTATGATGTAAGACAACACGCTGACTTACAAGATATCCTAGAATCTAATAACAATATCCAGTATGTCGTTAGTGAAAACTTTGTTGATTGCTTGGATGATATTGGAGATGTAAATCTCGTATATGATTGGGATATTGATAGGGTTAAAACTATCATAGATGGAGGAAACCATAACCATATATACTTTGGTGTAGCAGCTTATCCATTCAATCTTGAGAACGATGAGCTTAAGTATGAATTGAGTAAACATGACAACGTTGGTTCGTTCCCAGTTGTTAAAAAACCAACTAAAGATATATTTTTCGGTTGACAGTACTCTAGTTGTAAATAAATTTATTGGAGGTATATGATCATGAGTAACACTACAGGTGTATTAGAACTGAATATGAAAAGAAACGTTCCGGATGAACATCCTTGGAACGTTATCGAAGAGCATCAGTTTAAGACCCTTATGCTCCAAATTTTCAATAAGATTTATAACGCTCTTAGTCGTACAGCTGGCCCGTATGGTTCAGGTACAATCATTGAACGCCTCGGTGAATATCATATGACCAAAGATGGTTATACTGCACTGAGCCACATTCATTTTGATGAACCGTCGGCAAATGCTGTAATGGATTTGATTCAGACGATGAGTCATCAGATGGTCATGAAAGTCGGTGACGGTTCTACAACTACCATTATGGCAGCTAAGAACTTCATGGACATCATTGATTCCAGCGGGTTGTCTAAAGAACTCCGTCCGAAAGACTTCGTTAGCAAAACTCAGGGCTTTATTGATAAGCTTATCATGGAAATCGAAGCCTTGAAAATACCGGTAACTGACGATAACTATCTTGATATCGTCAAGAAAGTATCTTATATCGCAACTAATGGTGATGAAGAATATACCAAACACATCATCGATATCTATGAGAAATGCGGTAAAGATGTCCATATCGGCAAAGAGTTCTCCGAAACAACCGAATCCGGTATTCAGATTAAGGATGATACGTATCACATTCGTGGTTCGTTCCTTGACAAGACTTATGTGAATACCGATAACAATACGGCTGTTATCGAACATCCGATCATTCTTCTCTTCGACTTCACTCTCGAAGATAAGCATTGGCAAATGATTCAGATGTTCATGCAATTCCTCAATACGATTGATGACCAGAGCCGTGTGGTTGTCATCGCTCCATACTACGATAACTTCATCGGTGACCGCATTCGTGCCGATGTAATCAAATTCCGTGAATTCTACAAACAGAAAGGTCAGGCTGGTGCTCCGCCGTACCCACTGGTATTTGCAAAAGCACCGTTCATTCGTCCAGTAGACCATTACATCTACGATGACCTTACTCCGTATCTTGGTTCGACTATCATCAACCTTGTTACGGCTGAAGAATTCATGAATGCTGTGAATTCTTACATGAATGCTCTTCGTCAGCAGAAGTCTGAAGAGATGCGTGTTGAACGCGCTAAGCAGGAAGCTATTTCCAAAGGTCTTAGCCCTGAAGAATTCGACAAAATTAAGGCTATTGAACTGGAAAAACAGCCTGAAGAAATCTACAAAGAAGCTATGGAGATGTTCATGGGCTTCATTGGTCGTTGCGATAACATTACACTTGGTATGAAAGAAATCGAGTTCAGTGGTTTCAGCAACAAAGACCAACCTATGCTGGATGTTCATCTCCATGATGCTCAGGATATGCTGAATAAGGAGTATGCTCAGGTAGAGAACTCTCGTTATGTTCATAAAGAGTACATGTATGCTCTTGAACGTATCCAGCATCTGTCCTGTAAGTCTGCAACTATCAAGATTGGTGGTAAGTCTGAACTTGAACGTTCTATGCAGAATGATTCGGTTGACGACGCTATCAAGGCTTGCTCTTCTGCAGTTAAGCATGGATATTACTACGGTAATAACCTGGCTATCTTCAAAGCTCTCAAAGAAATCCAGCCGAAGCTGGAAGACCCGTTTGAGAAGAAGATTAGCAATGCTCTTTGGGAGACTTTCTGTCGAGTAATCCTGACGATTCATAAGAATAAGAACCCGGATACGACGATTGATTATGTTAAGTCAGTCATCAACAAGTCTCTTGAAGATGAAATGTGCTTTGACCTTACAACGGAAGAATACAACCGTGATGTTATCAATTCCATCAAAACGGATATTGAAATCATTAAAGGTTCTATCTCTCTGGTAGGTACTCTGATGAGTGCTAATCAGTACATTGCATCTCAGGTTAAGCGCGTTGCAGCTAAGAATGCTAATAAGTAAAATGGACCCCATCACCAAAGAGGTGATGGGGTTTTAATTCTTGTATTAAAATAAAAAGTATGCACAACAAGAGAATTATATGTCCCTAAGTTTTTATAAATTAAAGGGGGAATTAGCATGATGAAGAAAGAAGTTCGACGAACTCTTGAAAATTTCATGCGTGATCCATCTATCGTAGGAAGGAGTGAGAAATATAAGACCATCATGGCTAAGAATGGTCTTATTCAGAAATTTAATGAATACATGCGTTCGCATGACACTCTTCCTTATTCAGTGTTTGTAGATAAGAATAAGGATTTATGGTTATATCATTTCAATATAGAATCTTTGACTGATTCTGAAGTGATATACGATGTAGTGATTGAGTTTGATATTAAAGACCGTAAAGAAGAAAAGATAACCCGACAGGAAAGCGACTTGAAGAACTACGAAATTCGCCTGTTCTCAAATTCCCCAGGGTTTACCTTTACGTATGCATATGCGTACAATCATTACAAATTACTTATCCCATCGTTATTGCAAAAATTTCCAGATAAGGTTCTCCAAGAGAAACCTAAGAAGAATAATCCTGATTTAGCTATCGGGTATGATTATGCGATATTCTTTGCTCTGTATTTCTTGCATCTTAACGATTACCACTTACGAAAGTCAAATGCGTTACGGAGAGCAAGTGATATCTCTAGCTTTAACACGGGAGTGGTATTAACATCAGATGAAGCTATGGAAAAGAGGTCCGAAGCTTCACGTTCGATTATCAAACGTCTAGAAAAGGAGATTAAGCGGAACGTAGTTAAACCAGTTCAAGCAGCAACAAAAGAGGTCAAACGAGCTGCTACTAAGATGGTTAAAACCGTTCCATTTGTAGGTACAACTAAGACGGTCAAGCACGTAAAAACAACTCCACGGATTAAGAAAAGATAATTTGAAATATATATTATCTTATCGTACAGAAAAACAATTTTAAACTTAGTGGGAGGAATAAAATTGAGTAATCCAAAACCAGTAGACGTATTAGCAGTAAAAGCAGGAGTTATTCCCGTAGATGAATGGCGTCCTGAGCCAAGTGACAATGTTGTCACGTATAAGGATAAGACGGTAATTATCCCATTTGATAAACTTATTCATGGGGTAGAGATTGAAGATAGAAACATGTTCTACGTCTTATTCAAGGATTCTTATGTGAAGAAATTCGAGCTTATCACACATTACATCAATTACTTCATCAAGTTCTATGATGACGGTGAATTGATTCTTAACTATCTAGCATGTAAATGCTTTATTGATAATAATAAATTCGTTCCTAATAGAGAAACGATGATTGACTTTATCTACAAGCATTTCGTCACTCCGACGATGTATGCAAAGATAGTTCACTTTGTAGAGGATAACTATCGGATTGATTTGTCTCAGAACAAAGACCCCGATAAGAATTATTCTGAATCATTAGAATTTACTAATGAACATGCAAAGATTCTGATTCTAATCAGTACATTCATAAAGTTCCTTATTCCTTTGGTAATGCATTATATTAGCACAGCGAAAGGTAAAGGTGAAGTTAAGAAATTAGACCTGTATTTCAGACCGTTATTCGTGGTTACCGAAGTAGCCGAGAACGTATGTTTATATGCTAAAATGTATAATTCAATTAGCACCAAAGTAAAATATAACGAGATGAAAAACCGTGTTATTTGGGATAAGTATGAAGCTAACTCAGTTGATGCTGAAGCTTATACCGAAGAATTGCTTAACAAGAATCTGATTGTAGATAATATCTTCAAATATAACTTCAGTCAGAATATCATTTCATTCAACTCTGTAATCTTGAAGACTCAATTGACTTACAGATGTGTGAAGAATTTCGGTATTACTCTCCAAGAGATTAACGAAGATAAGGATAGTGATGGTTTATCCTATCTGGATAAGTTGGAGATGAATACCACGAAGATTGATGAGAGTTTGATTATCCTCTCTGAAATCAACGCAAAACATACCATCAAGACTTTGAAACGGAAGCTTCATATCAAGATTCCGAAAAAAGAAGTCGAATATTACATCAAGCATCATCGTGTTGAACGTATCAATCGTAAACTTGTGTTCAATTGGTACGCTAAATACTTTGGAGGATTCACTGACCTTTCTAACAGTGCTGGTTTGACTAGATACATGAAGCTCATGATTATGATGAAGAAGAAACTTCGTATGCTTGGGTTTAAATGGCTTCCTATTATTATCTCTTCTAACGTAGAAGGATATTTGACGAATAGGACAGTTCAGAATGGTAAATTCGTTGAGGATATCGAACATTCTGATATCTACAAGAACCTGAAGAAAGAAAAGTATCCTGCATTGGATGATATGGGTCGTAGCGACTTGTTGTCTGAGCCAATTGCTGATATTGCAAATACTCAGTTCGCTATTGTTGATTACGAGCTTCCTGATTTATTCGGTGAAATCTTAGATATTGATTACACTGAACTCAAACAGGAAATGCTGATGCTTGAAAATCAAATCTGAAAATACAAATCTGTATTGGGATATAAAAATCCCAATACAGATTTTAAATATATATTATAAGATTGGTGATGTAATATGTTAGATAAATTAAAGGAGGCTTTATTAGCAACTCCATATGCAAAACCATACAAAGAGTATGTATGGGTTCGATGTCCGATATGTGGAGATTCAGATAAAAATACAAAACCTCATTGTACCGTATGGCTTCGTCCAGGTCAACCAGTAATATTCCATTGCTGGGTTTGTGAAGCATCCGGTATCGCAACGTATTCCTTTTTAAGAGATCTGGGTATAACTGATATCAATATGTATTCTGAACTATCTCATTACAACAGAACTAATTCAGTTGGAAAAGGTGGTACTAAAAAGTTTATCAGTTATAAAGAATATCAAAGAATTCAAGTTCCTAAGATACGGGAAAATGACCCATATGCAGAAAGAAAAGTTGAATATATGCAAAATAGAATGGGTATACCGTACACATGTTCTAGTCTCGAATATATGCGAGTAATAACATCAATGAGTGATTTCTTGATGTTGAATGCATTGAGTCCAACTGGTAACTGGAATATCAAAGTATTGGATACAGATTATATAGGGTTCTTATCGTCAGATAAATCTATGATTACGTTAAGAGATATTACTGGGAATCATCCATTAAAGTATATCAAGTATCATGTATCAAATGCGTTTACTGACGGTCAAACATTCTATAGTATACCAATGCCAGCTGACCCATTAACAGATGAACTTAACTTGAATATCTGTGAAGGAACGTTCGATTTACATGGAGTGTTCTTCCATGTAAATAAGGCTAATACAGATAATAATATCTATGTTGCAGTATGTGGCTCTGGATATGTTAGAGTCTTAAAGTATTTCTTAAAGAAAGGATTTTTAACGAATTTAAACGTAAATATATTCTCGGATTCTGATAAGAGTCCGTATTGGTATGCGAAGTCTTTAGAGAGCTTCGACTTTTGGTTCAATAGTATTAATTTATATTATAACGATATGGAAGGTGAGAAAGATTTTGGAATAAAACCCGAAAGAATAAAACTTAGAAAGGCCGTGCTGAAATTTGGGAAAAAAATCGAATGTTACTAAGTTGGTCACTAAAGACCTGATTTATGAATATACAAAAATGGTTGCAAGACACGCATACAATTTTGCTAATGGTAGAATAAATCCTACTATAAAAGCTAAGTATTTGAAATTTAGTTTAGAAAGAGATATTGATATAGGAATCAATCGAACTGTTATGGGTTCGAGTATTCCTGGAGGAGTTATCTTTATCAATATAGATTCTCTCAAAGAAATCAATAGCTGTCGAATGCGAAATGGACTTGGTGGGTTAGATGAGGAGAAAGCTCTTGGATTAATTGTAGGAGTTGTATTCCATGAGCTTTCTCATTGTGAGCAAAATATTAAGTTATTAACTCAGAATAAAGAAGAGAAAACTCAGCCAGAAATTATCTTCGAGAAAGCCGACGATGCTATGAATGGTAAAGATGTTGTGTTAGATGATAACCTGAGGATGGAAATCGCTAATGAACTTCATACCGTTTGGTGGATAGAAGAGAATCGAAAGGAAATTGAAAAAGAATTCACTGGCATCGATATGGATTATTATTATGAATATAGCACGTATCTAACTTTAAATAAGCATCTAAAGAATCCATTAACGATAAATGAATATCATCCGTATACAAGCTATTATACCGTATTATTAAATTTAATCAGTTCCGTAATGGGAATTGAAGATATTGAAAAATTCATCGAGCTTTGTAATAAGCAAGGTATTACTAAGTTTAGAATGAATCATGATATAAATAAAGAGTATGGTGGAAAAAACAGATATAATACGTATGACTTGGGTAATATAACTGTATTGAAAGAATCTGAATGGGTATGCTCAGCACTTATTGATATGATACTCGATGAGATTGTATTACCAAGACCAAGCTTTATAAGTGCATATACACGAGAAAAGAATGTCTTGGTATTCCAAGTTATTTCTCGTAATGGTAAGAAAATATATGGGAATCGTTCATTCCCAGATAATATAACTACGATATTTGAAGTAATACGAGTAGCGCCGAAATGGTTCACTGAGAAGATGATGAAAACCTTAGAACCTGGTGTAGTTCAAATGGATTATTGAAACAGAAGAAAGATAGAGGAATTAACCTCTATCTTTCTTTTATGAGCAATAATCAGATTCAACCAATCAGGTCGTCGGCTGAGTCGGAACCGTCGTCGGCATCGTGAAGTTATCATTCGTAACAACGAAGATAACGTCGTTTTCAGCCATGCCAGCTGCAACGGTATCAACATTGGCTTCCGTAGCCAGAGCCAGATGGGAAACTTCGCTCTGCATAGCAACGGCAGCGCCGTCATAGAGCAGGCCATTACCAGCATCCGTCAGCTTGTTCAGAGCCGTCAGGTCGGTGTGTTCATGCTTCTTCGTAACAGCGTCATCGATATCTGCAACGGCAGAGGTCGGTTTGCCCTGAATGTTAGCCCACTGAACAACAACGTCCAGGCCTTCAGATTCAGCAACCTTCGTCCAACCAGCCAGATCCGTGTAGTCGATACCTACGCCAACACGTTTACGATAGATAGCCCAACCGGAGGTAACCGTCGTATCACCAGAAGCATCATTTACCCATACCAGCTGGCCCGGTTCAACACCAGTGCTTGCGAGCATAGCAGCGATATCAGCGAATTCAGTCGTGATAGCCAGAACGGCCGGGTTGATATTTGCAGTCGGCACAAAACCATTGGAATCCAGCTGTACGAGGCCGTTAGCCTGGTTCATGTTCGTGAACATCAAACGTTCAGCAGCGGACAGATGGATGTTGGTATTGTCAACGTGATCCTTAACGGTGAGCGTATCCGTCAGGTAAACCTGGCTGGAGACTGTTTTCGGATAGTATGCAGTAACGGACTTGTCAGCATTTACCCGAGTCAAAGTAATCAATTTCTGAGTATTGATAGGCATTGCTTATCATTCCTTTCTATTTTAATTGGTTATTCACCTTTGGATTACTTCCTTGTTGTGTTAAGTACGCGCACACTGATATTTTGACAGATGAATAAAATACTAATAGAAAGAAGGTGAATTCCAAATGGCTATTACGGTAGAAAGGCTTGTTGGTTTCGTTTATCGTAATCCCGAGAACCATGAGATTATTACCATGCTTCCCAAAACTGTTGCTCAACAGGTTGAGATAGAAGGTAGATCTGGTGTCACTGTATGGGATCACGTAAGCTCCAACGAGCATTTAACTGCTAAGAACAAGCTTGCACTGGCAAAAGCTGGTGAACCACTTGGTCTCTGTTTGTTAGATGAAAACGGATACGTTTCTCTTGACAATATGCCAGATGGGATGACTTATATCAAAATCGAATTTGCTGATATTCCAGCAATGCTCGCTGCTGATAACGTCAATCCCGGCTCTATTTGTTTCGTATTAGATGCAAGTGCCGATCCGACAGTTGATTCGGGTTGGGCTATTTATAAGAGAACGAGTGATGCAGACTACACCAGCCTTGATAAAGGTTGGGAAAAAGTCTGCGAGCATGAAGCTTTAGACCTTGAACTCACTTGGGAAGCTCTTAAACATATCTTGCCTCAGTCTTCTCCGGAAGATATTGATGATATGGTTGCTAAAATGCATTCTCATGACGGCAATCTGTCTGTATTGAATGACATTACAGCACTTCCTGATGGTAAGCATTTTGCTTACAAAGGTGAAGAGGTCGCTCTTCGTAAAGACGTTTCACATTGGCTGTTTGGGGATTATTACAAAGATGAGGAAATTCTTGATGGTGATTTATGGTTGAAAGCCGTCACAGGTCAGCTTTGGTGGTATAATGAGAATATTCCTAATGCAGGTGCGTCCTGCTATCAGAAGTATGCTCAGAATAGCACCTTGAAAGTTGGTCCTAAGGTTCGTACCAATAGCACCACATCTTTCCGTCGTATGTTCTACCAGGATTATAATCTGGAAGAGATTCCGCAGTATAACTTTGCGTATGCAAATGACATTGGTGGATTCGTTCAGGAATGCTCTAAGTTGGAACAGGTGCCTTATATGAATACTATAAGATGCCATATTTTCGACTACGCATTCAGTGGATGCTCTCTTCTGAAGTTTGGTCCTGAAATCAGTATGGTACAGGCAACGTCTGCAATCGGTATGTATAGCGGTTGTCCGAATATGGTTCGTGTATATCCGTTCGGTACTACGCACGGAGTAACTTCCATGAAATCCATGTTCAATGGCGATAGCTCTCTGGAGAAAATTGATACTCCTATCGATTTCTCCTCGATTGCAACTGCCAGTGCTGTAGCTGGGATGTTCAATGAGTGTATCGAGCTGTCGTATCTGAGAGTCGTTCCTGAGACTCTGTCTGTCTCTCTTTCGGTTCAGGGTACGAATCTGGACGTTGATTCGCTCCTTAGCTTATTCGACGGTCTTGTTCCGTACACTGGGGATCCGAGTGATGCTCCGACGTTGAATATCTTGGATGTAGAATCAGCTAGTCTGCTTTCCGCTGACCAACGTGCTATCGTTACGAATAAAGGTTGGAAACTTGAATATGGTGTGCACACTCCTGTTGACTATATCATCGAGAACCCGGAAGACCTTAGCGATGCTATAGCTACGATGCTGCCTGGTGATACTCTCACTGTTAGTGCAGCACTCAATAGCGTAGGTACTCCTATCGTAATTGATAAGCACGATATAGCGATTCAGATGGATAACGATATTACCTCTGATGGTGGTAGCAACTCTGGTATCGCAGTAGAAAACGGTAGTTTGACTATTACTGGTACCGCTAAAGTTGTTAATACCACTCCGTATGATAGAACTCATGCAAGCGGTGTTATTCAGGTTAGCGAAGGTGGCTCTCTCACCTTTGATGGTGGTGGTATCTCCGCTGTTATCGAAGACGATCCCGTAAACAAGGGTCAGTTTGGTGTATGCGGATTTAGTGATGCTCAAATCACCGTCAACTCTGGTGAACTCACTGCTGGCTGGTATTGCTTGTCTGGTAACGGTTCGTTGACTAACGCTGATGCTGTTACGACAGTGAATGGTGGTACGTTGACTTCTACTGTTGACTATGCAATTTACCATCCGCATAAAGGTAAGTTGGTTGTTAATGATGGTATTATTCGTGGTGGTGCTGGTGCTATTGCTGCGAACGATGGCGTTATTGAAATCAACGGTGGTAAACTTAGCGTTCTTGGTAACGGTGATACTGGTGAAGGTGGAGACGGCACTGCTGGTATGGCTGAAGCCGTAATCAATTTGAACGCTCGCTACGGTGATGTTACTTGCACCATTACTGGCGGTACGTTCGACGCACCTACTGGTATTCCAATCTTTATTATCGGTACTAAGCATACTGTAACGCTTACCATTACTGGTGGTTCGTTCAGCGCTAGACCGAATGATGAATGGATTGGTGAAGGTTATCAGGTAACTGAATCCGAAGGTCGCTTTGTAGTAGTTCCTAACGCATAAATATAAGAGTATAGGCAATTTCTGCCTATACTCTTTATTCTTTTATACGACGATAGTCCAACCTTTATCTCTAGCAATATCTTGATATGTTACAGATACACCAGAAGCTGGAGTATTACGCAAATTGATAGTTCTTTCTACCGGTACTGACGGTAATCCGTCGATGATATCAACTGCATTACTGATTTTAAGTGCAGTACCTTCAAACGAAATAGATTTCGTTAATGTATTAGGAACGATATTCACCATTTCCAAATTGGAGCATCCTTCGAAGCAACCATCAAGAGATTTGCATCTCGAGAAGTTTATAGTGCCGATACTCGTTATGTTCGCACATCCTCTAAATGCGTTCGTGAAGTTCACCGGATTGATTAAGTTATCAAACATCGTGATAGTTTCGCATCCTTCAGCAAACGATTCAAAATATTTAACGCCATAGAAGTTCATCTGAGGAATAAATACTAACGATTTACAGTTCCTGAATACATTGGTAATATTTTCAAGCAATTCGCTATTGGTAATATCACCAATGAATTTTAACGATTTGCAATTCTCCCATGTACCAAGCATGGATACGAGTTTATCAGCAGTAACTTCATAGAAGTTGTCAAGTCTCGTACAGTTCTTGAACGATTCAGTCATCGACTCTGCGTTAGAGAAGTCGAATACTGGTACGATTTCAAGATTGAAACAATTATAAGCAAATCGAGTGAATGTAGTAAACTTGTTAGTATCCATCAAGAGAATCTCGTTTATATCAGCACGGTTCTCATAGAAATGGTCTATCGTATCCAATTCACTCGTGTCAACGTACTGTGCTTTAGATGGTGGTATAACTGCATGTTCAGCATATACAATTGAACCACTATCACCATCACGTAATCTATCGAGTTGGTCTTCTTTTACATCCATCAAGAGAGTATTGTAATCTTCGCGATACATTACTCGTTTACCTTGATAGCAAAGTCTACCATCTTCATCAATAGATAATGCATCAAGTGCTCGTAAATCTGTATGCTCATGACGCATCGGAACCATCTGGTCAATTTCAGCTACGGTTGATTTGAACAAATCACCAGCAACTTCATCCCATGTGATACGACGTGTATCATAGCCTTCGGTAAAGCAACGAACCCATCCAGACTTGCTATGAGGATCTCCCACCAAACGATATACACCCCATATAGGAGTATCATCGGTAAACGTTTCAGGTTTTTCACCCCGAATATCGAATACCATGACCAATCTGCCATAATCAGTCTGGGGGTTATATGTACATTCAGCGAGCATCTGTTCGTATGTAGCAAACTCTACGAACATCGCAATGAATTTCTTATCCATGAATTCCAGAGGAATCCATCCATTCTGGTCTAAGCAAACTGCACCACCAGCCAAAGGTGATTTGGTAAGGAGGTCATGGTCTGCTTCAGACAAATGACAATCCGGATTGAGCAAGTCAATCGGAGTTTTCGAATCTTTGTACAGGAATACATTCAGAATGTTTGTGGTTGGATATATCTCAACCAAGTTATCCATATTAACCGGATCAATTGCTAAGAGAGTAATCGCGTTATGATGTTTTATATCTCCTACTTTAATAAAGCTTGATTCTGTGTATGAGAAATCTCCAAGGAGGTCATATAAAGTTCTAGCCATTTTAGCACCTTCCTTATCATGGTTTTAAATACCTGTCAAGACAACAGATTCTTGATGTCTGGACTAACCATAGGAATTTGGTCATTTGCAATCATTTCCATCACAGGGTCAAATAGCAATCCTAACAGAGAATTACCTTCTGTCATATTGAAGTATTCATCAAACATGGAAATACCAACCTTAACCCGGCTATTGATATATAGATGATATAACTCCATCGAATACGTCTGAGTTGGAATCTTTTCCTTAATAGAAATTATCAGGTTTTGATTATCAAGCTGATACTTTCTATTATATGCTACCATATAAGCAAACCCAGCAAACGGAATTTTGATAATTTGGTAACCTGGATTATCTTTAATTGGACATCCCATAACAGTTGGCCCATTAGAACCATCTTCAATCCATTTAGCCCAGAATCCAAGTGATGAAGTATCGGTAGTAACATTTTTAATAGGAGTAAGGTCGGTTGGATATTTCGCATATAACGGTTTGAATATGCGGTCCATGATTCCCTCTTCGTTAGTAACAACTACGATATTTTTACTCATTATATTACACCCCTCAATTTTTAAACACGAATTTCATCTATATATTATGGTCTAGTACGGTAATGAAATTCTAGTAATTAAAGTACAAATTTTTATATGTAGTTATAGGAGGTATAAAGCATGTTCGATTTATCTAGAGAAGATGAATTGCTCGGTGATATTGATTACCCTGCATTCGACGAACGCCTAAACTCAACTATTTTCATCGTTAGAGAAATTCTCAGCGATAAGAAAACTTACAAGCATATTTTATGTGAGCTTTATGATTACATGAAGCAAGGGTTTGAACAGGAACGTGTTCGTAAACACCCGTTAAAGTTTCGTTTTAAGAATGATGAACGTGAGCCTATTAAGACTATGGAAGTTCGTCATTTCATTATCAACCTTATGTATTGGTATCCGTTCTTGTATTTGGAGATACCAGATCATGTAAACGATTCTCATATTTTCGACGGATATAAATTCTGTCAGAAGTACAGTGATGAATATGTGAATAACAAAATCGTCATTCCATATCGTAAAGAATTCCGTATGGAAGATATCAGCGCAGCTCGTGATGATATGATTTTCCTGCTTACGAGAATCAATTATGACTTCGCTGAAGTTATGGGAACGACCATGGATATCGAAGCTTTCTCTGATTTACGTGAGCGTTATCCTAAATTCAAGGAATTAACTGAACGTAGATTAGCTGAAGGTATTCAGCCAAAAGAAATCGAAGATATCTTATCTAACGATTTGAAGACCATGGTTAAGATTATAACGGAAGATGATAATAATCTTCTTAAACCATTTATCGCAAGTGGTAAAGGTTTGAACCTTGGTCAGTTATCTCAGTTCGCTATCAATGGTGGTCTGAAGCCAGACGTAGAAGGAAACGTTATTCCTATCCCAATTAACTCCAGCTACATTCATAGAGGTTTGGATTCCGTATCTAACTTCTATATTGATGGTCAGGCTGGTTGTAAACCGTTGATTATGAATAAAACGGTAATGGGTCGTTCTGGTCACTTTGCATACAAGACAATGCAGTTGTCTTCTTCATACAGAATGTCTCAGACTGTAGATGACTGTCATTCTAGTAGACCAATCAAATACTATATTGCGGATAAAGAGCATCTTAAGAGAGCCAATAACCGTTATATAGTGTTGGAGGATGGGTCTTATCACATTATCGATTATCGGACAGATGATCATCTGATTGGTCAGACTGTTCTTATGAGAGACCCGATTACGTGTTGTGCACATGATGGAATCTGTCATGTATGTTATGGCGATTTGTATTACACTAACTGCAATCCAAATTTCCATATCGGGAAGTTCGCTGCTACAAAGATTAACAATCCTATTCAGCAGAAGATACTTTCTACAAAACACATGAATTCAACTCATTCTGATTTGATTGAGTTCGATGAGAGCTTCTATAAGTTCTTTATATTGGATTCGAGTACAATTCTTCTCAATCCGGATTCGGATGAAGATTTCGATAAATGGGAACTTCTCATCAGTACAGATGATTACTTTGTACTTGATGAAGTAAGTACCGATAGTGACTTTAACTATAGCATGGAGCGTTTCTATATTGGAAATCGTTCTACTGGTACAATGATTCCTATTACAGATAAAGGTAATCATGATATCTTCCTGTATGGTGATATCGCTCAGTTACTGAAAAAGAAAGATGATTATTTGGCTATTAAGTTATCTAACATTGACTTTGGTAATCCAATTGCTAAAGTAAACATCCATAACAACGAGATGTCTACTCCGTTGAAGAACATTGTCAAATTGCTTGATAGAGTTCCTCATCTTGGTTGTACGACGATTGATGAAATCCTCAATAAGATGTGCGACTTGACTATTGAGTCTGGTATCGACGTTGACGTTGTTCATTGCTCGTTGCTTATCAAAGGGCTTGTTCGTAAAGCCGACGATATTTTGCTTGAACCGAATTGGAAAGACCCAGATACATGTGAGAACTATCAGATTCTCCGTGTAACAGATGCGTTGATTTATAACCCATCTCTGGCACTTTCCATCTCGTTTGAATATATGAATAAGCAGATTACGAGTCCGTATACGTATCGGAAGTACAAGAAATCCGAATACGATTTACACTTCAAAGAGAGTATTTATATGGACTCCAAACGTTATTATAAAGAGCAGAAAGCTCGTAAAAAGAAACGCAAGAGAGATAAAGAAGCTAAGAAGTGGATGGCTGAAATGATGGCTAAAGCCAAAGCATCCAAAGTTTAACATAAAAGAAGAAACGGAACATAGTAATTCCGTTTCTTCTTTTTACCATCAGCTTTTCGTTATCATGTAGTAATCGACGCTAGGCGAAAACGAGTTCCAACGAAATGGCTGCAAATCATCGGGCTCGGCAGTCTCATCTTGATCATGAATAAGAAGGTCGATAGCTTCGGCTTCAGTTTCCAACGCTTCACTCATCTGACTCGTAGTGCCATTTTTCCACACACAGGTTAATGTGAATCTTTTTGTAGTAGCTTGTCCAGCCATTCCAGTATCCCCCTTACACAGTCTATACATATAATAAGATTCTGTATAAACACACTAAAAATCATGGATATCATTAACGTAATAACCATATTAAACAAAAACTTATTTGAATTTAAATCAAGCGGCTTTTTACCTTTCTTTCCTTTTATTTTGCAACACATTGGTACCGTTTTTCCCAACAATCGCGGGATATGATACATTAACACGGCATGATGCATTAATCAAGCCTCCTTATTCAATATTTTTACGGCTAGTAGTAACGCCGTCGGGTTTATCCGTTATAATATACTCAACGTTGTTTTCAGTATCAGTAAATTTATACTGACGAACATCATCAACTTCCAATGCTTTAATATTGGGTGGGTTATTACCATAAACGGAATCGAGTACTATAACAATTCCCCTACATGCTCCCCATATAGCTAAAGTTATAGCAAAAGCAATTACTACCATAAGACACATCACGTTCATACATTTCTCAGAATTATTAAGTATTTCTGATAGCTTCATACTACTTTACCTCCTTAGTTAATATTTTTACGCTTAACAGAAACACCGTCTGGCTTGTCGGTTATAACGTATTCGACATTATTTTCTTTATCGGTGAATTTGTATTGACGTACATCGTCGATTTCAACTGCTTTGATATCAGCCTCATCACTTTTGATATTATCACCTCCATTTAGGAAAATAGGAGCCAACATACCGGCTAAAACCATTACCGCTAAAATTGAAAACACATTAGCTTTTGCTTCTTCGACATCCATAACACATACCTCCTAAAAGTGTTAAACTAGAAATATTTTATTTTCTCTACGTATATATTATATATTTAAAATGTGAATTGAAAAATAGATAAGAATGAGTCTAGGTTAAATCCTAGACTCATTCTATCATTTCGTCTCTACCAAGTCGCTATCGACCGAAGAGCCAACAGCACCGATATACACGGGGCTTTCAGAGCCGCCTTTGTGCTTGCTCTTCTTCTTGTCATGCTTACCATTGTCATAGTAATCCTTAGACTTCGAAAGCTTCTTAGTTGAATTACGAAGAATAGCAGAAAGCGACTTTTCTTCAAGATCCTTATCAGATACGCAAATAGTAGAAGATTTCTTCTTTGCGTTGACAGGTTCATACGTCTTCTTGACGTCGTCGCCATCTCCTCCATTATTCTTCTTATAATTCGTAGTTGTGAGTTTAACTTTATTTCCGCCAGAGGTAATCTCATATACCGGAATACGTCTCATGAGCATCTTGGCGATGTTTTCCAATGTTTCCATGTACGGAATTTCCACCGGCCCATGAACGCCGAGAGCATGGATATACCCACTGTACGGGATGATAATTTTTTTACGCTGTACTACTTTATTCATTCCGTCTACCCCCAAAGGTTTTCTCATATCAGAGGAGAGGGTCGAGACCGAGATCGTCCAATCCAAGTTCGGCACTTTCATTCACCCCATTATCCTCAGAATACGTGTCGGGATAATACCCTTCATCTACAGTTACTTCAGTGTCTGGTAACGTAGAAATCAAATCCTGCATCTCACGACTAGCTTCAGCGGATTCAACAGACGGCTTCTGATCTTTGAGATTGAAGAAGGTGCCGGCATCAGTTGGGTCAGTACCAGTGATGGTGTTCAAAGAACGCAGATATGCATGGTCTCCAGCATTGGAACCTTTACCATACATATATTCATCACCAACATTAGATTCACAAGAGCCACCACCGCACTCGGTACTGCAATTACTACCGCATTCCTTAGCACAGCCTTCAAACATGTCATCCATGTCAGCAAGGTCTTCCATTGCTTCAGTTGCAGGATGCGGTTCCGGCCCATTGTCTTCGATGTAATCGTTACCCGTAAGGACGGCTTCCATTGTTTCCATATACATATCACGGAAGAAACTGTTATCAATCTGATCAACAGCCATATTTGCATATCCTTCCATTGCATCCGAAGCATGAATGTTCTGGAAGATATCGTTTACACCATAATCATTAAACATGATGAAATTCACCTATCTTTCATTAATAATTATTTTGGTGCACCAGAGTTTCATCCAGTGCAGTCAGATCAACCTTGATATCTTTGAGTACTTGTCTCAAAGAATACATGGCTAATGGGGTCCATATATACGTATGGAAGTTGTATCTTATCTTAACTTTTTCCAAATCGTCTAGGAATTTCAGGCAATTAGCGCTTGGTTGTGTTACATACGTATACACAAGTTTCTCAAATAAATTATCTAAAAGATTGATATTTTTGAGCTTAATTGCATTCAAGAAATCATTAGAAAAATACGGAAGAAGCTTATTCCCAAATGGTCCAATCTCTACGTTGTAATAGCTCAAATACTTCACTCGGGTATCTCGATGGTAGTCGAATATCGATTCAGTATTTATTGCAGGTTCTGGCCAGTAGAATCTATTGATATCACTTGGGTCACTGAAATCTTTCTTCATCACTCTATCATAGATAGAATCCTCATAATCCATTCCAGTATATGGACGGAATTCTTCATATAACAGATAGAACTTCAACGAGCCAATTATTGGTTCATATATTTTACTACTATTGATGAATTTATTCAACATCGAATCATACATATAGCAGTAGCTATTTGCAAAATACATTGCAGCGTTATACTTCTTATCAATATACCTTTCAGCATATTTTTCCTTTAATGAAGTAAGAATAGCATTTACCCGTTCAAGTACGTTATAATCCGACGTGCGAACTATACATTTATCTTTCGTACCAATATTATCAAAAATACATTGATAATGCTCAATACACAGTTTTTCCATTCTCTCAAATCCTGCTTTATCAGCATATTCAAGATGGAACGAAATACTGTAATAGTTATTACTCTTCAATCTATCATAGGTACAATGATTGACTCTGAAGAGATACTCTTTACCAAGATAGTGTATTGTGAAATAATCATCTGGGACTGGATGAATGGTATTAGGTAAGATAATCGCATTTCCATCATACGACGTATCCAGACCAGCATCGCTATCACTTAAGTCGGCTTGAATATTATCTATTCCATATATAGGGAAATTCTCTATCTTGTTATACCGAATAGGCGAGTTATCATCTATCAAGCCTTCAACATCACGAGTACCTGTATCTGTAGTAGAAAATACTGGATTGACGTGATAATACGTGCACATGGTGGGGCGTGACTGCAAGAATGATGAATACTGCTTATTCAAGCGATCTTTCATCAGTACTGCATTATCGGTAATATACGCTCCACGATCAAACAATTCAGCCACTATCTTCACTTCCTTTCTATTAGAAATGATTATGAATTTGTCACATGACAGAGATAAAATGTATAGGAAGATTTCTCTTCCTATACATCTAAATCAAATGGATTTCATCAGCTCCGAGTCATGCCATCAAGAGCTCCGTAGTCAGTCATGTTGTACTGGCTGCTGAACTGATAATTAGGCATGTTATTGATCTGATTCGTCGTCCAACCGCTGTGGAAGCCAAGGCTATCCGTGAGGATTACATACTTGGTTAACAGCGTCTTTGCAATTTCGTTGATCTGGGGAGATTCATACTTATTGCAAGTGAACGGAATATCGATCTGCGCTGCACCATGGTCACCAGAAGAATAATTCACATGGTCAATGGGAATAGTCTTCGGCATCATGTTAGACAGCAAGCAGGAATACTCGATGCAATCCGGACGACCAGTCGGGTCAGTTACGACATACACTGCTTCCATAACGTGATTGGATGCCTTGTACTGGCAATCTTCACTAATCATACCATGATAGTGACCGATACCTACCAGCTTATCGCTGATACCAGTAATCCAAGTATCCAAGAATTCACGAATCGGAAGACCAGAGAATTCGTAGAGCTGAATGGTGATTTCGTTCGTATTATCCTTCGCAATAGAGGGAATTTCGAAAGAACCACCCGTATAACCACCAGTCAGAGACTCAGTTTCCAGAGTGGGGTTAGAAATGCCGCTGATGCTCGTGAAGCCGAATTCAAGCAGGTGCTTAAATCTTTTTGCGGCTGCCGCGTCCATTAACTCCATGAACCGAGGAAGGCGAAGGATGAACAGACGGGCGAACCCCTTTCGAAAAGGGTCAAACTGGTCAATATTCTTCAGCGAGACGTCAATACCTGTAAGGAACAGACCAAGCTCACCAAAGTCTTTGGTATTACGTTTGATATTACTCTGTACAGAACGCATGTTTTCTCACCTCTTCTCTTAGTAAGCATTAGACGCGCGGATTCACATCAATCTCGACAATAGCTCTCTTCTGGAAGGTCCGGAAGACAACTTCGAGATATACGTGAACGATGTAGCGAGTCTTTTCCCAATCGTTGGAATCAACACGTACCGTCAACTCACGGCACTTAGTTCCACGATAACTGGAGAAAATCTCGTTGCAGCTCTCTTCGAAGAGACGCAGGTCTTCCTGCTCACTCCAGTGGAACTGACGAGTGTAGGTAAGACGTTCAATCTTACGTTTGATTTCCATGAGAACACGTACGTTGTTTTCCTCAGAGAGATCAGTGCTTTCGTGCTGAGAAGTCGTCTGAGTACCACGAATGTACGTATCTTCATCCAAGCACTCAATGTAGTTGAGCTGATATTCAGTGAGAAGCTTCTCTTTGATATCATGGTCATCTGCATCGATAATCGGACGAATGGAATTCTTAACGTAGCCAGAAATCGTTGCATAGGATTCACCAGCCAACGGAGTATGGTTACCATACACACGATAGTGGTTGGGGAATGCGGATGCAAGCCACAAGCAGAACGTTACAGGAATATTCTTACCGGTTACAGGGTCAGCGACCTTGAACATCTGAGCCTGCTTCGATACCAAGTAGTGATTGATATCGTACATAGCAAGACCCATGTCATAGAGGTCGTATACCGTGTTAACCAGACCAGTATCAAGATACAGCTGAGCGTCCATACGTTCAAGAGCAAGGCCAACCATTGCATTCTTGACCTGGAGGCTAGAGCCAAAGTCAAACATCAAATCTGCCGGAGCACGTCTGGTGGATTTGATTTTCTTATCGACCGAGCCATCGAATGCCTTCATGAATGCTTCTTCGATAGCAGCATCACGAGTAGCAGTATCAACAGAATCAGCGAAGTCACCATCGTCACCGCTCATCAAAGGAGTACCTTCGATATCGAGGATTGCAACAGTTTCAAGACCATCTGCGAATTCGATGAATTCGTTAGTCGTCTTATTAATCCGGTCATAACCAAACATATCCCAAGTAGAGATAGTCCAAGGTACTTCCGGATCTTCAGTTTCTTCTACTACGTAGAGAACGAAGCCATTGGTAGTAGCGTCGTAGATAACAAGGTCACCTGCAACGAAACCGCCATCAGAAGCCGTCAGCTCATATACGGTACCAGCCGTATACATCGTAGTGGAAGGCAGCTTTTCTACGTCAATGATTTCCGGAGCAGTAGTCCAAGTTGCATTGTCCGTAGTGATAACTGCAGAGCCAGCCGGATAGTTAGTGCCATCAGTATCCGTATAGTCTACAACGAACTTGTAGATCAAGGACTTGGATGCCGAAGCAACAGCCGGCAGGTTAGTGCCATTACCAATTTCCTGAACACTGAAGGAAGACGTGTCAAATACACCATCGGTTGCATTGTATACATACATGAAACCAGCCTGGTGAGACCCATCATCCTTGGTCAGATGGTAAAGTTTCTCAGTAGACGGCAGCGTGATAGCCGGGAGACGATCAACCGGAACCGTTACTACTGGCGGATTTACGCTGTCTTTATATGCCTTGCAGAAGGCTTCATACAGCGTTTCATACTGATCAGAATAGAACTTACACCCTACGATGCTAGAACCTTTCTGGTCAGTATCATTGACAGCATCCTCAATGAAATTGGTTACCTTAGTCAAAGGATCAACACCTTCATAGTCGAAGGTCACGTTGAAGATTTCAACCGTTGCAGTGCCATTTTCAGTGGAGATGACATCAAAGTTGTAATTCTTATAGGAATTTTCTTTGTCTGCCTGTTTATCATGACGCAGACGAACACGGAAGTCGTTACCGTAAGAGCCTTTACCAAGAACCCATACGGACAGAATCGGGAGCCATTTGAATCCATCAGCATCCGGCGTAGCCGTTTCGATGGACCGTGCAAAGACATCCAGATCATCCAGATTCGTGATATTGGTACGGGAATAGTTAGCGACCTTGAGGATCAACCTACCAGCTTCGACTTTGTATCCAACAGCCATGACAACATTTGCGTACGTAGCATTTTCAGCCACAAGACGCAAGCACCATGCTGAGCAATAGTTCTTAGCAAGACCAACATACGGCGTATACATGGACTGGCCAAACTTCTTGAAGTTCGGTTTACCATATTCATCGCAGAACTTGCTCCAATTATTGAATTTCAAAAGGTCATTACGTCCCTTAGGACCCACAAATACGCACATATATACCGGACCTTCATCAGGGCCAGCTGCATAATCAGTATACTGCGTGTTATCATTTATCACGACATAGATACTGGGGTGGATCCAAGGAGGAATGATTTGTCCACTTCTAGGCATAATGATTCTCCTTTCATTTTGTATTTTACTATCGTGTTTTATGTTATCTGCTCACGATTTAGGATTTTTAAAAATAATTTTTGAATATATAATATAGTAAGGTAGCAATCATAAATGTGGGGGACCTTTAAAAAGATTGTAAGTTTGATCAGAATGGGAGTGAATGACATGGGAAACGAAAAATGGCTCGTAACGATTAGACGATATGCTACCTCTGTTAAGACCTTAGCCAGAGCTGAAAAGAAGTCGAATGCTCTAATTGCAAAGGGTTACAGTGGCGTGGAAATTCGCAAAATTGGCAAGTCTATCTTAGTGCTGTTTGACTTACCGTCTTACACGTTACTTCAGAAGAAAGCGTAAACACTTGGTAAAAGAAATTCGACGAAGTGAAAAGACGATGGATTGATATTCCATCGTCTCTTTTTTTTTTCATGCTTTCATTACTGGCTCCATAGGACTTGCTACTTCTTTACGCTTCTGCTTAGTTGTAAGCAAACCACTTATAACAGAACCATCGAAATCTTCAAATGTTAAACCAGCATAAGTTGAATCCATACGAGTTATTGCACGTGGGTTCATCGTGATATAGTCATATGGTGAGATATTCGGATTCTTTCCATATACTACACCAAATGCTACAGACGGGTCTTTCTTATACCGGTATATCTTAGAAATGATTATTTCTTTTACGTTATCAGGTACAGGGAAGTCTATACCATTCAACGCGAAGTTATTATTGAACAAATCAATCACTACATCATATGGGATTGTACCCGGTAACTTACCACCAAGTAAGATGTCCAAAAATGCTCTGAAGTTATCCAATGAAGCAATCTGTTCTGAATCGCATAACTTATCACCGTTATAGAATTTCAGTACATAGTATTTCTCTTTACCTTTACCAACAAGGTCAAGAGTTTCTTCAGTATACCCACCAGATGGATATGTATATATAATAGTAGAGATTGTAAAAGTTCTTAACTTAGAAGGTCCTTTACCATCAATATCTGTAAAGGTTCTGAAGTTCAAAATACCGAGAGTTTTAAAATGGTCACCGATTGATTGGGCGACGTTTTTATCAAAGTAAAACTGCGGTATATACATTTCCATGTACTTCCCTTGGAAGATTATTTCATTCTTTTCGTTTTTCTTAAAATCACCCATATTTATCATCCTTTGTATAGTAATAAACGGTAACCAGAAATACATCTGGTTACCGTGTTGTTAATTGCAATTATCTAACACAAGGTCGATAAGCTGCTTCAAGAACGGAGAGAACTTCTCCTTGATTTCCTTAGTAGGATTCTTATCATCAGGATCTTTCTTATGCTGAGAAATCTCACTGACGATAGAAAGCAGTTGAGTAATGAATACCTTCTCATACTTATTCATACCTGAGCTACGATATTTAATATACCAAGCAATCAAGTAAGCGAATAGATGGTCAGTGCTCTTGTACTCTTCTCCAAGCAGATAACTCTCAATACCAATCAAGGTATTCACAGGGAAAGTTATCTGATGTTTTTCACACGCCTGCATAGCAGCTTTAAAGATACCACTAGCACGATGTTTGTATCCATATATAATAGAAGAAGTTGTTCCTTTCTCCTGAAGAATACCACGTACCGTATTGATAATCGGCTCGAGGTTATATGCGTAATTCATCCATTTGAGCGTTTCCTCGATATTCCTCTTAGTAGCTTCATCAGTTTCAGGATTTTCCAATTTCTTCTTGAAATAAGAAGTTGTGTATTCTTCTATTTTATCAGGAGAAGCGATGATTTCTTTATGCTTTTCATCAACTTCCTTCTCAAAAGCAGCTACAAACTCATCTTTCTTCTTAGCAGCAGAATCCAAGTCATCAGATACCCCTTTAAGGCATCCAATGATTGTACGATAATAATCTATCTTACTAAGTTCCTTGAGTTTGGCGCCGAACTTTCTATTCATTGCAGAAGGAAGAGCCATATCATACTTCTTGTCTCCTACAGTGAGAATAGAATCAATGAAACCCATATTGAGTTCATCCACTGCTTTTGCTTCGATATCATCAATTCGAGAGCAAATCAATTTGATGGTTTCAATATCAGCTTCAGGGAAAAACTCTCTAATCAACCTGCAGCTATATACAATTTTCATATCCAATGCATTGATACTTCTAGCCAATGCAACGGCTTTATTCAATTTGATGAAGTCTTGGTCATCTTCATTCAGCGTGTTCATTGATTCAGTTGAAAAGTTGAGTGTTTCAATGTCCAAACAATCTTCATCATGTACCGGAGTTACTTTTTCATTCATAATAGATATACCTCCAATATAATTAAACGGGTTCATCGACCTCATCGTTTTCAAGGTCGGTTTCAGTATAAATATCTTCAGCCGTAATATCAATGGAATCCTTTATACCAAATTCCCGTTTATATTCTTCAAAAATTTTCTGCTGAATCGTCAGCATGATTTCATCATACGCATCATCTTGGATTCTCATATAGAATGGCTGAAGGAATGCTGGAACAAAGTCCCCATTAACCAGATTATTCTTAATGCAATACTTAAGAATTGCTACAGGGAAATACTCTTCGTCATACATATTGACGAAATCAGCAGTATCCATCTCCATATCTTTTACAAGATTGATGGCAGCGTTAATATTAGCAAGAATTATACCATACGAGGCATTTTTAATCTTCCTCGTCATCACATCTGTTACAACATCATTCTTATTTTTCTTTTCTTTCTGAATAGACTCGGCGAGTGCGTCTTTCATTATGATTATCATTTTGGAAATATAATTAGTTATGTTATCTTGATAATCAACCAAGAAGAACTGGTATAGACCATCGGTTATATTCCTAAGAGTATCTCCTCCAGTAGAATATACCTCATCTTCATCTAAACCAAGTTGATACTTTTTATTGATTTTATCAAGCACATTCGTGTAGAAGTCTCTAGCGATGTCATTCAATTCTTTAGTAGCGTCATCATCACCGTTAGCGTCTTCTACATCATCATCATAATTTTCTTTAAACGTTTCTAAGAAGTTTATATTAGTTGAAGTTGGGTCAGCCAACTGTTCATCTATGCATTCAACGATGAGTTCTCCACTGACTTCTTTCAACATCGGCATTTTGACTACTTCATCACCGAAAACTTCTACGTTATCATCAAGATTCGCAATCAAATTACTCACCTTCCTTAAGTTATTCAAATATCTTACGATTCTGTACTTGAAATTATTAAATCAAATTTCAAATATATAATATATACAGGTAAGTCAATTAAAATAACTCTTGTAAAAAAGAAAGAGAGGGTTGATTCTTATGCTAAATAAGAACAAACGGGATCTGGAGAAGAAAATCTTATATGAGATTGGAGTGAATCGCAATGATGATAAAAAGTCTATTGCGAATAAACTCCACTGCGATGTTGGTCAGGTAATGGCCGTGGTTAAGAGGAATAGAATTATGTTAAGTGCTGTTGCTAATCCAAGTTATGATCCGCTGCATTATGTTAGCGATCGCAAAATCGTTGAGGTGGGTGAATCCCCAGAAGAAGAACCGATCGAAACGGTAGAAATGAAATCCGTAACTCCTGAGGAACGTTTACCGTATCTGGTCGATTCTTTGCTCCAGAATAACGGAGATATTAATGTAGCTGCAAAATATGCGTGTCTTAGTATAGAAGATGCGTGTAAATTACTAAATACCAAATGTCGTAAAGTATATTGGAATAAAGTTCCAGCTGGGTTTGCCCAATATAGTGATAGAGCACGGCTAAAAATCACATCCATCATCATACGTCATCCAGAGTTAAAAACGTATGATGATATTATATCCGTGATGGGTGATCCGAACTATAAAAAGACAGCTCTTCGGTATATATTACGTACTATTAAGCAGTACGGTTTTATTGATCCAAACGACCTTGATTTCACTTCGAAGGTCGAATCCAAACGGATGTACATCAATAAAATCACTGATAGTGAGTGGAAAGATATCATCGAGGCTGATCTTGAAAATATGAGCGACGATGATCTTTCCGTTATATTGGGGTACCGTCCTACTGCATTTAGTAGAGCTCGTAGTAATATGTACTATAAAACAATGGTTAAAATTTATTTGGATGAGCAGTTTGCAAAATTAACTAACAGCGAATCCAAATATTCAACTGATAGCATTTACCAAAACGCTATGAATGCAAGAATGAGCGATCCTGACTATAGGGATGTGACATCCGATGACATCAATACCCGTCTTATAGAAATCAAGACAATCAAAGAGTACAGAGATAAAGCGATGGAGGCGAAGAACAAGATGGCTAAAGAAATCATGGGCGAAACAATCGATGTTGATGCCGAAGAGGTTAAACCCGTTGAGCAAGTTGAAGAAGCAGTCAATAAAGATGAGGAAGTTAATCTCTTTACGAATCCAAACGTTCCGGCTATTCCGTTCGCTCCAATCAGAATCGATGAAGGTATCAAAATCATGGAAGAATGGGACATCGAAGCTACCAAGGGTATGGATGCCAATATCCTTGAAAAACTCCAGTATGAATTGGATGGCTACATCGCTCGTATTTCGGATGTCCGCGATCGGGTTGCTATGAAGCTTGAAAAGGTCAAAGAAAAGCAGGAACTGCTTGACAAACTTGCTGAAATCGATAAGATGAAGGAAGACATCATGAAGAAGCTGGAAGAAATCTAATATCCAACTACAGAAAAGAAACAACCGAGATTCAACTCGGTTGTTTCTTTTTATTTATTCAGCAAATCTGCAATATCAAATCCTAATCCATAATCTCCTACTCCAGTTCTTCGAGTACGGTTTTCTGCCATACTAACCATCTCTCGAATATAATCGTTATCGGATTCAATTTTATTGATATCAATATTATCTAAGTCTTCGTTATCAATAATCGCTTTACGTAAAGCTCTTCTTTTCTGTATTCCTTGAATCTGATTATATAATGGGTCAGGTTCTTTAGGTCTGATATCTTCTTCTTTTTCAACAAATGCACCTGCTGTAGCAGATACGCCGTGAACCAATGTTTGATTTGGCTTAGGGAATATCTTCTTATATGCTTCAGGCAAGCGTTCCCACATCTTCACTGGATCGTCTTCAGGCTCTTCTTGGAATGGTTTCTGATCTTCTTCATCATACTTCAGACCTTGAATGATTCCATATCTACGAAGATTGATACCGTGTTTGATAACGTACATACCAATCAGATATGACATTACGCAGTCATCATGATATCCAGCAGCAGCTGCAATCGTACCACGACTGTTCTTAACGAGTGTATTCATCTCATCGATGATTTCGTTGCATACGAATTTATCTTTTTCGTGAATTGCTCTATTCAAAAGAATAGCCATCATACGGTCTCTTGATTTACCAGTCGTACAGATACCCCAGTATCTTCTATTTTCTGCCTGTTTTATCAATTGACCTTTTCTATCAAGCTTATCATCAGGAGTATTATCCATTTTAGTTGGATCGTTATATATAAACTTTCTCCACTTAGATTTACGTAAGATAGATATTACTGAACTACCAATGTTATTTCTTTCAATTGCAAGTAATCCTTTAGGAGCAAATTTAGCAATCAATTCAGCCAGACATTCAGCCGCTTCAACTTCATCAAGAAGAGGAGTTCTGAATACTGCAACAGGCACTTCTGTATATGGGTCAATGAAGGTTGCTACCGTGTAGTCTTCATTCAAACCAGTAGATACATCAACACCAATTACATACGGTATCGTTTTATCAATTGGACGATAGACTCTAAGTAAGAAATCTTGATGAACGATATGTTCTTCAATCGGATGACCTCGGAAAGAATTGATTGTTTCAAGGTCTTCTGGAGCAAATGGAGAATTTGTATTATTAGCAATTCTCTGAAGAAGAAGCTCACGTTTTATCTGAACAACATCGTGATTCAGATAAGCACACATCTTCTGATACCAATTCTCATCTCTACCAATCTGCTTATAGGAGAATTCGATATACATGAATCCGTTCTGAGAATTCTTTTTGATGTATTCTCTCCAAGAACCAGGTCCATGACTTGGCATATCATACATCTTCTCAGTAAAGATACCCATACGTTCACGCCATTCATTCATGGCAATAACTGGTTCTGTACCGATGAATCCTGGTGTAGACGTAATAACACGTCCATACATACCACCATTCTTTTCTGCATGAGCAGCAGCTTCACCAAATGCCGGACCAGATGCTTTGAGAATAGTACCAATGAATGGAGTGAATTCTGCTTCATCGTAATACTGAAGAGGAGCAGAGTTACCACGACCAATACCATCAGCTTTAGCTATCGTAGTTGCAGATGGTTTTGATACAATCACATTGTGAGTGATTGGATTAGATAACGTACGTACGTTATCCTTACCAGCTACGACTTTCATTTCTTGAGAGCGTTCATCGAATACAAACTGAAATCTTTGCTGCATATATATAGGCAAGCGCTCTTTTTGAACTCTCAATTTCTCTAAGTTAGCATCTGAGTCACCTTGAGTTTTACAACAGAAGTTGAACTGAGAGTTCGTTGTTCCATATAAGAAAGCGTAATTGTAATTAGCCAGTGTGGACTGGGTTTTACCAGTCTGACGTGGGATTACTTCATAAAAACTCACGCAATTATCAAAACACCATGAGAGTGCAAGATTTGCTCTATGAAGCATGAACAAAACACCCGATCCAGGTCCAGTTCCACCTGCTTCAGTTGGGATACGCACACACTCTCTACGGAAGAACCAAGGGTTCATTGCACATTCAAAATTAATACGTTCAATAAGCTCATTGGAAAGAGAAGGCGAGAATGGGTCGACTCCTATAAGCTCACGATCATACAACTTCAAGAAGAATTGATTATTCTGTATACCAAGCTTCTTCAAATCAGCAGAAGTTTGTAAGAACGAAATATTCTTCGTTGTAATATCGTAAAAGAATCGAGTACCATCCTCGTCTACTCCAGATTTGAGCTTAGGACGTGGCTTACTTATGATATTAGCCATTATATACCACCCTATCTCAATATACTATTATCCTTCATACCCTTCAGGATACTTTACAAACAAACCATATCGAGTTGGACCAACAGGGGCTTTGAAAATCTTTTCTCTGATGAGTCCCAATTCGGTACGGAGATTCTTCAATTCACTTTCGGACTGACGGACTTTATGTTTCTTATCAGGCATCTTTAACATCATGAGTGCATTGTCGATAATAGCAAGATTTTTATGAACCTTCTCAAGAAGGAAAATCTTATCATCGGTTGAATCGATATCGTTTACCTGAACACGAAGTTCATCAACTTCCAATTTACTGCACTTGAGAGCCATACCGTTTCTATCCAAGAATTGAACTTCTACGTTCTCAAGTAGAGTTTTCATATGCTTCTTCCAATATGCGTCGATATTTGCATTTTCGATTGCAATCATTTCAGGTGTCTTTTCTTCACTTACCTGATGACCAACAAACTGAGCAGATTCTTCTGCGAATACCATATCAACCTTATTAGTGAATTTATGGTAAAGAGCAAGGAGAATTTTCTTTGCATATGGAGAAGAAGTTGTTTTTACCATATTCATCAAATTCTTACGGAATCTGAATGCAGAATACTTCAAGTCGTTGATAGATTCATATATCAACTTCACAATACCAAGAGCACCTGCATCAAATTCACTCATCTTACGGTCAATGAGTTCCATCGTACCATAAGCTTTGATAATCTTATTGATAGCACTACGATAGATACTCATCGAATCTGAGTAGTTTGCAACAATAGAAGTCATTGACGGAGTTCTCTTGAAGTTTACCCAGTATGAACGATAGAGATTGAGTAGAACATTCAACCGATATACAGACGGATTGTCTTCTGTGTACAGATGAACTATTCTCCAATCAATATTATCCGGAGTCATGTACGCTTTATGCAAGAAGACCAAACGGTTATCAAGTTCTTTATCAGGAACAATTTCCGTCATATGATAAAGATAAAGAATTGCTACTTCAGCAGGAGTAAGTTTATTACTATAATCATTGAGAAGTCTTGGGTCAAGCTCAATGACTGCTTGCTGAGGTACTACCTGAACACCATTGATAACCCCTACAGGACCTGATTCAGGTTTATCTGCGGCAAGGTCTTTGAAAGGTTTTGGAAAAACTCTAAAACCATAAAATTTGTATGCTGAAACTTCACCATACAAAGGAATAGAGATATCTGCATCAATATTGAAAATATCTCTAGTAACATATTTAAGCTGCTGAACGCCAGCAAGAGACTCTTTCCCTTTAGTCATGATGCTATCAAAAGCATTTACTAAGGTTTCAAAAGTCGGTCCAGCGACAATTTCTCGTGGAGCTTTATTTAATTGAATATTCATATTCGTTAACCCCTTTCAGGTATCATTTTCATTACGATTTTGTCAACTGGATTGATTTATATCGTTACAAAATGTAGGAATCGAAATTAATCGATTCCTACATCCATTATGGTTATTTAACTTAAATCAAGTTGTAACGTTTGCTGCCAGAGCGCAATCCCTTAATAGTATCGCGGCGCGATGCTTTATCGCGTGCATCAAGGAAACGCTCATGCTGCTGATTCTTGCGAGTTTCAATTTCTTGGGCGTTCTTCTTAATCTTTCTAAGATCATGGCCAGTTAATCCAGATGGATAATGAATTCTATCCGGATGTGCACCATAATCAGTTAATCTAGAAAAACGATTACCTGCATCATGCGCAATTTCACCATATGCATCAGCTTTATCACTAGCTGCATCAGCGGCTCTTTGCAATTTATCTGGAGACATCTCCATTACTTCTGCTAGAGATTCATTTACTCTCTCAAAATCATCGTAGATATTGTACATTTTATTCAACTTCCTTTCAGTAAAAGTCTTTCTATTTTGTCTTGGTAGTTTAAAACGCGATGTAGTGTAAGCCGATAATTATTTTGTACTGCAATTTTTGAATAAGGAGCTATCAACATCGTATAGAATTTCTCTATCGATTTATTATTTATTTATAACTCCCTAGCAGAAGTATTAGAGTTTGGTAAAAACTTTTCCTCTGACAAATGGGGGAATCTCGCAACGCGTATGTCCGATCGTGGATTAGGATACCAAGCCCAAAAATCTGAGTATGATGACCCAGATAAGAAAAAATGGTTAGAAGATAGAAACCAGGCCCATATGAGAAGTAGTTTTAGGGCAAATATTCGAGCCAACAAAGCAAAACGGCGCGAATTCCGTCAGACTGCAAATCAAAAAGCCCGCGAATATGATGATGATAGTACGCGATAAAAGTATCGATACTTTCAAGAAATAAAAGAAAAGAAAGCAACCGGATTCCGTTCCGGTTGCTTTCTTTTCTTACTTGAGCTCGAGCGTGAACTGCTCGAAATGTTCACCCCCTTCCTTCGCATATTCATCTACCGAAATGTCATGGGCGCACTCTTTGGATGCGAGTGTCGCAAACCGCGGGATGATGTTGTCCCCTTCTCGAGGACCTTCGACTACTAGCCGAGGTTTCCATGCTTCGGTTGGACCCAGTTCACGGAGCCGATCCGCGATGTCCTGCAGAAGGCCGCTAACCTCCATCAGGGTGAATGTCGGCTTTTCTAAGACCAACTTAGCTCCGGCCGTATCATTTTTGAGCAGAGGGGCAACAAAGTTGCCTTGTTCCTCTAGGTCGGACGCAAGGTTGACCAAGACATCAGCAATGTCCTGGTTGGTGGTGATCTCGAGGGTTTCGTTGTTGTTAGCCATGGCAGATTCCTCCTTCGGAACATAGAAATCGAGCGATTCACAACTCTTACTCTTGGTTATGACTTTCTCGTTGGCTACCAATATAATATATATTCATATTTCTTAACTTTTAGGAAAACTTCTTATTTAAAAGAAAGGATGTGGGAATATGATATTATATATGGTAGTTGTAGATGGCGTAATTAGGCTTATAACGACCAATAGAACATACGCAGAAGATACCGTTGAATCATATGACCCAAAACGATATAAAAGAGCTAGTATTATAGAGACCCGCGAAGGGGCTCCTTGCTACATAAAGGTGGGATGATAAAAATGTGTAAAACAGCAATTAATATCAAGGAATCTCATATCATCAATGAAGGAAGCAGGGTTATCACTATATCGGTACTAGATACGGTAGATGATGAAACCGCTAAAGAAGTAATGTGTAGGATCAAAGCTCTTTCATCAGATGAGATCGTTAAGAAAACTAACTGGATTGAAGTAAGCGAACTTGATAAACGGACTGGATATCCAGATCTTGCATTTCAATACCATCATGGTATAATAGTTATTGATAAAGTTCTAGTTATAGTTACCTTAGGCAAGATTGTTAAATGTGTAAATGAAGGGGATAGAAATGAATAAAATTAGACGAACTATAACAATCAATGACACGAATAGAGATTTCGTATTGTCTGTATTCGACGATTATGATCAGCAAACCGCTGATGAAACAATCGAAAAGGTTAAGAAAATGACTCCAGATGAAGTATTCCAGAAAACAAAATGGTTATTTGATAAAGATAATTCTATACCAGCATTGAATATCGTGCTCCAGTATCATCACGGAGTGATGTATATTGATAATATTCAGATAATCGTTTCTATGATCAGTGGGAAAGGTTGAACTGTCAATATGAACACACGTGATAAAATGCTTAAAAAAGCTTCCGAAATGATACCTGAAGAAAGCATCATTCAAAGCTATATAGAGCATTATGAAGGTCCAGTGAAATCTATAGAAAATCCAGACAAAGCATTTGGTTATTGGCTGAATGAATCACATGAATGGTCAGAAAGGAAGAAGTTGGATGTTTAAAAGGCAGATAAATCTTATTAAAGCGAAAAGGCTTGTAGGTAGAGCATTACATGTTGAAGTTGTTGATATTACACCTATACCCCAAGCAAATAGAATCAAGAATCTTTTTTCTAATCATGGACCTAACAAGGATAATTATGTATTTAAGACTTGGGATGATTTAATCAACGAATACGGTAAACCGAGATTCAAGGAATAATTCAGCATGAATACATGGAAAGGAAGAAATGAAATGTTCAAAAGAAAGATTGCCCTTAAGAAAGCTAGAAAATTAGCTGATTGTGTACCAGAGGGTCTCAAAGAAGGGATGAAATTTTTAAGTGAAAATTATTCTCCTATCGTTAGCTTAGAAATGCCTATGCTTAATAAGAATGCTTTGACTAGCAATCTTCGTAGATATTCAAGTCTTAATAATAAGAGCACGTGGTAATTATATTTTATGGAGGATTAGTATGAAAAAGGCATATGCTGTTTGTTGTAGAACTACAATAGATGGAGGTACTCCAGGATATATTATAATAACAACATGCACGAGCCTAGATAGTGCTAAAAAAGTTGAAAATAAACTCAAAGCACTATCGTTATCCGAAACTATGTTGTTAGGAGATATTACGCTTAATCGATATACGTTTGGCTGTAATAAGATAGTGGGTAGGACCTCCCCTATATTCTTTATTACACCAATTAGCATAGTCGAAGATTGTGAAATTGATAGTCATATATCATATTTAAAAGATGTATCCAAAAGAAAGGAAGCTCGTGATGAGAAAATTGCTGCTATCAAAGAGCAAAAGCTTGAAGAAATCAGACGAGCCGATGAAAAGGAAAAACGTATAAAAGAAGAGCGAAATAAGAAAGCTCAACATATTCTCGACAAAAGTAGAGAGTATTATATGCATGAACTTGAGTTCTGGAGGGACGATGTGTGAAAAAGGTATACGCGGTATGCTGCGAAACTCTTATTGATGGAGGAGCCCCTGGATACTTCATCATAACTACATGCGATCATTTAGAAGATGCTAAGAAAGTTAAAGCAAAGCTTAATACTTTATCTACATCTGAATTAGATCTGCTAGGGAATATGACCTTCAATGATTACGTATTCGGTTATAACGAAGGTGCTTGCAGGTATATGTATGATAATCCTGATGTGATATTCATTAGTGAAATCCGTGTAGTTGAAAGTAATGAACTTGATGAACATTTATCATATCTCAGTACTGTAAACGAGCGGAAAGACGAGTTTGACAAAATGTTTGAAGCTAAAAGGAAAGCTGCACGGGCAGAGGAAGCTGCTAAGATAAAAGAAGAAGAGGAAAGAAAGCGCAAAGCAGAAGAATCCGCCCAGAATGCAATGGATAAAGCGCGTGAATATTATATGAATCATTTAGACGAGGAGTAAGAAATGTATATCAGAAAAAAGAATATCATAAAAGCTATACATTTATGCCTTAAAGCCATAGATATACGTAACTTAAGGTATGAAGAGAAAATCCGTTTAGCCGTACAGGTACGAGATATTCTTGGCAAATTCAAGATAACTGAACCATTTGCGATTATCCCAAATGAGTTGATCGTTGACTTATCAAAGAGTTAATACCAAGGGGTGGTTTATGATGAGTTTTTGGATATGCATTTTGGCCGGTCTCTTTATCGGAGACATAATTTTCGATATTTTCGATAACCGATAACGTTAAAAATCCAGTAAGCTTAAATGCTTACTGGATTACTTACAATCTTACTGAGTTAACAAAGCATTTGCTTTGTGGATAACTGCTTTGAGAGTAGTCTTCTGGCATGAGCTTCTACTATCAACTTTACGTTCCACTTCTTTAGCACGATAATCTGCAGGGTCGAGAACCTGCATAATAATTGGATTAATTATCAAACTACCAATGAATCCACCAGCAGTCCAATACGTCCATACATATACAGTTCTATCCTTATTCTTATCATACCAAGCTTGGTTTCTGAATTCGTGATGACCAGGTAATGGTCTCCAACGATTTACTGCTTCAGGTTTACCCTGAGAACATTCACGCTTCACGAATTCATCCATTGCACCCATAAAGGTCTTAGAGAAATGGACAGTCTTTTTCTCTTTACCATCAAAGGTGATATAGAATTCTTTACGGGTCATATTATCTACCAATGCAGTCGCATTGTGTCTATTCAAGAAGGTTGATTTCTCCAATACAGGATGACCAAGATCTTCCATCAAAGTAGCGAAATAATAATCCGCTGCTTCATTCACATCATCAAGACGATCTGCTCTTGATTTTTTTACAGCTGCACTAAATGCGCTGAGTCCAGCTTGGCGAATCGCAGATTTAACTATTTTAGGTTTACTTAAATATGAACTGGGTTCCTTCCCTAATCGTTTAGCTGCATTCTTTACATTTTTTTCAGCGACCTTAAGTTTTCTTTTTTGTGGCTCTATAAAATTCTTGGTTTGGTTGTCAACTTCTTCACGTTTACTTGGTGTCAAATAACTAGCTACTTGCATTCCAACCATTTTACCGACGGTGTGTGATAAATAATCACCGTTTCGTTTAGCACTAGCATTTATCAGTCTACGACCTTTTGGAGTGTTACCAGATTCACATATATCCTGATATAGCATTTCCGTTATGAAATCATAATCGTCAAACATTTATCTCATTCCTTTCATTTTAGCAATAAAAAATCCAGTAAGCCGAAGCTTACTGGATTGAAATCTCATCTTACAGGCCGCTAACCGGATAGATGTCGGACGGCATGAAGCCGAAGTTACCTTCACGATACTGTTTGATGAACAAGCAGCTCTGGAACGGCAGAACTTCAAGGAATTCATAGCGCTGAACGCCCATGATGTTCGGCGTATTCGGAGTGAGCTTGTTACGATAGTTCGTTTCGATATTGAAGCTATATTCGTACTTACGGTACGTGATAACAGTATCCGTCAGCGGAATAGCAACAATACGGAAGCCCTTTTCGATGGTTTCTTTCTGCGTTGCAACGATGTGCAGGCGAGTACCATCAACGGTCATAACACCGAACTTGTAATCCAGCTTTACACCACCGATGTTAGAGCCAGAATCGAGTACCCAGCGAACGCCGTTAGTCGTCGTAGCGGACAGCATTTCGATAACGAAGCTATTTGCAGAGATTGCGAACATAACGCGTTCGTCATGCAGCTTGGTTTTCAGATAGCTGATCACGCGGCCGAAGTAGTAACGGAGCTGGTCGGATCTCCACTGGGATTCCGGAATCATGTACGTGCTGGGAGCAGACAGGTCGAATTCGTATTCATCAGCAAACTTGAACGTATAGCCCATCGGCTGGAAGATACGAGTCGTCTGAATTACCTTCGTCTTGTTGAAGGAATTTTCCAGCATGCGCTGCGTATTGGAGTCAGCCGTCTGAGAGCAGATATCAGCCATATCAGCAACGAGTTCAGACGTCACATCACTGTTCGTGAGCGCTTTTTCATCCTGAATCTTTTCCAGAGTCAAGCCGATGTTGAAGCGTTCTTTCTCAGCGATGGTGATCTGCTCATTGTGACGTTCTTTATCGAACTCAACAACGATATCGTTGTTTGCGTTGGACAGATGACCGCCAAAGCGAATACCAGTCGGAGTGATTACCGTAGCATCAGAAGATACAGCCGTAACCGTAACGATACCAGTATAGAAATCAACCATACCGAAAATCTGTACGTTGTAAACCGTATCATCGCCGGTCTTCTTGGATTTAACCGGAATTTCCTGACGGAACGTACGGGATGCATAGTCAGGTTTCAGATTAACGCCTTCAATGATAACTTCTTCAGTTGCAGTATCATTTGCAACATCGAGTTTCACAGCGTCAATGCAGAAGTCATAGCCCAGAGCGTCACGGGTCTTCAGAGAACCGCCGCTCTCTTCGAGCATATTCAGATCAACCAGAGGCAGAGAACCGCCTGCTTTCGGATACCATTCGCTGGAAATGGGCTTACCGATAGTTGCATCCGTGAATTCTGCATAGGAGCCGTCATAGAAGCATTCCGGGAAGAACATCTTGTCCCCGTTTTCATTCTTCATGAAGCGCCGTTCATATGCATAACGAATGATCGGTTTCGGTGCAACCATTACCTGGAGCATATCCTTGAACTGGTTGGTAATGTATTCCTTCTTCAGAAGCGGCATCGTCAAGCCAACGATCGGTTCCAACACACCAGCCGTGGAAGATTCCTGAAGAATTACCTGACGGGTATTCTCAAGCAGGCGTTCCAATTTATCAGCGTGCAGAGCAACATATTCGTCATTCTGGCCATTTGCAGCATTCTGTCCGAAGGCACCATAACTGGTCGGCTGAGAGGCTTCAGTTACATCGCCATACAGCATATTTTTGAACTGGGCATAATATCCTTCATTCATGAGGATTGTTTTCATATTGCTGTAGGGGTCAACATTGAGGCCGTGCATAAAATGCTCATAAGTGTCTTTCACACATGCCTTAAAGTCATGGTCTTTATCAACAGAAGTAAACGATCCAACGCACTCAGTAACCTGGAGCTGAGGATCGTAAATATCCTGATATAATTTAGACATTCAGGACACATCCTTTCTAATTAGTTTTTACTTAGATGTTGAGGTCTTTGAACTCTTATCTTTCAATTTGTTTGCTTTTTCTTCAGCGTCTTTAACTGTCTTAATCATTGCAAGATTTCGCCTAACCATTTCAATGATATAATTGAAATTAAATAACGCTTCTTCATAACTAGCATGATCAAATTCAAAGATAATGTAATGATATGTCATTTCCCTAATCTTCTCAAGATTAGTAATAACAATATCAGAGACCACGGCAGCCAAAATAGTCTCTCTTTGAGCATCTTGGATTTTTCTGATATACGTACGTATATCTTTATATAAACGAATAAAGTCACGTTCGAGAGTAAACCCGATTACAACTTTATCATCATCGCTTAGTTCACCAGGAGCAGGGTCTTCTGCTGGAGCGCCAAACTCATCTGAACCATCATCCGGTTGAGCTTGGTCATCTCCTTCAGCAGGAGCATCTCCACCTCCTTGATCTTGACCATCAGCTGGAGGTTGTCCACCATCACCTTGGTCTGGAGCAGGCGGTTGTTCTTGGTCTCCTTCTGCTGGAGGAGCACTTTCTTCACCACCTTGAGCATCATCTCCATCTGGACTAGGAACATCTGCTCCATAATCCGTAGGTCCATCATCTGCAGGAGCATCTCCTCCACCAGTATCATCTGGCGCTGGAGCTTGAGCATCATCACCTGCTTGTTCAGGAGGTGGTTCATCCCCTGCACCTTGGTCATCATCTGGAGAAGGTACATCTGCACCGTAATCAGTTGGACCTTCATCTGGAGCGCCTTGATCTTCTGGAGGAGCACCTTCTTCACCACCAGATGTATCATCATCAGGTTCAGGCACATCGGCACTGTAGTCAATAGGTTCATCTCCACCAGCATCATTTTGGGCAGTACCATCATCGTCTGGTTCTGGTACATCTGCAGAATAATCAGTTGGACCATCATCTTGCTGACGTTGAGCATTTCTTTTACGGCTATTTTCAGCTTCCATTACCATTCGCATCAGCATATCGTCCATAATGGTTCCTCCTTTCTATTTATACTAAACCATGGGTTTTGATTCGAGTGATTTCCAACTCAATTTTATTCTCGGTTCTCATCAATGCATATTTTGCTTGCTTATCACCAGCAGCTTTTGCATCATCGATTTTCTCCCGAGTCATTTTGAGTTCAAGTTCCAATTCTTGAATTACACGATTCTTTACTTTATCTGGGCCAATATACCCATCACCAGCAGTCATCTTATATCCAGCACCAAATATTTCTTTCCATTTTAAAAATGGTAAAACGATATACCCAGTAATCTTAAGTAATATCAAAGGGAGAATTGGCGCAGGTATAGATAATACTAAAGAACTTGCAACAGAATACATGAGAATTTTCTTAAAGAGATAACGAGCTTTCAAAAAGAAAGAACCAGTTATAACCATCTCTCTATCTTTCTCAGCATCCCATTTAACAAAATTATTCACAGTATCAATTAATCCACTAATAACTGGTGATACTGTATGTTTTACAGTATTAGCTGCTCTACGAACAGCTTTACCTGTATCAGTATCAGCAAGTCTATCAATTATACCTTCGCAAGCATAATCAAGTGTACCATAGCTCAACGCTTCAAACATGAGATCGGTATTCCCATGAGTAACTTGATATGCATGTAAAAAAGTTTCAAGCATGATATCATCATCGTTTTCCAATGAAGATTCAACATTATGAATCATCATATATGGATTACTTTCAATCACCAATGCAGTAAGTTCCCGAGCATTCTCAGGATAAAGTCCTTTATCAATGAACATTTCGACCATTGGTACTCTAACAGCTTCATCCAACGGAAGTTCTCTGATATTATACCACGATGGGTCGAATGGTTCATTATATTTAGATTCACTCATTGATTTCACCAACTTTCAACCTTTTATCGCTTACTATTTTGTGCAGATGGGTAAAAACCACGAGCATATAATGCTCGTGGTCAAATGCAGATTAATCAACTTTTAATACTGCAAGTGGCTGCTTATTATCAACAGCTTCTTTGATAGCTTTGATATTATAAATATCCTTACTCATCATATTATAGTGATAATCAAACAACCGATGGTGGTCATCATTTGGTAATTTACGGGTGGTATTGATGGTTGCGGTAAAATCCTCTTTCCACGCATCCATCATGGTAAAGACAAGGTCAACCAAATCACTAGGTCTCACACGCATTTCGTATTCATCCGGAGCATTTACATGATAGCGCTCCTTATATACATTATCAAAGTACTTGAAAATGTGGTTATGAACATCATCACCCCATTCACAAATCGTGCAAGAGCGTACATCCTTGTTCTGAACTTCCTCAGGACGACGTTTACCATCCCAGAGTTTCAAATCAATTGCTTCAATACATAAATTAGCCATAGGAATCCCTCCTTTTGGGTAGTTGTAAATAGTACGATAAAATTAAATTAATAATACGAATTTTTCAAAATAAAAGTTAAGTATATATTATATTCTAGCTAAGTTAAAAAGCTTAGCTAGAATATTTCTATTCATAGAGGAGGAATTGACATGAAAATTCAAGATGAAAAAACGACAATCGAGAGCTTTGATAATATCGAGCTCAGTATTAATGTACGCGGGTATACCGTTGAAGACGGTACAGTGTATGTGAATTTATCTGATGTTTGTATCGGACTTGGATTCACTGATGAAAAGAAAACTGTTTTTGTCGCCACAAGTGGCGACAAAACTAAATATGATCGAAAAACAAATCAGTTTATTCGTTGGAATCGTGTTCTTAAATACCTCAATAGTTTCGATTATATCTACGATCCTATTGAAATTAAGAAAGAAGATGCGTACATTCCTGAAAGTATTTTCTATGGATTGGCGATGAAGGCCAAGAATGAAACAGCGAAAACTTTCCAGAAATGGCTTGCGACTGAAGTGATTCCATCTATTAGAAAGACTGGGATCTTTGCTTCTAAGAAATATGATCCTATTCGAGCAATGAGTGTTTTCGCTAGAAAACTAGAGGCAAGCTCGATTAATAAACTGGTGATGTATTCTAAAGCAATGAGCTACCCAGTTAAGAAAGGTCGTTTATATACGGAACTTTCGACTATGGTCAACTCGTTAGCTAAAGTACCGAATGGAGAACGGGATAATGCTGAAGTACATCAATTAGCAATAATCATGTTTGCCGAATTAAACATTCGTGATATAGTTGAACGTGGTATCGGTATGAAGATGGATCCTGGTGAAGTTAAAGGCTGCATTTGGGAATGGTTATTACAGTTCTCAGATAGCATGAATAAGGTTGATACGCCTGAAGAGATAATTCATAAAGCGAAACTAAGCAAATTCAAAGTCGTTAAATGACCTTGAACATGTATCATCTTTAAAAGGGTAACGAATCGTTACCCTTTTAATATATCCTAAGGGCTTAGTCAACTGATTAATAAAAAACATACCGATTCGGTATGTTTTGTTTTTATTCAAGGAGGTATCTGTTATGTGGATAGCATTAATATTATTAGCGTTACTTTTATTTGGCAATATCGATGGTCCAACTATGCTCTGTCTGAGTTTTGCTTATTTGGTAATGGTAATATTTGAACAGCTCTTCGTCGAACCATTAATTAGAAGCTACTATGATTATAGAAGGTTGAAAGAGCGAGAAAGGGCTGCTGAAGAGAGTAAACGTCAATTAGCTGAACGCGAAAGACAAAAAGAAATTGAATTAGATAAATATCGTAAAAGGGTAACTGCTCATGCTGAGCAAATATACTCTGATATAATACATGGTAGGCGCCCACCTATAAACTTTAACGAAATCACAGGTGAAAAATTAGATCAAAGTAATCCAAAGATTAGAGAATTCGTGAGAAAAAATAATATAACGGTTGAAGATTTGATTGTACTAAATACTAAATTATATTAACAAAAAAGTAAAAAAGGAGCGTTGCTTCGGCTACTCCTTTTTAACTAAAACAGTAGCTGTTAAGCTACCATTTTCTTATACGTCCTGAACATAGCCGACATTGCGTCAGCCTGTTTTACCCCAGGATGTATGTGTGTTAAGATCCAGTCTTTGGCTGCAATTGGACCATGCGCGATAGTCAACTGCGAAACCAAAGACTGGATCTGTGTTGTATTTAGCACATCAGCGTTCATCTTTAGCACCTCCTTTCAAATGTACTATCTATATGATATATATTTGAAAGGAGGTTTTTCTTTTTGAAATCGATTAATTCAAGTTTAATACTTTCTTATAATCGAAATTGTAATGTACAAATATTATTCGGTTACGAATATCATCTGGGTTGAAATTCTTTTTAAAGAACTCATATGAGCAATGAACATTCCATGGCTCTATTGGGAACTCAGAAATTTCACTAATAAGAATATCGATATCATGCTTATTGAATTGGGAAACTATATGAGCGGGCATCTCAATACAATCGCCAGTATAATAGAATCTGAACTGGGTAGTCGAATTGCTTTCAGCAGGATGTGTTACCGTCACATCAAACCCAACCGAGTTCATATCCTTACAATGAACAACATCTTCTGGCTGAATTTCTACCATAGTATCCATATGGCGCGTACGATAATACTGCTCTGTAATCACCGGATTTTGTTCATTTGGTAAATGTAAAGTTAAGTCCAAATAGGTTTCCATATCATCTATATTTGGGCAAATGATGGTAACCTTATCTTCCAAAGGTATCTTCTTAGCATATTTAAGCCATGCTAGTAGAGTCGATAACCCACCAGCATGATCTTCATGCAGATGCGATATGCAAATAACGATAGAAGCAATACTATCATTATCAAAGTTGCCATGTATTGAGCGCCCTTGATCAATAATCTGTTTAGTCGTACTCATAGGAACTTCAAAGATAAAGATAGTCTTTAAATTAGTACACAATTCGAATCCAAAACTTGTGTTCGGTCTGGTACTAAACGCATTGCCAGTACCATAAAAATGTACATCAACTTTCTTTTTCATAACAATACCCCCTAAAATATAGTATAAACATACGTATGTATATTATATATTTGAAATTTCAGATAATCAATTCATATCATTATCATAAATAGGAGCAGGAATATTCCTGCTCCTATTATTAATTCTTTCCAAATAAATTATCAAATTTTTTCATTGTTTCTATCATATGTTTCGATTCATCATCAAGTATTGACATGATTTTATCATTATCGAATGTATGTATGAACTTAATCGCATTGATAACATCTTCAGGAATTTCGTTTTGTTTACCAGTGCATTGCATCACTAATAAATACATATTACAAAGGTCACCAGCTTTATCCATTGCATCAGAGATAATGGATATGTGATCATACTTTATTTTTTTACCATCACGTATCATACCTTGAAGAGCATCCGCGAGTTCTAAAATTCGTGATTCATTAACTTCTTTCATGTTAACACTCATCGGATCATTACCCATTTTATTAACAAAATCATCCAAATTAAATTTAATACCCATTTTTATTCCTCCTTTATTTATTAATATATAAACGCATAAATAGAAAATAACAGAGCATGATTTTATTCACGCTCTGTTATTTTCAGTATCAAGAGAATGGAGTGAACGATGAAATGAATGTATTAATATAGTCATCGATTGACAGATCCCCAGATACTGATGCAATCGTAGGACGAACATCTTGCCATGTAATAATTGGCTTAAATTCCGGATGTATCCATGCGTCATACCAGAGTTGTCTATCATGGTTTATCTGAGACAAGCCATAATCTTCTGGGTATTTTGCATATCGCATAGTTCCTTGCCATTCATTAGGGATGTTTGTACTGTCACCTTCCCCATTTTTACCAAGAATATATTTGATATCCTCTTCATGAGGGAGAGGGCCTGCTCCATGTCGTGTGACAAATGTACGCAGTACATAATTCACCGTTATAGATTCACCGATATTACCCCATTCTTTAAAGGGAGTAAAGTAAGTGCGTATTAACTTAATCACATATTGGGATCCGGGATGAGATGGAGTTACGTGCGGATAATTATCTTTATTATCCATATCAAGAAGTAATCCTTGGCTTCCTTCAAAGATAAATCTACTTGCGAATGGAACTACTTCTTTTTGGGATCTAATGGATGCATATTCTTTTAAGCAACGATCTGCCTCTTTATAGAAATCGTTCATTACAGATTCTATATCAATATCCTGAAATTGCTCAGGAATATCTCTAATTGCTTGGCAGAACCCATCAAAATGAATTGATATTGCTTTTGCGAACATGCTTCGATTAAATGAATCGCTAATGAGATCTATTGCAAAAAGAGGAAGGGTTTTACTACGCACAATTGTTGCATGTATACCCATTCCACATGACCCATGCCGATCTTTATTGCGTACGGTCTCGATGATTTGATTCATCAATATATCGACTGGTGTTGTAACACGGCACTTCGGATCAACGTATACTTTTTCAGGCGGCATCATCCGTTTGACCATATAATCAACACATTCTCGATTTAACGCCACCGGATTGAATATAAAATCTCTTGCCAGATAAGTCGGTGTACCACCAGAAGAAAGAGTATGATGAACGAAGCCTTTTGCAGTATGACCTGCTTGGGCTCCGCCATTATACTTTATACCGAGGATTTCATCGTTCTTAAAACCCTCGGCTCTAAACTTCTTAGCAATATCATACACCGTCTGGCCTTTTCCTTCGTCACCGTAATTTGCTCCGATGACGACTTGGATCGGTCTAAGTGTATCATTCATGATTAAAACTCCACTAACTCTCCACTTCCAACTTTTTCGGCGCTAAGCCCACCAACTGCATTTCTTACAACCAATGCAGTGGAGGAATCCATGTCTTTGGTAACGTCTTCTAACTTACGTCCCATACGCAATTCCAGCGTTGCGTTGATGATAGCAGGGATACGATCAAGATTTTCATCTTTTTCGCCCTTAATCAGCATAGCCCGTTCGCCTAAAAGATCAGGCCAAAAACTTTCTGCATCATGATAGAATCCATACCCGTCTTTATTGAATCCGTATTCACGTAATCCAATATGATACACGTCATACATTTTTGATACCTCAGCAAGAATATCTTCTGCTTTGATATCCGCCTGTACTTTATCACCAAAAAACTTTTCGATATGGTCTTTCGGCAATCTTGCGCAGCAAGGTTCATCTCCAATTGTGAAGATAACACCTTTCTTGCCACGCTTTTCGAAGCAGTCAATGCTTGTATGGCGTGCCGCGAAATACCAAAGAGCCAAATATGACTCTCCACCATTTCCGCCGCCGCCGGCTTCAAACCAAATATCCGTCAGATTTTCAGCTGCACGGATGTCAGATTCAAACTGACCAACCTGCAAAGGTGCTTCATCATAATACGTATCGCCAATAGCAGCGACCATTATCTGCGGGTCTTCCAAGATATCCTTATCGTATATTCCGGTAATGATATCATTCAGACCACCTTTTGCGATAGTTTCTGCGGTCGATCCCATCGAGCCAGTAACATCAAGCCCGAGGATAATTGCATTGGAATTCGGATGTTCATCCGAGTCCCGTGATTCTCTTACGTTTACTCCCTTCGGATTCATCGTGTCTTTACACTCAGAAGAGTGATAGATCGAACTTACAGTTGACCTATCGTCAATGCTCTTCGATTTTTTGTAAGAATCCCACGATGATGATGTCCAAGAACCACAGCCCATAATAATTACCTCCTATTTTGTATAAACATTTTCGGGAATATCTACTTTGACAAATCTGTGCTCTTTAAATGATTTATCGCGTACATCTTCCCATTTATGAACAACGTCGATTGGTTGGTCTTCACTCTGCATAAGAAAGTCAGCCCATACCTCACCAACGATGTTTACAAAGTCTCGATATGTTTTACCACCAAGTAATCTGCATATAATGTGTTTTATAGCCATCGTATCTGTATTATAATTAGCAAGCTTATTTGCTTTAGTACTTGGCGACATTACCGAATATACTTCTTTATTGGTTCCAATCATTTTGCTACCCTCTGATGTAGCGTACTGCCATCCACCTAAGAGAGAAGCTCCATGAAATTCCAATGATACAAATATATTGCTAATGGATATACCATTATGCACGATACCACTCGTTGATAAAAATGCTGAAAGATTAAACAATCGTGTTGATAACCAAGCAGCATGCTCTTTCTGTTTAAAGATATCCTTAACCAACCAGAGTGGATATACGTCGGCTGTTTTCTTAACAACGATATAGTATTTATCATCTACCGATGTAAAGCTATCAATTATTTCCGGCATAAAACGCTTAAAATAATTTTTAATCTTATCATCGGCGTACTTTATTTTCTTTACAGATGACAAATAATTATCAAAAAATTTCTTTTTAGTGAAGGAGAATATTACTATGGTATTACCTATGTAGTATTCTCCGGTTTCATTGATCCCCTGATATAGATATTTAACACGCATTTTTATATCATTTTTACGTGTTATATAAATGACATTGGATTCATCGCCCCACGTATCATCATTAACATGTGCTTTAGCCTCTTCGTATAGCGCATTGATCTTAGCACAAATTTTGCTTGCATCACTACCTTTATATCTATCAGGATGATATGTTTTCATCAATTCAATATAATCGGCTTTCAGATTATCCTTAGTGAATAAATCTGAATATGATTTTGCATCTAAAGGGTGCATCAAATCACCTCCTAAAATTTAGTTAGATGTGTATTGGTATTTAGAAAATAAAATGAACAGAAGAAAGAGTACTGTTAGGTACTCTTTCTTCTTTTTCTTAGAACCAATCAGGATACTGCTCCTGACTAACGATTTTAACCTTATTCTTACCATTCATCGCATGACGAGATACAACCTTGCGATGGACTTTCTTTTTTGGTAACGAACCCATCAAAGAATAATCCTCCTTGGTTGCAAATACCTCATTCAAAGGTCTCCATAACTTACTATGGTCAGTCAATTGAATCAAACCGTTAGAAGAGTTTGAACCTCTTGCACAACCAATTGAAAACCCTTTTACATCTGTACGATGCATGGATACTTCTCGTCTAAATGCTTTATAGTATTTATTCCATTCCTCGTCACTACCTTTGAATCTCTTCTTATCCCAATACAGGACGGTGGTGTATTTGCCTCCGCCTTGTTCCCATTTACGAAGCATACTCTCATCTTTCGTAAAGCATCTAGCAAATTCAGGATTCTTGAGCGTTTTAGCTAGGAACTTACCAACGAAATCGAAGGTATGATTGACTACATCTTTACGACGCTTCAATCGTTCAGCACTCATCTGACGTTCTTTGGTAGCTTGCTTATCTTTCCCGAAAACTTTACCAACTATCTTCTTCACAACAGATACCTCCTCTATTGGTTGAAAACCTTCAGTCATTGCATCTGCAGAAGGTTCATCAGATACCAGCTTTACTCCGTAGATGATTCCTTTGTGCTCATCATTACAGAGATGATTGAAATCTTTTACTGGATACCATTTACCTTCCTTTGCAAGACTGTCTCTGTCAATAGCATGTACGTATTTTTTATATGGACCATCATACTCAGCAACGAATACAAAGGTAATAGCTCCAGTATAATCTACCCCTTTCTGATAGAGAACACTTGCTCTCTGCCAAGATGGAGTTTTACCTGGAGGATACTCTTTGATATAACTTACTCCAGTATATCGAATATTCTTTATCTTAGTAAGTATCTCTTCATTACATTCAGCAGATGCTTGAGTAGCCCAATCCTTATTAGGTTCAACTGACCCACCTGGGAGTTTATACATCTGACCATATGAAGAAGGTTTGTCTTTCTTCTGGAAGAAGATATGAGGTTCACCATGAAGATTTCTCACAACAAGAGTTTCTACACGAACTCGATATTGCTTTCCATTCATTACATATACCGAATTCATTGTACCCTTATCACCTTCAACAAACCTAATCTTTCGTTTTACATCCTGCATAGAAATTTCTTCACCATGCGCACTTGCTTCCAATACAAGAGCAGCTTCAGATGCATAATGTCTATCAGGATTAAACCAAAGTTCGAATTTACCACCATGACCTTTCGAGTCTTTGATGTAGTAATCATATCTTTCAATACGACCGGATGCTTCAGGCATCCATCTCTTTGTCAGCTGAATACCTGTTTCAGGACAGCGAATGTATCCAATACAGTTATAATCACTTCCTGAATGGAAAATCATCTTGATATCATCATCAAGCTTTCTGAACCCTTTGAAGGTCTGCAATTCAAGTCCAGATATCTGATCAAGATTCTTGAAATTCTTTGGAGGATTATAAATTACTTCAGGGTCCATATATCCACGAGTCATATCTTTTCGATCTTCTCTTATCTTGAAATGGTTCATGTTCTTAGGAGCAAGTTCTTCTCCATAAGTAACAGTTTTTTCCATAGTCTGTTCATATGATTCAGTGGTAACTGTTCTATCAACTAAGCCAATAGCTCCATCGTCCCAATCACCATCCGATTCAATTTTGAACGATCTGTTACCTAATCTAATATTACATTCGTTAAGGAATCCTTGCATAATATTCCAGAAATAAATATTAGAATCTGTATCTGTGCGTGCTTTGGGTGTAAATGTCCATAAGTTCCAATTGCCAAACCAAAGACCTTCGCCAGTCTCAACCCATTCATTCATTTCAGCGTTCGATGGCTTCCTAAAGGTAACTGCTTTTCTGAAATTAGGATCTTTGATTTTACTTAAGCATGATTTGAATACAGAACATGCTTTAATGGCAATAGCTTTTCTTATTTCAGGTGAAGTTTCCTCAGGTGACATGTTGTAGAGTTTATCCTGAATAGGAACACCGTGAGTGTTCCAGTATGCATTACCATCCTTCTTATTCATACGAACCATTTCGTTGTTCATCTTAAGAAGTTCTTCGTCAGAATATTTCTTCTTAAATCTATCAAAGAATCCTTCATTAACCATTTTTTCGTTATCCAAGTCATCACCCACTTTATAGTTTAAATCTTCTTTTACTGATTTACGATTATCGGTAAAGAATCTATATATTTTATTAGCAGATTTGCCTACTAAAGCTCTAAAATTATTTCTGATAACATCAAGCAACGAATGCTTGATAACTTTTTTATCTTCATCGAAATGACATCCATCACTCTTTTCGACAAATTCGTTTATAGTTATACGTTTATTTCCGATATTTGACAATATGAAATCCATATCTTTATCGGTAAATGCACCATGACGAATTGTATATCGATCATTGTAATCAGGAAATTTCGTAGGGAATTTATTATCCGTTATGGATTCTGGTAATACATTCATATGATATTTTATCTTATCATTTACACCGGTCATCATCTCAAATGTTTCAGCAAATCTTTTACTGAACCATTTAACGAAACTTTTTTCAGTATCAAACGGTCCAGCCGTATCTGAACCAGTGCCAGAATAAGAAAACATCCAATAACCAAATTTACGTTTAACTAATGTAACGAAGTGTGAGCTACAATATAACGTAGTTTCCATCTTCGTTTTGGCTAAATTATAAAATCTACTAAATCTATATATTTTAGCCGGGATACCATTCCTCTTGCAAAACATATAGGCGAATAATGCATGATCGAAGCATACGCCTGTTTTAGTTTTAAGGAGTTCGTCAGGCCAAGTTACTGATCCCGTATAATTTAAAGGATCTTCACGACTATACGTATCATACTTTGGCCATTTTATTCTATTAGCATGAAACCAAATCACCAAGTCATCGAAAGTATGAAAAACACTGCAGAACTCATCAAAAGATTTGTACTTTTTAGTATACACTGCTTTAGAAAATTCTTCCATAGTAGGTTCATATCCTTCTTTCAATGCTTGGGTACGAAAAACTCTATCCATTTCTATATCACCTGCACTTTTATTATAGAGTCAAATTCAACAATTTGATTTTCAAATATATAATATAGTTAGGTATAAGATACAAACTCATGTAAAAAAGAAAGGAATGGTTTGAATGGAAAAAGAAATCGCATTAGAGGAATTCGTTGGTTGTGCAGAAGTCCTGCTTAATAGTACGAAAATTAAGAGGTATAACAGCTTTGAATTTAACACCACGAATGTCGATATTATGCGTAAAGCATTGGAGATCATGTATAACAATCCGCAGTGTGGATTTGATATGGCAAGTGTAGCGTTTTATATGCTTAAAGAAAACGAATCCATAACCGATACTGAAATTGCTAAGATACTCAGTACTTCAGCTGCTTCTGTCAATAAGAATATTAAAGCAGTACTCAGAAACTTGAATAATATCATTAATGTATTGAATCGTGAAGGTGATCGGCCTCCTATCAGCTTATTGTACTTCTGCTACAAGTACTTACCAACAGCAGTATACAATCCGGTATTAAGAGGAACTCGTGATTGCGAGACGATATCATTAGAAGATTTCTTGGATTTGTATACGTATGAAGATTTAACTAAATTTAGTAATGTCGGAAGTGGTAAATTGAAAATATTCGTTGAAACGTTAGAAAAGAACGGATATCACCTCAAGCATTCTCGTAAATAATCAACGGAACATAGAAAAAGAAAGACCAGTAATTATATATGCTGGTCTTTCTTTTGTTACTTAAGCAATAGCGATGCTTTCGCTGACATACTTGGCATAGCCATCAAGCAGCTTAGCAATCTTCTTTTCATATGGAGCAACCGTTGATTGGACAAAATCTGCCATACATTCACGGTCGCCATGAATAGCCGTTACAATCTCTTCGAAGTTATCCAGTTCAGTGAACGGAGTAACCGCAAGATTACGATTGTAGAACTTATCTTCGTACGTGAGATTACGTACACACCAGTACGGGGTGCTATCAGCACGAAGTTCTTCAGTACTTGCGTACTCCTTTTCGGCAACAACAAGTCCAGCGTTGCTACCCAAGTACACATCAATATCCCACCCAAAACTGGTAGATAAACGAACTTTCATAATCCGCTCATTTACGAGATTCAGAATATCGCAAGCGTATTTTCTTGGGACAGGGAACTCGAACTCATCACGAGTCTCCATATCCCTAGAACCTTTGATGTTCATGTGGCAAAAAACGTCCTTGAACATGATTGGAGTCTCTGGAGTCAATCCATCAATAGAACGAGTGCGAATCTGTAACCGCGTTGCATGCCCCTCATCTGATGAGAGATACCCCTGAACACTTAACTTTCCAGAAAGCAGGTACTGATTTGTGTCTGATGTCGGAATAATATCAAACGGAAAACCCTGCATACTCACCAAATATTTTACTTCGATCTCTTTAGCCATTAGCTTTTCCTCCTTATAATTCATACTTAATAGATAATACAAGATTACGATGTCTAGCGCTAGACTGCGACTTGGTAATCGTATTAATAGCATTAGCTTTTTTAGCAGCATTAAGCATTGTTATATACTGCAACTCGCGTACAAGACATTCATCATCTACAACGCATCCGTCATTACGAAGATACTCTACCAATTTGGTACCGATACTGCATAAATGCTTCATATCACACGAGTATCTTTTCTGCTGCTTCGAAAGATTGAGTTCAAGACGTTCAACTGATAAGTTGATTTTACGTTGATAACTCGTTCTTCCCTGAGAAAATGAGTTGTAGGCTTCACCCATAATCTGGGTATAGAAGCCAAGAGCGATGATTGGTATTTCCTTATCGCCCTTGAAGTCTCTGATTTCTTTGGTCATCTCAGAAATCTTCATAGAAAATCTTCCTTTCTTAAATGAAATAGTATACATTTACCACGAGTATATTATATATTTGATTTGTTATTTGAAATATGGAAAAGAAGAGAGTGATCCAAATATCACTCTCTTCTTTCTCTTTTCGGTATCTGGCCATTAGATACCTTATAATCGGGAATTACTTTTATGTTAGACGAATTTATTTTGTCATATCGATACATTTTTTACCAACAACGAATCTCTTTACTCCAATATCATTCAATTCAGCAATAACAGACCTACTCATACCCACATCGAGCAGTTTTCCTTGGAGTCTATCGTGGCATACTACATAGAACGTAGTATCCTTCAAATCTTCAGATGTTAAATTCAATCCAAGCTCTTCTCTCAAGCAAGGGTCAAACTTAGCATTATCATCAACACAATTCAAGTCTCTTAGACATGAACCTTCGATTGTACATTCCCGATGACAACCGTCGTAGTTTCCATTATATCCAGTACCAATAATTTTATCATCCTTGACAACCAATACTCCATACATCCGGCGTACACAAGTTGAATGTACACATACACCCATAGCAAGCAAAAGAAATAAGTTATCCCTATCCTCATCATTCTCTAATACTATTTTTGGTTGTAATACGAAATTCTTGTATTCGATACTTAACAATGTTATTCACCTTCTTTAATATGAATTAAAAGTTTGTCAAGGGAACAAAAGAAAGAGCGAAGTCGCTCTTTCTCTATACATCAATTAGCAGACCTATCGAGCTCTAACTCAACATGTGTAATTTTAGCATCTTTGAGATTCTCATCATCTGAGATAACTTCACCATTAGCATCATACCAATCACACAGAGTTATATTATCACCTTTCTTGATGACATAAGCTTCTTTCTTCTCGTTGTATTCAATAGCTCCATCAGGAATAAGTACCTCAATAGTCTTCTTACCATTCTTAGTATCAAGGAATACTCTATTGAGTTTCCCATTATGCGAGTATCTGTTGTAATAGTACGTAGGCCGTCTTGAAGCACCGCCAATGGTCAGCGTTCCACTGAATTCCATCTTGTTGGAAGTCCTGACCTTGATATTGAACTTGAGCAACTTGTTCTGGTCGATATTGAGAATCTTGATTACGGATTCAAAATCTCTACCCATATTCAGCTCAAATACAATCGAACGGATACCATCATAATTTACCTGATTAGCATCACAGAAATTAGCAATTGCTGTGATATTATTCTGGTATTCAGGTTTCAGATTATCCATCAAATACTCAGTAACTTCACTACGAGTTGGATATCCAAACTTCACATGATAGTGGAATCGTCCTGGTCTATCAAGCAGGAAATCGGATACATTGTAGAGATAGTTACATGTAATGACGAAGAAGAATCGATTAGAACTCAGCCCATCAAACAACGACAGAAGTTCATTCTGCTTATCGAAGTTTGGATCGTTATTTCTAGAATTCAAATCGTTGTTATTTATCGTCGGACCAAAGGTCTTATCAAACTCATCGAAGATAACTACAGCATCACAAGAAATAGTCATAAGAAATCTTGCAATGCCTGGATAATACTTATCAACGATGATAATAGGATACTTTAGCTCATTCATTTTAGAAGCAAGGTATCTCATTGCCATTGATTTGCCAAGACCCTTATCGCCACTAAAGATACAGCCCATAGAACGATTATTGGCTTTGAATGATTCAATCATGATATTGATGTTTTTAACCATCTTACCATACATCTTTTCATTCACTGTAAGATTGGGTTCTTCTTTCAAGAAGAATCCTTTTTCTTCTTTATACCGTACGGTATAAGTTAGCGGAGGTAATCCCTTTTCAACTGTAAGATGATCAGAAACTACCGTCCATTCTCCCATGTTGTAACTAATTGCTTTCATGTAAAAATCAACCCTTTCCAACTAATATATCTCTGGTTCTTAAAACTGCTAGGACTTCTGGTGTTCGATTTGCCATGACACAGAATGCTTCCTTGCAACCACGACACGACCACCGTCTAATAGCATCTAACCGCTTTTCTGGTGTATCATCTAAAGTTCCTATGGTAGGACATAATCTAGATTCACCAATAGCGATAGAACCATCAATATTTATTCTTGGTACACAAAACTTGTGTAATTTAATTACCATCTGATGTATCAGTTCGTAGTCAGTTCTAACGTTAGTTTGTAACGCCATAAGTATTGTATCCATACATTTAGGACCACGTGTACGATATTCATCAGCTGGATAATTCTCTAACGCTCTACCTTGAGGATACAAGGGAACTTCAGATTCTTCTGTTACAATTATACAGTTCTTAAGCTTACTAAGCCAGTAGCGCTCATTCAAAGTGAGCTCTCTAGGATAATATTTAGGAACATTTGTAACCTGAGTGTATACTCTTGGATTACGGGATAAGAAGCCTTTATACCAATTATACAAAGACTTATCGTCGATTAACTTAGTACCGTTAGTAGCTACGGTGATTATCAACGTCCTTTTAGTTTTAACTGCTCTTTCAAGGATTTCCTTAATCTGTGGATGCTCGAAGGGTTCACCACCACTAATCAAGACAGCACCGGCTGTAATACATGCTCTCTCAGCATACGAGAGAGCATGTTCAAACACTTCCATGGTCATGTGCTGACCGTTACTGTCGCATGACGATAAACAATGGTTGCAACCCATTCCACATTTATCAGTTATGCAGATAATCAATTTACTTCCCCCAATTGATTCTAACTTTATAAAACTCCTCAGGAGTATTTGGTCGATACCTACGAGCAAATACATAATACCCAAGATCAGTAAACAACTTCTTTATCAGTTCAACTTTTTGAGAGCCCTGACTATTTGACTTCCCATTCGAATTGATACGAAGATTTATGTGATCAATACCATAACTCGATACCATCACAATTGCTTGGTATATTGAGTTGATTGAGTCTAAATAGTCAACTAGAGTACGAGCGTCTGGTTGTACAGGCTTTTCAACTTTACTTGCATTTGACTTCGCTCTTTCAGCATCAATCGCCCATGGCGTTGATTTGAAAAAATTGAGTGATTTTTCAGTTATTTCCATCAGGTTTACCTTCTTTCTGTAATTTATTAGTAAAAAGTCAGACGCTCAATAATTGACTATTATTCTTCTTTGAGATTAGCTTTTCTTTTGACTGAGCCATTTCGTCGTCGTGTTTTACCGACGCCGAAATCATTTTTACAATTCGGCGTATCCGTTTTGGATACGCTGAGATAACTTTTAGATCTCAGCTTTGTCATTTTGGCAACGCCGAAATTACTTTCATAATTTATCGTATCCATTTTGGATACGATAAATTTGTCTTTAGATTCTATCGTTGCCAAAACGGCAACAATAGAATTGTTTTTATAGTTCGTCGTCCCTGTTTTAGGGACAACGAAATAACTTTCATATCTCGTCGTACCTAAAATAGGTACGACGAGATTGCTTTTAAATTTCGTCGTATCCGTTTTGGATACGACGAAATTATCTTTCTTTTCTATCATAATGATTCCTCCTTAATCCAATTTAGCTTTTCAGCTACCATTATAATATATAATTGAAATTAAATTTAATAAATTGAATCACACCTAATTAGAAGAGGTGTGATAGATACAAATACGATAGGCGGTCGATTACTATTTCATAGTACTATCAATAAAATCTATCTAGGATTTCTTCTATAACAAAAAGCAATTTATTATCACTCAAAAACAATTAACAACATTCTATTTAGTCTACACTAGAAAACAGCTAGGGTTATTCCTAGCTGTTTTCTTTTACCGTTCTTTAGCGATATTCTGTCCAGGTGTAGGAGCAGATTGTGTAGTATTCGTTGCAGGTTGCGCATTTGCTGGTGGCGGAGTAGTTGATTTCTTCGTATCAAACACTTCCGTACGCTGAGCAGTCGCTGCTTTCTTTGCAGCATTCACATCGCCATTATTACTCCATATCGTAGTAGGTTTAACTCCAGCAGGAACACTCTGAGTACCGTTATTGGTTAAAGTGTTATAATGGGCTTGACTAGCTTCAACTTTCTTCTGCATAGGAGTCTTATTATGCAGCTGAGCAACCAAATCATTTATTCGACCCATACGAGCTTTGGACTCAGATTGCAATTCAGCAGTGCTCTTCTGAGAATCATCCTTGATACCAAATTGCTTAGCCGTCTTATTGTATTCATCACTACCATATACCATTGGCTTACGTGCCGGTGCTGCTGGAGTTGATGCTGCACCTGGTGCAGTTTTCGCAGGTTGTGCTGGAGCAGCAGGCTTCGCGACTGGTTGCGTAGTAGCAGGTTGAGCGGGCTTCGCTGCAGGCTGAGTCGGAGCTGCTGTTTTTGCTGGCTGTACAGGAGTCGTATTCGGCTTAGGTGTAATCGTCTGTTGAGGAGACGGATTACCTGGTTTAGGACCAACAGAAGCAGCGCCAGGTGCTCTATTAGCCATATTCTGATAAGCCTGCCTCACTTGGCCACCGCTTAATTTAGCTGAACCACTTCTACCTTGTAACCCAGCAGCATTTCTCTGAGCATTCACTTGATCAGCTCGCCTTTGTAGTGCTTTAGCTTGCCATGTACTTACAAACTCATTGACTGGAGTTTTAGCCATTTCTAAATCATCTTTAAGCATTTCCATAACGGAATCATATTCGTCAAAGTACATTTATTTCACATCCTTCATATCTTCATTGATTACCGAAATGTCCCCCAATAATCACTTATTATATTTGACAGGTTTTTAAAAGGAGGTGCTAATGTTGGGACCTACAATCAAAAGGATTAAATGTCCTATATGTGATAAAGAGTATATTTCTCATGCCGCTGTATGGCATCATATGGAAACATCACATCCTTTACCAAAAGATATGCCAGCTGACCAATACTTTTACGACCTGACCCATAACGGTAAGAAAACGTATTGTACGGAATGTCATAAACCAACTGATTGGAATCCACGTACTCACAAATATCGTAGATTATGTGGAAATCCAGAATGCTTGAAGAAAGTTCGTGAGACTTTCAAGAATCGGATGAAAAGTGTTGGGAAAGACCCCAATCAAGCTCAGTTTGCTGACCATCAACGAAAAATGTTGGCTGGAAGAAAAATCTCTGGAATATATGAGTGGGATGATGGTGGAAAAACTCAATATACCGGCACGTATGAGAAAGACTTCCTTCGCATATGCGAAGATGTTTTGAATCTAAAATCTACCGATATCATTGGACCTTCTCCTAACACATATAAGTATACATATGATGGAAAAACCCATTTTTATATACCAGATTTCTATGTACCGGATTTGAATCTGGAAATAGAAATAAAAGATGGAGGAGATAATCCAAATATGCACCATAAGATTCAGGAAGTTGATAAAGTCAAAGAGAAAGCCAAGGATAACGTAATGCGTAAGCAACTTGGCTTAAACTATATCAAGATTGTAAATAAACAGTATGGTGCATTTATCCAAGCGTTTACAAGTCTTCGAAACGATGATTTGACACATATTCAGAAGAGAGACGGGGTGAAAATCTTATGAGTGAAGTAACTACTGATGTTCGTAAGGTCAATCTTACGGACTTATACAATGAAGCACGTGGGTGCTATGACAACCTTTGGCGCCAGGCAAGAGTGAATGGTCGAGATGTGAAAATCTATCTTCATTGGACGGCTGGTAGATATCATCAGTTCTGGGATTCGTATGAAATCCAGATTGATAAAGATGGTTCTATCTACCGGTACAATGGACTTGACTTGGACGATATCGGAGGCGGCACATGGCTTCGTAATTCTGGTTCTATCTCAATTTCACTGCTTTGTATGTTTGATGGGTCTACCGAATCTGGTGGTACGAATCCTCCAACGGCAGCTCAGTTGGAATCCATGGTTCGTGTAATTACTGTTCTTTGTGATGCTCTTGATTTGAGTATTGATAAGAAGCGTGTATTGACTCATGGTGAAGCTGCCGACAATGAGGATGGTATCCATCCTCATTACGATTATGGACCTAAGAACACTGTTGAAAGATGGGACTTAGAGGTTCTCTTCAATGACGAATCTCCTAAGTATAACCCGTGGAATGAGCCTACTAGAGGTGGGAGTATCCTTCGGAGTCGCGCCCTCTGGCTAAGAAATCATTATGGTGTTGGTAACACTCATATTGAGGTAGATAAGTTCGCTCATTACAGATAAAAGATAGAGATGAATGCAATCAAGCATTCATCTCTATTAATCATTTTCTTTTACTTTTGGTCTTGCTTATTTTACGATTAGCCTTCCTAGTAGCACTTATACGAGCTTTCTTATTCAACTCGCCAAGTTCGTTATTTATATACGCAGCTAACCAAATCAGGTTTTCTTCTTTATAAGAGAGATTCGGATACATACTTGGATTAATATCTAAAGTATATCCAAGTTCAGTTGATACTAATGTATCAGCGTATCTCATAGCCATCGGATAGAATTTTGAAGCGTACTTAGTATTCATCCATTCCAATTGCTCAATAGAACAGTCAAGCACATTTACTCTATACGCATGCAATTCACGCATGGTGTTAATCACCATATCAATATCCCGTGAATTACAGTTTTCTGTTAAGAATGGATTAGCTTTTATCTTATCACTGAATAATTCCTCAAGATCTGAATTCATGATAAAATCAAATGCTTGTAGATAGAGTGAAGTCTTAAATGCTCTAGCTATGGTAGATGCTAAATGGTATTCCATAATGGTATCCATTTTATCAGGTGCTAACTTAACTGGAGTAATACCAAATATCTCATTGATAGTATCACTGATAAGTTCTCTATTACATTCATACGTTTCATATCCAATGCAAGTCCAAGTTGTTTCTCTATACTCTTTACTCAAGAAGTGTATTGAGCTAAGCTCAATATCTTTACCGATAACACCATGAACGGTTGTTTTAGGTTCATTTTCTGGAACAGGAAACTCCATTGGTTTAGGTTCTACTGTATTCAAATAATACGTAGAAGTTCCATTTCCTATAGATAAGATAATTCGCTCATGGTTAGAGTTATCTCGATAATATGCGAAATTATCGAAGGCTATCATATCCATTCCATACGTTGGAATAGCTATACTTCTTGACAAGTATATCTTTGGTTTTCCTAAGATATAATTGGTGTATACGTTAACGAGGTCCTTAAATACAATAGGATCGATTACACCAAGTTTCTTCCCGAGTCTAAAGTTATCAACCGTTGTTATCTGGCTAAATAGAGCTCTAGAGTTTACATCGGAAGATACTTTGATTGGGTAAGATATCTCAGGAGAATTCTCTTTGGTTGTCAATGGGATAACCGTACATATCTTGAATCCAGTACTCACCACAATAGCAGGTCTTTGGAAACGTATTATACGGGTATTATCTGGAGGAGTATCCTTCTCCTTATTGATAGTATCACGTAGAACAAACACATCTCCAGGTGACACAAAGTTCGAAAGATTTGGGGAAAACATAATCACATCACCTGCCGAGGAGGATCAATTGGTGCAAATACAGCATTGTGGTCTGCACCATACGGAATATGCTGAATCAACTTAGCCTTATGATCAGGAATCAGAGTGTCTTTAAACACGCTTTCAATCATCTTAATCATCTTCTGCTTAGATTCAAAGAACTTCTTATCGTCTACCACGATAGAAGTGTCGAACAGATTGTCGATACGATTCATCAATTCCTGAATAGGTTCCTCGGCTTCAAAATCTTTTTCAGTCCAGAATCCGCCTTTACGCCATGAGCCATAGATTTCAGTCCCCGTAGGATTTCCCATGATGTCTCTCTTAACACGCATATTAACCTTCTTATGAACTGGGAGTCCATTACTACCAGGAATGGTGTAATAAGCAAGTTCATAAATTTCGTCTCTGCTGTTTTCGAAAATCGACATAAAAAGTCATTCCTTTCGTCAAAAATATAATAAAGGTATTTCCTAGATAAAATTCTAGGATTAGTGGATTGTGCCACTATCGATACAAAACTAAAAAAGTAAAGTTAGGGGGATCGGACAAAATGAAACTGTCTACCAAACAAAGAAATTCGTTGCCAGATTCAGACTTTGGTCTGATAATTGACGGCAAAAGAAAATTCCCTATGCATGACAAAAGGCATGTTCTCTTGGCAATCAAAATGTTCAAGCACTGTCCTGCTGGTAAAGAAAAAGAACTTGCTTCAAAAATCAACGCAAAAATTAAGGACTTTGGTATCAAACTCAACCCTGCTAGTACTGGAGCATTCACAAAGTATGCTACATCAGAAGCTTTCAGTCTTTCAAAAGAAGCTTCTAATATCGGTGTACTTGAACCCATCGTAGCAGGTAGTGAAGTTGTACGTCCAATGGAAGGAATTGATATCGACACGATTGATATTCCTGAAGGTAGAAAGAAATTTATCAAATACCTTAAACGTAAAACAGAACCAACTGAAGAAGCGTTTGTAAATCCCAGAGTTCTCAAGATTTCCAAATTCGAAGCTCAGCATAAACCTAATATTGATATGCATCAGGTGTTTGCTAACTTCGAAAAGAATGTAGATGATTTGATTGCTCTTGGAGAGTATAATGATGCGTTGAAATATACGATGGATGAGCGTAACACTTACGGAGTATCATCTTGGTTCTACAAAGACCAGATTGTTGATACGTACAATATGGATAGTCCAGAAGAATACAAAGTTCAGGATCTAGCTTGGTTGATTTCAACCACAACAGGCGATGAACGCAAATATCTCTTAGCTGTATTATATCGCTTGGATTCTTCTTATGGTTACAATCTTTTGAGTAAGGTAATCGATGCACTGAGTGAGATGAAAGACAGACCGTTTGAATCCTTCTTCAGTCCGAATTTTGATATCACGTTTGGACCTTTTGATTTAGAGGATACCCGGTATGACTATCCAGACCATCATAACTTCGACGAATATCCAGAATTTATGAATGCGTTCGCATTATGGAAACTCTATAACCTTATCGTAGAAAAGACTGACTTTATACCTGATGAAGTAAGTATCTACATGATGAGAATGATTTGCGCTGATATGGTGAATTCGAATCTCATTGATGGATATAAGGTTTATGACTATGGTACTGGTGGTGTAATGGTAGTTCAAAAGAAAGACTGTTATGGTATCGCCATGTTAGAATCTCAGTATATCCATATTTATTATTATCGTAAAGAAGATTTCTTTATCGCTGTAAATTTAAAGGAGTCTTCATCATTTGATGTGATTGAACGTAGTTGGCACGAATATTTCAATTTAGCCAAAGATTATGAGGCTGAAGATTTCGGTAACGATTTATCGTTCGGTACATATCTAATATCGTCAATTAACGATATCTACCAGTTTGGACTTGCCGCATTTGATAACCGACATATCGACGATATGAAGGATGCTGCTGCTACATTATTCACTACAGCAAGGCTTATCAAGTGCGATAATACGATTAGACCTAGCACTGACATCAATTGTACTATGAAATGTAAGAAACTCCTCAAAGGAATCTACTCGCTAGATTCAGGGTTTGACTTCTTAGATTTCTACAATGGAAACGGATACGACTTCTATACCGAAGGTCAGAAAGCACTCGACCCGAAGTTAACATATAACCTGATTATGGGTGTCTGAATTTTTCAAAACGAATTTCAGCTATATATTATATTCGAGTTACATGGGAACAACCATGTAACTCGATGTTAATTTCTATTTAATAGGAAGGAGAACGAGAATGACCCAGGTAAAGAATCGTCGTTACAGAAAGCTTATGGTAGTGGCCGCATTATTAACTACCACATTGGTATTTGCGGGCTTTAACGACGCAACAAAAGCAGAGATGAATCTGAATGATGGAAAGCTCCACGACAAGACATCGATAGGTGAAGAGTTCTTGAGAAAAGCAACTCCTGCATTGGGAACTACTCCATCCAAACAGAAACTGACTGTCTGTATGTTGAATGACAACGCTACGATATCTAAGATAAACGGATATCGTAAGTCAGTCGGGAAAGATCAGTTCGTCGCGTTGGACGGAACTGAAAACATTCAAGGAGGCGATAAAGTTGACATCCCTAACAAGTTCCAAAAAGATTTCCATATTGAAATCAATGGGCTTGGTAAGGATGGTCTAATTAAGATTTACCGTATTCCGAATGTTGATTCGGAAGTAATCCAGTCCTTCAAGATACCTAGCGTTATTAAGCTTAATGAAATGGCTATTTACAATGGTCGCTTCTTCAAGATTAAAGATGCTCAAGGTAAAGAATGGTACGTGGATAGTAATGCAGTAGACTACAAGGTAGTTGCTGATAAAAAGATACGTAAAACGGGTAGTACTATAACAGACAAACCGCGCAACGTACAATTATTCTTAACACAGAAAACAAACTTAACACCAGAAGAACTCAGTGTAATTACTCGTGGAACTTCATTGGAAGGTATTGAGTATGCAGCAGCTGAGATTGAAGAAGAGTATGGTATCAACTCTCTCTTCACGTTAGCGTTAGCAGCTCATGAATCCGGTTGGGGTAATTCGTATCTGGCAAGAGAACGTAACAATCTATTTGGAATCGCAGCATATGATAGCAATGTAGGTGCAGCAAGTAGTTATTCATCCAAATCAGAATGCATACGCTCTTGGGGTAGACTGATTGCCAATGAGTATTTTGCTCATGGCAGAACAACCCTGTATTCCATCAATTCAATATATGCTTCTGACCCAGGTTGGGCAAATGAAGTATACACTCAGATGTTGGAAATGTCAGGGAAAGTTTGAATGAAGAAATATCGGATAATTTAACTATTATCCGATATTTCAAAATGAATTTCAAACATATATTATTCTAGCGTGTAAGAAACAAATCAGTATTGATTTGTGACTTCACAAATAAATTTATTTAAAAAGGAGATGAACGTGTGATGGGCGGTTTCAGAAAAGAGTTGTCTGTCGCAGACCGTACAAAGGCGGTCATGTACAATGCTGGAGGACTTGGTCCTATCGGCTGCGTATTCCGAGTCACTTCGAGTGACATCGAGGAGTTCATCTACAAGGTTTTCAAGCAGAACGGCGTAGATGTGGACTCCGATGATATCCAAATTGCGTTGAAGATTCGCTGGAATAGCGAGTTCAATAACGCAATGCGTCGTAAGGAGCTCGACGTAAAAGTCGATCCGTTCACGGTAACGATCGGCTATTCCCCGACGAGACGTAAGAAGTCTCAGGCAAATGGGAAAGATCGTCTTATGGTGGGCGATCGTTATGCATCTCAGCAGATTTCTGCTATTCTGCACGATGACAACGAAAAGGTGCAGGTTGAGATGAGCGCTGATGAAGCGTTGAACAACGCCGTTGCAATCTTCCGTAAATCTGGTAAGGTTAAATGGAAGATTGGGTCTAAGAAGGAGCGTATCGTAAAGTGCAACCTTAGCACTCCGCTGATTCTGTCCAGATTCTTTGGACTTGATCAGGAAATTTGCTCTGGATTAGACTGGAGCTTGGATTTCAACGACGCCAAGGGTCCGAATACTATGAAGGACCGTCGCCAGCATTATGGTAATGGGCGTAATGGTGGATTCACTGACAGATTCACGATGGAAATTGTGAAGAAGATTCAGGACAGCACCATGAAGAAGTCCAAACGGAACAAGGACATCAAGAAGTTCCTGTAAGTTCCGTGATAGCTTGAAAAGAGAAGTGGAATCGAATTATCGGTTCCACTTCTTTTGTATTCTAATGAAAGGAGATGTAGGCAATGGCGTATACCAAGAAAAAGAAAGAGGATGATTTTGATTATAGAATCGAAAAAATCATCGGTACAATCTCAGTTAATGAGAAAACAACTTGGGGTAAATATGTGTGCATTGCACGTAATGGAGAAAACCCTACAACAGTTGACATTCGTCATCTGAAAATCAATCCAGCTAACGAAGAAGATATCATCGTTAGTAAGGGTATGAGTTTATCTGGATTTGAAATCGATAAGCTTACGGATATATTAGTATCCAACGGTTATGGTACAAGTCAAGTTCTTGAAGATGAATTGGAACATCGTAAAAGAATGTATGGCTTAGAAGAAAATAAAGAAGAAGAAAAGGAAGATTAATAATGGAAAAGACTATCAAAAATAAACCGACCTGCAAGAAACATCTCAATACGAAAAAGTACATTGACACTCGTATTACGTACGATGGAATTTTCGATAAGAGAGAAAGAATGGAAATCACCAAGTGTACTGATTGTGGTGCGGTTATTCGAAAGAGAGTTCTTCGAGTAACCAAATCTCCGAGTGAATGGGGTAAGAAGTTGCTTGGTAGTTTCTCCAGAATTTATAAGGTGGATAAGAAAACTGGGGAGAAGCTGCATACATACACATATAAGCATGTTCCGATGCGACCAATCGACCAGTAACTTACTATATTCCGAAAGGACGCGGTTAGACATATGATGCACGATAAACTCGATAAAGCTATCAATCAATTCAAGCTTAAATACGTTGATATGGATGTTCTGTTCGGAAAGAAACTTGAAATGACCAAAGGGAATAAACGTCTAGTTGACACCGTAAACATCTTTATCAGCTTAGAAAGTTTATATTACACTCTCCGTAGAGGTGATGTTGAGAAGTTCCTTATGGAAGCAGATAAGAAGCAAATCAAAAGCTTATATCGTAATGCTATGAGTGACTTCATCAACGTAGCTGCTCATTATAGAGAGTATTTCAATCGTCATAGAATTTCTACCAATATAATTTATTATTATAACGAAATTCCTGATGATTATATCAAGTTCAATAACTCAGCTATATTAGACGATTATCGGTCGTACTTCGTTGAAAGTTTATTCGACCCAGAACGAACCGCTGTGAATGGTTTAGTTGCTGAGTGTCTTCCATTCATGGAGCTGATATCTGAATACATTGATGGAGTTTATATGGTAGGAACAAAATTCGTTGAGAGTTCTCTTGTTCCGTATATCATTCTCGTGGAAAACGTATTCCCAGCTAACATGAATATCATGATTACCAAAGACATTTACGACTATAATTACGTGAATAACAATTTCTTGGTAATCACAAAATACAAGAACTATCCAGTCGTCTTGACCAAGTATAATCTTATGAGATTTTTAGACCATAAGTATGACTGGTCGAAGAAAGATGATAAATTCGAATTGAATTCTAAACTGTTTCCTTTCATACTAGCTACTATAGGAGAAAAGAAACGTACTATCCCAGGTATATATGGAGTAGGCTATAAAAATATCAAGAAAGCTCTGTTGAAGTTATATGAAGTTGGATATATCTTTAATGAAGATCCAGAAACAATGAGCTTCAATAATCTTTGTGAAGTAATAAGTAGCTCCAGTCCAAATATAATCAAGAATAGTGTGTTTCTTGATGACTTATCTAGAGGATACAGAGTTCAAGATTTCGAATATCAGTATAGGGTACTGAGCAAATCTCAGAAAGAAGATATCTTAGGTCGTCTGAAGAACAAATACGATTACGCTGCGTTAGCTGAATTGAACGATAAGTATTTCGAGTATTATCCGCTCATGCTAATGGAACTTGAGAGATATGATAAGAAATACGATACCAAAGTATTCAATGCTCTCAATGACTAAAACGTATTGAATTATAAGGGCTTAAGACACTCTTCTAAAGGGGTGATTAACCTATGGATAAAATATGGTACGTTTATAGTCCAAAAAAAGGAAAGTTCATTCGCATATCACAAGAGGATCTTGAAGAAAACGATATTTGCTGCTGCAAGAAAGACGGTAGCTTTGTTATAGAAGATACAAGCACTGTATTCGTTGTTACCAAAGCAACAAAAGAAGAAGATCCCATGATGCATGCGGAATTGACAGAATTCAAGATAGAATCGTTAGTACGACTTCTTGGATTCATTGCAACTGTATACAACGAAGCTGGTGTATATCTTCTTCCGAGTGTATGTGCGAAGTACCAATACGATAACGGCGAGTTCGACTTTGATAAGGTCGACGCTGATTATGGTATAATCAAATTCTCCGGTGGAGATGATTGGTACAATCATGCGAGTGAAAACATCAAACAAATTCTGCAAAAGAATTGTTCCGGTTAGTGGAACAGAGAAAAGAAAGCGGATGTAGAGTCCGCTTTCTTTTTGTCACTTCATCCCGAACTTTCTGCAATGCTGCAGATAGTTCGAACTTCTGTACATAGCGACAAGTGCGCCATAAACACATTGTGCTTGGTATGCGCTGAGTACACCAAAGCGTTCAGCTTCAGAGACTTCGTCGAGTGATTGACGGATGAAATCTCCGCACCCGTAATCGTTCATTCGGGTGATCCAGATGTCGTTAACCTTGCCGTGTGCGTCTATCCAACGCATAGCAAGGTTACGCTCATGCCCGAACGCGCAAAGCGCTTTGAGCTTATTCAGCTCATCTTCCATACGGGCCTGGATGTTGGTGGTGGACTGTAACATAGTATTACCTCCTATAGTAATACTCTCCCTGTACGTGTTGAGGGAGGAATCCAATAAGCTATCTTAGCGAATGAAGGTGGATTCTATTCTTCATCTACCAATATAATATATATTTATTTATATGAACTTTTAGGAATTCCAACTACAATGTAAAGGGAGGATGATTTGTATGGATATAAATTACATAATGGACCCTAATGGAAACATTATTCAGGCAACCAAAGAAAATACCTCGCTTTCTTTAACAGCTGAGATTAAGGAAGTTGGGAATTGGATTAACCCTGAAGATGATGACATGAGCGTGGTCCGTGCAAAGCAGGTTGCTCAGAGAAAAATGTATGAGCAGAAACTGTAAGAAGAAGAGAAGCGAATGCTTCTCTTCTTTTATCCTATCAACTTTCTTGGTTGAGGAGTTTCACTAGGAAGTAACTTAGCTTGAGCTTCTTGTTTCGCTCTACGGACAGAATTATCATCATCTTCAGTTATACGGTTATACTCAGGAATATCAACACCTTTAACATTACCCAAGTCATCATAATTAAAGTTTGGGTTCTTGGGTACATCATTTGGGGTCACATTCGTTGATGAGATTATCTCCTCAGCATCCATTCCTTGGAATCTTGGTATAGGTGCTTTTACCTTATCTTCTATTACGTTATTAGCAGATGCGGCTGCACCACTTGAGCCACTACCACCAGCAGTATCCATTGCTTTAGAGCCAATATTACTCGCACCTCCGATATTACTGAGGTTATTCTTTTTAGTTATAGAAACCAAAATCTGATTACTTTCATCAGACGTAAGTGCTCGTTTGAATACCAGAACATGTTTACCAGTTGACATCAAATCATGGTCTTCCTTACCCAATATAGCAGTAGAGGATTTGATTCGATAGAACCCGTTCTTAGACTGCTTATCTTTCTCTTCAAATACTACCAAAATTTCTTTGTTTGGAGTGAGAGCTTCAAGATTGTAGTCTGATGTATATACGGTAACTTCACCATTCTTTTCGTTGATATCACTTAGTACAGTTGACTTATTGAAGTCATTACCGTAGTTATCCGTGATTACTCTATTATTACCAGCACCATTCTGATTACCAGCACCTCCAACCTCCATTGTTTGATTGGAATTGCTATTGATGATAGTTACGTTATTACCTTCAATCAAGTCTGAACTACTTGATGGTGTTTGAGTATCAACATCACCAGTATTCACGTACATGTAGTATACTTTAGATTGTTTATCTTCAGCAGTACCAGCTTTCTTACTATCAGGGTCTTGTGAACCTTTGATAACAAAAATGGTACGCTTATACTCTCCATCCTCAAACGCATCGCATATACCATTCTTACTCAAGATATATAATCTATCAAAGTCACAAAACATCTGAGTACCTGTATAATAAGTCCCATATGCCTTTTCAAAATAATCAGGTATATTCATCAAGTTTGTTGGCATGATGATTATCTGGTCGTATTTGGCGTTATTATCCAACGGGGACATTACTATCTTATTGAAGTTAGCTTCACCAAATACCGTTCGCATTGCTGTACCAACATCAGCATTATTTACGATGGTATTGACTACCTTACGCATAGCATCCAAATCATTTTGTTTCCAAAGACTTAGATTGAATGGAGTATTATAGTCAGCTTCATTGTATTCTCCTGGAGCTTGTTTTGATTTCTCATCATGAGCTTGTTCCTCAGTATACTTAACTTCATTATCGAGAATGAATCCAAACTCACCATTTATCCAGTCTTTGGTTACAACCGGACTATTTGTTTCATCATATGCAGTACGTTGAATTCTTAGTACTGCTTTTACTTTATCCTTATTATCAATTATCTTATTATACAACTTCGGAGGAAGCATTACATTCATTTCTAACGTAGGATGGATACACTCATCATACAACCAAGTTGCAGTTATCATCTTGATAGCATTTCCGATAATCTCTTTTGGTTCTGCTTCCTCTCCAGGGAATATCATTTGAAATTTCGTTACATTATAACGATAACGATAATTCTGTATCGAAGAATTTGATTTTGCTTTAGTTAATGCTCCTAATAGAGCCGTTATACCAGATGCAATTGCTAATGTTTTAGTTAGTCCTCCAAGACTATTTCCTCCGAAGATGCTACCAAGGTTGAAACTACCACCAGTTCCACCAACACCTCCGAATTTAGATATCTTAGCCATTAGATTTCACCTACCTTATTTATTGGTCGAAAATATGAAGATACGACTTGAATCGTATCTTCATATGAATATTTACCGATGACCAACGGTAATCCATTTGGCTAATCCTAGCAAGCCACCAGTTTTTTGTTTACCAGCGTCGATAGCTTTACGATTAGCTTTATTGACTTGACGTTTATGCTCAAGGTCGCTAAGTTGGTCTTGACGGTTCTGTTCAACCTTAGCACGACGATCAGCTTCGTTAGCTTCGTCTTCCTTGATACCATGATACTGTTTAACTTTAGCAGCTACCCCTTTAAGGATGTTATAATAATCCTTGAAGAGTTTCTCAGTAACAGACATCTTCTGAGCAGCAACAGCTACTGCAATATGGTATACCATCTGGATAGTACGAGCTTTTTCCTGAGCTTGTTTATTCGTATTCAACTCTTGGTCAAAATCACGTTTCTGCTGAGGTTGTGCACCAGGTTTACCTTGAACCTGATTAACCGATTGGTTCACACTCTGTCCTGTACTAGCCTGACCACCTTGTGGGTTAATAGCTTTAGTAGCAGCAGCTGCTGGAGCACCACTATTAACAGCTGGTGCTGGATTAGCACTTGTTCCAATAGACACACCAGGACTATTCGCAATCGCAGTGTTACCCATTGCAGTCGGAGCTTCAAATACGATAGGAATACCAAATTGGTCTACAAGGTAATCACGTAAGGTGCTCTCTTCAATTGGAGCGTCTTCCAACATCGAGAAACTTGGAGCCCATGAGTTCGTTGTTACCTTTACACCCATCGCGTTTGCAGTCTGCTGAACCGGACCAGATATAGTAGCAGTTTTAGCTTTCTGCTGGTATTCTGCTCTATTCTTATCCGCTTCAATGTTACCAGCTTCACGTTTAAGTCGGTCAAGTTGCTTGGAGTGCTTAGTTATCTGCTGTCTGAGCTTATCCATTGTAGCTTGACAAGATGCAGCATACGGCTGAAGGTTCATACAGTAGTTAAACATTCGATTGATTTCTTCCAAGCAAGCTTTACCTTTAGCAACCTTCATATAGTTACCACCATCATGATCTTTACCCATCAATTTCTTTGTAATTTTCTCATTATGACCATGATAATATCTATACGCTGCTTCTTTATAGTCGTTATTGTTAATCCTATATAACTCCTTGAAGTACGTAGGATATACTTGGTCTTTGGTGATATTCTGATTTGCAATTTGATCAGCAATAGCATCGAAATTCTTGTTATCGATAGGAATATCATGGCTTGCCAGACGGCTGAAAGAATCATTATCAATCGGGTCTGGATATGTGAGAGTCATATCATTCAAAAGCTCTTCGGGAATATTCTTTAGATACTGAGCATCATTCGCCAGATCCTGAGACATTCCTTCAAGACCTTTGATATTATTCACGAACTTACCAAGCATTTCATTGATGAAATTCAAAATACTCTGGATGAAGTTTCCAAGAGCACCAAATACTCCACCACCAGAACCAGTACGATTTGCTGCTACGTTGGTAGCCTTTACTTCAACACCACCAGCTTCGTACAAGAGTTTACCCTTCATCAAACCATTACTGAGAGTATGGAGTTCTGTGATATACGCTTCAAGAATCTGATTCTCAAAACGTTCATCAAACGCTTCGAAATGCTCATCCAGATAATCATACCAAGTACGAACATCAGTTGACTCAGAAATAGATTTAGCTCCAAGTACTTTACTGAAATACTGGTCATACATCTTAGCAGCTGCATTGAGAGCATTCAGCTTAGCAATAACAAACTTATTGAGAATACTCAAGCAACCTCTGAGAGCAGCATTTGTTCTGGAATATATCGTAGCCAGAGCATTGTACTTCTGGTTTCTATCCCATACTTCTCCGTCTACATGGAATACTTTGTATTTCACATACGGAGTACCAGCAGCTTGAGCTTTCAGGATAGAAAGATTATCTGCAAGTACAACTGGTTGAGTGTTTACATATGTGATGATATTATCAATCATCGCAGCAATCTTCTGATATTCACGTTCACACTCATCAAGACTCATACGCATATCTTTCAGTGCCCATTTGACGTCATAGATATCTTTTTCTCTGAAAGATATCTCAGATGGTCTACTTTCTCCATTACGGAAATACTTAAAGAGCTCATCTCCGTATCTATCAGCAGGACAGAAATTTCTACCTACAAGAATACCACGAAGTCTTGCGTACTGTTCTTCAGTACCAATCATCCCACAATAGTAGTTGGCAAATGCGCTGAAATCAGAATTTGAAGATTCAATAGCAGCAACGCCTTGTTCTGCTTTATACATGATTTCAGAAAGTCCGTCTGTTGTGAAATGGCTATCACTCGTAGTATATTTGAAGCCTTTAAGAGTGATATCATGAAGATTATTCATAATCGTTTGATTAGTAATAATCTTCTGGTATTTCTTAGCGGCTTCAGTCAAATCCCTAGCAGCTTTATTTCTGAGATTGGTGATATTGTCTCTATACTCCGACTTGACAGCAGTGAAAAACTTAGTTGAAAACTTATTTGCATCAAGCGATGCTTCCATTATGATATTATTATTACAACTCGTATCTTTCACAGATTCATATGCTCCTTTGATGAAGGTAGCCATATTATCCGTGAAATCTTCAATCTTTGGTGTGTTAGATTCAAAAGAAATATCGTGCACTGGAAGGTCGATATTTCCATCTTCTCTATTCACTTTATCTAAAAGAATCATCGGAGAATCTCCTTTCATTTTGTATTTTAATGTTACTGAGATGTCGAGTGAATAAAGAGGTAAAAGAAAACAGCCATACGGCTGTTTTCTTCTGTACTTACGAAAATGCTTTAAAAGCGCAATAAAGAACTAGCTACAAATTCATTTATTCCATTATCGGCTTTCTCTTTGGCTAATAAAGCTTGTTCTAGAACTTCAGTAGATTCTTTCAGTAAGCGTTCTTTTACATCATACCTAACACAAGATTTCGCTTTAGCAATAAGCTCATAATGCTTATCAATAGCCTCGCTCATCTGCTGTTTTGAACTAGATTCAGCATCACGCACCACAGGCATTATAATTCTCTGGTAAAATTCTTCTTTCGTCATTGTCATAACGCATTCCTCCTAAAATGTTAAACTAGAAATATTTTATTTTCTCTACATATATATTATATATTTGAAATTTATTTTAAAAAATTGATAAAAGTAGATATACCTGATTAACAGGTATATCTACTAATTTCACGTATCAATAGCCGAGGTTGCTCATGAGGCTATCGAAATAATCTGTGCCAGACGGAGTATAGGATTCACCAGCATACGTTGCGCCATCACCTTCAGTACCATGATGCATGATTGCTTTACGGCAAGCAGAGATGGACTGAGACTGCATACGTTTAGCAGCAGTGGTCATTGCATGCGTGCAGATGTTGATGATACTGATTTCAGCATTCAAGCAGCGACGAATCTCGGTATGGATATGGCTTGCACCAGCTCCAGAGTAGGCACTCTTTTCTTTATGGAATTCGCGCTTAAGGTCTTCAATGCACTTCATATCAGCCTGATAACGCTTGTTACCAATAGCCATAAACCTATCCAAGTAGGTTTTGTACGAAGATGCATCGGCAGCTTTGATAGCTTCCGGACGAATTTCTTCGAACGGTTTTTCGAGTTCCTGGTCAGTGCTGGCCTTTTCCGGATAAATCTCCTTTTCGAGTTCATCTTCGATTTCGCCAGGAGTCGGCAATCCATCAGCAACACCTTTAGCGCCGGTATTGACAAACTGATGAGTAGCCAGAACAGTCTCCGGATTCTTATCTGCATACGGATTTTTAGGATTGTTCTGGCGCAGACCCTTAATGCCTTCATACATATGCTTGAGCTGCTCAATCATCTTCGTGCATTTCTCAAGGTTTTTCATCATGATCGGCTCAGCAGCCATGATGTTGATCTTTTCCCACTTAACGCGGAGGCCCGGCACACGTTTATGACGCAGAACATCACCATATTTGGTCAGCATTGCACGTACAACGTTACCATAGCTCTTGAACTTATTCCAAACTTTGATAAGGAACGCTTTGACAGCAGCATATGCTTTCTTAACAATTTCCTTCAAAGTTTCCCACATGTTACCAACGAAGCCTTCCATGGTAGCAACAGTCTCTTCCATAGCAACTTCGTCGCTGGCAGAACGAGCGTTCATAAACTTAACGCACATCATACCTTCCATACGAGCTTCAGCAGCTTCCAGAGCCATGATTGCATTGGAGCATTCGCCAGTGTATTGGAACAACGTTACAGGATCGTCAGTAATTACATCGTTAATGTAACTTTCTTCAGCAGCATCCAACGAATCAGCAGAATAGCCGCCAAGATCAGCGCTATAAGATTCGTTGACTACCTGATCAAACAAACTCATATTCATTTATGAGTCCTCCTTTACTAATGTATTTTTACTAAGATGTTTCTTCACATAAATCATCAAATAAAATCCATTCCTACATTAGGAACGTCAATCTTTGATGGATTTACTTCTTTGTTGGCTACCTTAATAGTATCGGTAGTTTTCCGACTAGCTTTAAGGTCCTCAACTACGATCGCATCAGACAACATCGCGAATCTATCAGCCCAAGTTTTCTGAGCTTTCAACACAGCGTCCTTCTGAGAAGAATCCATACCAGATTTCTTTACTTCAGAAGCATGGAGATTGAAATAGTCAGACTGCTGATTGAGATAATCGCTAAGCTGCATACGGCAATAGTAGAAGTAGAATACCAACACTCTCAAGAAGAAAGCAGCCGTGATTACAGCACCAAGCAAAACTGCCGTTACTACCAACAAACCACCATCTTCTTTGACGAAGTCGTTTTTCTTCTTCTTCATGAAGAATTCACACCACTTCTTCAAGCTACCATCGCTACAACCCTTAATCTGGGTATCCAGATTACGAAGAGCATAACTTTCATGCTTCATCACGTTAGCATGCATTGCAGCGAGATGCGAAGTACAAACTACGATATACTGAGCATATATCACATATGTACCCCATACAAAGGAACCGTTCAGAGAACCTTTGTGTTGATATCCAAGCATGAAGGTTGCTTTCATTGAATGAATATGATCATACAAACGAAGAACCTGTCCTGCTCTACGAGAAATAGTTCTATTCTTATCCTTAGTGAAAAGGCGAAGAATCTTAAGCGTAGTATCAATACGCTGAATCTTACTGATATCACCTTTAGACTTAAGAATTTCAGTTTCATAGGTATCCTGACGACCTATGATAGAATGAATACATTTCTTTATACCACCAGTGACAGTACTGAATGAACGCTGAAGTACATCCATTGCCCCAGTAGGGCTTTCCATGGTTGCATTCAGTTTCATCAACTGATCACGGCTGAAGTTCGCTTCAACGAGACTACGAAGCTGTTCACAATGAAACCCTTCGCAAGTCATCCGTACAGGAACTTCTTTCTTTGTAATAGAGTGAACGTACAAATTTTCCATTTCTTTATTCACCCCTTCCTATTACTGAAGTTTATTAACAGCTCTCAGAATTTCTTTGAACTGTTTGTCAGCTTCACCTTGCTGACGTTCAAGACCCTTGTAGGTCAGTGTATTGTAGCGATGTTCACCATCGATCAAGAAATGAACGATTTCAGAAGAACTATCAACAATCACCAACTGAAGAAGATTGTATTCTTCAAGGATCTTTTCACCAACGGAATCTTCCAACAAATCAAATCCATGGTTAGACTTGATATAGTCAACTTCTTCCATAGATACTACAAGAGTAGCATTCGGAAGAACCGGACCAGTACGAGTCCATTTATGGAAACGACGGGAAGCCTTGATATTCTTGAGCGCTCTCCACCACGAGGAATTACCATTCGCTCCACGAACATCACGAACATCGTTCTTGATGGAATCAATGTTGAACATCAAATCCTTGAAGAACGAGATTTCGCCAGTAGTCCACTGGAGGAAACGGAACAACTTACCACGGTCTTTGAGAGCAGAAACGAGATGATCGATCATATCGTTAGAATTGATTGGATGAATGTACGCTTTCACACCAACAATGAAGTCGATGAATTTGGAAGCTTCACCCATATCTTTTAAAATACGAACATGCATCAATGTAGGAGCAAGCTCATTACATTTCTTCACTTCGCTATCAACAAACATATTCTTCGGAATCATATCCTTATCACCTGTAGCTTGATAGGGATTGAACGCCTTTTCTTTCTTAGCTTCAGTTACCGTATCGAAGTTGATAGCGTTATTCTCCATAGTTATCATCTTCTTACTATTCACGGGAACAAACTTCTCGTTTATAGAAGACAATTCAAACTGAGAAGAATACGGAATCGACTCTTCAAGCAACGCCTTTCTTGCACCAGGTACACAAGGAGCCATTTGATTCGGGTCCGTACTGTTGAAAACGAGTCCAATGATATCGCTTGCACCTCGAATACTGTTATTCGTATTTTGATGATACTGATTTACGAATTCCTGAGGATTGTCAGTACTCGTCACAGAATTCATCGAGAATACAATTTGCAGCATACTAGCGAAATTACGTTCGCATGCTTTGCTGATCATTAGCATATCATTATATGCCAAAGAACGAGTTGCAAGTACAGGGAACTGCATTGTCCCATTCTTTGCCTGTTTTGCAACAGAATCGTATGACACGGGGCGATACTTTGATACCGGACGACCTTCATCATCAGTGAACAGATCTTCAGGATCTGTATCAGTGACGTAGATGTCTCTAGTAACACTTAAAATATCTTTCAAGATACCCAAGATACCCCTCTCCTTTCATATTAAAGTTTTAAAAAATTGTCTTATTGGCGAGATATTAAAGCACATTTTCTATGTTCCAAAATAAAACCCTAAAAGTCACTCTAAATAAATATATATTATATTGGTAGATGAAAAGTCGAATCCAACTTCATTCGCTAAGATAGCTTTTAGGATTCCTCCCAACGCGTACGGGAGATGATATTACTTGGAGGTAATCATCATGGCAACTTGCACTTCCCACAAACACCTTGGCGCTATCGTAGACCGCTTCAGCATTGACCGCGGGCCCAACGGTGAGAGTTTCTTCGGTAGCGTTGATGTGCAGGATGAAGCTGGCAAGGTACTCTTGTCAGTGGAATTCAATGGCATCAACATCGATGACGCCAAATCCCAACTCCTGAAGTTGGCTTTCTTGATGGAAGCCAAAAAGGAGGAGGCTGCGGCTTGGCACCGCAAACAGGAACTTGAGTATCTCCGCTTCCAGCAGGCTGCAAAGCCCTGGGAAAACACCCTATAATACCTAAGATGAAAGAAAGAAGTAAGACCCTGGCGGGATTCGCTGCTTCTTTCTTTTCTTTTGTAGTTACTCCATCGCACAAATTTTTAATATATGAACTCCAACAGAAAGGAGGATTCTTTGATGGATATCGTAGGAATGATAAAGAAAGATACGATCATTAGATCGAAACCTACATTAGATAATACATGGCAAACTGGTGAAATCAAAGCTGGTACTGGAGTGAAGATTACTGGCTCCGGTAAGTATGGAATATACACCTTCTATTTGATAGGAGAAAACCAGTATGTATACGGAGACCATGTTCAAATTATCCGTGATAAGGAATTCTATTATAAAGAGTACGCAACTAAGAAATTGATTAAGATTAAGAAAAACTCTACTCCTAAAAGAGGAATAAGCTATCATATGGCTGAAGCAAAAGAAGAGACTGATTTATATGATTGGCTTCAGCGATTCAATTTCTTAGATAATATGGGATTAACTCGATCTGGAGCTGTATTAGATGCTGCTACAGGTGGATGGAATAACATGATTAATGGTAGTATAATACCAAATCCAAATGCAGGTATAGGTATAATGGATATTGGTAATGCTAACATATATGGTGGTAGTAATAGAACAGCAGCTACCATATTAGATGGTGTTAGTATCAATACCATTATGAGTGGTGATGCTCTTGGTATTATCGCAGCAAATGCTCTTAACTTCTTAGATGGGTTACTTGCTGCATGGCTTGGTAATAAGTTAAGTTTCATTATCGGGTTTAATTTTTCTGCGTTTGATGCTAGTAGGTCAAGTGCGTACAATAGCGAGTGGAGAAGAGCTCGATATGATTCTGGTGGGTCTGCAAATACCGAGCAAATCAATCATCGCCAGATGGCTGCATTTGGATTGACTGATAGTATGATTGGATATTTCAGCTATTGGGATTTTATTGGTAATAGAGATGAGACCTATAGGATGATGAATCTTTCTAGCTCGGTATACAATCGAACTGCTACCAGCTTCTATGATAGAGTGGTAACAAATACGACCGACTCTAGGCAGTTGATGGGGCTTGGTTTATCACCGATTGGTTCATCGACTATCAATGGAGTTAATAGAGTTGAGTTATATCAAGGTACGAATACCAATATGTATGATAATCGTCCTACTTCCAATGGATATGGTGGAGATACCATGGTAACCTATTTTAGAAAGATGAAAGATAGGGACTACAAAGAAGTTATGGATATGGTGAATATCGTACATAAAGACGTAGGGTTATTCGTTGATAGAGGAACTACATTCACCAAGTTCAATCGCTTTAGAATACCTACATTAGATAATATTCTCACAGGGTCTAGAGCACATATCTTCTTCACTAGACCAGATTTGAATCTTGATTTCACTCGATATAGATTGGGTAATACTTCTTCGATGTATACTGAAGAAGGTGGGTTTATGGATTCAGCTGGGAATGGTGTATTGGAATCATCTGCGATGACAATTGCAGGTGTAAGTAGCAATCAGAAGATGCGATTTGGTCATGGTGCACCAATTGCAATGTATCTTACCAAAGCGCATTCTGTATTGGCAAGTTATCTCACTCGAGATGCTACGTCAGACCATTACTTCATTCCGAAGCTTACTGATTGCTGTACGGGTATTGATATATCTGATGAAGTTCTTGAAACCAAAAACGCATTCACGTCGTATACTGGGTGGTCAGTTGATTATGGTACAAGTACAATCAAATCTAAAACAGCTGGTACTGTACAAGTTTCATTCAGAGATGATAATATGCTCTCAGTATATAAGATGATGAAACTTTGGACTGAATATATCAACGCCGCATGGAGAGGTGAAGTTACTCCTAAGGAAAGAAATTTGAATTCGGTACTAGATTATGCGATATCAATTTACTATTTCCTTACCGATGCAACTGATGAGAATATTCTCTTCTATACAAAATTCACTGGGTGCTTCCCAACCAACTGTCCATCAAGTGCTTATTCTGATACTGGTGCAGATAACCAAGTTCGTTCTCCGACGTACAATATATCTTTCCATTATGGAAAGAAAGATGACTATAATCCTGTAAATATCGTTGAATTCAACAGGTTATCCAACGCTAATGATAGAACAGCTTGTAAGATTTACAACGAATCTGTTGGAATGGCTGGTCGTTCGTTTGTTGGTGCACCATTCGTTGATACTCGTGATGGTAGTCATCTGTACAAGCTCCAATTCAGAATGAATCCTGAAGATAAGCCATAACATATAATCCAGATACATTTAAGTATCTGGATTATTTTTCTATATTTTTTATGACGATTATATATTAGAAAAGAAAGGATATGATATTATGACACAAAAAGAGCAAGAATATATGGGCTATATCGAAGAGCATATTCATAACGTAGAACATGCATATTCTTTGATGAAAGACGATTTGCTCAATACTTTTGATGTTCGTAAGGATGAGTTGGATAGACGCATTCTTAATCATGATAGCAGTAAGTATACCACAACAGAGTTTAGCGGCTATCGCCAATGGTTTTATCCTGAAGCGAATGAGCATAAAGATGAAAATGCATTCAATACTGCATGGAAAGCTCATTACACAACAAACGATCATCATCCAGAACATTGGAAGATCAAAGACTACGTTGTTGAAATGCAGCCAGGTGCTATCGCTGAAATGTTTTGCGACTGGATGGGTATGAGTATCAAATTCAAAACAGATCCAGTTGAATGGTATCACAACAAGATGGCTTCCAAAGAGCCGTTTGAGTTTCACCCAAAAACAAAAGAAGCTGTCGAAAATAATCTTTGGATACTCAAGAATGCGTATCTCAAAGTTAATCATAAATAGTATTCACTTAAGCTCCTTGTAATAACAGTAATCACACGGCATGTCCCAGATGAGGTAACACTCATCTGGGATTATGTCCTATCCATCCGCACAATTTTTTAATATATCATCAACTCTAAGAAAGGAGGATTTCCATGGCTGTTGTAAAAAACGGTACGAGTATATTCAATATAAAGGAGGATTTGATTAATCAAATCGCTCCTAATTATTTCGATAACATTAAGAATCTTAATGAGCTTAATGTTGGTTTGTATGGATATACGACAGAAATCCTGGCAAATACAGCAAAGGATTCGTATAACTCAGTAGCTACTCTGTTCAAAGAAATGTTCATTACTCAAGCAGAATTACCTGAGTCAATATACGAACACGCTTTGCTATTTCAATTGAGTAATATTTTTGCTACTCCAGCACGTGTACCTTTCACCATTATTGTTTCGGAAGAAGCTATCGTGAATGCAAGTACTGTATCATCGGATTATATGTACTTTGATATCGACTCGAATGCTGAATTTACAATTGATGGTATGGTATACATGCTCGATTATGATGTTCGTATCATGACAAAGAAAACCTCTACTGGTTATGTACATGCTGCTCAGTATATCATGGATAGAACTAACAGTATTAGTAGCTTATTGAATCCATATATCACTACGAGTATTTTGTACAATGATAATCAGAAGAGGTATATTGAACTGGGTGTTGTACTCCATCAAGTACAAAAGAAAACTATTCAGGATACAATCCTGAATAATGATATCCTGAATTTGGTTACTTTGAATTATACGTTTGATGATTCGTTAGCCAACTTCGAAATATTCTATCAGGCACCAGGTGAAGCTGGATACGTTCAGTTGAAGAAGAGGTTATATAATACCGATAAATTATCTGAACCATTCTGCTATTACAAGTTGGTAGATGATAATAAGTTGGAAATTACTTTCCCAAATGATGAAAAGTACTTCCAACCAGCATACAACTCAAATATCATGGTAGAACTTTATACAACCAAAGGAAGCGAAGGTAACTTTGATACGTATGAAGGTTCTGATGTGAATGTTATTGGTAAAGCTGATAAGTATGAATCGAATAGAGGTATTATCTTCATTGGTTCAGTTACTGGTTCTTCTTATGGTGGTACTGATAGAAGTACGATAGATGAACTGAAGAATGAAACGATGAAGAGTTATGCAACTATCAAATCGTTTACGACTTCATCTGACTTGAATATATACTTCGAAGACGTGGTGCATAAATACGTCAATTCTCGTATTTGTTTCATGAAGAAGCGTGATGATGCATTCGAACGGTTATACGGTTCATTTATCTTATTCAAAGACAATGACAAGAATATCGTTCCTACGAATACTCTTGATATGCGGTTGTACGCAAAGGATATTTCAACCTCGATTGCACAAACTCATCGGAATGTTATTCCTGCAGGTTTGCTGTATGAATACGTTCCAACATCAGACCCATCAATTCAGCCATACGTAAAAGTATGCAATGAAGCAACGATGCAGGATGATTTGGACCAATACGAGAGAACTAAATTCTTGTATGTGAATCCGTTCTTGACAATCGTTGGTACTGATCCGTTGTCTGTTGGGTTCTATCTCAATACGGTTGAAGACATTCTTCCAGTTGCTCATATCAATCTTCCAATCATCACGATTTATCAGTTTATCATTGATAACATCAAGGTATCTCGTAATTCGTTGATTGGAGAAAATGAGTACACTTTCACAGTTGATTTATCACCAACAGCAAGTCTTCCTGAAGAACCGATGCAGTTGATTCGTGAAGATACCGAAGTCAAACCGACTGATAGAGTATTCCACAATGAATACGATAATTACGATTATATCGACAAAGGTCTTCTCAGATTGGTTATTGAGTTACTCGATTCTGCTGGTACTCCACATTTGTATCTGGAACTTGAGTTTATTGGATTTGACAAATATGCTTACAAGTTCAAAGGTTCTCTGAAGACCAACGATTATATCTCAATTGGTCATGCTATTCAGATTACTGGTGGATTCAAACACGTAGATACGTATGATGAACAAGGAGACCCAGTTCTCATTCCAGCAACTCATTGCGTAGGAAATATCTACGCATTCTACAAAAATCCTGAGCTTGACCCTGCTGATATCCCAACGAATCCGTTCCAGAGATTCGAAACCTTCAATGGATTTACCATGACCAACCAATATCAAATCACGAAAGATAATCCAATCAATTTCGTTAGAGCAATTGACGAGATTCGTTCTAACGTAGAATACGTGATGAGAGAAGATGATGGGAAGTACGGATTCAAATTGAATGCTGTACCATTGGTCAAGGCAAACTACTTGAAGCTCGAAGGAAAACGTGACGCATTTGTCAAGAACTTCAAGCAGGTATACGAATATATCCAAGACGCAAATAAACGTCTGACAAACAATTTTCATATTGATATGAAGTTCTTCAACACGTACGGTAACTCCTTGCATTATTACATCGCCAATATGGTAAATACTCATATTGATAAGATAAATATGAGTCTGAATATTGACGTGAAATGGGAAGTTGCTGCGAATGAAGAAGCGCAGAATCAAGAGCTTATTGAATTCACCAAGAAGTTCATCGAAGATGTTGATATCAACAATCAGACGAGTCCAAACTTCTATTTCAGTAGCTTGATTCATGCAGCGAAAGAGAAATTTAGCAAACTCAAATACATGGTTATCCAAGGTATCAACGATTATAGTGCTGAAATCCAAGTACTTGAATCTGATGTGAATGAATCTAACATCATCCAAGGTGTAATTGAAACGAGTGATGTTGTTCCTGAATTCTTGAATATCGAAATGATTATCAAGGAAGGAATACAAACTCCTCAGATTCACATTAGGAATATTCATTGATACCATCGGGACAACCCCTTAAAAGTTTATTGAAAGGATGTGTATTTTCATGACTGAAAGTCCATTCAGCAATGTATATAGAAAGGTCACTATTGATAAGAGTCTTATGATGGGTGACCCTGTATGCAACGAAGAGCTGATGATGAAAGACCAGAAGCGGCACAAAGATGCTCTTGCTGTTGAAGCATATAACGCAAAATTGATGGAAGAAAATAACGCACGTCTTGAAAAGGAAAGTCGCTGGGATGCAATGACCAAGAAAACTATCCTTGAAAATACAAAGAATGCGTATATCAACCAGTTGGCAAAAGAACTTCCCGACTATCTTGTTGGTGAAGCATTTGCTGATATCTACATGCGTGCGCTTCCTCACAACCATCATTATGTAATGGAGCATTATGGTCAGTTCAACCATCTGGCTCATCTTTACAGTAACAAAATTGGTGGTTTCAATCATCTGAAGAGAGTTGCTGCTACGACGGAATCTACTTTCTTGAAACAGCTTACGAATTACATTCAGGAAGCTGTGAAAGATGCTGTTGTGAAGAAGACTGAAAAGGTCTCCAAAGCTCTCACTGAAGATGAAGTGAAACAGATGATCAATCCGATGATCGATCCTGATGAGAAGGATAAACTTCTCACGAAAATTGATTCTCTTGGAGCAGATGAACTCGCTGAATTGGTTAATCAGAAAGTAATCGCTGTTGTGAATGATGAACGGCGTAAGATTAAACAAGATAACGAGTTTAAAAATATGCTCAAGAACGATTTGGATGACGATATGCGTCTGCAAGATGCAAAAGCTTCCGATACTTCTCCGATTACAGACAAACATGACGTTGAACCTGAAATGAGCAACGAAAAGGATGTCTATAAGAAAAACAAGCAGGAAGCAAATGACATTGATATCAGCACAGATGAAGACGACTTCGATGACGATAAACCGTCTAAGAAGGGTAAGAAGAAAGACGATGATGATACTGATACGGATACTGGCTCGACGATGAAATCCATGAAAGAAGCTACAATGAATATGAGCTTCATGGAAGCATTCCAGAAATGGGATCCTGTTCAGGGTACGTTTGATTACAACCCGAATAGAGAGCGTCGAACGTTATTCACTTCCATGATGGAAAATATCATGACTGGGTTCATTCTCGAATCCACTGGTCATGTAAACCGTCGGCGTCCGTCTAAGGTTGTTTATGAAAGCCCGTTGAATCTTGTTGCTATCGAGGATGTTCTGAATACGAATAGGGAAGATGAATCCGTATCTGAATCTGATACCTCCGTTCGTCCTCATGTAGACAAATCTCGTATTTTCTCTGAAGCACTCACTCAGTATACGTTGATTGAAACTGCTCACACCATGAAGCTTATCAACGTTACTCCGGTTGATGTTGCTCGTCAGTGTGAATTCCTCACGACCGAATATTCGGTGTGATAAAGATAGGAAGAGCTTTAAATTGCTCTTCCTATCTTTTAATTATGCAGATCGTTGCTTGAACTGCAGAAATAATTTCGATTCGTGATAATTCATCTTACAATATTTAGACGCTTTTTTGCACCCAAAGCTATGAGTAACGATATTGTCAATCGCACCTTTGACATGCCCGTTCTTTTTTCCTAGCTTAATTGTAATACAAGCACCTTTCTGAGTGAATTTCACATTTTCGTCACCAAGATACTCCATAATCGAGTACATTGCGACCTCAACATTTTCACGAAATTTACAATATTTCATCCAAAATCAACTTCTTTCATATAAAATTAATTTTGGACCGTTTGAATTATGTAAGCTTATTCGTAAAATTTTATTTGAATTTCCACTCTTGGTTTCAGCGAATAATATTTATGCGATGAACCATCAATAAATAACGAGTCATCGTATACAATCCATGGTTGAATTGCATCACTATACGTTTTACCAAGATTATCCCAATCTGGTTTTGTTGTAGGTCTAATTATCCCAAGCTCTGCAAGAAGAGTTTCCACTTTATTGAAAGATTTCGGAATGGGGAAATAATTCTTGATATCAATTTCGCATGGAATATTCTTAATAGCCATCTTGATATCATCATATTTTGAACTCATCAATTCAACGAATTCATTATTAGACCTACTATTCTTAACATAGAATCTTCCTCCTTGACCAAGTCTAGGTCTTGGAGTTGGTTCTGGGATGATATCAATTACAATTTTGATTGTAATTTCATCTCTATGAGAAAAAGCTTTCAATGCTTTATGAAAAGCTTCATAATCGTTCTTAGTGAATTTTTTATTAGCTAAGAATTCTTTTACTCTATCAAATTGGATAGAAGGAATATTTTGATATTCTTCCTTATATTTTTTGATATTCTTCGCTTTAATAATAACCACTTCCAGTATAAAATTATAGACGAAGAGAGTTGATGATACTTCCAAGTCTTTCGCGGATAGTCTGCAACGGATACTGATACGTAGAATCAATTGCATCAGAAACGAGACTTGCTGCAACATCAGCCTTTTTACGCCATTCATTTGTACGCATATCAAGACCAGATTGAACTGATACGTAGTCTATCAAACACGTATTCCACAAGAAGTTCCAAGCATCTGTTGGAGTTACGCCATTGATAGAAGAAATCATCAAGTTCTTATAGAGATCTTGGATTTGTATTGTGAGTTTCATATCAAGTGGGAACCCATCAATACTCCATGCAGAGTTGTCCCCTGCCTTTTGAATTGTTAGAGAAGTTACCAAACCCATATCAATACTGAACATTCCCGGTACATGACAACGCACAAGGAATGGACTCATATATGAATTTGCTGTAGCCTGTCTTGGTGCTGCAAGTGTTATCCAGAACCACATCGGTACAAGAATATCCAAGAAGATATTTCTTGGTGTACCATACGGAGTAGAAAGATGAATTTCGATACTGTAGTTTTGAGTATAGCTAGACATCTTCCAAATATCTGGGAATACCATATTTGCACCACTTACGACGGTACTTACGCCACTACCAATTTTCTTGATGATTTCACCAATACCACCACCAATACCACTACCTACAGATTGCATAGCTTTATTTGCCATCTCACCAGCAGCTTCACTGGTTTTACGATAGGTATCCGAGGAGTTCATCAAAAAACCAACTTCCTTTGACATATCTGAAGCGCTACCAAAGAGCTGTGATATCATGGAAGGACCTACAGAGTTCTGAAGATTATCAGAATATCCAACATTTGGATCGATGATGAAGTCCGTATAGTACTGCGCTGTAATATGGTTCATTGCAGCAGATTTACCACCATCATTATCACCGTGCTTGAAAGAGCCAAGCATGTTACCAAGCTTATCTTTTACTTGATTTGTAAGAGTTGTAGAATCCATTATTTGACCATTCAAATCTGCCCAGTATGGATTATTCGTAGCACGTCCAGCAAATTTATTTGCCAACGTATACGAGGTCCAGTCGTAGTATCTGAAAGAGTGGTCTTTATCTCTGGGTTCACCTGGCATGTACTCATTGCCAAGACCCATGAAAATTGCATTCATTTGACAAAGAGTATTGAAATATCGAGCAAATCTCGTGTAGTTTGGTTCAAAAGCAAACAGTCTTTGAGGTGGATTATCTTTATTTTCAACTTCATCTGCCAATACTCGATATGGCATATCTGCAACAGTTGTTGACATCTTTGCAATACTTTGCTTGATATACTCAGTGAATGTTTGTTGAGTCCCTTGAGATGCATCTGGAAGAAACATCGATGTACCAGGAAGAACAGAAAGAATTGGGCATTCACAAATTGCTTCATGGAAATTGTATCCCAAGTCACCATCTGACATCCCACCAGCATTATACAAGTCTGAAAGTCGTATATCTGTAGTATCAAGATACTGATATGGAACGCCAAATATTCTTCTACCAAGAAAAACATCAGTACCTTCACCAATCGACTTTTCTGTCAACCCAACCATTTCAGTGATATCCTGCCTCTGAGCAGGAGTTGGAGTTTCTGCAGTTGATTCTTTGGTTTCTCCACCAGGAGCTTCTTCCCCTTCAAACAACTGAGCATTGAACATTTTATTTTCTGGATCAATTTTTGATTTTACATCTTTTCCAAGACTTACGTATTTTCCACATATCCAACCTTTGTTGGTGTGATACCACATCGTTTTAGTTTCATCTGGAATATATTGGTCATATTCCAATGTAGTTGCACGACGTACTTGAGTCTTTATATCGTATACCATACCCGGTCCAATTCGGGTATTTACATTCATGATAGTCGTAATCGAAGCCATAAATGGTTAACCTCCTTTGGTTAAAATTTCGATATATGTTAATGGCTTGTCACGAGGTAGTATTTCAACAGTGGAGTGTAGGAACTACAGGGACATATGACGAAGATATGGATATGTATATACTCCCGCGGCCTATTCAATTACCAACTAATCCTGGTGTAGAAATTTTTGATTGTTATAACCAGAATGCTTTATTGATGGGCTATCTAAGTCCAATATTCTGCTCACATGCACTAGGTTCCCAAAAACCTGATTCTACTGAAGTATTTGAGGTTAAGTATGGTCCTAATGCTAAAAGTAAATATTGGCGATATACGCATACCTCAATTGTACGCGATGGTATGAGATGGGTAAGCTTCACAAATTGGGGTTGTTCATTTTTTACAATATATGCTCCAGTAAATTGATATAATAGATTTATAATGCTAGTGATAAATCAACTATGATAGGATTCTAATTCTACAGTGGACGCATACACGTATTAATGAGGGTAATGAATGGACTACCAGTGACGCAGGTCCGGGTCGTGTTAGAAGAATTTCGTTTCCTATAGCATATACCATGGATACTAATAATAATAAAATAGTATTTTTCTCATCTTATCGTGAAGGAGGATTTTCAAGTTTCGTAAAAGTTAAGACTGGGTCATACAGTTTAACTGACTTTGAGGAATGGATTAGCGAAATGCCATCATCACCGTATGCAGCATTTGAACAGTTTTCAATCGGTTTTTAACAAAAGAAAATCCATAGGGATACAAGTCCCTATGGATTTTCTAATTTACTTAGCTGATAGTTTCAATTGATTGAGCCATTTGAATAACTCCACTCATAGTCCAATCGCTGTTGAGATACAACCAAATGAATACTTCTCTATTGATTCCAGCAGCAACGCATAAATCAGATACCTCATTGTACTTATGACCTTCATATATGATTGGTTTCTTAAGGTCTTTGATACGTTCCTTGAACATCGCATAATTCAGTGGCTTTGCCATTATACTTTCATCCCCCATAATTAAGCAAATAATATTTATTTACTTTTCTTCAGGTTTTTTAAATTGTATTACGTTATCAGTATTTGCAGGCTTCTTATGAAGTATACCAACGTCCATCAATGCCTGGTTGATATCCTTACCCTTAATAAATACATTGAGGACGTCATTTATATCATCATATGCCATTGTACTAAATATTTTTTCAGCTCTATCAAATACATTTTCAGTGAATCGAGCTCTTGCTAATCTACAAACTGGATTGTTGCTTGCTTCAAATTGATTAGCCTCACATACTACTTCGTTATAAATATCAAGTAATTCGTGACCATATTCAATTAATACCACTTCATTCTTAATTATATTATTAAATGCTTCAGTGTTAGTATCTTTTACTTCATTAGCCATTTCAGATAGCACTTTAATCAATATATCATTTTTTATTATGATTGAGTGTATATCGGTTTTGATATAGGCTCGTAAGACGTTATCAATTCCTTTATCCTCAAATACGGCCCTCGTCTTCTTTTTAATAATCTCCTCATGTTTTTTAGATTCTTCTGATTTTGCCATAATCAATACATCCTTTCTTTCTTATGAATACTTATAGTTGTTATTACAACCAATAGTATATTATATATTTGAAATTATATTAGAGAAATCAAGAGTGTAAACAGTGGGGGTCAAAACTTGTGGATAATATAATGTATATCCAAGGGCATTATGTGTATTTTATTGGTTACAATATTCAGATGCCTAGCGCAAATACTGTAAATTTTGTTCAGTATAAGAGCAGTGATAATAATGGTAATTTTGTGCAAGTACGCACACAACAGATATACGTAGATGGGTTTAATATACTTAACAAGAATACTAGTATGGAAGGATATGAGTATTGGTACTTTTCGATTGGTGGCTTATCTTAATTCAACAGTGGACAACATCTGGTGCACCATCACTTGCATGGGAAGCCGGATCAAGCGCATCATATTTACTTAATTTCCCAATGGAATTTCCTAACAGACTACTATCGGTATGCGCGGTTACCGATTCGTGGTCTGTTAGACCTAGGGCATATGTCAATACATCAGATTCAGCGGTTAGACTATTATACTCAGCAGATATTGATATGATAGATTATAAGGCAAGCGCTAAATCAATTATGATAGGATACTAATTATACAGTGGATGCAAGTCAGTATACCAACGATATCTTGGAGTGAACGTGGTAGTGCGTGGTATTCCGAATATCTGTACTTCCCATTAACAGATGTTAAAGTATGGAATACGTATAATGGTTGGAGGTTTGCTTTAAATGGCGAGCAAGCGTATGTTAACGCGTGTGCGGACGGTACAACTAATTATTTTGTGATGCTTGCACATACTTCAAAATTTCCATCGGCGCCAAATTCTAACACTGCGACAGTTATCGGAGTATGCCAGGTGGCTTAGAGCTCCCGTATCTAAAGAAGAAGAGGATGAACCCTCTTCTTCTTTAGATTAATTGATTCCTTACTTAAACTCAACAGTGGACTAGGACTAACTTCGAACACGCCGTCGAGGTTACATCCAACAGTGATTTATTGATAACAGCGTACCGCTTCACGACGTCTTTATCTCTAACATGGAACTGTACGAGCATGTGTCCAAATATTAACATCAGTGGTACTGGGACTATCGTACCCGCATATTCGGCGTTAACTAGCATTGATTATCGGCCGGAACCTGTAGTATTAGTTAATAATAGTGACGTGCCTTTTATCCAGCAAACGAACCCAGGATTGCAGATGGTATGGATTTACAAATGATAAAACTTCATTGTGGTATAAAATAAGAAGATACGAGCATCTGCTCGTATCTTCTTTTACTTTTCATCCACAAATTTTGGTGTGCTCATTCCAACCATCCACGGTTGTCGAGATCTTCCAAACTTCAAGATTATCTTTATCAGCATGCTGGCTATATATTCTTATAGCTTGGTCTTTTACAGGAGTATTTATAATAACTCTATGCTCACTGGGACTCCATACACTGTAAAGCAAATCTTTAACTGGTACAATCATAAGTATGCCTTCTTTCATTTAATATCATAATATGATGTCTTAAGTCCCTTGATTTCCTAGTGATTTTGATATTTCTATTTTAATATCAAATATATATTATATGTATAGGGAAACTCAACTAGAGAATAGGAGGGATTTGTTATGATGGAGGAAAGTATTTTCACGAGAGTAAGACGCTTCTTGAGAGGAGGATATACTCTAGCAGAAGTGAAAGAGATGTGGGCAGAACAACACTACGTTGGTCTGTCGAAAGGAGGTGTGAACTCCTACGAAATTGCGTACAAACAAGCTGAACGGTACCATGATTGGGTATTCACAAGGATTCGATATAAACAATGGCAGTCATGTATCAACGAGATACGTAAGCATGGTCTTGGATATTCTTCTCAAAAGAAATTCAAGAATTTTGTAGGTCAGGTATCTGATTTCGCTATCAAGAACGAGTGGGCTGAGTATAACTTTGCCAAGATGCTTCAACTTGATAGACATAAACCTGTAACAATCAAGAGACCTTTCAGTGAAGGAGAAATCCGCAAACTCTGGAAGTACTCAAATAGAATTGCAAATGTCGATCTTGTTCTCATTCTCATATATACCGGCGTACGGGTATCTGAGTTCTTGAATATAAAAATGGAACAAGATGTTTATATAAATGACCGTTACTTCATCGTAACGGAATCAAAGACTGAAGCTGGTAGAAATCGTATGGTTCCAATCCATAAGGATTTGATACCGTTCTTCAAAGCCAGGGTGAAGTACCCAGTATTGGCTTGTACCAAACGAGGGGATACGTTTGGGTCATACAATAACTTCAGGAACATGTATACTGAGCTCATGAAGAAATTGGATATGAATCACACTATTCATGAAACTCGTCATACATGTGCTACTCTTCTTGATAGTGCTGATGCAAATGAAATGGCAACCAAAAGAATTCTTGGACATGCAGGTGATAACATCACTCGTGCAGTGTACATTCATAAACAACTTGCTGATTTACTCAAAGCCATTGATTTGGTTAAGGGTAAAGATATCTAGAACTTTAAAAGCTTGAGACATTGATGTAATTGACATCAATTAAATATTAAATTGAAAGGTGGAATCTCAAGATGGCACTTATCAATCGTTATCTTGGTAAATTCAGCGCCGAAGGTAAACCGGAAGGTTTCCTGCTTGAAGGCGTAAATTACAAGACTCCTGAAGAAAAGGCAGAAAAGATGGCCGAAGGTTGGGTTGAGCTCACCCAGGAAGAATGGGAATACTACACCAATAATCGTGGCTATGGTGATAACGGCACGGGCTACCTCCGTGACCCGGAAACCGGCAAACCGGTATCTGCTCCGAAACGTGTATACACGAAAACGGAACTGGTTGAAATCGCACGTAGTCAGTGCACCAGTGTTGTAACGGCTAACGAGAATGAAATCGCAAAGGCTGTTGCTCTGGGTGGCCAGGACGACTACGTCGAAGAACTCCGTGAAGAAATCGCTGAAGCTAAAGCAAAGTATGCTGACCAGCTCGCTAAGATTGAATCTGGCGAAATCACGGAACCGAATCAGTTGTATAATAAAGAGGAGGAATAAGCCATGGCTGCAAAACGTTGCCCTTTCTGCAAGAAGAAATTGGATTCCAAAGGCCGCTGCCAGAACACTGAATGCGTAGACTACAAGCGCACTCAGATTGAAGAGGCCGAAGACAAAAAGAAAGAGGAAGGCGGACAGACTCAGAATCCGTAATTCTAGTCTCGCCTGACGGTAAAGTAGGAACTAGCTCGATAGCTAGTTCCTACTTGATGTGGGATTTTTATGGAAGTCTGACGTGTATAATTGTGCAAACGAGAGAAATACGAAACCCAAATAGAGCATATTAGCGCAAAGAGGTGTACGCAGCAAACCTATCCATTTAAGGATTAATGAAGTAATTAACGTTTCTCTATTTTTTCGACTTCCAATACTATTTTGTATATACCAATATTATTTTTTAATAGCCTAGATTTACTGAATGATAAATCTACTAATTTCATATAAAATATCTCGAATGATTTATTTTTTCTTTTATACTCTAACGTGAATTTCTATTATCCGACGTTGATTTGAGACGTTTTGAAAACTTCTCATTCTGAACTGCAAAGGACTTAAATCGACTAGATACACCAGTACAATATTCAAAATTTATGAAGATAATAGTGAAAATATCGCCTTGGAAATCCAAGGCGATTTGAGCTGCAACGCACTTTTTGTAAAATTTTGAAACGGTTCTCCCCATTTTTTATAACTTTCTCTTTTTGCATTGACACACTTAATTGATATTTAAAATGGGGAAAAATCCCCAATTGGTTTTTGTGAAAATGCGTGTTTCCCCACTGTGGAGGTCATATTTCAGCAGCAAAGTGATATTATAATAGCATTCATTTTACGAAATGGGCTTGAATCATAGTATGGCTCCCATACTCTTATTCCATTTTCTGTAGCAATTGAAGACCATAGAGTGTAATTAAAACTATTTCCGGGGTAATCAGGTACATATCTTGGAGCTGTCCATGTTCCCATTTCAACTGTTATAGAAACATTTAACGGAATTATAGTATACCCAATTTCTGTGAATTGCTTATACGCCCACTGTTGAAATTAATACCCAGTAACACATTTATCATAAAACGGAGGTGTTGATTATGAACAAACAATTGGCTGATATTATGAAAAAGGCAAATAAATTGTATGCTGTTGTTGGTAAAAATGCTGAAGACTCGATACCAACTATTTTAGTAGCAGTATCGAAACTCGAGGATTATAGCTTTGAGGTTGATGTGTTTTGTGTAGTTGGATGTGTGCTACGTAAGCATAACAAACATCTCAAACTCAAAAAAGATACTCTTGATCTTGCGTATGTATATAGTGCGCTAGTTAGATGGGATGAATCTGTTCATGCGTATTTTACTGGGGAAGATACTATGTCAAATGAAAAAGATTCGTACTATTATTGCGCATACGATTTCATTTGTGATGGTATAATCACAGTACAAAAAATTGCCAAGAAACTCTTTAAAAATAATGGATCAACCGACGAAAAATGGTTTAGTGCATATGGATATGACGAAGCATTTGATAATAATTATAATCTGACCGAAATTAAAGTGGATGATTATGATTATAAAGAACTTAACGAAGATAAGGCGTAAGTTAATAAGAAGAAAGTCATGATGATTAATTCATGACTTTCTTCTTCATTTATTCACATTCGATATCGCTATCATAGTCCGCATTGATATCAAAGTTCTCTGCCCATTGACTGAAATCCCCACGGAAATTTCTAGTCAATTTACATATACAACCAAAAGATGGAATTGCCATATACCGTCCATATTTGATGAAATGAGGCATACTACCTTTTTTGGTCACAGGAACATTTTTGTTATCCTTTTGCTTACGATCTCCTGCTAATACAACATGACATTCTGTATTGCAGCGAGTGAATATCATCCTCAATGATTCAGCATCGCAATTTTGAGCTTCATCTATGATGAGACCAACATTCTCAAAATTAACGCCACGTAACGTGGAATCGGTTGTTAATACGATAAGTCCATCTTCAATCATAGAATCAACATCATATGGACTATATCCAAGTTTTAGCATCGCATCATAGAACGGATCCCAAAGGTATTTTGTTTTTTCTTCCAGAGTTCCTGGGTTGAATCCATTTTGAAGGTATCGACCAGAAACCTTTTGTAAGTAAACTATTTTTTGTATATCATCGTTTGCGAGCATATCTAACATTGCGGCAGTTGAAACGAGGGTTTTACCCGAACCAGCACACGACTCACAAAATGTGTATACATTTTCTTTTATGGAATGAAACATTGTTTTTTGCTCAGGACTAAATCGTTGATACATTCGATCACGATCTTTATTATTCTTCAGATCATAATCTTTTTGTTTTTGGTACGTTCTCAAATTAGTGCAGGCCATAGAAAAACACAACCTTTCATCTCAAATTGAGTATTTTAATGGCCTGTCCAATCGGTAAATTAGTATCCTAAACACATGAAACCGTATATTATTGGTTGGTTAGGAGGAGGATTCCAGTTTTCGAGATCATCAATCAATATATTAGCTCTAAATGATAGTACTTTATTATCAGTATCTAACTCACCGGTAAAAAATTGCTGAAATTCATATATTCTATTTATAGCATTACCAGCTTTAAAATAACTAAAATGGTATATCCTACTATTAAATGGAATGGGTAATGCTATAAATACTGTTTTGATAAGATTACTAGATGGTAGATCTTGAAAATTAGTTTTATATAGGCTTGTATGCGTCCACTGTATATAGTCGGAATAGGTCGGATGAACCCTTTATATCACTCAAGATACATGGGTTCATCCGACCTTGATCTTATCAGAAACGGATATTTTTTTATTCAGTTATGATATCAGTTATACCATATTCAGTTGCCAGGTAGTGCTCAGCTTTGCAGCCACGGTATTCGCGCCATTCACCGATGAAGTATGCAATATCCGCATTAGACAACAACTGGATTGATTTACCCAGGAACCAAAGCGGTTTAGCATCATGCGGAGCGCCTTCGAAGAAAGAATCGATGATTTCGATTTCTTCTACCGGGAAGCGTTCCTTGATAGCCTTGATTGCCCGCTCACGTTCTGCTTTGATTTGTTCATCAGTCTTATCTACCATAGGCTGAGAAATGAATACTTTCTTCATTTGAAATTCCCTCCAATAAATATAATTTTATTAAATAATTTGTTAATTAGCCTAAAAGCCTATAGCCATCCATATACCATGATCAGCAAAAGCTGCACTCATATCAGGTAAGCATAATATGTATTGAAATCTATTGTTTAATGTAACAGATGCAACTTTTGCCCAAGCGGTAGCACCAACTACGTTGTTTATCATATTAGCATACGCTGCAAAATTAAACGTTACAGGATACACTACGTTATCCCATCCATTAGGATTACCAGTAGCCCGGCCCCACTGTATATACCCTTGATTTCTCTAATAAAATTTCAAATATATAATATACAGATAGTAAAGGAGGCGAAGTATAATGATTACTGATTGGTATATTCCTATATTAATAAACGTTACAAATATGATACGTGGTATTGTAACAATTGCAGCTATTATCTCAGGAACTACTTTAGTTTTTAGACTTTTGGATGATGATGACAGAATACGCAAGGGTCAGATTACATTTATATGCGCTATCGTATTTTCAGTAACGTTGTTTATTGGGATGGTATTTCCTACTTGGGAACGGGTTGAAACGATGATTATCACTCATTATTCAACACCAGAAAATATATCAAAATTTCCAAGTGAAGACGCATTTTATAACCAACTCGGATTCGAACTAGGCCACACTATATATTTTAAACCATACATAACAAAATAAAGTGAGATGATAGATAAGAACAAGGGTCCAGCGCCCTTTGTTCTTATTTTTCTACTACAAATGGCCGAAAATCTACTTAATTATTCAAACTCAAACAATCCAGTATGAAAGGAGCGATGAGAATGTTTACTCCAATTATATGCGTTTTAGTCGTTCTTACTCTAGGTGGTATTACAGGCTATATTCTAGAGAAGAAGGCGTTTAACAATGGAATTTGCCCTAAATGCGGTAATCGTATGAGCTTGTTCGATGAAGATTCCCAAGGTGGGAGAGGTTATGAGTGTAACGAATGCGACTATGGTTGTTGGGTTTCATACAACTCTATTGATAAAGAAAGGACGGTAAAATACAGATGACGTATAAAGAATTTTGTGATTTAAAGGCAAACGATCCTATTAACGTTAATATGTTTCCAAAGCCAACAACATCAGACGAAGCAATAGATATCTTATCAGATACTATATTAGGATCAGATTGGTATATATCATATCCATGCCGTAGAGGCCAAGCAAACACTGAAATTGTAGCTGCTATTCTTAAGGAATATGAACATGATAAATCTATGGAAGAAACCCTCTTTAGAGCTCTTATAGCAGTAATTATACTGAGCTTGGTTTGTATACTGGGCCCAATGATCATACACTAAAAATATGTACTGTCGACAATACAAGCCGACAGTACATATCGTTTCCAATATTTCAAAATACATTTTAAATATATAATATAATTTTGATACATCGGTATCAAAATTAACCCGTGTAAAAAAGGAGTGGTGTTTTATGTGGTTAAAGGCGAAGGAACTCTATGACATACTAGAGGAAGGAGTTAAAGAATTCAACGTACCTAAAGATGCTGTCATTGGTGTGAATTCTCGAGGAAAAGTCGAAACCTTCAAGTGTATCAGTTTCGACCTCGACGATTGGGACGATTACGGATGGTGGTTATCTACCAAAGAAGGAAATAAAAAATTTGAAATCGATATAACCGATGAAGGTGTCGATGCCAAATCCCTTAAGGAATGGAAGAAGTTAATTGAACAATATAAGCCGTCTAATCCTATTCAGGTAGGTGAATTCTTGTATTTATTGAAGAATACATTCAGTGATAATGCGTATGTATTCTGCAGTGAACGTGAAGTTGAATTAACAAAAGATAAGATTTGCTATGATGTAGCAAACAATGCTATGGTAATTGGTATTTATGGAGAAAGGATTTTTAAAATGAAAAAGATTTCTAAGGAATTGGATGTATTTGAAAACCCGTCTAAATGGAACGTTGCTGAAGATCAGAAGAATGTACCGGCTGGTATGATACGGGTGGTTACATCTGACATGCCAAGGATAACGGTAAAAGATCTTAAAAAGGCAATAAAATCATTGTCAGATGATGATTATGTGGTCGTCAATGTTGATGACTACTTCTATTGCGGTATCGCTACAGACATTAACACCGAAGACCATACTCTCGAGATAAATAGAAGTGATTACGGGGATATGGTTAATTACTTTGAACTCGTGAACAAAGAGGAGTTCGAAGCGGCTAAATCCAAAGTTGAAACTGCGCAGGTTCTTGGATATGTTATGAAAAGATCCAAGATAGTGAAACGGATAATGAAAAGCGCCAAGGTGTTTATCAATGATCCTGACTTTACCACGGGTAATTCATTTAAGATAGCAGTGGGATCTAAAAAGTTGTATCTATATGCGTTAGAGGCACCTAATCGAGAAAAGATTGTCGAACATCTCGACATTATACGTGAGGTCATAAACGATGAGTTGAATAAAGAAAAGAATCGTTTAAATGGTTATAAATTAGAGGTAACGGGTGCTAGGGTGATGCAGCATAAAAAAGAAGTCGTTTCGCTGGATACCAGTGTTAAAATCACGAAACTCTAATTACCATAATTTACCCTAAGTCAAAAGAAGAAAGCTCGATGCTTTCTTCTTTTCTATTATCCGATATTTGAAATGATATATCAAATATATATTATATAGGGGTGAGAAAGAAATATGCCGAGGCATATTCCCTTATCAAGATGAACAATGATTTAATCAGAACCAATCGTTCATCTTCACACAAACACTAGCAGAAGTAGTACTACCTAAACCAAAGTAAAAATACCACTACTACCACTACACTTTGTATGATATGTATTTGTTGTAAAGATTTTAAACTTTAAAGAATTTAAGGAGATGCTTATATGAAGCACAAAAAGAAGAGTTTCAAAGGTTTTAGTTCTATCGTATTTTATACCGAGAATGATATCAAGATAGAATTTAAAGCGAGTGATATTATCGGTATTACTCGTAAGATTAACGCTACCAAGATTGGTAAGCGAAAATATGAGACATCTGAGAGGTTTGTTGTTGTTATACGAGCAGAAGGAGATGACTTCATTGAAGGATATGAGCCTGATACTAAATTCCAAAGACTACTAGACGTATCAGATGTAGATGTAGTTATATTTAAATATAAAAGTAAAGAAAGCTACCTTTTGTATATACCGTACGTCAGTACAGATGATATTATCAATCAATCTGAAGTTGTTAAGCGATTAGACGATGGAAGTTTAGTTGTGGTTTTTACTGAATGGGAATGTATTAATTCATTAACCGACGACGATATAAATTCAACCATAATGGAGGTATTAAAGTGAAAAAAGAAGATTTCAGTAAAGAAGAATTTGAAAAACTCAAAAATGATTGGCACTATGTTCGTGATTCTAAAGCGCGAATTGATTACAACTTATATGTTAACAAAAAAGTTCATCGTCGATGGATAATGAAAAAACGTGCTGACGATATATCATATAGGAAACGTAATTTGATAGAGAAGCACTTGATTTCATTAGTTAAAGACGATATACATGAAGAAATAGTTGAACGGTCTAAAAGAGTTAAAGTAGTTCTAATTGACGGTGTGCTAACTTTCCTTGACATAGGAGATGAGCGATATGATTTATATTGACAACGATTTCATAGAAGACTTTGATATATTATGCGAAGCTACAGATTGGCGTAAAATACTCGTAGATGGCGAGATGAGAATCTGTCATTATCCAAAGTTTCCTATTGGTCATCAAGATAGACCATCTATAGTCGTATATAAAAACGGATTTGGTCCATATATAATGACGAGTGCTCATATAGAGCCAGGAGATAATTCATGGAAAAAATATCCAGAAAACGTATATGTAGAAGATTGGAAACAAGAAAAATTCGATAGACCGTCATATATGAACACCGGAGTATTATACGACCCAGACGAAATTAAAATATATGGGCATAAGTCGTTTTTAACTAAAAATGACTATGATAGGATAGTCCAGCCAGTCATTGACAGGCTGACTGCTAATAAATTGGATGAACTGTTTGAATCATTTGATATTGACAATATCGATATTTTGTTGTGCAATATTGATATCGATTAAAATAAGAACCGTCGATTTGACGGTTCTTATTTTTCTATTATCCGATGAGCTTACCACGTGAAAGCGTAGCCGAGCTTATGGAGTTTGACGTTGGCCTCGACACGATTTTTTTCCATATCGTATTCTTCCTGGGTGATGTTGCCCTTGCTCAAGGATTCTTTCAGCGCGTCAATCTTAGCTTGGATTACTTCTTTCGTGTCATTCAACACATTGATTTTATTGTATTCGGGAATCATAATATCGCCTCCTTTATCAATTGTACCTCGCATTACAAAAGAAAGAAGCTAATTGCCTCTTTCTTTCTATTATTCTTTATTCTTTTACGCTTTTTTGGAAACTACCAATTCCACTTCAGCATAAGGTGATCCCGGAAGCATGTTAACGCTAAGGATTTCAACACTAACATCATTACCTGTGGCGTTGTTGTACATCTCGCAAAGGAACTTCTTTACGAGAGAGCATGACACCATCTCATCTGGAAATGGTACTAGAACAGCACCTTTATTGGAATATTCGTGCAGGCGGATGCCTCTGAGCTGTACACTACGTATATACCGGTTGATATCCTTACCCATTTTGTATTTGGCGATAGCGTCCAATGCATCGTACTGTGCATTATTGTTACTAGCAGCTTCTTTATACAGTACCTTGGTTTTCTGTATTTGATCTGCTATATGAATATTACCGCCAACATCCATGTATGTACCAATTGCAAAACCTCTATTATTCATTACCACTTCGGTATCAGCAGGGTACTTCTGCAATTCTTCGATAAGAGATTTAGCTGTTATCGTAGAGTGGTAATCGAAATATGTGACTCGAATGCATCCTTTTGGAATATCGTTTTGGTTAAACGACAGCTTGTACCTATCAAGTATAATATCATTATACTTAGAATAATTATCGCACTTAACATACCGGTCAAGCCACTTCGTGGTAACTTTACTGGGAATTGCGACTTTGAATTTATTTAATTTATTTGGCGTCTTCATCATTATTCTCCTTTATCAAACAATTTTACGGTATAGCTAAATCAATATTTGTATTTAGCTATACCGTTTACATTTACTTCTCTGAGATGGTGACCTTGAATACCATGTTAAAGCCCCATCGTCTTGCATACGCGGTGAACATATCATCGATTGTCACTTTCAACGTGTTTGTATCAGGGCCATCATCCATGGCTTCTTGAACGAATCGTTTGATTGCATCAATTGACGGTTGAGTTAATGGTATTCCACCAAAACCAAAATGTTTGGTCGTAACGTGAATCGTCATCGGTAATTCATATTCACCTTCATAAGACGTTACACGGTTGACATTCGTTTCGATGCACTGAATAGCCTTACTTTCACAGATATCTGCGAGAGCACATCTGTCGATGACGTATTGATCATATTCAGCTTTTGTCATTTTTACGGCAGCAGTAGAATAATTTGAAGACAACGGTGTTACAGTACCTTGGTAGCTGACAATCTGACCAACCGGTTTATTATGCTTGCGATTGAGTGGTAACGTTACCGGCAGCGTTTTATCAGGAATCTTTTTGAGTTCCTTAATTACATCACCAACACTCATACGTTTTATCTTTAAATACGTGACATTGATAATGTTATCATTATTAGGATCAGTAAAGCAAGTATCAATAGAAGGCATCAGACGGTCTTGAATGTCTTCATTTTTACGAGCCATTCTCCAAATTACTTTGCTGGGATATCCAGCTTGGAAATTCTTTGCCATATAAATCACTTACTCCTTTTCACAGGTATTTTTTACAGTATACTCAAATACTAATGTCGAACCTGTCTTTTTACTGTTCTTTATTAGTTGGATACTATTAATCTGTGCAGTAACCGTATTGGTTGTGGGGCCGTCTGATAATGCCTCATTCAGATAATTTATCAACTTCTCAAACGTATCAGGTGCAATGCGTTTAGGATCTATCCATGTTGGCTTTGATGCCACGATATCATGAAGAGACGGCATACCATCGCCCATCACATCGGCTGTTCTGTTTACAGCTATTTCCATCAGCTTGATCAACTTATATTTCTTGATAATTTCAAGTGCAGCACACTTGACGTTGTTCGTATGATACTCTTCTTTACTCACTTTAAATGGATCAGAGTATTGGTGTCCATCACAGATAACAGCGGCACCTCGGGTATCATAGTAAACTTTACTGGGAATTGTTTTGATTTTCGAGTGACCGGTATACATCATATATACCGGTATATTTTTACCTTGCTTCGATATCTGTTTAAGATCTTTAATCATCTCTTCAACCGTACACACCTGCTGCGTACGTTTACTTACAAGTACCTTATCCGCATCACCAAGTTCACTTGCCGGCGTACATAATGCAACAAAGTAATCGATAATTCTATCGTTGTTTGTTATATCAAACGAATCAATCATCGAGGGTAGAATTTCACTGGGTAAACCAGCTTTAAATTTCTTTTCCATATAAATTACTCCTTTACTTCAACGCATGAAATACACTTAACCTTGAAGTATGTTTTACCAAGGCCTCTGATGGACTCCACGATATTCTTACTGAACTTCTTGGAATTGAACGGCGTAGGTTCAAGTTCATCGTTAACAAGAGTAATCTCTTCAACGACGACACCGGTACAATACAACCCCGGTTCACCATCAATTCTATGGCGACTACCGCTGAGTTCCATATAGGAAGATGACGTATGGTCTGCAGTTAAATTCTCATAATCCTCAATAGCGTACAGTACGCCATCACGTACTTTCTCGAGATACTCACCTAACTCATTATTGATGTCATCAACAAGAACATCATCACATAATACGGTCAGTAAAAACTTTTTCATTGGGTTTTCCTCCTTACAGCTTACAGTTCTCCTCGAGCCTTCATATCTTCAACCTTCTTTTCAATCACTTTCATACGCGCATTGATATCCTTCAGTTCTTGATTGATTTGACGAAGGTCGTTGGTAGTATTATCGATAGGCTTTGATGACGTGAACGGTGGCGTATCCGGTGCCATTGCCAAAAGCAGTATGCATAAGATAAGTAGAGCAAATACAACGAACGAGCCAAGAGAGCCGAATTCTTTGTGTAAAACACGCAGAAAATTATCACTTTTCATTTTTACCTCCTTCAATTACTTTGAGCTTGGGATGTGTATCAACAGTCATCCCAAGTGCAGCCAATTTATTCACATCAATAAATTCTCCGTGGTCATCTAATCCGTATTCGGACATCAAATAGACCAATTTTCCACCAAACTCAAGTTCTAGAAATTTACGACAGGTATCACATAACTGGGTAGTTGCATTCATAGTAATACCAGATGGGTGAAAAACCAAATCACCTGTCATCGTAAACTTATACTCCAGTATCTTATCGGACTCATATTCTCTTCCACATCTCTTACATCTCAATATTAATTACCTTCCTTTCGTTAATTCTTGTACTTTGTCATGATGGATATTGTTATTCATCATTTTAGTTACACCATATCCAATACCAATACCAAGTACAAACACGAGTAGCAACACAATAATTTTAGTTGAAGTTGAGTTTTTCATAATCATTAACTCCTAGGGTAGTAAAAGTAATAACCGAGTAATATCAATCATCACTCGGTTATTACCATCAATTTACTGAATCACTTCTTAGGACGACCGCGCTTGGACGGGTTCGGCGCTACGACCTCCTCATTTCCTTCATCATCCGTGGTCGTTGCGTAACTCAGCTCTTTCCAAGTATCTCCACCATCGGTAGATACTTTGATTTTGTGCGGCTTATCTCCAGTCATGGAGATCTGCAGTTTGACAATCGTTGCCGGTTCATCTTCAGTTTCACCATTGACAGTGATTTTCATCTTCATTATCTGCTTTTCTGTATCAAGAGTCGGAACTCCAATACAGAATCTCTTCAAACCTTCTTTCAAGAAGGACGGTACAATTGCACCAATGGTGTCAAAGATACCTCTTGGAACATGATACTCTTTTACTAGAGTATCAACATCCATCGAATCCAAATCAACCGGCTTCTTACTAGCCGGAGATACTAAAATAGTTTGTTTTTTCTTCATAGTGTTTCCCTCCGTATATATTATACAAATTAGCTTATTCAGCTATCCGTATAATATATATTTGAAATTTTAATCGTCATATTCATTATAGAAGTCATCGTATGCTTCTACGTAGTCCTTACCAGGAAATAGCCTAGTAACTTTGTTATCTACCTTATACATAGCTTTATTTTCTTTGAGATGTTTATTGATCACATTCAAAGTTTTATGCTGGGCTTTGGTAGGACTTGGGAATATAGGAGCAAGTACTTCGAGCACCTGGTCCTTCGTGTATTTGCTGGCTTTACCGTATCTCTTCTCACACGCTTTCTCAAGATACATCAAGAAATCCAACAAATTGTGATGAGAATTATTCGTCTCATCACCCAAGAATGCATAACAATTCTTGTTGTTGAGCTTAGAAAATGATTCTTCTATCTTCTTATAGATTTTATTATCCTTCATTTTCTTTGCTCGTTTTACATCACGCTTTTGCTCTTTGAATAGAGCTTCTTTACTGGATATCAAATTTCATACCTCCTTTCAATATCACGTGGTTATAATATATATCTGAGATTTCTTTTTAGATATTGAAAACCACGTGAAAGGGCTTGTACTACGTATGGCAGCACGTAGTACAAGCCGACTGAGGGAAAACAAAGCAAACTTCGATCAGTCACAATCAATGGGATTCAAATTGTTCCAAGGGTTACTTATATGTTATATTTATTTATTCGTATTTTCTTTTTTAGCCTTGATTATCTTTGCGATGTTTTCATCCTTCACGAAAGTCTGAGCATTTTTCTTCAAGAAATCATCACTCAAATCAGTTCTGCTCAAAAGAAGAGTGAAGTTGAGATATTCCAGCACGTCTTGAAGTACAGACTCTGGTATATGAGTATTGACTGATATCATATCAAAGTCAAGATACCTCATATATGCCTTGATAAATGCAGTATCCATCTCTTGGAACTTAGAAAGGGCTTTCCAGAATTTCTTCTTTGCATCTCTTGCAGTTGATTTACGGAAAGCCTCAGCCAAATGTACGAGTATTTCAGCTTCCAACTGATGGAACTGAAGATATGCTTCCCAATCAATTCTCAAACGGAAGTTGTACAAGAAAGAATCTGACAACTTCTTGCTATTGATACAAATCGTCTTCCAAGAAATCCTATCAGCAAAGGTTTCCATGATACCAAATGTGATATTTGGATTGGTTGAAAGCTTATTGAAGTCAATCTCATCAACATGTCGTTTGATGAATTCAAGTGACATTTTCTGATACAAGCAAGCATCACTCTTATCTTCAGGAGATAGAGTTGGCCAAATCTTCTCAAGATTCTTTTCAGAGAAGAATCTTACCTTACGATTTTCACCTTCCCCAACAAACATTTCAATTTTTTGGTTTTCTGTACCTTTTGACATTTAGTAGTTCCTCCAATCAAACCAAATACGGAACACCAAGATCGCAAAGCTTACGATATATCTTGATCCTCGTATCATCATCTAGTTCTTCAATCCACTCAAAATCAGTATCCGTTATGTCAACCAATTCAGGTGCAACTGTCTTTGGTGTATTTTTGATGAATATTTTAGAATTCATCTGAATACCTTTAGAACACCGACGATGACTTATCTCATGAAGACTGTTTTTTTCACGACAAGCACGTATCTTATCAACGTGCTCTTTGAATGTCAAATAGTGTTTTGGTTTGTCATTACCCATTTCAAGAGTCTTGTTCACATGTACATTACCGGCAGGCACTGAAGATTCAACAAGACTAAAGTGAATATGAGCAATATTCTGAGGTTTACCTACATACATAAATGGAACCATAACCAATCTGTACTCATCAAAATTTGGTTTGGTATTAGACTCATCGAATACCAACTGAACTTTTACTGATTCTGAGGTATGACTTATATAGCGAACACCAAATTGATTTCCTAAAGTACATTGTATTATATCGCCAGAGTCCTTTTGTGAAAAATATCTGTTAATTTCTTCCAAGGTACATATTTCACTGACAATAGGTTTGAATTTTAGCTCGAATATCATATCAGGCTGTTTTGATTCACCCATTTCAAGAATCTTGTTCATCAGTGCATTCCTCCTCAGTATGTTCAGGAATAGGGATACCGCATACAGTATGAATGAGTTTATCGAGACGCTCAATCTCGCCAATACTCAACCCATCAAGTTTGTCCATCAGTTTACGTTCAACTTCGTCAGCTTTTTCTTTTTGAGCTTCATCAGGTGTCCAAGGCAATTCATCAAGTGATTCCTTGAGTTCCTTTGCCTTATTCTGCAAATCCTGAATCTTATCAAAGCCATACAGAACATTCATGATACGGTCTTTATCAACCCAAGGAAGACTTGCATACGGGAGGTCGCCAAAATTGCAAAGAATCGTGTCGTCATGATACTCAAATGTATAAAATTCTTTGCTATTCGTGTAGGATGGGACCAGTTGAATATCTCCCCATTCAAGGGTATTCTCTTGAATTTCCGAAATTTCTTCAAGAGTCAACGCGTCTACTACCACTCGGTTATCAGATTTGAATTTAGGATTCTTCCCAAGAAGCACATAACCTTGTGTTCTAGCAAGCAAGTCCTGAAGGTCATCATGCCATACTTCTTCTGGGAAATTTTCAATTACGTAATTTACATCCTCCATAGACTTAAAAGTCTGAGGGTACTCTTTATTTTCCATACCTAATTCCTCCTATGATATTTAATACTTAATTGTGAATGTTATTATAAAAGAAAACCAGATGTTGAAACCTCTGGTTTTCTATAGACGAACAAATTATCGCATTAGTCAATTAAATTAACTAATGCAGATTTCGCCCACTTCTTTTTCATTATCGAGTCAGTGAATCTAAAGCACAAATAGTACTTTTCGTTGGTTCTATCGTAGTAGATATAATACTCGATGACTTGGTCTGGTTTGAAGTTTTCAGGAACCATGCTCTTATCAATATTGATAGGTGAGTAGACTCTTAAAATCATCGGAGTTGGTCTCTTGAACCCATTACGAATCGCATATACATCCCCAAGGAATTCAGCTTCTTGCTCAGCGTCATCGTCTGGGAGTACAATGTTATCCTTCAGTATAGTTTTCACATCAACATTGGGATTATCTATTATCAACGAACTGTGAATGCGCTGATTGAATATCTTGCTCTGAGCAACACCTTTATCAAGGTCAAGCTTTTTCAGTGTGATGTACAACTGATTGATTGAATCAGGTTCCAGCTCACTCATTGTACGACGTGAATCTACGTAGGGATGAATTGCATATTCTTCACATTCTTTGAGAACAAAGTATTTGTTTCGAATATACATATACTTGCTCCACCCATATTTTCCAGTATGCATCATGGCTGGCAGACTATCTCTGAATTTCTTCCATTCATATGCTGCGTATCTGCTATACATATGGGCATCAATTTCATCAATTACTGCTTTCGCCCATCGAATGTATGCATTCCAAATCCAAACCGACCTCTGCAAATTCTGTTGTGTGATTTTTACCTGAAAGGTATCAGGAAAAAACTGAATCGCAACAACATTTGGATCTTCATCAACTTTGTACATATTGTACAACCTCCTTTTATATTTATATATAGAAACAAATATATCAGATATGACTTTTCATCATATCTGATATTATAATATATATTTATTTTCTATCTTTGAAAATTTGAGTATCTTCTTTTGGTGCTCGAGTCATCAGTTCGAGAGTTCTCGAGAGAATCTAAGTTCGAATTATCAGTGAAGAGTTCTTCGTATGCCAGTCCTCACCGAGACGTAACGAAGTGAAGGTTTGGTGGTAATAACCAAACCTTTTTTCAAGTTCGAATTTTAAGAGTTGGAATTTTTATCTCTTTTATCCAATTTTCATCTAATCTTAATTTGGGTGGTTTTGGAATCCACTCAAAGGAAACGCCTAACCTTAAGTCTCGCTCATCTTCGATTTCGCTCAACTTAATTCCGCGGCTTTTTCCTTGGAGGAGCCGATACCTTCAAGAACTCTCGACTGATTCTCTGACTTCTTATCGAGAACTCTCTCACTGATGCCTCTCCCCCTCCCGTAGGACGCGACCTGTTACTTTTTTACTCATTTTTATAATTTTTTATAGTAAAAAAATGATAATAAAAAAATTTACTATAATGTTATCTTATTATAAAAAAATATAGAAATTGAATTTTGATATAAGAACTCAATAATAAAGATATATAAGAAGGTGAAATAAGATATGGATAAGATGTTGTATGATGAAAAAGCCGCGAAGATAAGTGATGCAGTATTTGATATTCCATTCAAAAAGAGTAAAGAGGATTTGACTGAACTTTCTGAATATGTGAAATTTGTAAAAGGTGCAGAGAGTTTGGTAAAGAAACACCCGGACTACGATTTGATAATCAAAACTGTGCGAGAGATTCAACCACATTGTCAGGTGCTTGGAAATTTGACGGTTGATGATGTTGAGATTGAGGTACATCACAATTGCTTGACTCATTTTGATATCTGTGCAATCATCACAAATGCGTTGTTGAAGCGTGGAGAGAAGGTCACGACGTTTGAAGTTGCACGACTGGATTTGCTTGAGCATAAACTTGGACATGTACAGTTGGTTTGTTTGAGTAAGTCTGTACATCAAGCGGTTGATACCGGGGAGTTGTTCGTCAATCTGAATCAAGGTATTGGAAATCTCAGAGCATTCATCGAGAAATACAAAGATGGTATTGATGATATCTACAAGGAAAAACTGAATAAGTACATCAAGATGAGTAAAGAATTCAAGAGTACTGATAGTGGAATATTTGACCTCGCTGAAGAGCTGGAAAACTGGTCATATGATGACTAAATTGAAATATTGTACTGGACATATAGGTAGTTCAGTACAATATTCTTGTTTTTGGAAGAGGGTAGATCAAATTGGATTGGTTTGGTGTAATCAAAATGATTGTTGGGCTCATCGGGTGTATACTATACATCACGTATATGCTTGGAATGACAGACACTCGTAAAGGATGTATTGTCACATTTGCGTTCATGTGTTTCATTTTTCTTCTAGCACGTTGAAGGTAGGTGGGTCAGAATATGAATATTTCACCACAAATAACAATCGATATACTGAAAATGATTGTTGTAGCATGGATAACTATTTCATTCTATAGAACTGAAGATAAACTCATACTACTTTTGCTGAAGACGTATCTGTACGATATTGATCATCGTAAAACTCTGTATACTGATATCGTACTTTCATTGGTAGTATACGTCATCGCATTGGTATTCATAATCACTTTGTGATAATTAAAGGAGAATTCTAAGTAAAATGAAGAAGCTAATTGATAAATTAAACACTTTAATTCTATTTGCTGCACTTGTAAGCTCTTTGTTTTTCATGGGCTATATAGCGATAACGATGAAATGAATGGAGGAATGTAAAAATGGAATTTCTCAATATCAAAGGTAAATCAATACCTCTCAATGCTGATAAGGTATGTGAGATTCATTCGATAAATGTGAAACAAACTCTGGTAACATTCAACAACGGGTTTCGTGAGATAATAAATACGAGTTTCGAAGCTCTTCAGTTCTACTTGGTTGATAACTGTAGCCAAGGAAAAATCTGGGTATATATGCCCGGAATATGTGGTAATATGTCAATGTTTGACCCTGAGCAAATCAAAGATATTTCATCAGCAAATCCTGATCAAACCGAGATAACGTTCGTAAGCAATCGTCATTTGTTCGTGGATATGACATACAAAGACGTTTGCGATAGAATCGATCTTTCAACTGGAATGGTACCGTGTACTCTTGATAATAAGATAATTGACTGATGGGAGGTATGCATCGTGGAATGGGCTATCGTTGGATGGTTTTGCCTTGTCGTTGCAGGAGTAATGGTCGGCAATATTCTAAGTACATTTGTACTGAGTAAAGTGATGAAACCAGCTCCTCCGCCAATAAAATTTGGCAAAGGCGATATCGTCAATATCATTGATGAGTTGAATACAATGATTCAACTTGAATTCATTGCAGTAGTTGAAGCACCAAATACTCTACGTCAGGTTGAAGTAATCTCTGACGTAGAAAAGATTCAGAAGGAAATTGTAACCAATATAACCAAAGGATTGAGTACAAAGTTCTTCTTGATGTGTAATAACGCTGGATTGAAAAGAGAATATGTGCTCACATATATCACCAGAAAAACTCTGTATGAAATCTGGAAATATATGAAAGAACATAATTTCACTCCGAAGAAAGGAAGATAAAACCATGCCTGCTTCAGACTACTTGAAATATACAATCAGTTTTTCTTCAGAGGATCTGAGTAAATGTTGTAAGATGATTCTTGACAACAAAGCGATTCTTCTTGGAGATTCGATGTTTGTATTCACTTTGAATAATGAGGTTCTTTCATATATAAAAGAGAACTTCAAATCTGTAAATGGTGTACATATATCTCCGTTCATGTTGGAGGCTGGACTTGAAGATTTTGAGTCCAGCCTTGATGAATTGGTGAACTGGATGATATATTCTGATTCAACGAAGAAATACGTTGATAACTTCATGGTGATTGCTCCAACTGAATCTCTGTACAATCAAGCATATCCAATCTGCGATAAGCAAGTATATATCACGAAATATGATAAGCGCTGGCCAATTGCAGATGATTGTTGTATGCAAGGTAACTTGGATATCTTCAATGGTTCGTATTCAGTTGATACTCATCACTACTACTGGATGACAACTGCTACTGGTAAACATAGAGAGATAACTCCATCAACGGTTATACCTCCAGGATATGACCCGAGTAGACCAGATATCACCCCACCAGTATACTTCATGCATGATGGTGATTTGTATATCCAGCATGCACCACTCTATCTACTTTCGAGTGAAGGTTCATCTGGTACTGTCAAATACAGCTGGGATAAACATGTGAATGTACATACGCTCACTTTCAATATGAAGAAAATGTTCTCTACTCGTGTAGGAGCAGTATCAAGTGGTGCTGAATTGGGTACTGATACAATAGTGGTAGAATACCGTACTGTACCTGACCCAAATGAACCATACTCAGTTTCTCAAAACGAATCCTAAATATATATTATATGTAGGAATATGGGGGTGAGAAGGAATGTCTTTCGACACAAAGAAATATCTGGAACGGAATAGTGTTCCGAATACAAATCCAGATTTGGGTATCCAAAAAGAAGATTTTGATAACGGGACAGAAGAATTGGAAACCTTATTACGAGATGAAGGACAAATCAATTCTGTCTGTTATGAAATCTCCATGGAAAAGAAGGTCGATTCCACTAATAAAAAATAATGGGCTCGACCTCTAAGTAATCTATATTTTAAGGAGGTATGAAAGAATGGGTAAGCCGTTCAATGAACTCTTTGACCTGTGGTACAAAGAAGGAAAGAAAGCAAAAGGTGAAAAAGGAAAGTATCAGGGTTTCAGCCGTAGCAAGTTCACTACGATGATGACTGGGCTGTTGAATGACCCTGACTACGAAGCCGAAATTTGCAAACTCAAGGGCGACGATATGGTCGTAGAAAAGACCAAACCAGTTGCGGAATTCCGTAAACAGATGGTTGAAAAGGTTCTGCGTGACCATGGTGTTGATAAGGCTGAAGCTGAAAAGGCCGCCAACGAATACGAATTCAGCCCGAAACAGGTTGATTCCATGTATCCGGTTATGAGCGAAGGCATCGACAAGTTCATGGATTTGGGCTATGCGTTCAAGTTCCATCAGAAGAAGGACTTCAACGGCCTGATCTACAAAGCTCCTGGCGATGCTGGTCATAAGGTATTCAAGAACCCGGCCAATGGTGGTACGGTTGAGATGGATATCGACGAACATCAGGTGCTGGTTCGTAAAGGTGGCGCACCGAAATGGTGTAAGCATAAGGTCGAATAACTTTAGACAAGTACCTAGTCATAAAACACAACTCCTATATATAATAACCCGATAGGCAATTAAGCCTATCGGGTTATTCTTTTTTTTTTTTTTTTTTTTCTCCGCACGGAACAAAGGCTCATGGCAACAACGAAACCATGAACCGATGAACCGTTCGAGCTAATCAAAGGAGAAATGTTTTATGTCCAACATCAAAAACTACCACTATACTTATTTGTTTAGCGAATTTAAAATAAACACCTTTGGAGCGCCCTACCCGTGACAAAATCATAAAGTCGACTTTTTTCAAAGGTAGGTGAGAAAGCCAATGGCAAAGAACACCTGGGGGCAGAACTTCGGTAATTCAGTAAGATTCGGTATAAGTTCTGTTTCTGATAAAGTGCTCGCTAATTTAACTCCTGGTATACATTCATTGTTATCTAAGAACGACGATTATTTCAATAATATTCGTGAAACTCTCATGGAGTTAAAGACCGGGCAGACTAAAGTTAGTAGTGCAATTGCGCGTACTTCACCTGAAATGGGTAAAGCGTTAGAAGACATCAATAACGCTTTATCGACAGGTTTTAAGAATACTACGCATTTCTTTAAGACCGGTGATATTAGCGGTCCTCATAAAATGCCTGGAGCTGATGTTGAAGACTCCATTGGTGCAGTTAGAGACATCAATCTTGATGATGCATCCGCTGATGCAGCTGAAAAGATGGATGATGCAGAAGAATTTAATTTTGATGATTTACCTTCTCCTGAAGAAGCAATGGCTATGGGTAGAGACCCAGGAGCTGATGCTGAAATAGCAGGTGCTAAAGCACAAGTTGGTGCAATCAAAGCAAGTACCGAAGCTGGTATTGCAGGAGCAAAGGTAGTCGCATCTAATATTGCTAGAGTTAATAACAATATTAGCGCAACTGGTGCATTGGTCACCAAAGGACTTACTGCAAATGTTAAGTCCATGAATCAGAATTTCATGATGACGAATGCTCTTATGGAAAAGAGCATGTCGAGTGCAAATGAAACTCTGAAATTAGTCAACGAGAATGTAGCTAGACTCGTTGACTTTAATAAGGATACTCAAAGCGCTCATATTAAAGCTGCTATGAGTTACTATACGGATTCTTTAAAAGAATTACGTTCTATTTCGGAATCTCTTCATAGAGCATATCCTGAGCATAAGGCTAAGGAAAAACCGAAATCTCAGTACGAACGTGCGTTAGGATATGGGTTTGACCTTGGGGAATATTTTGATGTAGTAAAAGAGAACTTCGGTAGAACTGAAGTAGGCTCAATGCTTAGTCAGTTAGTAGACCCTCAGGTTTTAGAAAACTACTTTGCTAGAGGTCCAATTGTTTTACTTGAAGAGCTTGCTCCAAAAGTAGTTCCTATTGTAGCTAGAACGGCTCTTAAAGAATTCGACCAAGTTGTTACGTCATTCATTCCAGCATTACTCGGTAAATTGGGTGCATATGCTGAGGATATGACTGCGAACCCTGTTCTCCAGATGATTGGTTCTATTTTTGGAATCAAATCTCCTGGAGCGAGTATGTCTTTGGGTCAATACGAAAAAGGTGCTGTTCCTTTTGATGGTATAACCCATAAGACTATCAATCAGGTAATTCCGACGTATTTGAGCAAGATTCTTGCTGCTTTGACGAATACGGAAGAAATGCATTTTGACCATGAGACTGGTACGTTCAAGAGCATGAGTCAAATGCGTGCAGAGAATGAATCTGATGAACAGCGACTCATTAATCGTTCGTTTGGTGACCTTGGATATCGTCTCAATCGAATGGATGACGAACTTGGAATCGTTTTCCGTAATAATGAAGAACAGAAACTCTTCAGAGATTTTGTCAAAGGATTCATGAAGACTGGTGCTTACCAGGGTAAATTTTTGAATTTCAATGATGAAGCTCAGATGGACGAAATCTTCAACGAGATTCGTGGTAGAGACGAAAGATTTGCTCAGTATGAAATGAGCAATCCTAGGGCACTTGAAGGTTGGAGAAACGTACTTCTCAATTACATTCGTAGTGCTCCTAAATCTGAGCAATTGACTGCCTCAATGGTAGGTCATGAATTCTATAACGAGCTCAATAAATATTATGATCAAACCAAGAATAATGGTAGTCAAAAATTTGCTATCGTACATTCTGGGTTTGATGATAATGATATGGCACGCATGGTTGATGCTGCCAATGCTAGAGCTAGAGAAGCTGGATTTGGTAGGACTGAATATGACTTAAGTACGAATGGTGTTATTCGTGATAACATACTCAATGGTCTTGCTTTTGGTAATGGCGGTGGACCAGGTGGTCCTGGTGATGGTGGTAATAATCCTCCCGGTAGCATTGACCCACGTCGTTTGACTGGAGTAGAAGGTCCTATTGGTAAGAAAGCTCGTCAAATTGAGATGCTTCTCACTAGAACAAGTGACCCGATTGTACGTCAAACTTTGCTTGCTAGAATGCTTGAATCGTTTGATAAAGAAGTTCAAGAATATGCTAAAACCCATGAGGTTAATCTTCGCACGTATGGATCATCTCAGCGTACGGATGATAAATATTCTGCAGGCTTCGTTGCTGATGAGGCTCGTAGAGTTCGAGAAGCGAATGCACTCACTGAAGCTTTAGAGAAAGACGAAAACTCTGAAGAATATGATAAAGCCGAGAATGAAGAAGGCCGAGTTCTCATCGAAGACCTTAACCGTAATGGTATTTATGCATGGGACACTATTCTTCGTAAGAATAAAGAGCGTAAAGAAGCTGCGAAAAATCAGGTAGATCTTGAAGAATACTATGAGAACGGCGGTACGAAATCAGTTGAAGAACTGATGGCTGAAGGTCGGTATACTGATAGACGTAACGATGATCTTGAGCAAATTTACGATGAAGAAGAGCTCCATGAACGTGAATATGATAAGAAGGACTTCAAAGATAAGCTTAAATACTCGCTTATTCAGAAACCTTCTGAAGTAATCGCTTCTGCTCTTGGTACTGTGAATGAACTACTCTATCGAGTAATCTTCGGTGGAGATGAAAATGTTGGTGCTCTTGAAGCAATCATTGAGAATGTAAAATCTACATTTGATGGATTGAAAGAATGGCTGGTAAAGGATATTTTCCGTCCAATCAAAGAGTACTTCATTGGTGATGATTTCACAGAATCTAAATTCTATAAGAGTATGCAAAGCTTCTTTGACTTCCTCAAGGGAGAAAAAGATGAAAATGGTGTGTACTCTGGTGGATTCATGTCAGAGATGGCAAATGAAATGTCTGACATGCGTAAAGAAGCTGCCAATCTGATAACTGGTAAAGAACAAACTCTTTCTGATGGTACGAAGATTGGTGAGAATGCAGATTCTCTTGCTGGTACTGCAAAGAGTGGTTGGAGTACTTTCAGTAACGCTTTCAAAGACCAATATTTTGGTGACCAGAAGGATAGTCAAGAAGCCCAGAGAAATGCAATGGGTAACCTCATTGACCAGTTGAACGATGGTCGTAAGGTTGAGCCTTCTGAAGCAAAACCGAAGACTGAATCAAGTGAAGCTAAGCCTGAAGGGAATAAAGCACTTGGTGGTGGAGTTCCTAAGAGTGGTACATATATCCTCTCTGCTGGTGAAACTATCTTGGGTAACTATGCAAGAGGTACTCGTAGAATTGCTCGTAATAAAGGTAAACGTCTTCGTCAGAAAATAACTAAAACTGGCGCATACTTCCTGAATGAAGGTGCTGATGTTCTCCCAGCAGGTACTGGTAGTCCGTCTGATATTGAGAAATCTCAAGCGGCTGAAGCAAACTTCATGGGTAAAACCTTGAACTATGTATTTGGTTCTGTTAGAGGTGCTCAGGATAAGACGAATATCCTTCTTTCTGATGTAAGAAATGTTCTTGCTGATAAGATCGTTCCTGCTACAGAAGATACTGCTAAAGCAACAAAAGCAATCAACGAATCGAGTGGAACTGAAACTTCTTCTTCTGATGAGAAGAAAGAAGATAAACCTACTAAACCGAGTGATAAAGCGATATTTGCTCAGATTGATGGCTTGATGAAAAGTATCGTAGGTGGTAATGAAGAAATCCAGAAGTACCGTAAGAAACCTCTCATCGACGTTGTATTTGATAAAATATCGAATGCTGCTGCTCAATTTGCTGGTGCTCTTGGTGGTTCCAAACGTTTTGACACCGAGTATGTTCAGAAAGAGTATGCTGCTGCTATTCGTGCTAAAGCTCCTAGTGCAATCTCCAAAGGTCTTGTTGGTGGTGTTGCGGTAGGTGGCTTGAATGCAATTGGCGCATTTGGTACGCTTGGCTCGTTGTTGTTGCCTGGTGGACCAATTGGTGGTATCATGGTTGGTCTTGGTGTTTCCATGCTCCATCATAACGATTCTTTCTTGAAGATGATGTATGGTGAAGTTGGAGCTGATGGTAAACGTCAAGGTGGAGTAATTCCTAAGAGTGCAATTGATTGGGTTGAAAAGAATAAAACTGCTATTCTTGGTGGTACTGCATTTGGTGCTCTTAAAGCATTGACTGGGTTCAGCGTACTTGGAATGCTTCCTGGTATGGGTGCTGCAGCTGCTACTCCGATTGGCGCTCTTGGCATGGCTGGCCTTGAATTCATTGGACCCGTACTCGCAACAGTTGGTATCGCAACGGCTATGCGTGGCGATAAGATGCAGAAACTTCTCTTCGGTGACCCTGAAAATGCTGATCTGAAAAAGACCACTGGTCTGTTGAATGGTCAGATGGCTAAGAAAGTTAAGCAGTTCTTGCCAAATGCTTTGGTAGGTGCTGGTGGTGGTTATCTTGGCTTCAGTGCTCTCAATACCATGGGTCTTATCGGTGTCGCATTCCAGCCTTGGATGGGTGCTATTCTTGGCGGCGCAATGGGTATCGGACTTGCTTCTGATAAGTTCAGAGATGCGATGTTCGGTAAGATGGAGAATGGCAAGTTTGTATCTGGCGGTTTGGTTGACCAGATGAAGAATTTCTTCAAGACTGAATTCATCACTCCTGCTGCAAACTTTGGTCTTGAAATGACCAACAAAGCTAGTCATTTTATCAAGACTGAAATCATGTACCCGATCGCTAAAGCTTTTGAACCGTATAAAGCTGTAATTGGTGTAGCGGCGAAGAAGATTGGTAAGACGTTCGATGAATTCTTCACGAAGACTAAAAACTTCACGATGGAAGTATTCAAGACGATTACTTGGCCTTTCCGTAAGCTTGCAACCGTCTTGTTTGATACAGGTAGAAAAGCTCTTGCCGCAACGATACGTACTGCTGCTTGGGCAGCTGGTAAAGCAGCATCTGCTCCTCTGAAACTTCTTTCTTTCATGGCTCCTAACTTCAAAGATAGTGAATATGCTCAAGCTATTGAAGAAGGTAAGCAGAGAGCCGATAGGTTTAAAGAGAAAGCAGATACTGATTACGAAGATCGTAAGAAAGAAATTGAAGCTCGTGTGGAATCTAACGATAGACGTCGTAAGTACTATCGTAAGAACGGATATAAAGATACTAAATACCAGTTAGCTGCTAAAACTGAAGAATACTATGCTGAAGAAAAGCGTATTCAAGAATCCCAGAAGAAAGCTGAGTTGGATCAGGCTGAACGTGATGCGAACATTCGTGAACAGACTGAACTTCTCCGTGGCATTCTTGACCGCTTAGGGTATTTCGTTGACTACGCCGATGACCATGGTAGATACCGTCTCGTTGATGCTGAAGGCAACGTTGTTCATAACACGTTAAATCCTGATGCTCAGCCGGTTGGTTCCAATATCCATGGTGAAGGTGGAGCTCAAGAAACTCCTAGAGAGAAAACTGCCGATGGCAAACCTGCAACGGTTGAGCATACCTTACAGTCTATGGATAAGACTGAAGCAGCTGCTCTTGAACAACAGAAAACTGCTGATGATAGATCGCATGAACTTCAAGAACGCCAGAATGAACTCCTCCAATCCTCTCTTGGTTGGTGGAATAAAATCAAGATGGGTCTTGGTCGTGGTGCTGGTGAAACTGTAGCCAAAAAGGTTCTCGGTAACAAAGAAGTCCGTGATAATATCAAGAAAGGTATGGATTTACTTCCTCCTGAACTTCGTTCAAAGGTAGAAGATAAATACCGTGATATTACTGGCGCTGAACTTGCCGAACATCTTCAGAATACTACTGAAGAACAGACTGATACTTTGGTAGAGAAATTCGACCAAGTTATCAACGCAATTGTCAATGGTGAAACACCGGCTACAGTTCCTGCTGAAGGTGGAACTGAAGAACCTAAAGAGAAGAAAAAAGAACCTGGTACCGAAATCGTCGAAAGAGAGAAATCTCAGAAAGAAGAATACGGTAAGAGTGATATCAAGAAGTATAACGAAGAGCAAGCTAAGAAGAAAGAAGGCGGTTGGAAAGCCACTATCCTCAAGCTTCTTGCCAATATTAGTGGTAATACTGATGATCATAAGAAATTCCGTAAGGATATGCTTGATTGGCTCAAAGGCACTCTTGGTAAATTACTTCTTGGCGCAGCTGGGCTTGGTACAATAATAGCTTCTCTTAAGCAATTATGGGATGATTGGATTAATGATAAATGGAATGCTTTCAGTAACCAGATTGCTAGTGATATTGCTAGTATTGGTCTTAAAACAGCAGAAGCTCTCAAGAAGCATATTGTAGAAGCTGTTGAATCTGTTGGAAAGCATGTTTCTAGCGCAATCGATAATCTGAAGAGACTCATTCCTGGTCTTAGTGATGACGCTGCTGAGCAAGCTGCTAAAAATGCACGTAGAGGTGTTGCTAGAGAAGGTGCTGAAGCAGCAGCTGTAACTGCGGCTAGAAATGGTCGTGGTGTAGTTGCAAAGCTTGCCCATGGGTACAATGTGGGTTCTGGTGGATATCAAAAAGCTGCAACTGAACTCATTGAAGCTGAAGGCAATTACAACCGCGCAATAAGCGCCGCCGATTCTTATAAGTTCTATGACCCGCAGTATTCTCAGGAACTTCGTCAGAGTGCATCTCAAATCGTTGAGAGTCAAGCTGATAATGCAAATAAAATTGCTAGGTCTGGTTCTACTAATCTCCAAGCAATTGCATCTGGTGCAGAAACTCCTGAAACTAAAGGTATGCTGGAAAAAGCTGGTAACATCATCGGTGAGATGATTAACTGGATTAAGAATCAAGAAATTGTTAAACGTGTACTTGGCTCTGAAAATTTGGCTAAGTTCTGTGATAAACTTATCGGTGCTTGGAAGACCTGTAAAGGTCCAGTTCTCACCAAATATCTTGGTAAGATTGCTGGTTTGGTTGCTAAGTTTGCTGGTGTTGCATTGACTGGCCCAGTTGCACTTATTGCTATTTATACTTGGGATGTTTATCGTGGCTTTAATGATGCTGCTGAATTATTCCAAATTCGTCCAGATGATGTAACTCCTCAGATGCGGCTGTTCTGTGCTGCATACAACTGCTTGATTGATACTAACCCGTACACTCCTTGGTTAGATTTGCTTATCACGTTGATTCAGGATATGACTGGTGGAGCACTTCCGTTCAAGACGGCTTTGCTCACGATGATGTACGAATTCGTATCCATGGGTATGACTGATGTTAGTGAAAAGCAGAAATCCTTTAAGGATGAACTTGCTGGGGTAAATGCTTGGCGTAAAGAAAATGGAAAAGAAGAGATGTCTGCTCTCGAATATTCCAAGTATCTTGAAGAAGAACATGAACGTGAAAACCCTGGCGTAATGTCTACCATATGGAAAGCTACGGATAGTGTTGCAGAAACTGCTGGTGCATGGAAAACTTCTATTACTAATATGATAGATAATACCATCTTTGGTACTCCTACCGTTGATTCTGAAACTGGAGAAGAAATTGCTCCGGGTAACGAAAATGCACTTCTTCCGAGATTCTACAGATGGACTGATGATGTTGCAGCGATGATTCCGTCGGTTGATGATGTTGCTGGATATCTTTTTGGTAAAGACGCTTGGGAGCATACCAGCGAGAATATGAAAGACCAACCTTTCCCGTTGAAAGTGTATGGTGTTTTGAACTCGTATATTTTTGGTAATGATCCTTCAAGTGATACGTACGATGAAAGATTCCAAACTGTTACAATGGAAGATTCTGTTCTGTACGGTATACTGAGAGGTATCAAAAATACATTTGATTCATTCCATGCTTCCGTAAGCACTATGCGTAAAGATCTCGACACTTGGTTCACTACAGCAAAAAATGATGCTGCTGAATGGTTCACTGGTGGTGAAGAGAGCGGTAAGTATGGTGGTAAGAGTTGCTTTGTTCGTGCTCTTGAAACCATTGGCGAAGGATTCAGGTCTATCGCCAAAGGAGCAGATGAAGGAATTAAAACTATTCGTGATAATATCGCTTCGTTTGTTGGTTTCATGAACGAAAAGACCAATGAAGCTGGTAAGTTCTTGACTGAAACTGGTGAATCGATAGTTGAGTTCTTTACTGGTCCTCCAACTCTCTCTGAACGTGCATCCAAAGCACTTGATGATGCTTGGGAATGGTTCTCTGGTGGTACTGAAAATGGTAAGTATAAAGGTAAATGCGTACTTCGCCGTGGCCTTGAAACTATATTTGATGGAATTAATGGTGTGCTTAAATCTGCAATGCCGAAAATCAGTAATGAAATTCAGTATGTAGTTGATAGTATTGGCAAGTTCTATAATAGTGCAAGCAAGGCAGTTGGTGCTGCAGTAGATGTTGTCATGGGCGCTATCAAGAATCCTGTTGATTTCGCCTCCAAACTGTTTGGTGGATTGATGGATATGGCTAAAGGCGATGTCAAGAAATCCAGTGACATTTGGAGTGCGGTATTCAAGGATTCAAAGGGTGGTGGTTTTGGCGGTACGCTCATTCCAAATATCTTTGGTGGTCGTGGTCTCAAACAGAATTCTGGTGCATGGGCAAATACTCCGGTGAAAGCTGGACATCCTGAACTTGGTACTATCAAAGATGGTGGTTGTGGTATTGCTGGATTGCTGAACAATGCAAATTCTTCAGGTATCAATATGGGATTGAAAGAAGCACAAAGTGCGATTTCTTCTAATAACATTGCAAGAGATGGAAGTGGTTTGACTGGTCAGTTCTTCAAAGATGCTGCTGCTAAATCCGGTAATAGTTTCAATCAGGTAGGTACAGATACTCCTGCTGATATGGAAAAAGCACTTGGTAGTGGTAAGAGCCTCATTGCTGGTGTACAGACTGGTCAAGGAGGCCACTACGTAAATGCTCGTGGGTTGATAAAACGTGGTGGTAAAGCCTATACCATGGTGGATGACCCTGCTGGTGGTTCAGCTCTCATGTCTACCAAAGCACTTTCTGGATATATCAATGGTCCTCGTTCTCCTAGAGTACTTGGATATATGAGTAAAGGAAGGTCTGCTGGTGGTCGTGGTGGCTGGCTGTATGGTGGCTTTGGTAACAAGATGTTCATGCCACAGCAGAGTACCAATAGCAATTGTACACTAACTGCCGCAGCTGCATTGATAAATGCATACAAAGGAACTGATACGACATCCAGTAACTACGACTTCGGTGGTAGTAATTGGTGGTATAAGTCTGTATTAGGACTTCCTGCAGAAGAGAAGATATTCTCTCCGGGTGAAGGAGATGCTTTTGTAAATTACCTTGAATCTAACTTTGGTGCAAATCCGGAACACCCGATGATGTTGTATCAGGTTGGTGGCGATGGTAGCAGTGGTAGTCATCCGTTGAATCGTGGTGGTGGTGCACATGCAACCGTTGTTGGTAGAAGACTTTCTGATGGTACATATGAAGTATACGACTCAAATGGTGGTATGATTCATAAACTCAATGCTAGTCAGATTTTCGACCCAAGTGCAAAAGGTAATTCTCAGGGATATTCTTCTGGCCAGGGTAACATTCTCTTTAATCCAACCATTCAACCGAGTGATAAAATTGATAGTTGGTCTGCTTCTGGTAAGACTTCAGATGAAACTTCTGCTAAATCGAATGGTTCTGCTGGTAGTAAATCTTCTGGTTCTACTGCTAAGATGGGATTGTTTGCTAAGCTCAGTAAAGCTATCGGTGGTATTCTCGGTCAGGCAACTGAAATGGCTTTGACTGGTAATATCCATGAAATTGACGTTGATGCGTTGATGAGAGATAGTTCTGATAGTGGTAGAAGTTCTGCTGGTTCTGGTGATTTCAATAGCACTGGTAATAACGAACAGGATATGTGGGATTACCTTACTACCAATGGCTATACTAAAGAAGCTGCTGCCGGTATCATGGGTCCATGGAAACATGAATCTGGTATTCAACCAAAACGAGTTGAATGGGATACTGCATCTAGCTTCCCTGGGTATGATGAGATTGCTACCAATAGTAATGCTAGAAATGCTCATACTGAAAATCTTTTCAATAATTATGCTTCTCAAGGATTAAGTATAGAACATTCTGCGTATAAAGGTAGTGATGGTACGTATTATCCTGGATTTGGTCTTGCACAATGGACTGGTCCTCGTGGTCAAGCTTTACTTGAATTTGCTAAATCTAGTGGTGGACATTGGTATGATATCGGTAATCAAATCAAATATTTCAATCAAGAAATGGATAATAAAGTCCGTAATATTGGTAAAGATGATTTGAATAATGCTGGTTCAGTTGAGGCGGCAACCGATGTGTTTACCAGATATTATGAAGGTAATACTACGGAAAGTTACTTCCCGCCACGTCGAGCTGCGGCTAGAGAGATTTACAATAAATATAAGGATCGCGTTCCACAACCAAAGACAAATGGCGGTATAACCAATATTCCTGGACTGAATATTACTGGTCAACCGTTATCTAGTGGTGATGATAGAGCAAAGACTGAAGGTGTTGTTATCCATCATTCTGCTAGTCCAAATAACGCTGACTGGTCTGCTGATTATATGAACAAACTGCATCAAAGTCAAGGATGGAATGGTATTGGATATCACTACGTGATTCGTCAAGATGGTACTGTTGAGCGTGGTAGGGATGAAGGTGCTATGGGTGCACACGCAAAACGTGATGAAACCGCAACGAGCTTCCTCGGAAACCAAAATGCTATCGGTATCAACTTGACTGGTGACTTCAGTGGTCAATATTCACCAAGTGCTGGTCAGATCGATTCTGCTAAGAAACTCATTGGTGGACTTAGTAAGAAATACAATTTCCCGATTGATAGACAACATGTTGTTGGTCATCGTGAAGTATCGAATACTGCATGTCCTGGTGATAATCTGTATGCAATGCTCCCAGATATCGTATCTGGTGCTAAGCAATATGGTGGTTCTGGCGGTCCGCTGATTCCGAAAGACTTTGGTGGTAAAGGATATATCCATGGTGGTACAGGTCCCAAACTCCAAGCAGTCATCAAGATACTGAAAGCAATATTACCAGCTGCTACATTTGCGGCGCTTGAAGAATGTCTTGCTGAATATCCAGCTATATCAAATCTCCTAGAGATAATAGGTGCTGCTAGTCCAACTGCAATTATTGATATAATCGATAACGCGTTTGAGATTAATAGTAAACTTCAATCTGGAGAGATGACGTATGCTCAGTATGCAGCTAAATATTCAGGTAATGGAGATAGCTATGATGGCGGAAATGGTAAACCTCTCATCAAACCTCCTAAGATGTATCGTAGCCGTTCTGGTGGTAAAGGATTCGGTGGACTCTCTTCCATGATGCATAATGGTGGAATGGGTAGTACTGATGACTTCTTGCCAATGTCTCATAACCAGTTCGTGTTTGATAACCATATCAATACTCCAAATGGTGCGGATTCGACTTCAATACTCAATATGATGAAGTATCTCAGTATCAAAGCTGAAGCGAAAGTCATGATTGAATATCTGAAGAGAATTGCGGATAATACCTTTGGTGGTATGAAAGTGAATGTAACTGGTGGTGGTTCTTCTCCTCTCATCAATGGAGGTAAAGGATATACTGACCAAACTTCATTCAAACTCCCTTCTGAAAGACCTACGATGAACAAAGCAGATTTTGAAGCATCTCAGCGTCTGACAAACCCTGGTGGTAATAACGGACTCTCTGCAATGCATATGAAGAATCTGGAAATTGCTCGAGGTGGAAGCTTCAGAAGTCTCTAAAAAGTAAAAAGAATTAACCTAGACGGTTTAAACCGTCTAGGTTAATTTATTAGTATCCTAATGCAATTCCGCATACAGTAACATTTTGGTTCAGTGTACTGAATACCCCAAACAAAAACTCGTCATGTATTACTTTATCCCTACCCATTACTTGAACCATCGTAGTTACATTACGAGACCCTGAAGCTGTACAACATGATCTTACAGCTGCTATGTAAATGTCTGGGAATTCTATAGGTAATGGTACTGCACAATTCTCATCCTTTATACCATAAAAAGTTTCAACCGTCCACTGTATAATCCTAATAGCCTAATACCATAATCATTCTAGCCATTAATATATCTCCTTGAAAAATAACAGCTTCTTTTCCATATCCGTATATATAATCAAAGTATCTGAAATTACGATATTCTGATCCAGAAGCTGAATTTGAACATACGAAAAATCCATCGTCAGTAGTGAATGATATAGGAAGCCTTGCACGGTATAGTTTTGTATCATCATAATTAGTTTGTTTTTCATATGCAATATGATTTGGGCGACCAGTTTCAATCGCACTAGAGTCAGCGTACTTAGCCCACTGTAGAATTAAGCGGTTATAAATACAACGCGTACGTCATTTGGAGTAAATGGATTATTATTCATATCAGTAATATGTAAACTAAACGAATTGGCATATCCAACAGACGTATATGATGCAGCATTCCATGCAAACGCATATCTAAATGTGAAGGTTGCATCATATATAGCAGATGGAATGGGAAGTTTCCTGTAATTTATGTTTACTACTCCAGTGGCTTCAAATTCTTCTGGAGTACAATGCATCCACTGTTGAAATGCGAAGTTATATTATAAAGCATCCGATGAGATAAAAACTCCCACCGCCTTGGGCGTCTGATATCTCGGAATATAAGCCGCTAATATAAAAACTACCTCCAGAATCGCTTTTTATAAAGATTTGAGGGAGATTTGTTTTTCCATGTTCCCCCTTTTCAGTAAATGCACCCCAATCAACTATACCTGAACGAGCTATTGATGCTCCTGCATTTATAGGCCAATAATATACACTATTATTTAAAACCATCCAACCACCAGAAGGATTCTTAACGAAATTAGCTAATTCAAAATTGTATTGGCTCCACTGTGCATATCATGAACCTAGAATTATCAGGTATGTATATATATTAGCCGTCCCAAATAGATCAACAATTGCATGAGAAGATGTTACTTGTGGAGCTTCCGTTCTACTCGGGCTATTATTTGTTGCTACGATAATCCGCACACCAGTGCTAGTTAAACTAATTGGGAAATTAAATTCTTCTGGTACCTCTGTAGGTATTACACACATCCACTGTATAATCAAAACTTTGCTTATAAAAGTATTTTGGTATATACAATATAGTATGGAGAGTTTGATCCCTGGTGTCGGATACCCATATATCACACATCAGATCACGTAAGAAGAGTGAGCGGTTATCGCTCACTCTTCTTACTCATCTTTAAGAGAAGGAGCGTTTGCTCCTTCTCTTTTATTCATCGAATGTTTTATTGTAATCGGTAAAAGCTAAAGGCATGAGCACAAGAGTTTTAGTATCACTACCTTCAACCAACTTGTTATTTTTATCCTTAGCATACTTATAAATAAATACACTAACCAATCCAAACTTGATTCTGTTCAAGATTGTATCTGGCATGTATATGCCTAAGCTTTCCTTACATGCATATGATTGTACTGGTATATGACCAAGCGCATTATCGAACAATCTACCATGTAAGTTATATAATACAGTACCTTCAAGTACCACAGACCGATGGCAATACCCCTTATACCAAGCATTATTCTTTTTATCATAATATCCATAAGTTGAAGTTTTATCAACTAAAACTTCTTTGAGTAATTCAGGACTATCAATATACCCATGACGTATATACGTAACATCAATGTCATTGATATAAGTATCCCAGTGTTGGTATATCGCCAGTCGTTGGTCAAGCTCGTTTTTATATATCGTCTCAGCATTTGGCTCAGATTTACCAAATGGAGAAGTCTTGAGTACATTAATCATATCAGCTTTCAGCATATCGATATAATCTGGATGACGAATACATGCTTTACAACCATTGTATTTCTTACCAGGATTTTTCAACCGAATACATCCCATTCTACCATACCTATCTTTATAACATGGAATACAACCAAATGCTCTGAATTTACTATTCAAAAATGCTTTGAATGACAGAACATTCACATCCGTATCGTTCAACTGAGAATACAAACTCTTGAAGAATCCTTCATCATCTTCATCGTCATCAGCACCCATCATTTCGCCTTCTACAAAACCACCAATTATGTTATTCAATTCTTCAGGTGATGGCATATGGTCAAGACGAATTGCTTTGACTGGTGATCCACCAAGTACCTTATTCAAAAATTCATCTTCTTCGTCCATATATGTATCAGGACTTTGAGACTTATTTATCTTGGCTTTATTCACCTCATCATTAAACAGACTTAAAGGTGAAGTAATAACCGCATCCGCGTCAGGATCGATTGTGTTATTTGATGATGAAGTTGGTTTGTCATCAAATTTTTTCTTTGGGAATGTTAACTTCATATATTTCGTTACCGTATCCATTTCAATCTGATTGGTAATAACGGCATTCATAATAGAAACTTTCTTTTCCAAGTGTGAATTTTCAATGAAGCTAGTAATCGTATCTTTGCTAGTAGGCATAGAACCAATCATGGCTTCATTCAATAAAGCATTCTCATATGGTAACGTAAATAACTTGACGATGAATTTATTCCCTACTCTAGGATTCTTTCTATCAAGTGCTTTGAATACAGCAATACCAAATTGTGCTTCTGATTGAGTAGGACCAAACAAAAATTGAATCCGTGCTCCAGAAGATGGTTGATTTGATTCAGATATCGATGTTACCATTCCACGTGGTGTCAAGTGTATTGTATGGATGAATTGTTTCAAATCACCCCCAAACGTTGCGATTTTGAAAGTTCTATCCGTCACATTGAAAACCACTAGCTTATCCAGAGCATATGTACATGATGCGATAAGCGGTATAGCTGATTCAATTTCTATACGAGTAATATCGTTTTCAGATAACCTAGGAATAAGTTCATTGCAAACATTCAACGGAATAACGTTGGAATTCATATAATGATAAGCTACCTTTTCTTCATCATCAATTCCTTCCATCGTGTAATCCAGTAATTCAGAAGCTTTCTTGATGAAATAATCATACAATCCAGCACGATATAATGAAGTTGGTGCAATCTTCATTCTAAAACTCAAAGATAAAAGTACGAGTAAAGATTCAATTGCATCGACTTTCGTCAATTGTTTTGCCCCAGGAAGATCGAATTTCTCCATTACGTCATTATTCATTATCATTATCCTCTTCTCTTAAGTTCGCCATCCACGTAGTAATTGAGATTATCGTCTAGTACGACAGTACATCCATTATATCCAGCCACTTCTGTACAAGAGAATCTGCGATTGATATCATCAACAACGTAGCTGAGCTTTAAACGTATCGTTGTCAGATTGGACATTTCAGGTACAACCGTTTCTCTTATAACGGTAGGACCAGAACTCATAAAAGCTGTTACGGTATATTTATTTGATACCGTACCATTAAAATCTCTTACTGATGGACCTACGCTAAATCTAAGAGCTGTTAAATCTTGAATACAGGCTAAGCCAAATTTAAAGTTTACTTTCATAATTAAAATTCCTTCTTTCGTATTAGGTTACTTAGCAGTAGATGGACTCATAAATATTTACGGGTACAAAAGAAAGCACATGGAAATTGAATCCATGTGTTTCCCCAATTTTTTATATTAAATAAATTACGATTCGGCTTTTTCTTTTCTATCCAAAGCGCTATGACCGATATACGGAAGCGCTACTCTGAGTACTCCAGCTGCAATGGAAGTCGGGTCTACACCAACCCATTCAAGCTCATTCTTCTTGTTCCGTTCATGGATATACCATTTGTTGTTTTCGAACTTGAACTTGAAAGCAAATGGGCTTCCTTTGTCTTCCGCACTGGTATACTTCCATACGATACAATTGAACTGACTATTCTTATCCTTCTCATTCGGATAGAAGAACGAGTCAGTATCAACCACGTACTTCTCGTATTTAATCTCTTCAAATGCCGTGATATATTCAGCATTGCAATTGTTTGGTACAACGCTGAATAATGCGATACTAGCTGCTAATGAACAAATTGCTCTTTTTACCTTAAACATGATTCTACGTTACCTCCTAAGGTTACCATAAGTATTCTGGGCTTTATCTTTCTTGCCCATATAATTGTTTACGTGTAATTTAAACTCAACGCCTCCTTCATTACACGTGAAAGATATTCTAGCTAAGCTTTATCAACTTAGCTAGAATATAATATATATCTGAGATTTTGTTTGGGAAATCAGCGGCCAATACTTATCCAGTTCATACGGAATCCTGGGCCATCTTCTCCTGGACGCTCATATACAGCCGCTGACCAATATTGGGTTCCCATACTATCCTCACATAATCTTATATCAGCATTACCAGTATTTCTACCATATATATAAGTAGGACTGGTTACCGTTTTAAATAATGCACCAAAAGTATGATTTATAATATACGGTACTTTAAATATACTGCCAGCTGTAGCCCACCTAACTGATATTACACTGCCATCTGTTATAGGTACTGTAGTACAGTCGCATTGCCTCCACTGTATAGTCCTAGATATACTGGGCAAAATTAGAACTGGAATCAACATCCAGTTCTAATTTCTTATGAGCAAGTGTAAGAAGCTGGTAATTACAATAACTGCCTGCAATCGCTGCAACTTGATCAACTTGGTAGTCGGAGCAGTTAAGGCTATGAACTTGAAACACGCCGGAGACATACCAACTTCTACAATGATTTGTTGGCGCTCATAAAAAATAATATGTGTACAACAAATAATTGGGGACTTCGATTGGACGGATAACTCCATAATCGAACAGGAAACATTTCCATATCATTGAGCCGAGTCTATGGGGGTAGACTCGGCTCTTTGTAACGAATTTGTATATACTAATAAGTAAAATCATATGAAAGGAAGGTGAATATATATGAAAACTCCTTTGAGTGAAAGACTTCTTCGTATACTGGTACTCGTAGTGCTCATGCTGTTTGTTGGATACGCGTCTTGCTATGCTGCTGAAAATACTAAGGAAAATCCTCAGATTGCAATTCAGTATGCTCAGCAGAACACACCGACTCAACCTGAACTTGATAAGGCATCTGAGGAGATAAATGTTCAATTCAAGCAGGATAAACAGAAAGCTCTCATGGGTGTCGGTATTGCAGCGCTTGCTGTCGGTGCAGTATATGTAGGAAGTCATAATTGGCATGACCTTCAGAATAAGGTTGGTGTGGATAGAGTTGCTCATTTTGGTGTATCGTATATCATTTGTGACCAACTCCAAAGAAACTTTGGAATGAACAAATTCTGGGCATACACAACAACCGTTGCAATTGGAGCAGGTAAGGAGAAATGGGTTGACAACAAATGGGATGGTGGAGATTTCGCCGCAGATTGTGCTGGTGCAATGCTTGCATTGGTTGATATCAGATTCTAAAAGAAATAATCCAGAAGCATGAGCTTCTGGATTTTTTGTCATGAAATTGTGAGAGTGATGGTATCATTCGTAGTCGTTGTGTTACCACTCTTCAATTCTACTGTCGTAGTCGGAGTCATCACATATGACAGATTTGCATATGTTGTAGTTCCATCACCAATCTTCATGTAATGGCTGTCAGTTTCATATCCAATCTGACCAGCCAGAAGTACCGTTGAACCGGCAGTAACCCATGCAGCTGCGGTTTTCCGAATAATATTGTCGGGGTTGACAGGAGATTTCACATATGGCAGATTTGCATATGTAGTACTTCCATCACCAATCTTCGCATATTTTGTATCTGTCTCATACCCAAACTGACCATTCCGAAGTACAGTTGAACCAGCACTTGACCATTGAGCAGCGGTTTTGAATATTGTATTAGCAGCAAGTCTGGCGGCTACGGTTATTTCAAAATCAGGAATGGCAGACACTGAGGTGATTGGATACATCTCAACATGTCCACCACTCGAATTCGTGACTCGATGAAGTGCGCCTATCTTAGCCATAGGGATTTCACGCCCTTTCTTTGAAATTTACTTGTTATTTAGTTACAAGTTTGTCCGTTTATATGGACAGTATTAATAACAAATATGCTTTTGAAGGTAGGTGAGTCTAGTGGCTGAAGAAATTGTGATTCACGTTGAACCGCATTATAAATTAGACCAAGACAGAGACCAATATATCAAACTTTGTTTTACCAGCGGGTCTGGAGATGTAACGATGGAGAAGACTATCGAGAATCGTACTCAGACAGCTGACGAAGTTGCGACCATTTGTACCTCTGGAGTAACAACTCTCACTGAGGTAATTGAACGGCTGGTAGATTGTATCAATCGTAAGGCTAAAGCCCCATACTTCAAAACTGCTCAGGAGCTGGCTGTCGACAACCCGATTGTGGCAGCTGGGCAATTTGCTATAGAGTCTGATAACCATGGTATTAAGGTAGGAAACGGTGTTAATAAGTATCTTGAACTTCCATATATCGTAGACCCAAGCATTGCAACCTCAGCGCTTGAAAGTTGAATAGGAATCCAGCACATCGTGCTGGATTTTCTGCTCGAAATTAAAATTCAAACAGAATAGTAATACGAATATAACAAAACACAGATGAATTGTCTTTCATCTAATAGAAAGGAATGACGTTAAATGGCAACAGTAAATGCTACGTGGAAACAAAAATCCACGGGAAATATCATTCATCCGGAAACTGACGTTGATCAGTTGAAATCTTCCGGACAAAATGCACTTGCATCAATCATTACAACCCTTTTGAAATCTGCGACAACTGCTGAGGCACGCGCGGCTATCGAATCTGCAGCTGCAACGCATCAACATTCAACTGGGGATATACAAAGTTTTGCTTCAAATGTCGTCTCTGCTATCGGAGAGGAGACTCTGGCAGCACTTGGCGTACGTTACTCCATCACTACGAATGGTTATATTTGTTTTGGTCAGTTATTCGGTGGCCTCATTCTACAGTGGGGCGATTTAAGTAAAATTAATCTCCCCGCTGGGTCAGATCAAACAAAAGCTTTTTACTTAGGTCATTTGGATAACGCTGGTGCTCATAATGCATTATATCGTGGGTGTGACCTGACTGATTATTTCAATAGTGGTGCAATGAGTACTGCTATTGCAACCGGTACCTTTAAGAATATCTATCCTGGTGATTATATCACCAAAGCAATTACGGTAGACGGCACTACATATAACGTGAAATGGATAGTTGGTGATCTGGATTACCATTTACATCGTGGTGATGCCGAAACAACTATTCATCATGTATTGATGTTCCCTGAAGGTGTACTCGGCGCTGCTAGAATGAATCCTACCAACGATACCACTGGTGGATATAAAGGTAGTGAAATGTGGAATAATACTATACCTAAATATGCAGCAGCTATTCAGGCGGCATTTGGGTCTGCCCATGTACTTAACCATAAAGAACTGCTGACTAATGCTAAATCAGACGTTGCTTCTAGTGGTTATTCTGGATGGACCGGTGCTTCTAGTAATTGGGAATGGGTCCCGGTGTTGGTAAATCTGTTTAACGAAAACATGGTATATGGATCTAAATGCTGGGGTAGCTCTGGTTTTGATATCGGGGATTGTAATACTCAGGTGGCTGCAATGAGGCATAATAAATCACTGTCCTTTAGTCGAGCTGGTTGGTGCTGGCTTCGTTCGGTCACTGATTCGGCTGACTTCGCCAGTGCGAGCGGCGCCGGTCGTGCCAGCGCCGCCAACGCTTCCGACTCCAGCGGTCGTGTCCGCCCTTATTTCCTTTTGACCTAATTTGGGTCGATTTGCAGCGAGCTGTGTCTCGCAAAAATCGACCACGCAAAGAAAATAATAAATTGATGTTTTTTATGGCGCGCGAGTGTTATAGTTTCTCGCGCGCCATAAAAATTAATACGCTATTACAGAAATAGAAAGATAAAAAGCGAGGCAATTTAATATGGGAGTACTAAAACGATATAGAAAAACCGCAACTGTTGAATATATGAAGAAAGCGGTTATGATACATCGCTTACTCATGTATGAAATTCTTAAAGACTTTGGTACTAAAAAACATGTTAAAGACTTGATGTTGATTAAGAAATGCTCTGATGAAGAAACGAAAGCTAAAATTGAAGAGCTTGAAAAAGTTATAAATGAATCCAATGTTGATAAACCATATAAAGCTCAGCTGGTGTATCCTAAACATTTTAGGTCATATATTCGTCGTAGATTCTATCAATTACTTGCAGATTTCAATGACGCAGTATGCTTTGTTTATACTACATGGGCAACAGTGGAAGTTGAACATTCTAGTCGGTTAATAATGACTAATAAAGCTATATCTGTTTTATACACAATCAAAAGAGAGTATTCTGTCATCGATGATATTTGTAAAGGTAAATTGAAAAATTTTGTAAAAATGTGTAATATAATCGATGAAGAAATAATACTGCTAAATGGTGTTAGAAATACTATACGTGCTGCTATTAAGAAAAATAAAGCAAACACTAATGTAAGGGGTTAATCTGAACATTGCGGCTGGTTGGTGCTGGCTTCGTTCGGTCACTAATTCGACTAACTTCGCCAATGCGAACAACAACGGTAATGCCAACAACAACAACGCTTCCAACTCCAGCGGTCGTGTCCGCCCTTATTTCTAACGATTGTGTCGAAAAGGATATATGGTTATAGAAATGAGATTAATTCCGCTCTTATACTAAGCAATTAGTATGGGATAAATTTATATACCGACGAGACTATCTACGGATATTGTTTCTATAAGCGGTATATTTTTCTACCGTAAAATGAAAGAGTGTGATTGTATGAGAGTTATGAAATTAAATGGTGTTCCGTTGGTTGAAATACTAACTGATCCCAATAATTTAGATATATCAATGAATAAGATTATGCAGGCTAGTGGATGGAAAGCATCTACTCAGCGTTTATGGTTGAACAAACTCAGTGTCTATAATGAGATATATGAATTATTTCATTCAGATTCGCACTACGTTATGGAAAAAGGTCATGATTTCATTCTAACTGAACGTGGTAAGCGACGGTATATTCAAGCTCTTTCACCGAAGGATATGCTTATTCAGCATACCCTAACTAATTTTATTTTGATACCTATTTTGTCAAAATACTTTATTCACGACAATGGAGCTTCTATAAAAGGTAAAGGAATATCTTTTACTCGACGCCGTTTTGAGCAACATATGCACCAGTTCTTTAATAAACATGGTTTAGATGGGTTTATTCTTAAAATAGACTTTAGAAAGTATTTTGATAATATACGTCATGATATTATGATACAATTATTGAGCGAATATATTCCAGACGATAAGATATTGAGTATTGTATCAGATATTCTCGACCATTATAAAGTAGATATTTCATATACTGACGATGATAATATCATAAATGAAGTATTTAATTCATTAGAGTATCATAGACTTTCTAAAAGTATCTTAACAGGTAAAAAGTACATGCATAAATCGGTTGGTATTGGAAGCCCAGTTTCGCAGATTTTAGGAATATTCTTTCCTCTTAGGTTGGATAATTATTGTAAGACGGTTAAGAGAATCAAGTATTATGACGCCTATATGGATGATAGAATTGTAATCCATCATTCTAAAGAGTACTTGATTGATCTATTATATGAAATAGAGCAAATTTCCAACTCATTAGGAATATTTATAAATAAAAAGAAAACTTCTATATTTCCAATACATAAGTCGTTTACTTTCCTTAAGACTACATATACATTGACTTATACTGGAAAGCTTTTTAGAGGGATTCCAAATGATTCCATTGTTAGAGAACGTCGCAAGATGAAGGCTCTAGCTAAAATGACTATTGAGAATGATCTGGATCCTCTCATTTTCATAAATCAATACAGATCATGGAGAGGTGATAGATATAAAATATATGATGCTCATAATCAATTAACTGCGATGGATGAGTTATTTGCTATTTTAACTACTGACATTATGAAGAATACGTCTTATATCAAACAGGATGAAATGCAAGATTCATGGTTTGATGTATAAATAGAGTAATGGTTTTGAGATAAACCATTACTCTATTTATATTCGATTTTGACGATAGCTTTTGTTGGCATCTAGCTACACTTACTCTTCCCAACGAGCAGTATAACCCCGAGTGTCAACGTGTACAAACTGTGCATTATAATAGCGCCCGATGCCGTCGGCACCTGCAGCTTCAGCGATGTTAGCCAGTTCATCAACCGTCATTCCATCAGGAACAAGTACATCTGCTGCTGTACCGAGTACGTGTTGGCTATTGGGAACGCCACCAACTTCAGCATTGTGAGACGGGCATCTGTAGCAGCAAGATAGGACCAATGGACATCCAGCCATTTCTCTCATGGTATCAAGAACATTCTGAAGACGCACATCTATTCCATCACCAAGGCTACCACAACATTTACATGCCATTTCTTCAGCACTAAAATACTTAGCCATTTCCTACACTCCTTTCTTACTTTTTGGTAGTTTCTTCATTTAACGTGATTTTGGGGAAATCACACTCATTCAACTGAGGAGGTCTACGTTCAACGGTTTTGCTAGTACCGGACGTATACCCGCCAATATATCCAAAGAAACCAGTCGCCAATGACATTGCGAGTTCCAACATGTTATTCCATATAGACATAACGAATCCAATACTCAACGCACTTATAGCAATCAAATCTGTTATATCAATAGGAACGAACTTGAAAGGGCTATTATTATTCATACTACCATATCCTTTCACCTTTTTATTGATTAGTTTATTTTTAAACCATCAAAAGAAAAGAAACAATCGCAGGTAGGATACGATTGTTTCTTTAGGTGTTATGTTCTTAACGCATCATAGAATGACGCACTAATACGATATTAAGTTGTTTGGGTCTATCTGTTCATGTTCTTAACACTTATGCAACAAGCACAAGATATGGAATTTTGTTGTTTTTGGAATGGATGAATTGACAAGATTGGAGTGTCCGCTTGGCTAATGCGGGTGTCAATTCCGTTTAGGAAGATACGTGAACTAAGAAATACCTACCATCTTCTTGATTCACCCTTATATATTATATATTTGAAATTCTTTTTAAAATATTGAGAATAGAACACTTTAGTATTTATACTAACGAAAGAAGTTGATTATATGGAAAAGAATGATTATAATACTGCATTTGATGATATTTTGATTCTTTGCAGAATGGCTGCTGAACAAGGTAAATACTGTGTCAAAGTATCTTTGAGTAAATACTCGATGAATAGATGGGCACACAATATCCTGATGGATAAATTGAATAAATATGGTTTTCGAGTTAAGATACTCCACTATAACCAATACGTTGTATCTTGGTGGGGTGCTAATAAAGGTACCGAAGCTAGAGTCTTGCATGATATATACATGGATGCAACAAAAGAAGCTCATGAAAAAGGAGAGAAGTATGACAGACCACCTTTATCTGAAATGATTGATATCACACGGAAGAATACGAAATTCTGATAAAATGAAGTTTACCAATTACGGTAAACTTCATTTTTATTTTCATTTTTTATTTCTTATTTTCAGCTGGATAGCTAATGCAAGGCTGATAATAAATAGGAGAGTAAAAATTCTCAATGAGATTACATGAGTACCAAACTTTTCATATAACAAAGTAATCGTCATTGGACCAACAATACCAGCAACACCCCAAGCGGTTAAGATTCTACCATGTATTGCAGATAACCATTTAGTTCCGAATATATCGGATATGTATGCTGGCATACAAGAAAATCCACCACCATAACAAGCAACAATTACAAAGATGATGCTTTGGAAAAGGAATGGATTTGATGTGAATGATAACACCCAGAAAGCGATAATTTCAATCAGGAAGAATCCTATATAGGTATTTGGTCTTCCAAGATAATCGCTTGCTGATGCGCAGAAGATTCGTCCACCGCCATTCAGTAGACCAATCATCCCAACCATTCCGGCTGCTTCATATGGAGTCATACCAACATTTTCAGCCAACGGTGATGCGATTGATAGAAGTGCAATACCACAAGAAATGTTGATAAAGAAAATCGTCCACAGAATCCAGAAATCTGGAGTTTTCATTGCCGCATTGGTATCAATATTCAAATATTTTGGTTTCGAATCGTTGATAACTTTCAGCGTTTCATTTGCAACCTCTGGTGGAGGATTGTGCAATCCAAGAGAAGATAATCTCATTATAATGAAATATATTACTGCCATTATAACAAAGGTGTTTTCAACTCCAACTTGGACAACCAACCATGACATCAGCGGACCAGCGATAAGTGCCGAGAAACCAAAGCTCATAACAGCACATCCACCAGCAAATCCCCGATTGTTTGGAAACCATTTCAGTAGAGTTGCAACTGGGGAAATGTATCCAATTCCAAGACCAATACCCCCAATAACACCATAAAATAAATACAGTAACCAAATTGATTCAAAATGCATCGCTACAGATGAACCAAGTAAACCAATAACGAAAAACCCAGCTGAGAACATCGCACTCAATTGAGGTCCCCAGCACTGTACTCTATTTCCTAAGAAGCCAGCTGATAAACCCAAGAAAAGAATTGCTATACTGAAAGTGAATGTAATTGAACTCAAATCCCATCCAGTAAGTTGAGCAATTGGGTTTGTAAGAACTGACCATGCGTATACGGAGCCAATACAAACATGTATTCCACATGCTCCGAGAACAACACCAAGTTTGTTCAAAATAACCAACCCCTTTCTATATATGATTTGTCGAGTCGCATATAATTAATATTCTAATGGTAGAGTAACAATTATGTAGGAATATTAAAAGTCGGAAGCTTTTGTGATATTCCAAAACTACACGTTTATCGTTCACGTAAGAACTCGTATAGCCCGGATTGATTGAGCGAGATCTCTTTTAGCTAGTACTCTAATCAATTTAGCTCGGCCGTGATTATGAGTGTGAACAAAGGAATCGTTGAAGGCTTGCAGGTCCTTCAACGATTCTACTATCATTTTTCTACTACTTTGTAGTCGATATATTTGGCCGCATCTTCAGATTTTAACCCATCAGGTACTATAGGGAAAAATTGATGATTCTTGCCGCATCTAGCACAGATTACTTTTAGATATGGTTTGTTACTAACCCGTACAACTTCAGCACATGTACATGGGTCGACTTGCTCATTACATACTGAGCATTCACATGAGTCGAAACGTTTTTCCAGAGTAGTCCACAAATCCAATCGTTTATCGCATTTACGTATTTCTCTTCGTGCATTAATCAGTCCGACTAGACATGCACCACCAAATAATCCTACAATAAAAAATTCAAGTTCTGACATCAGGTATCACTCCTTTTACTAAACAAGTCTACTAGGATTTTCAATTTAAAATAAAAAATCTGTTTAACAAATTAATATCGATAAACCTTAATTTATAAAGGAGGATCTATTATGAGACTTGGTGGAATTGAACTCGACAATGGCGATCTCGGTGGTTGGACACTTTGCAATGTTCCCGTGAATAAGCTTCCGGAGCGTCTTGCTACTGCAGTGGTTGTAGCAAATGATGACTTGCTTGGAGAATCATATCTGCCCATCCGACTGGTCGGTCAGCAGGTTGTCAATGGCATGAACCACATGTTCATTGCCAAAGCAGTCCGTGCGACGGCCAAGAAAGACACTCGTATCGTTTCTCTCGTTATCAACATTCCGGCTGGTGACGTTACTGGTGAAAAGGCAACGGTTGTTGCAGTGAAGGAAAGCACTGAACTTCCGAGTGGAGTACAGGATGTCTTTGATGAAGCTATCGGCTCACTCAAGGGCGTGAATTACGTGCCGCTGCTTTATGTAGGTGAACAGGTTGCGAAAGGCCTGAACTACTACGTGATTTGTGAAGCAACTATCACGTATCCGGACGCTGTACCCAAACCGGTACTGGTTTGTGTCAACACGTATCAGGGCGTCAACTCCGTCGTATCCATCGAGCCGATCTATCCGTTCGATTTGCCGGCTGACGATATTGTTGACAAAACAGCATCGGTTATTGACTAACTTTTAATTTGCAGGCCTATTTCGATACTTATGTCGTAACACTATATACCCCCTGAATGTATAATCATTCAGGGGGTATATTTTATGAGGTTGATGAAAATGGATAAAATAAAAGAAATCAAAAATCAATTGATTGCTCGTATTGGTGTAGATAAAGTTGCTCATTTTGGTGTATGCTTTTTCCTGATGGATTTACTCATCAGACGACTTGATATAAATATAATGCTCGCAATAATAATTATCTTAGGTATTGGAGTATTTAAAGAATTCATCGATGATGAATTTAGCATAGATGATCTCTACGCTGATGCGTTAGGCATTATACTATATATTTTATAAAAAGAAAACCAAGGAAGACGATACAAATCTTCCTTGGTTTTCTACCATTCAATTACCAGCGGATACGAACAAGCATTTCTTTCTTAGATACTGTGCCAGGATAATCGTAGATATACCCAGCTTGCACCAGTTTATCAAGAATTGCCCCACGCTGATACACGTTGAGTTCGCTCATGTTCATCACGACGCTGAATCCACCATTGTTGGCAGCCCCGACCATTGCCTCATTGATTGCATCAATAAATTCACCAATAGAACGACTGTTTGATTCCATCGACATGTTGTAAGCGTCTAAAGCTCTACCTTTCGTTGGGTGCTCCCATGATATAGTAACTATTAATGGGGATGGACATACTGGATGCTGATAGTCTTCCACAACGAATCCTTCTTCTTTAAGGGTTTCAACTATCTTGAGATTGATATCTTCCGTTGTTGAAGCGATTCCATTTTCCGGATCATAGATATATGCCGGTATAGTAATAGATTTCTTAAACTCGCCTGATTTAGCAACCTTATCAATTACCTTATACACGGCTTCCATAATACTTTTGATTGAGTTCTCGTTGGATATCTTTCTTACTTCAGTAATATCCATCAACACATGTAATTTTCTCATACTAATGCATCATCCTTCTTTTCATCATCATTTATTTTGAATTCAACTGTAATAATGAAGCACCCTTTGATGAACTTATTCATGTGGATAATCGTCGTATATTCCTCATCATAGAATGCTTCATCAAACAGTTTTTTCAACTCATAGAATATCTGAATCTTATCTGCTTCCAGATACGTAGTTCCATCATACCCATTGCCTAATGACTTATACTGGAGTATCAAGTTATCCACTATGATGGAATCTTTAGCTTTTATATATGCGCCGATATTAATCTTACGCATCACATGCTCATATATATTTAATAGCTTGCTCCTTTCTTCGTACCTACGTTGTAGATACATATGTACTTTCCTATCACTAGCATTCATTTATTATTTCACTTCCTTTCTTATTACGATTCAATAATATATATTTGAAATGTAAGTTGGTATATAGGGATTTATCTCCCTATATACCAATATAAATCAACCTTCTTCGTACATCTTTTTCAAAGTTTTTTTCATCTCAACTATACACAGATTGGCCCATGCTGTCGGAATGATGCTTGAAACCATTCTTGCCATTACTGACGCTGCAGGCGTAATGGTAGAGATTTCCTCGTCTGGAGTACCAAGTGCATAAGGTTCTTTCCCTTTGGGAATAACTGTACACGTAACACCCTTCAATGCAGCGAAGTCACAAAGCTTATCGCCTACACCGACCACGTCAGTATATTTAATATAAAATTCGATAATGACTCCACCACCAGGAATTTTATATCCTTTGATTTTGTCATTCTCATCAAGGCTCATACGCTCATCACTTTCCATGAACGTACTACCACTATACGTAGGATCATCTATCTTGTACTTACGCACAAGGTTTTTCTTTGAACGAACGTCTTTCCAGTAATCACCTACAATTTTCTTCAGAGACGGAGAAAGGTCACTCAAATCAAAGGTTGAGTATATCTTGATATCTTCTACAACTCCATCATACTTACTCTTGAGAGTAGTCTTACCAAGTTCTTTGATATCTTCTTTCAAATCCTCACCGATATTTCTGAGAAGTTCATTCATTTCTTTATCGACATTAGACTGTTCATACTTCAAAAGAACTTCACCTGAACGAACTTTCTGACCTTTCTTTGCAATGAATGCAACCGTTGCATTCTTACCAAGAATAATATGTTTTTTCATAACGAAGTCAGAGGACATCCGCTCAGCTAAGCTAGAAGTGACCATCTTCGCATCTTCATACGTACAGAAACCGCTCATACAAGCCCATTTTGCCAATGTACCGATAGAGAATCTTGTACCATCCCAACTCGTATTGAAGAATTCACGATTGGAAGCGATGATATCATTCTTCTTGAACGTATTACCCTTCTTGTATTTGGTAACAAGAGTATTTGAAAGATAGAATCCACCGCCACCATTTTTCACGATAACTGGATTGAGATTAACCGCTTCATGGGATTTATCTTTATACTCAAGAATCATCATATGATTCTTTTCATCGTAATCAACTACTTTGCCATCATCTTTTGCGGTAATAACAAAGTCTTTCGATGCCGTATATGGCAAAAGTTTATCAGCACCGGTGGATACCAGTACTGGACACATATCTTTTGTTGGAATGAGGTGTTTCATTATCTTCACATAGAGTCGTTATTTCTATGCCGCTATTACGCTGCTGCATGTCACCATGCAGATGAGACTATATCTTTCTTCCCAGAGGGAAGTGCCCATTTCGATTTAAGGGGTTCTCACCCACCCACTCGGGCCCTACTCCTGTAGCCGAATTTCACGGCGTCGTTTGGATAGTCGTTGAACGTTCTCTTATATAGAGAGCTTCGCTGCTGATAGTCTCTTTTGAGAGTTTCCAGCAATTAAGGCAATGACGAATATAAGATTACTCTTATAAACGAGCAACGCATTACTCTGTTTAACACTCATTGACGTTCTTATTGAATCATCCCGGACTACTGCATTGGTAGTTAATGATTCTGCATATGTAAAGAGATTTACATCTTTCATCTCTTTAATAGGCTTTTGAACATCAATTGTCCCATATGTGTCAAGTACTTTCGGTTCCATAGTCAATTCACGCTGAACACCACAGTTCGCATCAGGAGAAGTTGACATACCAATTAGACCAGTCATAGACGGGTCAAAGCATCTCTTTTCTTCTGTATACGAACGTTCGAGGTTCATTCCAGACGGCCCTTTGTGAGTTGCACCATGGAGTTTTTCCTTTTCCGTAATCGGATTGATGATTGAATAATCTTCTACGATGTTTGATGTAAGAAGAGTTTTGATAAGCTCATTCTTCGGAACGGATATCTTGGTTGGATGAGCATTCATCGAAGTTCTCTTGTATTCACCATATGCTCTAGCGATAATCTTGTACATATATGCATAGATAATTTCAAGATTTCTCAAGCGATAATTACTCATATCTAATTCAGATACGTAGTTATTATCAGCAAGTAAAGCATTTGCGAATATCATAAGAGAAACAATATCCGTTGGATAATTATGAGTTTTCAAATATGCATAAGTCTTAGGGTCAATCAAATTGTCATAATATGCATCCAGACTGACACCAAGAATACGAGAGTTGTAAAGAGAATCAAAGATGTTCAAATATACATCTTTGCTATCGAAATCTGAGAAGTTGTAATTCTTGGTATCTACCAAGCTGAAACCGTTCATCAAGAGAGAATGCTCAGCAGGTTCACGCTCAAATACTAAGAACCCATCAGCGAATTCAATCCGACCTTTGTCGTATCCAATCTGAGTACGTTTGTCAGTGAATTCGTATTTGATATGAGCTTTTCTCAATACGGTAGATAAACCTTCCCAGTAAGCAAGAAGTAAACCAGTTGGGATAAATTTCTCCATTATCTTACAACGAGTGTACATGAATCTCTTACCAGGTTTATCCTTATCTCCAGCTAAAGCCCAGAAATCAGTTCCTTTTTGTTTCTGGTATACAGCAGCAAAGAGATTGATGATACCATTTGCTTCATCGCTTTCTTCACCAGCAGAGCTATCAGTATTCACCGCAACTGCTCGAGTTGCTTTGGTTGTAGCTTTGCTATCATAGAAGAAATAGATGTACTTACCAGATTCATCAATTGGGTTGATTTGACCATCAGCTGCCAATTTCTTGAAGAACTTTTGGTCGAATCTCAGATGAACACCTGTACCATTGATATGGATATCTACGAAGTCTTTTGCCAAAGAATCGTACTCGATAGAAGTTCTTGCACCATCAGATAACGCCATACCGTTACCACGTTTCACCGTGAATAATTTAGGATTATTCAAGATAATTTTCTTGAATACCGTTACCTTAGGAGAAAGAATATCACCATAACGATACATGAATACCTTGTTGTAATTCGTACAAATCTGAACGACTGTAGGTTCAATCTTGATGACTGGTACAGAGAATAACTGATTCACGCATTGTTTTCGGTTACCACCAAGATAGAGATAATTCTTATCGTATATCTTAGGAATATCAATGGTTACGCTATGGCGTACTCGGTCAGCGCCTTCAAGCTGGAAGTTCCAAGTCTCTTTCAAGTCAGAAGGAGTACTTGAATCTTTCACATCAATCTTCCGTACATATACTGGATTACTACGGTCTTTCATACAATCAAAGATACTTACGATATCTTTGGTCATTTGCTTTTTTGTATAACTCTCATTGAAGTTATCGAACTTACTTCTCTTCATGTTTTTATGAGGAGAAATAATCTTTGAGCTCAAATCAACCTCTTCGATGAAGCTTTCTTTTGAGTTCATCGTATCATAATCCAATTCGCCCATTGTAACGTTTCGGATTTTGATTTTCTTCTGGGCTTCACGAAGTTCAGCATCTCGCTTGGTTGATTTGATAGACCGACGAGCGGCTTGGTCTTCATCTTCAATCTCTTGATACGCCATGAGAAGTTTGTCATCTTCACTTGTATCATCAATTCCACCCTTGGCGTATACTTCAGAATCTTCTTCATCCGAGGTATCATCACTGTCATCAGGTTCAGTTTCATTCACCATATCTTCAGCATGTGCTGCTGATACAGGGTCGATGATTTCAGTTTCAGATTTCAATTTCTGAAGAACCGCTGCGTATTTGAGATAGGATTCATCGTTCAAAGAATCAACGTCGAATACAAACCAACCAAAGTTACTATCTTCGATAAGGAACTTGTATCCGTGGAGAATCTTCAAATCATCTACTTTCTTTCTCATCAAATAGTACATCAACGATACCGGATTCAGTACCTTGAGTACACTTGCGAGCTGAGTAGAGATATTGGCTTTCGATACACCCCAATGAGCAGTATCAATCACAATATACCGAGTAGAATAATCTACCGTGATGAATTTGTCAAGGTAATCTCTGAGCATACTGAAATACATCTTCGCGATGATATCAACATTCTTACCTTGGCATCTCTCAAAGAATAACTCGTTATACCATGAGGTATCAAATACCAGATTCTTCTTATCAATCTTACCAATATTATCAACGTATACCATATTCATGGTTCTCAAGAAAGATTTCAAGTCTTTGATATCACTCGGACTCATACGTTTCTTGATATTCTTCTTGAAAAGATTGATATTAATCGTGTTAGGTTTATTATAACGGAGGTATAAGTTACGCCTCATAACCTTTTTGTTATCGAGGATATCTATACATTGCATCGTGTCTTTAATGAGCAAAACCATCAAGCTATTTTTATCTTTGCTCTTCTGGTCGTGTGGCATCAACACACTCGATGGATAGTACACGAAATCCTTCGCTTTACTAATTTCCATTTACGAAACCTCCTTAGAAAGTCTTATGAGATTACGAATTTGTCAAATCCTATATTACTATACTACAATACAGTATCTTAGTATAAAGGAGATCGGTAATTATGTATTGCGAATTTAAGAAAGTTGAAGAAGTAGATGAGGCTTTATCTAAATTTAATATTGGTAAAGGTACTCATATCGGAAATTTCTTATTAGATACTCTCCTTGAGAAATATAAAGAGTGTCCAGTCCATATAGCAAATGATAAATCATATCTTGAGGCTATCTGGAATTGTGCAACTGTACTATACGATGTTGGATATACTGCAAGGTTAGTATTCTTAAAAGAAATGATACTCGCCTTGGCTCTTTTGAATATACGATATCTTGAAGAACCGAAGATTCTTTCTCGTGTACTTGGTATTCCAGGTGCAAGTGTTGGGGTTGCTCAGGATATGTTTGATCATGAATTGAGTCGTATGCCAATTGATAAAGAAATGGTATATCGGTTCTTGATTGATATCCATACGTGCGGAATGGCTCCGGGTACAACTACCATGGCTGGAAAGAATGATATTCGTACATCATCTTTCATCAGAGATATCTGGTTGGTAAGCTTGCTGAATCCAGATACATTCTGTGATAACTGGTCTAAAGATTACTGCGAGACGGTTACGAATCCTACTCCACAGAACTTGGTACTTGCTATTCGCAAATCTTGGTTGAAAGCAAAAACTCTCTTTGGTAAGTCTGGTACTTATAAAGTTCTCACCCCGTATGTACGTACATCTGATTTCTATATGAAACGGTTACAACAGACTCAGCACATACTTGCTGATGAGGAAGAGTATAATAAGCACACTAGCGTAGAGCACCTTAAAAGTTTAATCAAAGAGTAACAAATATGAAGATGAAGATTTCAATTCTTCATCTTCATTTTCGAATATATATTATTACTTCGTGATGAAACAAATAATTATTGAAGTAAATTTCATATTTGCAATAACATGGAAGGATGGTTGTGAGTCGGTATTTGAAATCGCTGTGAACATTGAGCAAGGGCCGGTCTATCTGGCAGTTTACGCGAGAGTATTCATCGACAACATCAACGAAGGGTTCTTATCGTCGATTAACTTTAATTGACTAGAGCTGGTTCTCGATGGGTCGCGGACAAAAAATCACTCACTGCGGCTAGGCGATATGTAATTCTTCACTCCGTGATCAGACATGTAGCCACTTGTTTATGTGACTCCGGCATGGACTCGATTTTGGTTTCTCGGTTACCCAGCATAACGCCTTAAAGAGAAGGGAAGTGTGCTTATGTCGAAGTATTTTGCCTTATATAAAACTGACAAAAATAATTATAACGCTCTACTAGCCATTTCAGATGATCTGTGGCTAGTAGAGCTTTTCATAGTTCAAAGAAAATTGGATAAGAAGAAGCTCCGGATTGATAAGTGTAAACTTAAGGAGCTTCCTCCGTTTTCTGATAAAAATCTGATATATTATTTTGGTTATCCTGTAACCGAATATGAATATAACTTTATCACAAATAATCAGCTGGAATATGAGAGCGAAATCGAAAGGTCTATTTACACATTAGAATCAGGTCTGATCATGTATGAGAAATATCTAAGTTCCAAAGAGGAAAAAGACATCAAGAAAACAATTAAGATGCTAAAGAAGAAAAAGAATAATCTTGGTAACAATAAGAAGTTTGCTAAAACCATGTTAGAAACCATTATAGATAGAAGAGGGTATATGGTTGATTACATGGATAATATGCAGAAGTTTATTGATTGTATGGAAGGGTGATGGGATATGGCTGTCGAAGATGTGGTATTCATTATTTATCCTAAAGAGGATAATCTTCATCCAGATGATTATCGAGAATTCTTATGGACTCCTTCAGCACTTACCTTGAGGAAATACATCAAGATAACTGAAACTGATATGAAGCGAGTGCATAAGATGACGGATAGTGTATTCAAGAAGTTCAAAGAATCATTACTGAATGGTGAGCGTGGTGATTCGATAGAATTTCTTGAGATATTTGATCAAGGTGAATACGCAGCGCCAGATGAATTTACTGAAGCAGTATACGATGCTGCTTCAGATATAATTTTCGATTTGAAGGCTGGCATTAAAGTTGTATTGGATGATCTGAGTTATCTCAAAGACCCAGACGCAATAAAACTTAAAAAGTCTTTAAATAAATACTTAAAGAAGATTGAAGCCATTGATTCTTATGATGGTATGGCTAATCAATTTAAGTATAAGAAATTACTTAAAGAATATTACGGTGAACGGAAGGATGATAACTAATGGTAGATCAGTTACCACGTGATGAAAGGTTGGAACTCAAACCAAAGTACATCAAACTGATAAAGCATTGGGGCTATAACGTAACGTACGACCTTGATGAAGGTTGTGACGACCCGTTATATGATTTACAATTGCTAATCACACGGATTGATGAGAAGGCTGATGTATATAATCGTAAGAAGTATATAACCTTCATGATTCCTTTCACTTCGATTCTTGGCATGCGTACGTTCAAGAGTATGTATGTCGAAGGAAGTCGTGAGGAACAAGGTAAATTCAGCCAAGGCGTACGTAATCGTATGCTTGAATACTCGATGGATGATGTTGTTGCAGTTCTTCTCAGAGAAGGAATGCATATTCAGGATATTTACCAATTCAAACAGGGTAAAGGAAGATTATACCTGAATCGTCAGATTATCGAGACTTTATGCACTTCTTTGAATACAAAAGGTTCTCCGTTGGAGAATCCGTATATGAATAAGAAGAATATTGCTGAAAGGCGGAAGTAACAATGAGCAAAGAAAAAGACGTTGATAAGCTTAAGGATTTAAAGAAGCAAGTAAGTGAGCTGTCAACACAGCTTAAGGCACTTGGCAGCGAGTATATCGGTAATGGTATGTATCAGAGTCGGCAGGATTTCGATATAATCGTTAGTATTGTCGAATGCATGTCTGAAGAAATCGATATCCTTGAAAAGCGTATAGAGATACTTGAAAAAGCCGATAAGTGATAAACAAACACCCCCTAGGGACAATCTGGTAATAGAAAAGTCCTTAGGGGGTGTTAAATCGTGCGTGTTCCGAAAGTGAAAAGCTACGATACTACCTCTCCGTTTGAAGTTGTAGAATTGGGGCCAATGGACTATCCAGGCCATTGGTATAATTTCTCAAATAGTAAGGATAAAGATAGATGGATAAATGCCTGTGAAAAGATTGTGAGAAAATCTCTTGAATACAGTCAACTCACAGATATGCTCAAATCCGTGAAAGGCATGAAACATTGCTCTTTCTTTCCCAACTTCTCGAGAGATAGATATCCAAGAGCAAAATTCAGAGTAGAAATTCACCATGAACCGTTCACGCTATACTCACTTATCGCGATCGTTTTGAATGATTGGTTGATGAGAGATCAAGTTCCTGATATGTTTGGTATAGCGGAAGAAGTCATGGAGCTACATTATCGCGGGCTAGTTGGATTAGTCCCGTTATCCCTTACGGTACATCAAGCTGTCCATAAGGGAAAAGTAATCATCCCTCTTCAGATGATTGATGAGAGATGGTATAAATTCATTGATGAATACTCCAATTCATTAGAGGAATTACCAAAGATAGTTGAGTTCATTAGAAGTAAAATGGCTCTAACTAAACAGTACAACGACAATCCCGAAGAATTCAAATCTATCCTACGTAAGAAATACATCTACGTAGTGAATGAAGGGTATGAGAATATACCCGAAGAGTTAAGTTGATAATATGCGAGGTGTTACCTCGCATATTATCTTATGTTTTAGATGACTTAATGTTAACTATTTTTAAAGAAAGAAGGATGTTTAATGTCAATATTAAACAGTACACAGAAAATGACTTTTGCAATTTATGAATTAAGCCCATTATGCCCGTTAAACAATGATATCGATAACGGCGATAAAGCTGCTTATAGCGGCGTTTGTGAATTAAAAACGAAGTATGAGGTTCTGAGATCTCGTATGATTCTGAAGTACTACAAGAATGCTGGGTGGTTGGTTACGTTCAACGTATACAACGATACATCTGGCATGTACCAGAACCTTGCTCCGTATCAGTATCTCGTAAGTACGAACGTTGTTAAGGATGGCGTCATCCGTAGATTTAGAGATACATTTACTGATAAGAATGGGTCTTTGATAGAAAGGATTTGTGGTCAACTCGACGAAATCGAAAAAGAATTCGGAGATAAAACAGAGGTATCTAATGAGTGAATACAGAATTTTACTCCCAGACGATCCGCTCGATGATATCGAGCGAATAAAACGATTAGTTCAAGAACGGAGGAATTACTCGATGGCTAATATACATCCAGACGATTATTGCTGCTCACCAGATGATTACAGCTCACGTGGTGTTGAGCATAAACCTGAAACGCAGAAAGAATTACCGGTTATCAAGGTTCCTGATGAACTCGTACTGTGCTTTCCTGAAATCGAAGCGGTTCATCCTAAACGAGGCAAGATTGTGTTTGAATTGAATGAGAGTCCTTCGATCACAAAGTCTACTAATAATCAATGGGATAATATAATACAATCTTTCCGTAATAAGGATTATTCCTTATGCAGACTCGGTGTACATATTCCAGTAATGTACATTCCTCGTAGCATCGTAGAGGATTTGCCATATGTAAAGCAGGCGGTTGTTGGGATATTCATCCAGAGTGAAACTCGAGTATTTCTTATGAAGTGTTTAGAAGGTGATATTGCTGGTAAGTATACTATGTTGGAAGGCCATGTTGCTATTCCAATCGAACACAAACACTATGAATTGATCAAAGTAAACCGAGTTCCTTTGGAGAAGATTCTCTATGAGAATGCAATCCGCGAATTGAATGAGGAAATTCATATTGACTGCGGTGCACGTGTATTGGTCGACGCTGCGTCTATCCGCTTGACTCCGAAATGGTTCACTCATAAGAATGAGGTTCCCTGTACGAAAGATATTTCGGCTAAGCATGTTGGCTTTATCTACTCTATGTGGATACCAGATAGATTACTGGAGAATCTCAGTATCACGTCAAATGAAAAATGCAATGAATTGATCAGTATTGATAAGGATAGTATTGATAAAGAATTCATTGACAAATGTGATACTTGGTTACAGGACATTCTCGAGAGAGTAATCTCGCTATAACTTGAAAAGATGAACTATCTTGATAGTTCATCTTTTTATTCAAATATATATTATATATAAGTGAAAATAAGAAATTTTAAAGGAGGTATTAAAATAAGTGAAAGAATATGTATATGATAATCCACAATTCAAATCATATGTAAATGACTTTGGTGATGAATATCATGAACCAGAGGATGAGCGTGAATCGTGGGTTGGTAAAGATGTTATTTCGCAGTTAAAACAGATTAAGAGAAGGTATAGAGATTTTGGAGAATATTGTGATGCAATGAATCTCATCAATCGCTATATCGACGAGCTTATCTATCGTTATGGTGGAAAGAAAAGATTCAAGTTGATGTTACAACTTGAACTGGTGAATGAGTATTTACCAATCATTCCGATACTGAAACGAACTAAGCTGAATCGTCAATATATTGAAGGTAATGCAGTTCGTGAGTATACGGATAAGTTTGATGCAACCGAAGCAATTGCTAAGATTGTACCAACGAAGAATTTTGAGGATTTGAAAATTTCCTTTGGATTCAGTTCCAAAGGATTTGAAGCTCTTATCGATAAAATGAGAGTCGCGTCGAATGATTCTACGTTGAGTAGTCGGTATGTAACAGCCGAGATTGATGCGATTGAAGAATTCTATAAGAAACGCTTGAAGTTGTCTAATAAAGACGCTAAGAAGAAAGCGAAGAAGAAGATTCTCAAACGCAAGATGGCTAAAACCGAATCGTATACGATGGATGATATGATAGAAGATTACTATTGGAGAAAGGATAATCGAATTGATGATTCCTATGACCCGAATGAGGTAATCAACTATAAAGGTACTACGTATAGACGGTCGGAAGCTGAAGAACTCGAGACGGCCGAATTTCTGAAAGAGCTTGGCATTGACCTTGGTATGAGGCAGCTGAGTAAGAAGACTAGAAAGGTTGTAAAGAGAAAGAAGCAGAAGGAGAAGAAGAAAGTAAAGAAATCTAAGAAGGAAAAGAAGATAAGGAAATCCTATATGAAGAGTCTGTCTGATGGGAAGTATGAGACCTTCAATTCTTTCAAGAAAGAAGTAGGTACTTGGGTGTCTAGGGGGAAATTGTAATGTCAAAACCAATAACGAAAGCACGTCATCGTATTCATGAGATATATTCTCAAGAGAAGCTAGAAGGATTATGGAAAATCATCCGTAATCCAACTCTGACGAATAATGATATGCGAATTGATGCTGTGTTAGACCATCTCAAAGATTTGGATGTTACATTCATTGCTGGTGGTACTAACAGAATGACAATCTTAATTGAAGATTATATTCATAAGATTGCATTAGATTCTCGAGGTATTCGTGATAATTGGAATGAGTTCAATACATCTGTTGATGCTCAGCCGTATGTAACCAAAACGTATGAGTCTAATGGATTGATTGATGTTGCAGAATATGTGAATCTTATTAGTCGTGAAGAATTTATTGACTCACAAGAACATATTCGTGCAATGTTGGAATATCTTGCAGAGGATTGGTTGTTCTGTGATATTTCTCTGAAACCAAAGAACTTTGTAAACTTTGGTCATAGAGATAACGGAGACCTAGTAATCCTCGACTACGGCTTGACTAACTAGGCCGTTTCATAGAGCAATCTATGATTCGCTAAGCTCTTAATTGCTGGAAACTCTCGAAAGAGACAATCAGCAGCGAAATGGTTTTCAAATATCATTATATTTAAGGAGGTGAACTATGAAGTTCAAGAGATTTAAGTATAATGGTAAAAAGACAGATTATCACATATCCAATGATGGTGTATTTATGGGTAAACATGGTAAACTCATGAAACCAAGATACACTCCAAATGGATATATGCAGGCTTGTCTTAGAATCGATAAAAAATATATCTACTTATACGTGCATCGATGTGTTTATGAAACTTTCGTAGGACCTATTCCGAATGGTTATACGATAAATCATATTGATGGCGATAAATGTAATAATCATATCGATAACTTAGAGATTATGACTCGTCTAGACAATAATCGGCATGCGTGGGAACATGGGTTAGCATATTCTCACAATCCTCATGCTGGAAGTTGTATTGAAGAACGTCTTGAGAAAATATATTCACTGGACACAATAAAGCTAATATGCAAGAAATTAGAAGACCCAATTCTTACATATCAGGATATTGCAAAAGAATATGATGTCCCAGTCGCATTAGTGGCTAGGATAGCATCAGGGCACTTATGGAAAAATATATCTTCTAAGTTTGATATTGAAAATAGACTAGCTAAACGTAGAAAGATATTTGAAGAACGAGATAAGCTTATTCGTGATATGCTTGTTAAAGGTATAACGTGTGTAGATATCGCAAAAGCTCTTAACATGAGCCCATATGCAGTATATCGTCGGAAATATTTAATGAATAAAAAATGTATTTGAAAACCAAACGTTCAACGACTATCCAAATAGCGCTGTGAAAGTCAGCTACAGGAGTAGGGCCCAAGTGGGTGGGTGAGAATCCCTTAAATCGAAAAGGAGCACTTCCCTCTGGGAAGAAAGATATAGTCTAGACTATATGGTGACATATAGAAGTTCATAAGAGAACTGCATAGAAGTAACGAATCTATGTGAATATACCGATTTATATCCAATAGATAGAAAGATAATGCATTGTACTCAGTGTGGTGGTCAACTCAGATGGGACTCTCAGTTCTTCAGACTTGTATGCACGAAGTGTCGGGAAAAACATGACCCGATTGATATTCGTGATAGAATGTGGAAGGATGAGGGTGATTTTGAGAAAGAACTCAAACAGAAGAAAGAACGTGAGAAGAGAGGTCTTGTCGTTCTGAATCTTGGACCCAAGTGGAATGCTAAAACTAAATAAGATATAGTATGAAGTGCAGGGATATCCCTGCACTTCATGTATTTAAGGAGATGATTGATTATGGGTGTTAGAATTGAAGTTTGTGTAGACGGTCATGTCTTTAAGTCTGTACACGAGATGACTGAGTATTTAAATGTTAACTATAGTAGATTAATGTGTTATAAATTTAAACATCCAGAAATGACGTATGAAGAGCTGTATTGGATGTATAAAGAAAAAGTTAAGCCAATGACTGTAGACGGACATACGTTTACCTCTGTAAAAGAATTTGCTAAGCATCTAAATACTAACATTAACACTTTATATGGTTATTTGAAACGACATGGTGGTGATTATATTTCAGCGTATTATCGCTTTAAGGATAATAAACCACGACAGGGCCAACAACTTGACTGTGTGATTGATGGTATGGAATTTTCCAGTATGAAAGAGATGGCAGAATATTTAAATGTTAAGCCTGATACGTTTATAAAATACAAATTTCGTAATAAATGTACTGTCGAAGAAGCATATTACTACTTTAAGAAGAAAATAATTAAGAAATTGAATAAAGAATAGATTTTTAATAGAGTTTTTAACTATATAATATTCATACGTATAAATATAAGAAAGGGTGATTGTGAATGGATATTGTTACATGTGAATCTTTGGATGATTTCAAAAAGATTCTCAAATGTGATAGGCTTGATGATAGTACATTGATAGTATCTCTAAGTTGTGTAATACAACCAGATGAATTTCCAGATAAGTATATCACATACTTCTATAACTTGCCGATAGTACCATCTCCAACTATCTTGAATCGATTCTTTGCAGGAGATGTAGATGCGTATGCAAATGCGTGTTTTGATTGGTGGTATGATCCTCCAAGACTCATCTATATTAACGAGATAATCTATCGTATGTGTGAGAAAGGATGCGACGTGATTCTTGTATCTTCTCAACAAGAAGAAGAGTTCATGTTGGTACAGCTATTCAAGGACTTCGTTGAAAAGGTGTATGGAGTCAAGGCTCTTAAAGCAAAGAAGTATCTTAAAGGTAAAAGTAATTCTCTAAGTAAGAAAGATACTGAAGAACTGATGGAGTTCACATATCAGCAAAGAGAAAAGCTCATCAAGATGCATGACGATTTGAATACCATGATACATCCCACGATGTATGCTCGGTATCCAAAGAAGATACTTAAGAAGTTCCCTAAGAAGTATAAGAAGTTAACTGAACTTCTTGTGACTTCTGATTGGAAAGGAGAGTAATCATGATAAAGACTCGTGAAGAGAAAATGACAGTAACCAGATACATCGATACGTTTATATGTGATAGATGCGGAAAAGTGATAGGTGAATCGGTTGAAGCAGATGATGGGTATTGTGAGACCCACGGTCATGAAATACAATTTTACATAGGATTAGATTGCGTACGCGGGTTACTGTGCGACGAATGTGTTAAAAAACTTAATCGCGATCTTCAGTTATTCAGAGATAAAATCGTTAAGAGAAATCACTTTAAGATCGTATGATGAAGATATTGACGATGGAAAGGAGGATAACGATGACGAAGATGATCAGTAGAGATGAAATTTTGCTATCCCAAAAGATTACTAACAATCTTAACACCATGGTTGAGTTGAAGACTTTTCCAGGTACTTTAAAAGTAACTCAAGTTAAAAATAATATGGAGATGTTTTGTCATGAAAGAAGCAAAGAAGAAGAAAGCCGCTAAGAAGGCTTTCAAGGACTTGGTTGCAAGTGGTTACGTAGTCAATCAACTACGTACCATTTTCATGATGCAGGATTACTCGGATGATGATGTAATCCACGCATTCAAAGATGCTGCGAAGATGATTCGTGAGCAGAATGAGGATAAGTGGAATTTCCGTAGTAAGAAGAAATCTGACTACGATGACTTTGATGAATCATTTGGTAAGGCTAGGCCAGACCCGAATGATGGAACTAAGTTAGTTAAGCATGGAAGAACCACAGATATACTCAAAAATCTGGATTCTATCCTAGGTAATTGATATGGAACTCTATGAAAGGTCTACTTGGTTAAATCCTAAGTACGAGTATCTGTTCGGTAAGCGGATTGTTGAATATGACATGCAATCCGCTGGTTTGTCTTTGGTAAAAGAGTATCACTTGCTTGATGATAAGACAATCAAATCTTTGGATGATACTGTAATAAAGAAAGACCGTGTAGTAAAACTTGGTCTAATCCAAAGAAATGATAAGAAATTTGCTAAAGCTCTTTCGGAGGCATTTGTTGATGCAAGAAAGCGATTCTTCCAAGCGAATAATCTTAATAAAGATAATATCTTATCTATCAAGAAAGATGCGTTCTTTACAATCGATACTGAATGTGAAGTTACTGAATTTGGAAAACTGAACTTTAGACCTAAGCACAAGTATTCGTCATTTATAAAACTGAATAGGATAGAATTCTATCTAGATACGATTGGTAGAGTTGTAGATATCAAAGGTCTTGGTCAAGGCACTACACATGAAAAGCTGGTAGAGCTACATATTAACTATATGCTGGATTTCATCCTGACCTTTGCTAGAGGAAGAGAAGTAAATACCGATTTGGAAGTTCAATCTAAATGGCTGTCAACATTCGTAAAACGATACCGTCATAAGGAACTTGATATCGGATATTACAGAGAACTATCCCAGACGATGGATTTCAAAGTCAATAGCGAAGAAGGAATATTATCCATGAATGAGTGTTCGCCAGCATTTCTAGATGATATTGATATCAGTTACAACTATTACAATTATATCGTACCACTTATCTCAATTATTATATGAAAAAGTCAGGATTTATCCTGACTTTTTTTTTTAAGTTTTTCACAACTAATTAAATATCGAACTAAAACATCGTGAAAGAGGAGGAAAAGTAATGCTATCATACAGCGTAAATATGGATATCTTCCTAAAAGAATTTATTGCGATGGTGAAATCAGTTATCGTAAAACAGGATGTGAAAGCCGCTCAATATGAAACAGCCGATACTAAGAGGGACAGTGACCGATATGTAGCCATGAAAGAAGGGCTAGTAACTTGGTCAAGTATAATTCGTTTTGATCGTGAGGTCCTATTGGCAGCCGGTATCAGTGAGAGCATTGTTGATGAAATTTACATGAACAAGGAGCTTATTCCTGTCAATTTACGAACTCTATGTGTGAATCTTCAAATTGAGAAAACCTTGAATGAGTATGTTGAACGTAATAATTATTATCGCATGCTTAATGGTGAGCCAAACATTGAAGATGAAGAAAACGAAAACTACATTTACATGTTCGAAAACGATAGAGGTATTGACACGACTACCCCTATACACAAATTACCAGTAGCGGATTTGAATTATATCAATAACTCAGATATGCTGGCTAAATTGATTGAATTACATCCTGACGCTGAATATTTGAAACACCTTGGGGACCGTTCAGTACCATATCATACAGCTAGATTAGCTTTAAACTATTCTATTTTGTATATAGAGAAATCTGATATAGATTCCTTGAATGTGAACTTTGGCAAGTACTATGCTGCTGCAAGAAATTACGTTATGAGAGGATTGTACCATATTGAAGATAAGGCAATGTTTCCATCATACGATGGATTCATGGGATTCAATATAATGGCAATGGCAATCAATCGAGTAATTGCATCCACATTCACTCAAGGAATAAGTAGAGAGTTCTATGATGATTCACTCATCAGAACTCTTTATGAATGTTATAATATACAATACGAAGAATCTATTGCCGTTAAATATCATCGAGAAGTTGCTAAACGATTGAATACTTTACTTAGAGTGAAATCCTCTAAGAAAGTTATATTTGACATTATCTCTCTATTCAACTATAAATCGGTACATGTATACGAGTATTATCTCGTTAAAGATGTGAAGAAGGATGAGAATGGTGATCCTGTTTTCATATACAAAGACGTTGTTGATGAAGAAGGTAATGTTCAACGGGTAATAGATCCTGAGAAAACCTACGATATCTATTTTCAAAAAGTAGATGTTAGCTCAGAAGACCCAACTATTGAACTTGCGAATGATTCGAATAAAGTTCCATACGAGACTTTGACATACGAAGACCCGTATTGGGTTGATGATTCCGATCTTCTGAATAAGATATACTTCACTAACTTCAATTCTATTGCAACGAAATACATGTCACTTGATGTTGCATTTGATTTGGCTAAAATCATGTACGAGACATGTCATGCGTTCAGAATGATACTTGAGAAGAATCCAGAAACCAAAGGTATAATGATAAAAACACCGTATAGTAACGACCCATTGAGTCTATTCGATACGGTTATTTTTATTTGTGCTTTGACTGCTAAGAAGTATGGCTTGACTGGTGAAATTCCATTGAAGCCATGGAATGTTGCTCAAGTGTATGGGTTTAACTTCAAAACCGACGTCGATAAACTCAAAGATGATATCATTGAGCAAATTGAAATGAATCATGGTCTGTTTTCTGAAGTCGACCCTAATATATTGAAGTATATTCAAACCGTAAATATTCGTACAGTTGATGATGTTGCTAAGATGTTTGATAATATTCAAGCATTAAGAATCTTTATAGATGATGCGATGAGACATACGACTTCTCTTGACGCTTATCGAGGATATGAGAGAATATACAAAGCTCTATTAGTAACAACTGACTATGCGGATATCTATACCAAATTAGATGGTACGTTAGCAACTACGTACCTTGAACTTCTTGAGAGTCGTAGACCTGACCTTGTTCCATATGTAACAGGTGATGCTGATATGACGATTGTTACTACAGCATTCAATGGAGGTTCAGATGAAAATAACGTCAATACAAAGATAAACCGAATGTTTGACATAATATCCAAAATAGGTGATTCGCTCGATGATATTCAGTATGCAAATGCTAAAGATGAAATCGTCAATAACTTGGAGAAAATGATAAACCAATTCAAATCGTATACGGTAGATATGCAAGAATCTGGTATTCTCTACGTATTGAATGACCCACATCTTTGTATGCTGAAGATACTTGATTGGATTAAAACGTACATCAGTATGGATGTAAATATTGATCTTCTGATAGAAGACGTTCTCACTGACATGATGTCACATTTGTATCATCGAGACGACTTCGTAACATCAGAAGATATGTATATGGATAAAATGGAAGTTTTATGTCATTATCTGAAGATATGGGATAAGTTATCGATGATTGTTAGTGAGAATATCAAAGACAAAACCGACTTCATTGATACCCTAACACATATGTTCAATGAGATGGTAATTCCTAAGTTAAACTTGAAAGTTGATAGTAATCTTGCCTATATAGATGGTCATATGACGATAAAAGATATTCTCAATATCCCAGATAAGATATGGAGAATGTTTGCTGAAGAATGCTTGGAAGATTCGACATTCATGATTGATACTTTGAAGCAGCAGTCTATATTGGCATATGTGATGTTTGTATCTCTCAAGGAGCAACTATTCCGAGATGTAAAGATGTGTCTCAAACAACCAATCGAATTCATTGAAAAGATTGCAATGGAAAAACAAATCAATTTCAAATTCGATACATACATCATTGATGCACTAACCTCGGACATTGAGTTATGGATAACCAATCAACGAGTTTCATTCAGTGACTGGGTAGATATCAAGTATTTCTTACATCCTGAAACTATTGTCAATTTACGAGATGAAATTGAGATGTCTTCTGAAGTAAGTTTTGAACAGAAAGCTGCATTGGATTTACTCGATGCATTGATTATGTCTATATCAGAAGCATCTGTTAGACAAAAGGTATCTGTCCTTGATAGCGTAAGAACACAAGCAACAATGCTAGTTGGTTCACGCAAAGGATTTGCGAATGTTATTAGAACTAATTACGTAAAGGATAATTCTGAAGAAGATCCATCCTCTGGTACGATGATTTATACTATTGATTCTCCTGCAGTTTTTATTGCTGGGAACAATACAGTAGAGGACAATTGCCGGCAAGGCGATAAAATTTCTTTAAGAGATACCCTCAAAATTATATATGACTAAAAATTGAAAGGAAGATCAATATGACTGATGATAAGATTCTTCATATAAACGATCAACTCAGTTCTACTGATTCCCTTCGTAAATTGGAGAATAACTTCTTCAAACCTATGAAGCCGAAAGTTTTCAGAACTGAAATTACTGGATATAATGAATTCGGTGAAAAACTTTTCACTCATGAAGATAACGAAACTGTCCTTGGTGGTGCTATCATTGTACTGGAGAAACTGGCTAACGTTCAGTCTAACCTCAAGGTTGCCAGTATTAACCATATCATGGGCATTAACGATATCGTTCCGACTGCTGAATCCTCTGCAACTGCCGATGATATCCTGATTGGTTGGGGTGTTGGTATTGGCGGTTCTGGTGATGCGTTTGGTTCTCGCCGGACAGTTAAGTTCCAGGAACGTGAAATTGGTCGTAATGGCTACTCTGGTGAGATGATACCGTTCCGTATTGTATCAGAACCGTTTGACCCGACTGATATCAACGCTGCAAAGTATTGGCTGCGCCATAAACGTGAAGACGGATATTATGAATACTATGGCAAGTCTTTTGAGACTGACCCGATTATCCGTGTTCTGTATCAGGATGGTGTTGATGGTGAAGACGGTACTGAAGTTGAAAGTGATGTATACAACACCACTCGTACCGACCCAATTGAAGTATTCCTTGAAATGACTTTGAAGATTACTTCTAAGGATATTCGTGAATACTTCGAACATCTTGACCAGGTTGAAGCTGCACGGTTCAATACTCTTGGTCTGTTCGTTGGTCGTAAGACGGAAATCGATACCGGCTACATCGACTATACGAACGTGAAACTGTTCTCCAAGGTTACTCTGGATAACGAACCGCTGGCTAACAGCAAGTCTCTTACGATGATTTATCGTATCTTCGTTAAGTAATATACAGGAAGCATAGCCAGTGCTATGCTTCCTTACTAATATAAGGAGTGACTCATTATGATGAATTCAGCTGAAGCGAAAGCATTTTGTCTTTCGTTGAAATGTGAAGATATCACAAAGAATCTCATTGATACGAGATTCAGCTATACATATGATACCAAGACTCATAAACGAATTCCTCCTGAAATTGATTTCCAGACAGAATTCTATCTTGAGAAAGGTGAATACAAAGATAGAGAAGGTAAACCTCTCAATCCAGAACGAGTACGTACAAATGTAGGTCAGTACATCGTAAATCTGTGTTTGTATGGTAGGTCTGCTCGTCTCCAGAGAGTGGTTGGGTATGTTGCGAAACCATTTGACAAAGATGTTGTTCTTGACAATGAAGCTCTTCTCTCGAACGCGTCTATGGAGAAAAAGATTGAACCTGAAGATTGGGCTAAGTATTTTAATTCTATCCAATGGTTAGGCTTTACATGTAATACCAATGTAGCACCATCGTTTAGTCCTAATACAGTAAAAGAACTTCCTGAAGTACGTAAGTTACGTAAGGAACTCTATAACAAATATCGTGATGACATCGCTAATGGTAATACTGTAGAAGCAGTAAAGATTGAAAAGGCTTTACTTGATAAGGCTAAAGAAACTCTTAAGAATGATGTTGGTATGGTAATATACGATTCTAAGTGTAAACCGTCTTTTGGTAACAACTACAAGAATTGTTTTGTTACTCGTGGTCCAATATGGAATCCAGCACAAGAAAAATTCAATATCGTAGAAGGATGCTTCAGCGAAGGTATTCATAAAGAAGACATTGCTGCTATGGGTACTTCAGTCATAACCGGTTCATATACGAAGTGTTGTATGACATCTGTCGCCGGTTACATTACCAAAAAGTTATTTACCGTATACCAAGGTGTGAAGTTAGATAAGCACGGTTCGGATTGTCATACTAAGAAGTTTAGAACTGTCAAAATCACAAAGAAAAATGCAACCAAACTTAAAAATAGGTATATCGTAGAAGGAAAGACTCTCATAGAACTTACTGAAAAGAACATGGAAAAATACATGGGTAAAACGGTTAAGATGAGATCCCCTCTTTATTGCTTAGGAGGAGAAACCATTTGTAATAAATGCGCTGGAGAAGGTTTCTACAATTTAGGAATACAAAATGTTGGATTGACCACATCATCGATAGGTAGTAATCTATTGAATAAATTTATGAAGGCATTCCACGATGCTTCAACGAAACTGGTGTCAATCAACGTGGATGATATGGAATCTTGAGGGCTTCAGACATCAAGATTTTTCAGAATTGAAAATTTTTGAATTTCAAGTGGAGAGATACTTTTTCATTGAAAAATTTTCCATTCTGTGATTTTTCAAAATTTGGATGTTTTTGAATGGAATAAAAGAGAACTGGATAAATTATATATCCAGTTCTCTTACCATTTGGTATTTTTTACGGGTTTGTCGGTTCAGGTGTTACCGACTGACCGCCACCGGGTCCAGTAGTAACTTCCAAGAGAGATTCGTATTCAACGAATTCTTTGAGTTCGAAGTCGAACATCCACTTGGAGCCAGCTTTTTTCTTCCCGCTATCCTTAGTCAGAACGTATACAACATCCTGTTCAAGAACAACCTTTTCTACACTCGGGAGTTCAGCATCACTACGAACGCTGACGAGAGTACCGATGGTCGTGTAGGCAGATTTACCAGCCTGTTTCACAACACCACCGCTTACGATGTAGTAGGTATCTTTTTCAGCCAGCGGGCCAAACGGAACAGTCGTGGTAGTTACGATTTCACGGGTTTCCTTAACCCATTTATCGGTTTCAAGCTTCCAAGCAGTGCCTTTGGTAGCGCCTTCAACAGCGGTATCATCCTTGGACAGAACATAGATGACGTTTTCTTTTGCTGCGTCCAAAGCCGGGAGTTTCTTGACCGTCTGAATGGACAGTTCAGTCAGAATAGCTTTGTTGTCAGATGCACGATACGTGTAGATACCACGCTCGAATACTTCATTCCATTTGGAAACAAAGCGAGTCGTGAGATTGTACAGTACATTTTCCTTTGCAGTGGAAGTGAACTCGTACAGTTCAGGAACTTCCTTGAACTTACCTGTCAGCTTGGTATAGCCATCCTCATCAGCGTTCAGCTTGTAGTATTCCTTCTTCCAAGCATATACGCTCTTGCTGTCAGCAGCCGTTTCATTCGGCAGATTTTCAACGTACAGGATGTTCTTGATTGTCGGATAATCGGACACAATTCCTACCCTATTCATCTGATTCAGCAGAACGCTAGAAAGCTGAGCGTTGAGTTCAACTTTGTCTACCATACCAGTTCCGGTATTGATTTTACGTACAGATATCAACGGGTTATCCGTAGACGTATTCAGAATCAAATCGATGACCTGAAGAGTAGTCTTATCCTCATTCAGTACACTGACTTTGCCAGCACCAACTTTTTTCAGGCTCATGTTCTTACGCAGTTCAGCATACTCAAAGCCTTTACGAGTATCAGCAATACTCTGGAGAGCATCTGCATCCAAAGAAACAGCTGCGGAGTTCGGGATAATTACCGTAGCACCTTCGGCTGTAACTTTAACGAATGCTTCAGCACCCGTGTTATTTTTAACTGTAATAAACGAATTTGCCATTATGCAAACCTACCTTTCTATTTGTATTTTAGGTACTTGAGTATTTGTCGAGAAACCCTTACCGACTTGAATTCTTAGGCTGCATCTGTTCAGCAAGATACTGCTTCAGATACGGGTCGGTTGTACGCTCCATCAGATTCTGAATCGGCTGTACAGTTGGGTCTTGCATATTCAAATTACCGAACGTACCAATTTCGGTAACCACACCAAGAGTCGTTTGAGGTTTGTTATCCATGATGTGAGTCCTCCTTATGGTCTTTTAGCTTTTTGTCGATATCTCTTAACTTCCTAAAGAGTATATAAAAATATATCACCAACATATAAATATAGGCAAAGTCATCAACCTATATTTTTCTAGAGTGGGATCAACGCCCCCACTCTTCCCTGAAAACAGGGTCCTCTTCCCTTCGTTTTGGAGGACCCACTTCCTATGGATAGGTGGCCGAGTTGGACAATGGCATCAGACTGTAAATCTGACACCTTCGGGTCACGGTGGTTCGAATCCATCCCTATCCACCATGTAAAAATTATAAGTAGAATAGCAAGTGCTATTCTACTTTTTCTAATTCCTAAAAGTTGTTCTAAATAAATATATATTATATTGGTAGATGAAGAATAAGAATCCAGCTTCATCCGCCATATGGCTTATTGGATTCCTCCCTCAATACGTACAGGGAGAATTACCTTAGGAGGTAATTTGCCATGTTCAAGATTATGCAGCTCAACGTCACCAATCACGAATATCGTCGGGTATTCAATGAGTTTGCTTCTTATGAAGAAGCACACAAATTCTTCCACGACAATGTCGTGAAAGTTAACGTTGATAGTTTCTCGACAACTTATGTCGGCGATGACATGTCGGTGAACGGCAACTTCGTTTACCGCATCGTCGAGGTGAAGTGACATGAAGAGAAGCTGGACTCAACATCCAGTTTCTCTTTTCTATGTTCCGAGTATTCTTTTTTCTATGCTCCAAAATAAAAACCTAAAATTGATTATATATAAATATATATTATATTGATAGCCAATGAGAAAGTCACAACCGAGGTGAGTTGTGAATCGCTCAGATAGTAACAAGGAGGTTGATTACTATGGCTACATTACTCGCTCGTCACATTGCCGTCGATCTCTCAATGGAAAGTGCTCTCGAGACAAAGATAAAGGATATTGTAGCAGATATCAAAAAATCGTCGGAAGCTGGTTCTTATACCACTACCGTCGTTGTCTCGAATGGACTGATGAAGTCAGTCCTTCATCACTTTGCTTTACGAGGATTCGTGGCAACAGAGGACGTGCGCAGGATTACTCTTGACTGGGAACACCCAACTACAGTTCCAGACAAAGACAATTCTGCGCGCCACTTTAGAGAACTTACTCGTAGCGCTCTAGAGAAAAACTTCGACGAGACCGTTGAACTTGTTAATGAGCAGATTGAAAAGGCTGCTCAATATGGGCACTTTAAGTGTGATGTATATTCGTTATCAATCCTTCACGCGAATATACAAGCAATTATTGATGCCCTTCATCGTGAAGGATACTCCGCTGATCATAGCGGTTCGTACCTTCACGTTGCTTGGGAAGACTAAACAAGAAGGGAAAACCGGACTCTACATCCGGTTTTCCTTTTCTATTATCCGAAGAAAAATTAATCATATTCTTTTTCTTTTTTGAGACTCTTGAGGGTAAGATATCCATCAGTAACCAAGTCAGTTTTGAGTCCCATGGAAATCATATACGCATCGAGCATATTCAATGCAGCTTTGTTTTCGATATGGTCGGGTAAGTCTTCCATAGACACGTATCCGTTATTACGAATAGCGCTATATGCAGCTTCTTTCATAACAGAATCATCTGCTCGGAAAGACATGAATTCCTTCATCGTTGCATATGCACCATATGTAGCAAGAGCGTAGTTTTCATCAATAGACTCACGACCGTTCTTGTCTCGAGATACTACCTGATTGGTCTTTGCATCACGCATAGAGGTATCAATAGAAGTTTTGTTTTTCTTGATTGCAGTTTGCTGCACTCGCTTCTCATTGATATACCCAATAGGTACTTTGTATGGAGTAACAATAGGTTTGTTATCTTCTCCGATACCATATGGCCATACAACATAATCCCATAGAGCAACATTCATAAACTTGGCAGCCTTTTCAATATTTTCGATTTCCATATCGTTTTCATACGGAGTGATGTGCCAAGTCAAGAAAGCGTTTTTATCTTCAAAGAATTTCTTAAAAAAAGAATCAAACTCTTTATCCGTCATTTTAGAAAAGAAAGAACGGTAAAAGTCTGTATTTGTATGCGAAGGATCTAAACGATCGAATACATCATAAATATACTTTTCCATCTTAACTCGTGTAGAGTGCTTAATAGACAAAGCGGTTCGCCCCTTTCTATAAGGTTGGTTACCGCTTTGTCTCTAGCACTAAATGTTATTTGAACATATCGCCGATGATTGCATCGAGGTTGTTCATGTCGAGTTTGTCTTTTCTTTCTTCCCGACGACTGTTGTTACGATGATTATTCTGCTTATTATTTTGCTTGAAGTTCTGCTTACGTTCATACTTTGACTTACGATTGTTCTCATAATGAGCTTTCATTTCCTGGCTCTCAGCAAGGTCTTTCTTCCGCTGTTCCTCTACACGACGAATATCGTCCAGAAGTTCAGATGTAGAGGACCGACTTGCTGCTTCAGCCATGCGCTGGTCGAAGTTTTGAGGTTGCATTGGACCATCTTCAGTTGGAAGAGCAGAATCCTTCACCCCAATATAGCTGGTGTTTTGACGTTTGCTATTTTTCTTACGTTCAACCAGTTCACGGATTTCATCCATCGAGCGGATACGTTCTTCTTCAGCGCCGTCACCATCCAATTCATTGAGATCATCATACGAAAGGTCATTTGCCCCTTGTTTAACTTCATCTTCGATGTTGATACTGTCAAGACGATTTGGACGAATGATGTTTTCGTTATCATCCTCTTCATCATCGTCTTCTTCAAGCTCATCAGGAGCATGCCCAGCCGGCTCGTTATCCTCATCCTCATCGTCGTCAGCGTCTGGGTCAACTCCAGTACCGTCGAACATTCTATGAACATTCTGATCGGAAGTTTCGAATTCCTGTTTCAAATCAACATCGGATTCTTTTTCTTCTTCCTCAGAAGCTTCCGGCACTTCAGGGTATTCAATAGCACCCTCTTCGAGCAGCTTATACATTCCTTTGGCATCATAAGTGGTTTCGTCATAAAGATATGCCAATCCACTCTGCTTGTCCACCATCGGGAACATACCCGGTACGAACTGGAAGGACGTATTTACTACATCGCCATCGCCATCCAATGTGGTGAATAACATCATCGAACCGCTATGCCCGCAACTTGCAATCTCGATAGTAACCGCAAGACCTTCAGCCGTCTTAAACTTACGATACGGTAAGAAAGTCATATCAACTCTGCCTTTGTTTACTTCATCCATGTTTTTGATTACCGCAAATTCTCTCATTTTAACTCTCCTTTACTTTACAAGGTCTAACTATTTTATCATCACGCTTATACACGTGATAGCCGTCATGCATACCTTGGAATGTGTAATGCTTTGCCTGTTCACAAACCAAATCCCATAATTTCTTACTGCGCTTATCAATATCTTCAGCTGATTTCATTTTCTTTGCCAGTAATTCATAAGTCAACAAAATCAACTGAGAATCAATAAGTGACTCATAAAGATCGAGATAATCTTTTTCAATGGAATCGTCTTTCTCGAAATAATTTACGGTGACGTACTCCTCGACATCATAAACGTATTCTCTGATACGTTCAAATTCCTTTTTGGTTACTCCCATTAGTCGAGTAGCCCTCACCCAATTAACATTATTCATTCCTTTTTTCATGATTACGCACCCCTATTACTCGAGCAGCTTTCATTCAATTGGCATTTTTCATTTGATTTCTTATGCTTCTCGAGATAATTTTCGATACCGGAGCCCTCGATATCACAAATGAATTTAACTTTATTGGTCAATCCCATCAATCGAAGGACATTCATCCAATTACCACTCTTCATTTGATTCATCATGATTTCACCCCTTTATTCAACTTGATGAACTTAAACGGTGGTTCATTCTTATATCGACCTTCGATATATCTACGCCAATCTAGTACCCTCTTATCAGGTACATTGTTTACCATTATCAGCATATCCACGCTGTCGATAATAATTATCTCGGGGTCTGGATACTGATGTGAATCGAATACCTGAGCATCGGATATATCTTCCATTAATGTGTATTCTTCCAATTGCTTAGAATTCATGTTATAACCGATTTCAATACTTTCAGAGTATTTCAAACCAGCCATGTCGGGTACATACGTAGTCAATGCCACAGTTTTCTTCCCGACTTCTTCGTTGTGCTCAAAGGCATACAAAATACCTTTGGTAATGTCCATGGTCAATCCAGGACGTAAAGACGTAATAACCTCAACCTTAGATGACTTGCACTCGATAATCTCTTTGACAAGTCTATTCACGGCTGAATTCACGCATTTCACATATTTGCTATGCGTGAGCTTTTTCTTACCTCTTGGAGCAGCTACTCCAATTTTGTAGTAATCGCTCATTCGACACCTCCGTTCTGTAACTGAACGATTTGTTCTTGTTGCATTTGGCATTTCTGAACCAGCTCAAGATTACGTTCTTCTAATTCATGATTTCTATGCAGCAGAAGAGTTGCTGCTAATGAAGAGAATGCTGTTGAAACCAGTAAGAGAAGAAATAATCCGCCAACTACAATTTTACCTCGGGTTGTTAAAACATTCATTTCATTTCACCTCCTTAACCGATATATAATATATATTTATATTTCGGTTTTAAAAATTATCATTAAGGGAAGAGTTTTAACGACTCTTCCCCTAACATTTTATTTCTTAAGGAATCTGATGATAGAATCGCCTAATGGTACACCAATCATCTTCTTCCCATGGTGGTTTCTTGTAAGCTTCGGGAAATCTTCAAACTTCAGTTCGATAATATCCTTCTTCATAACCACCAAGAACTTATCCTTAGAATTACATGGGATAACATCGAGAAGTTTCTCCTTATCACTTACTTTAATGACTCGAAGAGCTACTCCTCTACGTTTTCCTGTAGTAAATGTATCCAAATCACACATCTTACCATTCCCACGATTAGTGAGGATTGCAATCGACGTATCTTTCTTACCTACAAGAACTGCACCCATTACAGCATCGTCCTTAGCAACATCAATACCTATTACACCGAATGATGCTCGGTTGGTTTCTTGGAATTCCGATAAGCTAAATCTGTTGCCAACACCCTGACGAGTGAATACGATAATATCAGAATTATCTTTATCACAATACACAACACGTGCTAAGCCATCATTCTCTTTCAGATTGATTGCAATAACAGACGATTTGAATGCGTACTTAGAACATCTAGTCCGTTTAATCATCCCTCTTTCAGTGACGAATACAAACTGACCTTTGTCCTTGATTTCACTCATCGGCATCGTCATCACAACATCACTACGGATAGTTGCATACTTACCAATCTGAACGCCAGTATCTTTCAACTGAGTCTGGCTGATATCAGATACCTTGATTGTATGAATCAGACCACTACGGTCAAAGCATACGATACTATCAGAGTTCTTCACACGGCATACTCTGAGAGGTTCATCACCATCATTAAGCTTACCGATTTCCTGAGAATCTCCATTGATTTTCTTCACAAGACCTTTCTTGGTGAATACGATATTGTATTCGATATTCATGGTCTTGGAATCAGACATTGTTGAAGGCTTCTCTATCTTACATTTACGAGGTTGAGCATACTTCCTAATTGCATCCTGGAGTTCTTCGATAATCTCGTTATCAATTAACTCTGGTTTAAGAACCATTTTCTCGTAATGTTTGATAGTTTTCTTATTCTCATTGAACTCATCTACGTACTTCTGATGTCTAGATGTATTGAAAGATTTGACTTTCATATCCAAAAGCTGAGCTGCTTGTAAAGAAGTCAACTTCTTGAAGCGCTTCATCAACTTCGGAATCATCGTGTCTTCATTGCTCTTGTTGACGTCTTCAATCATCTGCTTCGATTTCTCTATATCAGAAGTGATATCAATCAACGCATCAAGAATATGCTGACGCTCTCTCAACCGAACCAAATCATGAGTGATGAACTTATCTTTCATAATACGGCGATTATCAATCCAAGATTGCATTACGTCTTTCAGACTCATCATTCTCAGTTCGTAATCATCTACATACAACATCTGTACGGTGAAAGTATCAATCAACCGAGCTTTCTTATACAGAATACGAACAATCTCGTCGATATTCATATCCGGTAAACATACCATTTTGATATGGATACCATATTTGTTGGTATGGTCATAAAGCTCTTTGATACCAGCAAGCTCACCTTTCTTAATCAATTCCTTGATACTGGAAATGACTGTAGGTACACTTGTATGATAAGGTAAGGAGTAGATGTGGATTGTATTATTTTCTCTATCAATCTCACATTCAGCTTTCATAGTGAAAGTTCCTTTACCTGTACGATATATTTCAGGGAATTTCCCATCATCAATAATCGAACATCCAGCAGGTAAATCTGGATACATGAACGGTTCATAATCTGGATTTCTGATAAGCTTACAAGTTTCATTGAAAGCTTCTTCCAAATTGAACGACGGTATGGAAGTCAACGCTCCAAAGCAGAATCCATTCACACAACGAACGAGCATATTTGGATATCTTGGACTGATATAGTCAGGTTCCATCAACTCTGGATTGTATGAACGACTCATTTCAACGATATCAGGATCCCACTCTTTGAAGAAGCAATCATAACAATAATCGCTAATTCTGAGGTCAAGATATCGAGCAGCTGCTGCCTTCATCCCATTTGCAACACCCTTATTGGAATCGGTATGCACTAACGGATACAACGATTCCCAAGGTTTTGCCATACCAGTTAAGGTATCTTGAAGGGAGATATCACCATGTGGATGAATCGTGATAATCGCACCGATGATACTTAATCCCTTCTTAGCCTTCTTTACAGCCTTGGCTAAAATAGCCATTGCATAAAGACTTCTTCTCTCAACAGGTTTCAACCCATCAAGAATATTTGGTACAGCGCGCATCAATGTAACATTCGCCGCATAGATGCGCTGACCAGCCTGATTGTAATCACCGATATTGATTACTTCAGGATTCACTTCCTGACGATAATATTTAGCATCAGGAAATTTTTCTTCCATCCCTCGCTTAACATTCCTAGCTACAGCGAGAGCTCTTGTGTAAATATCTCTCATTTCCTCTTCAGGAATTTGTGAGAAGAGTGTTTTTAAGTTACCCTGATATTTCTTCAACTTCAATTCCCCCTTAGGTATCAAGATCGTCTTTGTTGATACGATATCCTTTCATAAAGTCCTTTCTAAGAGAAGGATCTTTACCATGAAGGATTCTGACAATCTCGAGTTCTTTTTCCAAATCATCACATGTTAACTGAATGAGCTGCCTCGTCTTCGGATTGAGAACGGTATCCCAAATTACGTTGTCGGGAAGCTCACCGACACCTTTTATACGGTTTACTACGTCAGGTATGTATTTCTGACTTAATTTGAAGACAGAACCTAACGAGAATTCTCCAACCAAAGGTGTTCCATGGTCAATCACCTTATAATATATATTTCTATGATTATTTTCATTTATCATCTCTTTGAGATGTGAAGTTTTCCGATAGAAATTATCTCTAATACGGATTGAATATCTGGAATTCTTGAATATCGTACTCAAGATACTCAGCTTTTCATCATATGATGTTTCAGGGAATCTCTTCTTGAAGTTCCTAAGCATATTCTTTCCTTCGTTCACGATAATCGCTTCGATTATTTCACCATCAACGAAGAAATACTTCTCAAGAGATTGTATCTCTCTGTAATATTCAGAGTTACGTACAATCAGGTTACGAAGTTCTTTCTTGGTTAGCTTATGACCAGTCATATCAACGAGTTCTACATTCTGAGAGATTCTATCGGCGAATAACTCAGAGAACTCATGCTTACTCAGAACATACGGATGAGTCTTGTCGTTCAGAAGATATAACGGAGCTTTCGTCCGATATACACGACCTTCTTGAACAAGTGCAGGTGAACACCAGAGGAATGCAGCAGACCACAAGCTCATCATGTTGAACGCATCAATATCACTATCGACGAACAAGATGACTTTTCCGAATCTGAATTTCTTCGGATTGAATGATGGTCCAATTCCAGCTTCACCTACATAATAGAACTTTCTCATCTCATCATTCTCAAGAATCTTGGGAATCGTAAGTCCGTAAGCATTCAAAGGATTACCCTTTGAAGTGAATACAGCTTGATATCTTGGATTACGTCTTGCTACTACCTGACCTCCAGCAGAGTCACCCTCAGTAATGAAGATTTCACATTCTGGAGCAAATTTTGATTCACACGCGTAGAATCCTTTCAAATCAACTGTATCCAAAGAAGTTATCGACTTGACTTCAAGATGTTTATGCTTCTTCATCTCCAGACGTGCTTTCGCATTTCCTTTGACAGTTGAAATCAACTTCTTGCAGTCAGCTTGATTCTTCTTGAAGTATTCAGTTACTTCTTTCGTAATCAGACGAGATAATGGTTTGAATAACTCATCATTACCAACCTGCTGTTTCGTCTGACCAGTGAACAATGGGAATAGGCATACAAGATTGATGACTGCACAAAGACCTTGTCTACAATCTTCGAATGATACTTGGAAGTTTTTCTTCTTCTCAGCTTCAGTCAAAGACGAGTTCACAATTTTCGATACAGCTTGACACCAGCCATACTTGAATGCCTTAACATGTTCACCATCGTCGATGGTATGTACCCAGTTACAGTACGACTCGTAATTCGTGAAATCACTAATATCATCCGCCGAATAAGTTACAGCAATATCAATGAAGTCACCGTCATTGAACTCTTTGCTGATACGAACAGTTTTGATAGCAGGGTCTTTTACCATCAAATCGAGTTTGTCACTGATACCATTCTTTTGAGTAAATTTCTCAGTAACACCAACTTTCTTACCCTTCTTGATAACTGAAAGTTCAAACTTCGTCTTTTCAGGAAGTAAGTAAGAAATATCTTCGAGCCATTCACGATACATCTTCGTATCAATTACGTTAGTTCCAAGATATCGATCATCCACACAGAACGATACCGTTGTACCATGCTTCTTTTTATCCTTATATGGCTCTATCTTACGTTCAACTAACTTTCCGTCCTCGAAACGGAAAGTTCCTTTCTTCATTATCGTTAATTGATAAGATATGACCGTAAGATGCTTGGAGAATGCATTGATTGCAGTAAGACCAACACCATGATCTCCTGCCTTTCTGACTTTTTTCTTTGCATCCCCTTGGTCCTTATGCAAATTTGCACCGGATTGTAGATAAGTGCACAAATCTTCCACATTGTCAAGAGGAATCCCTCGACCATTATCGATGATTGTAAAGATATTTGTGTTCTCATCAATTTCCATGAAAATCGAATCACATGGACTAAGTGGATTGAGTCTTTCATCAATCGCATTATTAGTTGCTTCTTTTAAGAGATGGACCACACCTTTCTTTTTCGTATAAGAGATATACATTGAAGGTTTGACCCTGAGTCTTTCAATATCATTTTTTATGACATCGATTTCGTCATCTCTGTATTGTGTCATATAATCACCTCATCTTAATGTAGTGAAACTATAATATATATTTCAATACAGCTTTGTCTAATTGAGATTTAATTATTATATCGAACAGATGTACTGGGCAAAAGAAAACTTGAGCAATGAATATCACTCAAGTTTTCTAGGTTTTCTATAAAGAGCTTACTGTTCTTCGCTCTCAATCTTGTCGATTTCAATGCCAGCCGATTTGAGAACCGGTCCATATGCACGGAGATACTCGATTAATGGACTTACTGGAACAAGGGTTATCATCTCATCCAGGTCGGGCGTGGAGTGGTCGTGACCGCAATCACAATCATCATCCTCGTCGTCATCGCTGTCCAAATCAAGCGCATCATATGTAACGTCAGTCACCGTATCAACAAAGTCTTCTGCTGTTACAGCAACCATGAATAAGCCATGCATATCAACGAGCAGTTCTTCGTCAGTGTCGACGGCACATTCAACTTCATGTATACCAACGAAACGAACGATATCGTATTTCTCTAACGTACCATTCTGAATCAGAACTTGCGGCTGAAGTCCTTCATCATTGGGAATATCTTCCCATTCACCATTAACCAGTTTCTGGATATCATACATGAAGATACCCGGTTCGTCGTTGATGCTAATGAGAGTAGCATCCTCGTCCTTTTTGGACTTGATACGAATATACGGCGATGCGTTGAGCATGTCCTCTTCGCATTTGTAAATAGCTTTGTTAAACGGGATATCCGCTGCTTTTTCGATTATTTTGTTTTCTTCTACATCAATAAACCAACCCGTTTCTTCTTTTTCCATATACGGGGCTACCAATTTCTTCAATTCTTTTACGTTCATTTTCAATACCTACTTTCATCAAACAATTTTACATGTCTCACTTTTCTGTATATTTATTTACGGTAGCATCCCAAGCATCACGATACCAATCGAAAACATTGAATTTCATAACATGCTTGGCATCGTCAAAACCATTAAGATGAATCTCATTGTTAATGGTTTCGATATACTGCTTAAAGATAGATGCTTTAATCTTAGGGAGTTTTTCTCTATATTGTTTGAAGCTACTGGATTTGATCGTATCATATGCAACAAAGCTACCAAGACAAGCCTTATCCATATAAATCTTATCCACCGCGTTCTTCGAGCCCAGATATAAAAGCATAGCTTTGTGGATTTTAACACCGAACGGTGGTTTACATTTACCAGTGTTTCTAACAGAATGAATAGCACGAATACGCCCAATGTTTTTATGCATCAGCTCAGGATTATTTGAGAATAATGTATAAATACTCGGCATGTGTTTCTCTTTTTTCCCAGCTTTTATCAACGCCATACGTTTGTTAGTTACAATTTTATTAGCTTTATTTGTACTAATCATGGTAATTTCCTCCATAAAATAAGTATAGGCGAGATTATCTCTCGCCTATACCATTATTAGATACCTTACGCTTTACCGAAGTCCGGAGCTACCACCGTTAATGATGAAGTTCCCCTTCTTACCACCCTTATGACGACGGCGACCATTCTTGCCGCTCACTTCGCCAAGTGCAATACGACCAATTTTCTTGACCTGATATGCACCGAACTGAGCTTTGCCGATAGCCTTGGAGTACTTCGTGTCGTACTTCGGATTCAAGGTAATCTTGCAGATGTTGCAATAATTGATGAAGTCATTGCAAACCTGCTTACCATAAGCCTTGATCTCTTTCGGGGACTTGTTGATGATGTCTCCGAAATACATCACATCGTCACATTCCTTACAACGGAATGCACCGACTTTCCCGCTCTTCTTGTACTTCTTGATCCAGAGCTTGCCGTTGCGGGATTTGTGCGGGCAATCAGCCTGGATACGCTTTGCCTCAACCTTTGCGCCGCGAATCTTCTTCTTGATCCCGACGAATAACTTCTTTACCTGAGACAACTCTTTCTTTTTCTTACTCATAGATATATACCTCCTATTAAAATGTGATGAGTAAATTATGTCGTACTACTTTGTACAACGCATATATAATATATAATTGAAATTCTTTTTAAAGAATTGAACCATCGAAGAATGGACGCAATTCCTTGTTGTCGAGGTCACATGCTACAATAGCCTGTATATTTTCGACATGTCGAATAGTCCAGTAATATGCTTTGTTGTACAGCGGATTGGTCATATCCTTCATCGGAAGGACTTCTTTGAATTTGATGGATACACCATCCTCGCAGAATACAAGTGATTCTTCAGGAGGAATCCATTCACCATACTCCCACTTATGGGTCGTTTCATTATAAACACGACGACGCTGGTTGAACTGCCATACCATGGCATTATCGAAGATAATTGCCATCAGGCACTGTTTCCAGTTGCATTCTTCCAGCTGAGCTTTGAACTCATTCATGTCCATTTATATCACCTTTTCCTTCGTTTAGATTTACCTTTGTTTTTCTTACTTTTTCTGTCAGCATAACTAGACTTTGAAGTTGCTTTACGAAGTTCAACCAAAGCCTTCATATACTCGATTTTGTTTTTAGAAACATTTTCTTCAGGAATCTGTTCCTGTTCTTTCTTCCTATACCCAAAAGATTCTTCGGTAACATTTGGAAGAGGGTTCATAATATCATGGGGCAACAAATTTTCTAATCTTGAGCTTGATCTCATTAAAATCTTCCTTTCTTATATTGCTAATACCAATCTGTCTACAGCTCGTGTAACTGAAGTGTACATCCATCTGGAAGCATTCGTGAAACGAGCAATATCAGCAACTACAACAACTGAGCTATACTGACTACCTTGAGCAAGATGCCCAGTGATAGCATAACCATAATCGAAAATATTATAAGACGACCTCAAGTTAATGTCGTCTTTCGTCTTCGTGCTATTCAAAGCACGAGTATCTATTTTCAATTCATCAAACGACGCTGGTAAATCATCTGCTAAGAAATCAATTACCATTGAGTGCTTTTTATAGCCATCTTCGTCGATATTATCAATCACACCACTTAGTCCATTGACAAGTGGAATTCCTTTAACCTCTCTCGTCCAGTTATTCTTACGGCAAATCATCTTGTCACCGACAACTGGAAGAGGCTCATCTATTCCATATACATACTTGCGTATCCATTTGTTCCATTTCACTCGGGTTTTGTTGAGACCGCAAAGTACTGCATCATATTCCTTGAAGTTAACAAATTCTTCGAGTTTATCAATATCAATGATTGTTACGATACCATCTTGGTCATATTTACCCAGTTTCAAGAAATTTCCATGTAGGATATCTTGAGCAAGTGCTACAATGGGAGAACCTTTCTCCTGACGCATGATTTCTGTAAGAATAGCATCAGGATGATTTAAGAAATAAGATTTCCCAAAGATTGGTCCAAGCTGATTCAAATCCCCTACCGCTAATACAGGTAGGTCGAACCTACATATTTGCTTACCAAATTCTTGGGGAACCATCGAGGCTTCATCCACCACGATGAGTTTGATATTTTCGTCTAATTTACGTCTTGGGATAAATTTGAAGTCATAAATCACGTTACCATCTTCATCGGTAACGGGATTTCCTCTTGCATCAAGACGTTCAACTACATCTATTTTATAAAGCGTTGAATGGATAGTCTTTCCATCCAACCCGTTTTTACGTAAAGCAATTGCTGCTTTACCAGTATACGTACAGAATAATACCTCGGATAAATCTAGTCCGATTTCTTCAATCATCCTTCTAACTAAGAAGGTTTTTCCGGTACCAGGTCCTCCAGACAATTCGAATACTTGGCGTGGACTTTCTTCCATCCATCTTTTAAATTGCCTAAGGGCTCTTTCTTGACCAGCATTCAACATTGTAAGATTTCTCCTTTTCAAATAAATTAAGCAGTTAGGTCGAAGGACCTAACTGCTATTCTTTTAGGTTATCCCTCAATGGAAGGAGCTACATCATCACCGGCAATGGTCTGACCATTGCCATCTGTGATAATTGTATCCTCACCATTGGTATCCTGTTCGTTTGGATTTACATCTTTATTTTCGTCGGTTTTACCTTCATCTGTAGTGGGTTCAGGATCTTCCGGCTCAACTACAGGTTCTTCAGGGTCTTCCGGAGTTGGTTCTGGTTCAGGATCAACTTCAGGCGGCTCTCCATAGATGTAGGTGTTCAGTTTGTTGATGATTTCAAGGTAATTCTTCATCTCAACATTGAACGCTTGCTCGAGGATTTCTCTGAAGCTAACCGATGCAAACGGAACCTGCTCCATGATACGAACCAAATCAATACCATGATCGGTTTCCTGAATTTCTTTGAGCACATTCGTGAGATTTGACACACGTACAGATGCAATACGAAGAAGCTTCATATTGTGCTCAGTATAACCGTAAACTTCATCTACATCAGCTGGCGTTAATTGCTCCATTGCAGGAGTATCAATCACGACGTGCTTTGGTCTATGGTTGATATGATGTGCACGGTCATTGACGACTACGTTACGCCCTACTTCATGTTGATGCGCATGCGGGTACCTTTCATGAGGAGAATGCATGCAGTTAAACGGTTCGTCATAATTTTCTCCCCAACGAGTATCTACGTGATTCATAGCAGCCTCTACTTTCTGATATGGATTATTCGGATCTTCCATATCCTCAGGTGGATTTATTTTAGACGTATATTCATCGTACGCCTCGAAATCATGATGCGTTGTATGTCCTTTCGGAGCCACACGTGATTCAGCAGGATCGCCAAATCCAGGGTCATCAAAAAATCCATCCAACGGAGTACCAGCAAAAATATCGTTTGCCATACATATTCACCTTCCTTTAAATTTTGTCGAGTAGAACTCATTATTAAAAGGTAGGTGTATGATTTATGGATAATTTAACAGATAACAGTGTGAAGTTGAATTTACTTGAGTATGGATATCTCGTAGAAGATACGGATCCTTGTGCTCGTACGATGAAAGTGGAATGCCCCAAATTAACAGCCACACTTGCTGGTGGTGGAGGAACCCAAGAGTCATCCGTCAACAATTCAGCCTTTGCGAATTCAAGCGATTGTAAAGTAAGTGGTCCATCGACGACTTCTAAATCTAATTGCATTACTGCAAAAGTTTGTTTGGAAGTTGCGCATCGTCACTCGTTCCACGATTGTCCGGGCTGTCCTTGTCCGAATGCAACCCATGATGCGATCACTTGTCATCCGGGAACATCTCATCTAGTTAGATGCGACCATTATCATCATGACCATCATTTTCCTCATTTAGGGGAAACTGGAAAGATTCCAGCTGGTACAAAAGTAATCCTTCTGTTTATGGATAATAATCCTAAGGATTGCTACGTAACTCGTTTATGGTGTGAATTCCCTGACGGTACAACAAATGGCGATCCTCCTCGTGAAAGGAGATAATAACTCATGATTGCTAGTACAATTAGCACCCAAATAAATATGGGTAAGAACCTTGAAATAACCAATACTGCATTTAGAGAGAAAACTCTTGTAAAAGCAGACCCTGATACTTATATCATTCTTAACCTAGGTACAATCGTTAGTCGATACTGGCCTCAATTGCAGAGTGTGTCGTATTTGTATAGGTTTAGCGACTTAGAACTCCAGAAGTATGAATATAAACCAGCTCTGCTCTCATACGATAAATATGGGACAGTTGAGATGGTTCCGTTCATTCTTCAGCTCAATCATATGGTATCTGAAGCCGACTTTGGTGGGTTTACTCAACTTCGTTTGTTTGGTTCGAATATATACGATATACTCAATGAAATTCTCATTAGAGAAGATTCCAACTTACGAATGAATCAAAGTCGATTAACTGCAGATTTAGCCGAAATGATTAGAACGGCATAAAAGAAGAAGATACGCAATCGCGTATCTTCTTCTACTACTAGGCAAATACCTTATCAACTCTCTCAATTAACGGTTTGATATCTTTATATGGCATATACCATAATGACGAAGCATTTCTAGCTATCCATACACTAGCGGCGTTCGTAGCAATCAAGCTATCGATATCACCAAATTGAGCAGCTGCTATATTCGAATTTGTATACTGATTCAAAGTTGGCTTCTTTTCAGGTGCTCCATACATATTATTGGAACTCAACGACGTCTTCGATACAGCTTTATCCATCTCAACGTCATTTACCAGCATAATCGTAGAACCTTCTACAAACGGATGATTGAAATATGTGATATCCGTCATGCTACGATAACGTTTCTTAAGCTCTTTGAATGTAAGATATCTATGACCGGTACTTCTCTCAATTTCTACGTTAAGGATACAGCACCAATCAACGTTTTCATACAAATCCCATGCATCTGCAATGTTAGACCGACCAAGATATCTGGTCAAATCCTCTTTACCAGATTCCATTGCTGAATCAATCGTTACAGAACCAGTACGGTTAATCTGCTGAGCAGATATACCTGGGATTTTATAACGTATAAGGATATCCTTTACACCATTCGAAATGTCTCTTAACTTAACTCGATCATCTGGTGCAGGGAAATCAGACCTCATACGTTTGAGATAATCGATTACTAATGCAATTACCTCTTTATTATCGTCTTCTAACGTATCTATATCACTAGCAATATCATTTGGTGATAAGGTGTTAGCTGGACGATACTTCAGGATGATATTGATTTCACCCTGCTTCAAAGTAAGACCACCCTCACGCATCATCTTGAATACCTGAGCTGGTGTATAATTACTGATATCATCAGTTGATGCGCAGATATTGAATAAACGAATAATGGTTTCTTCGATATCATTTTCAAGTAGATACATCAATACACACGGAACTGCCGTCGGGTCTTTTCTTCTCGGTACAACATGATTATACCGTTTAATCCAATACGCACAATAAATCAGGAATGATGATTTGTATGTACCAGATAATGCTATAACTAGATATAATCTACATGGTAAGAATCCTGGAGATAACATCTCATTCAAGATTCTAATACCAGTTATAAGAGCAGTGTTAGGGTCAGCCGCATGTTCAACCGTATCCTTGACAAATTGCTCAAATATATCGTCCTCCAAACTGAATGTATCATTTTCGACACTGTTTTCAGCTTTTCTCATTTCATTCAACAAACCAGCACATTGGCTCTTGATTTCCATTGTGATCTGTTTGAAGGACTTAAAATCACCTTGGTCTATTCTCATGAAATAATCCAAGATGATATCTTTATAATATATAATACAAGCGAATCTAAGTCTATCCGCTATGCCTTCTGTCAAATACTTTATCTCTTTCTTAGATAACTTCGTATAGCTATCTAT